AGCAAGTACGCTCGGTATCTCCCGGAGCAACGACGGCGAGAAGTCTACGCTGAGACGGTGGCCCGGGTGGAAGGCATGCACTGCCAACAGCACCCTGCTTTCGCCGAGGAGATCAAGGAGGCCTTCGACATCGTCCGGGAGAAGCGCGTGCTCCCGTCGATGCGTTCGATGCAGTTTGGGGGTGACGCCATTCTGGCCAACCACAACCGCATCTACAATTGCAGCTTCTCCCTCGTGGATCGGCTTGATGTCTTTTCCGAAGCTCTCTTCCTACTCCTCTCGGGGTGTGGCGTGGGCTATTCGGTCCAGTTCGATCACGTCGAGAAGCTCCCGACGATCCCGTACATCGACCCCACCAAGATCCGGCATCACGTCGTCGAGGATACCATCGAGGGCTGGGCCGATGCGCTCAAGGCTCTGCTTCGGAGCTACATCGATGGGGTCTACCTCGAACTCAGCTACTACAAGATCCGGCCGGCTGGGACGCCTCTCCGGACCTCTGGGGGACGTGCTCCCGGCCATGTGAAGCTCAAGGCATCCCTGGAGTACATCCGGGGGGTCATGAACTCCGTACAGGGGCGGAAGCTGCGTCCTGTCGAGTGCCACAGGATCATGTGTCACGCCGCGGATGCTGTCCTCTCGGGGGGCATCCGTCGTTCGGCGATGATCTGTCTCTTCTCCTTGGACGACTCGGAGATGATCAACGTCAAGACGGGGGACTGGTATGTCCGTGAGCCCTGGCTCGCGAACTCCAACAACTCGGTCGTCCTCAAGCGTGATGACGTGCGGAAGAAGAGCTTCAAGCGCATCTTCCAGATGACGAAGCAGTGGGGCGAGCCCGGCTTCTACTTCACGAGCGACTATGACTACGGGACCAACCCCTGTTGTGAGATTGGTCTCAATCCAAACCTCAAAGTTACTCCTGAAATTCAAGCATTTCTTGCTCGGGAGTTTATCTTTACGGAAGTGGGCGATACCCTCACGGGGTGGGCCTTCTGCAACCTCTGTGAACTCAATGCAGCCCAGTTCACGAGTCTCGAAGACTTCCTGGCAGCGGCAAAGGCAGCCACTCTCATCGGGACGCTTCAGGCCACCTACACGGACATGCCCTACCTTGGGATCGTGTCCGAGCTGATCGCCAAGAGGGACGCGCTTCTGGGCATCGGGATGACGGGGATGCTCGATGCTCCCCACATCGCCTGCAATCCGGAATATCAGCGGGAAGTGGCGCTGAAGGTCGTCCAGTGGAACGCCGAGTACGCGGCCCGTCTGGGGATCGAGCCCGCAGCCCGAACGACGTGCGTCAAGCCCTCGGGGACGACCTCTCTGGAGCTGGGTTGCGTTGCCTCGGGGCATCATGCCCACCACGCCCGACGCTACATCCGCCGGGTGACTGCGGACGAGATGGAGTACGTCTTCCAGGCCTTCCGGGCTATCAACCCACACATGTGTGTGCGTAAGCCTGATGGGAAGTGGGTGATCGAGTTCCCCGTCGAGGCGCCCGCTCTGGCAACGGTGAAGGACGACATTACGGCCCTACCCTTCCTCGACATGATCCGGTCGACGCAACAAAACTGGGTCATCCCCGGAACGGCGCGTCCCGAGTATTCTCCTGGTCTTACCCACAACGTCTCCAACACGGTGACGGTTCTCCCCGAGGAGTGGGACAAGGTTGCGGACTACCTGTGGGAGAATCGGGAGTTCTTCACGGGGGTCTCGATGCTTGCGGCCACGGGAGACAAGGACTACGCGTTCGCCCCCAACGAGGCGGTCACGACGCCTGTTGATGAGGCGAGGTGGAACGCCATCTTGGCCGGCTACAAGCCCGTCGACTACACGATGATCGTCGAGAACACGGACGACACCAACCTCAGCAATGAACTCGCTTGTGCTGCGGGTGCCTGTCTGATCTAGGTGGTGTAGCGTGTCGGTATGCTCCGTTATACTGACACAAATAAGATGTTGAAGGGTATCCGTGAATTCTCCCTTCAACATTCCGGTACGATTGTGTCGTCGAATGACGACGAAGCCAATATGTTGGTTGGCTTCGTCGCGATTGCTCCGGGGGTACTTCCTGAAGTTTTCACCATTCGAGCCCAAGACTTGAAACAGACCCTTCCGTTGAATGTCTACCAACGAGAAGCCATCCTGCATGCAGTGGGGAGAGTCGATTTGGCGAGTTCCTTGAGCAATTTGCGATCGAACCAAGAGGTCGAACCGAGGGTTGACCCTCGGACATCTTGGGAGGTCCTCCTGGACGACTGACGGTGTACTCGTTGAGGATGGATTTCGACGAGATGATGGACCAGGCGAAGAACCAAATGGTTGACGTTCTGGAGAAGAAGATCAACCAGGCCCGCCTCGACTACTTCAACGGAACCCCCACGGTCCTCGACGCCGTCTTCGATGGCTGGATTGCCGAGCTTCGGGAAATCAAGCCCGATAGCACGGCGATCACGGCCATCGGAGCCCCCGTGCCGGTCGTCTCGGAGTGGAAGAAGGCTTCCCACGGGTACGTGATGGGAAGCCTCGACAAGGTGAACACGCCGGTTGAGATGAACCTCTGGGCTGCCACTACAGCCGGCAAGAACGAAGCTCTCTTCATCACGGAGAAGCTTGACGGGATCAGCATCGACCTTAAGTACGAGGACGGAATGCTGATCCAGGCGATCACCCGCGGGGATGGGATCGAGGGCGAGGACATCACATCCAACGTTCAGCGCATGAAGGGCGTCTCGAAGTCGGCCGTGTATCGCTCCATCATGGGGTCTGAGCGTCCCTTCACGGGGGCAATTCGGGCGGAGATCGTCCTCCTGAAGAGCGACCTCAAGAAGCACTTCCCCACCTACGCCAACCCCAGGAACGCTGCCTCGGGGATCTCGAAGCGGTTCGATGGGACCGGCTCCGAGCACCTCTCGGTCATGGCCTACGAGATCGTCGAGGGCAACGTTCAGCCTGTGACCGAAGACGAGCAGTTCAAAATGCTCCGGATGATGGGGTTCGTGACGCCCCCCTACAACACCTACACCCCCGGGTCTGACGCTCGGGGCCCGGTCGAGTACTGGAAGGTCTACCAGGAGACGGAGCGGGCTCGTCTCGACTACGAGATCGACGGGCTCGTGATCCGCATCAACAACCTCACCAAGCAACACGAGCTGGGGGAGAAGGATGGCCGTCCCAAGGGAGCCGTTGCTTTCAAGTTCGAGGCGGAAGGCAAGCTCACGACGATCACCAAGATCGAGTGGCAGGTTGGGGGGACGGGTCGAGTGACGCCCGTGGCCATCTTCAACCCTGTCCACGTCATGGGTGCGACGATCACCAACGCGAGCGTCTACAACCTCAAGTACATCCGTGACCTGGGGATCGGCGTCGGAGCCGAGGTCATGATCGTCAGGGCCAACGACGTCATCCCGCGGGTCGCTGCGGTCCACCAGAAGCCTGAAGAGGTCGAGGAAGGCCCTCTCAACTGTCCTGTCTGCGGGACCAGCACGGAGATGGAGGGCGAGTACCTCATCTGCCCGAACACCCTTGAATGCTCCGCTCAGTCGGCGGGCCGGATCAAGCGCTACGTCCAGGTCCTCGACATCAAGGAATGGGGCGATGGCCTCATCGAGAAGCTCGTGGATGGGGGCCACGTCAAGACGGTCATGGACCTCTACAAGCTCACGGTCGAGAAGCTCTCCAGCATCGATCGCATGGGGGACAAGAGCGCGTCCAAGGTCCACAAGCTCCTCTGGGCCAAGAACCCGATCCCCCTGGAGGAGTTCTTGGGAGCCATGTCGATCTCTGGTTGTGGGTCTTCGACCTTCCTCCTCTTGATGGACGCGGGCTACGACACGATGTCTGCGATCCAGGCGGGGAGCTTGGAGACGTCGAAGGCCATCGCGGGGAACCGTACGGGCCCCTTCCACTCCATCGCGGGCATCGGCCCGGTGAAGGCAGGCGACCTCGCCAAGTGGTTCACCAACCCCACGAACGAAGCCATGCTCCAGGAGATTCTGACCCTCGGGATCGAGATTCGGGGTCGGGTCAAGGGAACTCTCACGGGGCAGTCTTTCTGCTTCACGGGCAAGAGCACTCTCCCTCGGAAAGAGCTGGAAACCCTCGTTTCCGACAACGGCGGTGTGGTAAAGTCTTCGGCTGGCAAGGGGGTCACATACCTCGTCATCGCCGACCCGGACTCGACGAGCACCAAGGCCGTCGCAGCTCGAAAGGCGGGGGTCTCGTGTATCTCTGAAGAGGCCTTCCTCAAGATGGCCGGTCGATGAGCGACCGCGATCTCTGGTGCCTTTTCTACACGGCGGCCCTGACGAGGGAGCACCTTTCTGCAAAAGGTGCTGCCAATCGGGCGGATGAAGCTCTTGCCGAATTGAGGGCAAGGGACGCAAAGAAAGCCTTCGATAAACCCGAGGGTAGTTACCGACAAGGGTGAGCTGAATGGCGACTATCAGTGGCGTGGTTCTCTCCATGCGATGCAGGGGAGAGAACGGATTCTGGGTCTTCAAGATGGTGGTGGACGACGCTTCGCCCAGTATCCCTGAGACCACGGCAACGGTTGCTGGTCGTCTGTTCGGTCTTGTCCAGGTGCGCCCTGGAACGACGGTCGGGTTTCAAGGTGAGTGGAAGTCTCATCAGAAGCACGGCCGTCAGTTCGTTCCTTCGGGGTGGCTCCCTTACACGAGACAGACACAGGATGTGGAGAGGTTCCTCTCCGATTGCATCGAGGGCTTCGCTGAGCCGGGCCTTGCGAAGCTCGTCGCGGATCGCTTCGGGATGGAGACCTACCAGGTCCTCTCGAACGAACCGGACAGGGTTCGCCTACTCGCGGGGGAAGACGACCCCCTACGAGAGAAGCTCGACCGAGCCCTACTCTTGTGGGCGCAGTCAAGGTCGTTGAGCGGGCTCGCGGCCTTCCTCAAGGACTACGATCTTCCTTCCCAGCTCGTGGAGCAGATTTCGCGAGCCTTCGGGGTTGGGGCGCTGGAGACGATTCTACAGGACCCCTACCGGCTCCTCGAAATCGCGGGCTTTGACTTCGCGAAAGCGGATCGTTTCGCCCTTCGCCTGGGGATCTCGATGGGGGACCCTCGCCGTATCGAGGGGGCCATCCTGTGGGTTCTTCGCAAGGCTCTGAACCAGGGCCATCTCTTTCTTCGCCGGGGAGACCTCCCCCAGAGCATTCACGAGATGCTCCAGGAAGAGCACGCTGAGCCTTTTGAGGGGCAGGACCTACCCACGACGGTGGCGGAGGGTCTCCTTCGCCTGGAGGCCCGCAAGACGGTTCGCGTGGACCCGGGCGTTGGGGTCTACCTTCCTCAGTCGTTCCTCTACGAGCGGGAGGCGGCGAACAAGCTCGCTCGCTTCAAGACGCCCGTCGACCTCCAGATCGATCTTGGGGGGTTCCTCGAAACGTACGAGAAGAATCAGCGGATTGGGTTGTCGGAGGCGCAGAGGGCTGGCGTTCTCCAGCTCATTCAGAATCGGGTCTTGGTTCTCACGGGACTCCCTGGTACGGGCAAGACGACCTTGGTTCGCTCGTTCGTCCACCTTTTCAAGGCGGCCGGGATCTCGCACATGCTCATGGCCCCCACGGGGATTGCTGCGAAGCGTCTGGCAGCCGTCACGGGAACGGATGCGATGACCATTCATCGGTCGCTCCGGTACGATGGAGATGGTTGGGGGTACAACAGCTACAACAAGCTCCTCGTCGGGGCTGTGGTTGTCGACGAGATGAGCATGGTGGATCAAGAGCTGTTCTATCGGCTCCTGGATGCCCTTGACCCGAGTGCCATGCTCGTTCTTGTGGGTGACGATGCACAGCTTCCTTCGGTGGGAGCGGGCAACGTTCTACGCGAGCTTCTCTCGTGTTCGGCGATCCCTCATGTGCGGCTCACACAGATCCATCGTCAGGCTTTGACGAGTGAGATTGTGCAGGCGGCCCACAAGGTCAACCGGGGAGAGACCCCGACCCTCAACAGCACTCCGTCAGAGTTCCAGTTCGTGAACTGCTCCGATGAGAGCACGATCGCGGACCTCATCGTGAGGATGGCGGTCAAGCTCAAGGAACGAGACGCCAATTTTCAGGTGCTGTCCCCCAAGTACGCTGGTCCTGTGGGGGTCGACAACTTGAACTCTTGCTTGAGGGAGGCGCTCAACCCAGCGGACGACAACAAGAAGGAGTACAAGCTCTTCGATACCCATTTCAGGGTTGGGGATCGACTCATGGTCATTCGGAACAACTACGACCTGAGTGTCTACAACGGCGACATGGGCAAGCTCCATGATGTTCGCAAAGACGAACTGGTTGTTCGGATCCACGGGGTGGGAGCTGGCAGCGTGGATATGTATGTCGACATCCCGAAGGAGAAGGCTCCCGAGATGCTCCGGCTTGCCTATGCAACCACGGTCCACAAGAGCCAGGGCTCGGAGTACGACACGGTGATTCTACCTGTGGTGAAGAGCCAGGGGAGGATGCTGCAACGCGAGCTGTTCTATACGGCCATCACGCGAGCGAAGCGGAAGGTGTGGCTCATCGGGGAAGCTAATGCCGTTGAGCGGGCTGTGGCGAACGATCGCGTGGTTTTCCGGAACACGGTTTTCGGTAACGCCGTGTCGGAGGCTGTTCGAGCTTTCCTTGGTGTAGCTGTGGGCCATGAACGAAACGAAGACGGAACCGGACTCGCAGAAGCAGAGAAGCCCCCTGGACAGTCTCAATCCTGAGCTGAGGGCAAAACTGACGAAGCTCCAGTCCGAAGTCTCTCTCAACAAGCTCACGACTTCATTTTCGATCGAGGAACGTACGCAAGGCGGAAAGAAGAGCACCTTCTACTCCGCCACGGCCAGTCGGGGACACGGGGCTGAGGTAACCCAGTTCCACGCTGACGCCCCTTCGATTGGCTTCAACCCCGAAGAGGTCCGGGTGGTTCGGTGCCTTCTCGCCAAGCACGTTGTGGGGGCCACCTACGACGACGCGGCCAAGCGGGGGATTCTTGGTCGTAAGCAGGCGGCGGAGGAAGCCAAAGCCATCCTCAACGCCTACGATGAGGCCATCGTCAAGATCCTCACCCCCAACGAGACCAAGGCATGACCCCCGAGCAAATCAAGGTCATTTACAGTACCATCACCAGGTTGACGATCGATCTCCACTCGGACCCTTCGTCGTTGGGTCCGAAGTACCTACAGGACGTCACGGCGACCTGCAACAACTACAAGAACGAGGTCTCGGGGATCCTCATTCAGTTGATGCAACAGAAGCACCTCGTCACCCGAGAGCTTCAGACTCGGATGTCCGCCTACCAGGTCTCCTTCGATGACCTTCTGGCGAACAACCAGCACGTCAGCCGGCTCCCGAACATCGAGGATCGCAAGGCAACGGCCAACGTGATGCTCCGGGAAGATCGTCAGGCCATCGCTCGGCTCGAAGCGGAGCAGAAGGACCTGGAGTCGATGGAGAAGGTCGTCCGACATCGCCACAAGGAGCTGTCGGACACCATGGCTGCCATCAAGGTTCAACGATCGCTTATCAGGGATGAGCTTGACACGAAGTCCTTCTATGGGGACGAGCGGATCAACAAGCTGCCTGGAAGCGGTGGTGGATCGTCCTCTCCTCTCGGAGGGGATGACGTCAACGAAGAGGAGCTGCTTCTTCTCTTGGAGGGGGACACTGCAAAGGCTGTGGAGCCTGATGCAGCCGAGCCTGAGCCCGTGGTCGTGGTTCCCACCACGAATCGGTCTCCTGTTCTCCCCTCGGTCACGGCCGCAGAGACCTCCGACGAGCAAGCCATTCAGAACTTCCTCGGAGCCTCGCCGGCAATCGTCACTGAAGACGATTACGAGGACGTATTTTCAGGACTTTGATACGTCCGTAGGGTACAATCGGCGACCGGCAAAAACTGAGTCCTCTCAGTCGGAGTCGGTCGCAACAAGGGTTCAAACGTCGTCCTTCGCTACCCGTCGTAACCGACACATGTAGCAGTGAAGGCGATTTCACACCGAAAGAGTGCAGAGCGATGAGCATCGATCCGTTCACTTACGATTCCTTCGACGATGACGTGGGTCTGGGCGAGGAGGACAAGAGCAACTTCAAGCAGCGCGAAGAGTGGCTGAAGATGACGAAGGGCCAGATCCTTCGCGGCTCCTTCGTGTACTTCCACTCTGCGGACGTGGTCGGGGTCCAGCGGGCCAACAAGGCTGCCAAGGACAAGGGGGAGAAGAACACCCCCGAGCAGATGAGGGCGATCGGCCAGAAGATCCTGGCGGAGCGTGCCGAGTCTCTGGGCAAGAGCGTCGACCAGCTCACGCAGGTCGACAAGCTCTACCTCGACGAGTGCAAGTTCAAGCGCATGAGCTTCCACTACCAGCAGGGCATGGGCTACGTGCTGAGCCGTCTCGGCCTCGATGGGGCAGAGGCGGACTTGGTGTGGAAGCGGCTGGAGGCGCCGAAGACGGCGTACACCACCCTCCTGATTCTCTACCCCACCGACCGGAAGGGCGAGATCAACAAGGCCGCTCTCGCGACCGACTGGCAGATCATCCCGTGGCGCTTCGGCCAGAAGGGGTACGAGACGATCTGGAAGCTGAACGAGGGCCTACGTCAGAACAACATGGGCTTGCACACCCAGGATCTCAAGCTGGAGTGCAAGGACGCGCAGTACCAGAACATCGACGTGTCGTTCGTCGGTCAGGCCATCTGGCGGAAGGTCCCCAAGTTCCAGGCGGCGGTCCTGGACAAGGCTGTCAGCATGTACGACAAGCTGATGCCGTTCCGGGATATGACCACGGACGCGGTCCGTGCGAAGCTTGGGATGGGCGGGTCCTCGGTGTCGGACATCGGGGCTGGGGCTCTCGGCGCGGCAAACGCCAGCGTCGGGGACTTCACCGACCTTCTGGATCAGGTCTGATACCCTGGTAGGAGACGGGGGAGGAGCTTCGGTTCCTCCCCCGTCCTCTTTGGGTGCAACCATGCTGAAATGGCCCAACATTGGGGCACTCTAGGTTCCGAATCGTGATTGTTTTGGGCTTGGATCCGTCTTTGACTGCCCTGGGATGGTGTGTACACGACTCTGAGGCTGAAGGTCCTGAACGCATTGTTGGTCGAGGCTTGATCTCGACCGTCGCGAAGGACATCTTCGTTCAACGCTACATGACGCTTCGTGAGGGCGTGGGTGATCTGCTCGACAGATACTCCGCGATTGAAGCCGTGGGCGTGGAATCCCCTGCATTCGGAGAGCAGTGGTCTCCAGGGGCTTATGCCCTTTTCATCATGGTGAACGAGGCGATCTACACTCGACGCAAGGATGTGGTGTATTTCGATCCGGGCACTTTGAAAATGCTTACGAAGGTCGACCCCAAAATCAGATTGGGGAAGATGTTCAAAGCAGATATGGTGGACGCTGCCAAAGCGGACACTGGTCTCAAAGGGCGTATCACACATGATGAAGCAGATGCCTATCATGTGGCTCGGTTTGCCGCTCGTTTCTGGCTATTTCTCAAAGGGGCCATCCTCGAAGACAGCCTATCTCCCGCAGAATATCAAGCATTCGCCAAGATACACACCTTCACAAAAGGGGATCGGGCGGGTCAGACGGTGATGCAGGGGGCGGCATTCAAAGAGAATCGTCGTTTCTTCCGCTTCTCTCAACTTGATACACCCAAGTAAAAACATGTAAGTCTTGTGGGAAGGTGAAGCCTCTGGCGTCTTTCTACGATCACCCTCGTACGAAATTGGGGGTGGGAGTCAACTGCAAGCAGTGCATCAGTGAGAAAGGCCGAGGAACATACGATCCTCAAAAAGGACGCGATAGTTACCAGAGGCGCCGGACGAGTATTCTTCTTCGGGTGAAGAATACTCGTGATACTCGTAAACACGAGTACATAACTCTCCTCGGAGGGCGGTGTAGAGATTGTGGGATTGCCCCTGGTAGTGAGTGGCCTATTGACGTGTTCGATTTCCATCATCTTGGAGTAGAAGACAAGGATATGGAGATAGGTCACATGCTTTCAAAAAAGAACCAAGAACAAGTTCGAGCTGAAGTTCTGAAGTGTGTTTTGCTGTGTGCAACCTGTCATCGACGCAGACACGCATGGCCAAATTTCTCCCAACTGGAGTCTAAATGACGACTGCGACGACCACGAAAGACAAGAAGGCCAAGGCTCCTGTTTCCTCTGCATCGGCAGTGGCGACCCTTGCCAGGGCCATGATCCTCAAGACCACCAAGCAGCGGCCGATGACGGCCCAGCAAACGACTCTACCTCACGTTCCTTCGGGTTCGGTCATTCTCGACACGAGCATCGGGGGTTCGCGAACGGCAGATGGGAAGGGCTTCGTTTGCCCCGGTTACCCCCGGCGTCGCATCACGGAAATCTACGGTCCGGAGTCGAGTGGCAAGACGACGGTGGCTCTCACGGCCATCGCGAACGTCCAGAAGAATGGGGGGACGGCGATGTTTCTGGACTTCGAGCACGCCCTTCACCACGGCTACGCGAAGCAGATTGGGGTCCAGTTCGAAGACCTCCTTCTCTACGCTCCCGACACGATGGAAGATGGCTTCAAGATGATTCTTGTCGGCATCATGGCTGGCGTGGATATCATCGTCGTCGACTCGGTCGCCTCGATGGTTCCTGCTCTGGAGTTGGAGAAGAAGATCGAGGACACCGCCAAGATCGGTGCGGTGGCGAAGAAGATGAGTGAGACCCTACCCAAGCTTGTCTTGTGGCTTGCCAAGTACCCGACGAAGGGGGCAGGGGAGAGCAAGATCTCTGACCCCGAGCGTCTCGGGACGGCCCTTATCCTGCTCAACCAGGAGCGAGCCACCATCAGCACGGGTGGTGGTCATGGTGCTCCTGAAGCCAACACGGCTGGAGGAAAGGCTCTCAAGTACTTCGCCTACGTTCGGCTGCGTCTCGCTCGGATTCTCTCCGAGCGTGTCGAGCGGAAGGACCCCGCCACGGGGAAGATCAAGAAGTATCCCTTTGGCAACCTCACCTCCGTGAAGGTCATCAAGGCAAAGGCCGACGCAAAGCAGGGACACGAAGCTACGATCTTCATTCGCTACGGCTTCGGGATCGACGACCTCTACAGCATCATCATGGCGGCTGAGGCCAACGGGATCATCAAGCGTGAGGGCTCGAAGTACACCTGTGCAGGCGAGTCCTTCATGGGGAAGGACAAGCTGCGCGCACACTTGATCGCCAACCCCAAGCTCGCAGCGGAGATCAAGGGGAAGGTTGTCGAGGCCATCTCTTCGGCAATCCCGACGGCGATCCCGGACGAGGATATCTCGGATGAGGACGCGATGCAGGCGGACCTCAGTGGCGAGCTGGGGGACGACGATGATGATGCGTCTGGGGGTGGGACGCAGGAAATCACGATCGACACTGACGATCCGATCATGGAAGATTCGGCCGAGGACGAGTCCGGCGGCGAATGATCTCGGTCGAGGTCTGCAACTTTCAATCGATTGAGCGTGTTTCATTCCAGATTGACGGCTTCACAGCTCTTGTGGGCCGGTCGAACATCGGGAAGAGCGCGCTCATTCGAGCGATTCGTTGTGCTCTCACTGGAGCGCCCGTGGCGGCATTCGTCCGTCACGGGCGCTCTTGCGCCCGCAAGCTGAAGAAGCAGAAGACGTGCAAGTGCCATGTTTCTGTGCATCTCCAGTCTGTGGACTTCGATCTCCTTTGGGAGAAGGGCGATTCGATCAATCGTTACGTCTTCAATGGAGCGGAGTATCCCGCCGCCGAACGAGGGATGCCGGACTTCCTGATTGCGACCTTCAACGAGGTCAAAGTGGGGGACAAGAACGTCCTCCTTCAGGTCTCCGATCAATTCAACCCCATCTTCCTTCTCGACCAATCCCCTGGTGTGGTCGCGGATGTCCTCTCGGACATGGCCAAGCTCGATCAGGTCAATCTCGCCATGCGGATGGTCGAGAAGGACAGGAGGGAGGCTACGGCTACACGGAAGGTCAGGGAGAAGGACGTTATCGAGGCTACGGCCCAGCTTGCGTCGTATGACGGGCTCGACACAGCTCTTCGAGACGTCAAGACCGTCAAGACGAAGCTGGGGGTTGTCCAGGCGACTCAAGCCAAGGTCACACAGCTCGACTACTTCATTGACGGGCGAGCTGCTCTCGAATCGCGGGTGGCGAGTCTTGAGGGTGTGGTTGCTCAGGCACCCCCAAATCCAACGGAGCTACAGGAAGGTCAGAAGACCTTCTCTCTTCTCCAGAGGCTATGTCTCCAGAACGCCACCCGAAGGGCATCCCTGGCTTCTCTCGATGGGGTGAGCAAGATCGAGATCCCGAGTGTGACGGATCTTCGGACCTTCGCGGAGGTCACCTTTCAGCTCCTCGAAGGGTGGATCACCCGCCTTCGAGGGTTCAAGGAGAGCATGGGTCGTCTCAAGGATGTAAAAACCCTTGAGATGCCTTCCCTTGCTTCGGTTCATGCCGCGCACAAAAAACACGAAAACCTGATCGACTTCGCGGGGGATTACGAGGTGACTCTTCGTAATATCGCCACTTTGGAACGGGGGTGCAGCCTCGTCTATCTGGAAGAAGAGGTCCTCAATCGGGAGTGGGCTGAGCTGGGTGTTTGTTCGACCTGTTCCCGTCCTTTTCATTCCGATTCTCATCTCGAACAGGTGTAGAGTGAGTGTGGATGCCTCGACTATCCTTCCTTTTTAGGACCGACACCCACGTAGCGGATCGGAGCCCCGCGTCTTGGAAAGCAGACTACCCGTCGGAGATTTGGTCGAATCTCGAACAAATCGGGCAATTCGCGAAGAAGTTCGAGGTGACGGCTGTACTCGACGGGGGGGACTTCTTTCACGTCAAGGCCGCAAGTCGGAATCCACATGGCCTGGTTGAGCGAGCTGCTCGGATCCATCAGGCCTACCCATGCCCTGTGTGGTCCGTCGAGGGGAATCACGACATTGCCTACAACAACCTGGACACCCTGGCGAAGCAACCTCTCGGTGTGCTCCTAGCAACGGGGGTCTTCCACCATCTTCGAGAGCAGGTCTTTGAGGATGGTGGGGTTCGAGTACGGGTGGTGGGGGTTCCCTACAGCCCCCATCGAACCGTGGCGGAGCTGAAGAGGATCAAGAAGAAGCCGGGGGACGACTTCCTCATCGCTGTCGTTCACGCCCTCGCAGCTCAGGAACCACCCCCCAACGTCGAGGGCTTCTTCGGTGAGCCTGTCTTCCGGTACGGCGACCTCGTGACCGAGGATGGCCCGGATTCTTGGTGCTTCGGGCACTGGCACAAGGACCAGGGGATCGTGACCGTGGGGGGCAAGCAGTTCGTCAACCAAGGGGCTGTGAGCCGAGGGGCTCTCGTTAGAGAGAACACCTTGAGGACCCCCCAGGTGTCTCACATCGTGATCGAAAACGGTGTGCTTCGGATCTGGCCTGTCCCGCTGATCGTTGCCCCGGCGGAGGATGTCTTTGACATCGAACGCAAGGAACGAGAAGAGGCCGAAGACACGGCGATCGATGCCTTTGCAGCTCGTATCAAGGCCGACGCGATGTTCGATCCCTCCTTGGGGATCGAAGAATCACTGAATAGTCTTGACTATGCCCGTGATGTGCGTGATCTCGCACAGGGCTACTTGGAACGAGCGCGGGCGGAGGTTGGCTGATGTATCTGTCGTATTCTGGGTTCAAATCGTACGACTCCTGTCCCAAGGCGTACTGGTATCGCTACGTGGGCAAGACACCTCTCTCCGAACCGGAGAACAAGGTCAACTCCATCTACGGCAGCACGGTGGGCCGGCTCTTCGAGCTGTTCTACGCCAACCAGATCTGGAAGCAGTCGAACACAATCGAGACTCTTTTGGGGATGGTCGAGCCCGAGCTAGACGACACCATTCAGAAAGAGCGCCGGAACGGGGTCATCGACTACACGGACAAGAGGTCGAACTACGCATCTCGGGATGCCCTGGTTGCGGACATCCGAGCGGCTATTCCCCGAGGGATTGCCATCATCAGGCACCACCGGCTGATCGGTGCTGATGCAGCGGCGGAGGTCAAGTACGACACGATGATCGAGGGGCACACGATTGGGGGTCGTGCTGATTTCGTTCTTCGTAGGGTTGCCCCCCACCGGGACCGAGTTCTACTCGATGGGAAGGGATCCCGGCATCGGGAGAAATACGTCGATGATCGCCAGCTCGTGTGGTACGCGATGCTTCATCGAATTCGTCATGGATCTCCCCCCGATCGTTTGGGGTTCGTCTTCTGGCGGTATGAACCGGAGGAGAGTCTGGATTGGATCAACTTCACCGCGGCGGACCTCGACGGGCTCCTTGCCCATGTCCTCAGCACGGTGCGGAAGATTGATGGGGGTATCAACACCCTCATCTCGGGGAGCAAGGAAGTCCAGAAACAAGTGATGGGGGATGTGTTCCAGGCTCAACCTGGACAGGGCAAGTGCAAGCTCTGCTCCTATCTCGCAATCTGCCCTGAAGGCCAGAGCTTCACAGCGAAACATCAGATCCCCGTCTACGCTGGAGAGGGTGTAGAAGACGTGGGCATCGGGGATTGAAAGGACACGTATGACTCCTGACGAGATCAAGAAGAAGATCGAGGACCTATCGAGGCGAACCGAAGTCGTCTCGAAGAAGAAGTCGCAGTACGAGGGGCAGCTCCAGAAGGTCAAGGAAGACCTCGCGGATCTGGTCACCGAGGTGAAGGCTGCGGGCTACGACCCCAAGACTCTCTCCGCCGAGAGGGACAAGGCGGAGGCAAGTCTCCTTCAGGAGATTGCCGAGTACGAGACCAAGTTGCTGGCCGTGGAGACTTCCTTGGCCGGCTACGACAAGAAGTAACGACTCCCAAAATGAGGATGGAATGAAAATCACGCTCAAGCTCGCCGACCTGATCAAGGCCCTCGCCATCGTTTCGATCGTCCCCCCGCGTCCCCTGACCCCGGCGGGCGGGGCCGGCTACCTCTTCGTCATCCGAATGGGAGGCCTCTGCTCGATCTACTCCCGCGACGCTCTTCACGTTGCTCGCGCCACGATCTCCTGTGATGAGAAGGAGACCGAGGGGTCCTTCATCTTCCCCTCGGAGTTCACGAGTGGTTTCCGTTTCCTTCGGGATGACGACATCACGATCGAGTCCAAGGTGGACTCGGACAACTTCACGGTTTCCTGGAGCACGAACTCGGGAGCTGGGGCGGATCGCGCGAGCTTCGATCCGAAGCTCATGGCCTCGTGTGATCGGGATCTCGCCGGAGCCAAGGATGAACGCTCCTTCCCCGTGGGCCTATTCAAGGAGGCGATGACGCTGGCCAAGCCCTTCCTTGGGAAGGCCGACGACACGCGGATCCCGGAGCACTTCAAGACGCTCCAGCTCTTCGACAAGTCCAAGCCCGAGTGGGAGAAGGGTTCCGGGCATCTCTTCGCTGCGAACACCTTCCAGGCGTTCTGGTTCTACAGCGCTGCCTTTGTCGACAAGGGGTTCTCGATCCACGTCCAGCACATGTCCTTCTTCACAAGCTTCCTCGCGAAGTCGGATGGAGAGGTGAAGCTCCTGACGGGCGACAACATGATCTTCGCCGTCGACTCCAAGGGGAACGCGCTCGGGTGGGCGAAGCACGAGTCCGTTCACGGGAAGTTCTCCTACTACTCGAAGGCGATGGACAAGCTCATCCTCGGGCTCCCCAAGTCGCTGACGGTGGACGCGCTCCGCTTCATGCGCTCAGAGCTGGATTCCAAGGAAGACAAGATCACTCTGGTCGTCAACGAGTTCCGTGACGTCGAGGTGGGCGAGAAGGTGCAACGCCAAGCAACGATGCTCTTCCGAGTGGCCGAGACGAAGGGCAAGGCTCGGAGCTTCCCGCTCCCGGCTGTCGTCATCGACGGCTCCGAGGAGCAAGAGATCACCTTCAACGTCAACATCGACCGGCTCATCGACCTCATCGACGGCGTGAAGGGCATGGACGTCCAGCTTCGGATCGCGGTCATCAAGGCCGACGACAAGTCCCCCAAGGAACGGGCCATGTTCCGCACTATCGACGAGTTCCTCATGGACGACAACGGCAAGGTGGTCGGGGACATCACGGCGGAAAACCGGCCGGAAGGGTCGCACGAGTGCCGCGTAACCAGGTACATGCCCTCGAAGGACTGACCATGCTTGTACGACCTAAATTGTGGCTTGAGGCGGAACGCATTACGACTGCGAAACAAGCGTCAAAAGTCACGATTCTTCCCCAAGTCATTGGCCCGCGGGGTTGGTCTGGTTTTGTTGGGGACTGGATCATCACGGCTCCGAATGGGGATACTTTCATTCGCCCAGATGCCACTTTTGCAAAGGACTACGAGGTCAAGCATTGGTGGGATTTGTTGACCAAGGTGTGGGGGTTCTAGAAGCATGAAAGACTGGGCTGCGAGGACTGAAGCTCTCGCATTGAAAGCAGCTCGTCTCCAGGCCCTCCGCGATCAAAAGCGGGCGGATCTGGAGTCGAAAAGCGCGGAAGTGACGGCTCTCTCGGCCCAGATCGAGAAGCTCTTCAAGGTGGGGGAGCTTCTCCGCATCCTTTTGGACAAGCTCGTCACGGACAGGGTTCGGACCCTGGAGGCTCTTGTCTCTGAGGGTCTGAAGACCATCTTCTTCGATCAGAAGCTCTCGTTCGAGGCAGCGATCGGACAGGCTCGGAACAGGGTCTCCATCGACTTCTTCATTCGTCAGGGAGACGAAGAGGCCGGCGTTCGTGGGCATCCCCTTGATTCTTTTGGGGGTGGTCCTGCGAGTATCGTTTCCTTGATTCTCCGTCTCCTTCTACTCCTCCGCTTGAAGCGGTTCCCCGTGCTCCTACTCGACGAGACGCTTGCGGCAGTCTCGGATGAGTACGTGGATGCAGCCGGACGTTTCCTTCAACGTCTCGCGGAATCGACCAACATCGACATTTTGTTTGTCACCCATAAGCAAGCCTTCCTCGAACACGCGAACATCGCGTACCAAGGATCTGAAGAGCTGGGTGCGGATGAGACGACGTGGCTAGACATTCGCCGCCTTCGGAGTCATCGGTGAGAACGCAATCTGAAATCATCGGTCGCATTCGTTTCCTGCTTGTGAAGGAGCTGGAGGATCGTGTGACGGCTGCCAGGGAGAGGTTGCCCCACCGCTGCATGTACAACTACAGGCAACCCCTCGATGTTCGTCGAACTATCGACGACGAGCCCAACCCGAACTACAACCGAATCACGATGGGGTCTGGGCTTGGGGGGCGCCACCTTCCCGTCCTTCAGACCATCGGTCTCTGCATGTACGGGGTCGAGGACATCATCTCCGCCGAGATCCGGATCTGTGAGGATCCCTCGGATGCACAGCAGTGTCCCTTGTTCGAGCCCACCCTCAACAAGCACCAGTTGTGGACGGAGTACGCGGAACAGATCGATAGTCCTGATTGGTTGCGAGAGAACATGCCCGAGGTTCACGGCCTCGCGTGGGCCCTGGGAGATGGAATGCCTCGGATCCCTTGGTGGGCACGTCTGTGGTTCCGCCTGACTCAGATTCGACCGGAGCCCATTCGAATCCCTACCGATCTCGTGAAGTACCTCCCGGACCCCAGCTCCCTGCAATGAGCTTCTCAATCCTGGAGCAAGTGCTGGTTGTCGACCGGCATCGACAGAGGGCTTCAGGTAAGCAGGGGTTCTCTACCCCCTACCTGTGCACTGCGAAGGTGATCCCCAGCTCGGTCCCATTGGTGGTCACCAATGCCCGGGGTGGCTTTGTTGGCACAAGGCCTTCCAAGGATGGGGACGCGAGGTATGGCTTCTCCCTCCTCTCAGAGGAAGGCGATCCTGATGTGCTCGTCCTTGCACTCTATCGGGATGTCCGGGGTCTTTCGACTCAGGGCAACTGGGGGAATCGGTGTAGCTCGGTCCTCGTGGCCATGGAGCGTCTCCGAAAATCAGGACTCGAACCGAAGTCCCTCATTCTCTCCTCGGCCCTCCTCAAGGAGGTCTGCGGGGAGAAGGCGGCGTCGGTGAAGGGTGGATTCGTGACGACCCTGGAGGGCGGTCTCCAGGTCTTCGTTGCAGCTCTTCCGGATGGAGCAGCTCTTGTGCTTCCTTCGCCTGAAAAACTAGGGTTCTACACGCGAGTGCGTGATTACGTGGGGGTCATGATTCGGCGAGCTGACCAGACGATCATGGTGGTCGGCCGTGACCTGGCTTGACGATTTTGTCGTTGAATCTGGAGCTGAACTACCCGACCGTGTCAGGGAATCCTTGTGGGGTCGGGGAGTTACAGACGAGCAGATCAAGCAATTTCAAATTGGGTACATCGACCGGGTTTTACCAGCGATCAACTACCCCCAAGACTTCGTGTCTTGGTCGGGGGATGGGGGGAAGCTTGACGACTGCTACGTTCTTCCGATTACGAACACCATCGGTGAGCTTCGAGGCCTCCAATTTCGGCACGTCGAGAGGGAGCGTGGGGGCTACATGGACTTCATTCTCGCTCAGGATGAAGCTGTGGGGTTCGGGCTCGCTCAGGCAATGCCTACAGTGTGGGAGTCTGGGGAGATCCTTCTGGTAGAAGGCGGGTTCGACCTTCTACCCCTCCAGCGGTTCCTTCCCGGGATTGCTTCAACGCTGACTGCTCGGGTCACCGAGGGATTTGTTCGGATCCTACGACGTCTTGTACGCCGCGTGTGGATCGGATATGATATGGATTCGGCCGGAAATAGGGCGTACGACAGGTTTCGCCAACAGTACGGCCGGGAATTCGATGTTCGTCGGGTAGTTTACCCCCGGGTCACTATGGTCGGCGGTAAGCTGGTCAAGGATCCTGGAGACCTCTGGGAGGCCTGGGGAGATGCCCGACTTGGTGAGTACCTCCGATCTCATGTGAGGTCGGGTAGCCTGATGGAGTTTCCCTATGGGTAAGATTTACAGTGTGAGTGAGACGGTCGCAACCATTGCGAAGAACCTGATCCCCGGGTATCACCCGGAGCTGGCCACCGCACGGCTAAAGTACGCCTTCGTGGACAAGGGTTCGACGAAGTCTGGCCGTCCCGTCCTCGGCAAGGCACGGAAGCTATCGGGCATCTCGCAGTTCTTCATCGACTGCGACTTCATCATCGAGGTCGCCGAGGACACCTGGAACGAGCTGACGGAGAACAAGCGAACGGCTCTCATCGATCACCTCCTGGAGCACTGTACGGGGGAGGAAGACGACAAGACCGGGGACATGGTCTGGGTTCTCCGTACGCCGGACGTCGAGGAGTTCACCTCGATTCTCCGTCGGCACGGTGCCTGGAACGAGACCCTCACGGCGTTCGCGAGCGTCGCCAAGGCTATCGAGATCGAAGACATGGTGGACGACATCGTGATGTCGTCCTCCGAAGGGGAGTCCGCTCCGGCGCACTGAAAACCTGTGTGGGACACCAACATCATGAACATCACCCGTGCCGGACGGAAGCTGCCGTCCGGCAGCTCTCTCTTGGCGCGAGCCCCTCATTTGACTCAGGAGTGGAGTCCTGAGAAGAACCGAGGGATCCAGCCGGAAGACGTTCATGGTGGTTCCCCATTCGAGGTGCGGTGGGACTGTACGGACATTCCTGGTTGTTTTCGAGAATGTCTCCGTTCAATCTCAAGGGAAGTCTAACGTGTGGGATATTCGTTATCGTCCTCAAAAATTCTCGGACGTCCTCGGCCAGCGAGGCACTGTTCAGATCCTCCAGACGCGACTTCGTGATGGGACGGCCCTCAGCAAGAACTACATCTTCGCTGGGGGTCATGGTCAGGGGAAGACGACGCTTGCTCGGATCATGGCCAGGGCCATGTTGTGCCAAGACCTCGACTTGACCAATCCCGAACCTTGTAACGAGTGCGACAACTGCCTGGAGATTCTCGCCGAAACTTCGCTCGCATTCGTTGAGCGGGATGCGGCGAGCTGCGGGACTGTCGACCACATGCGAGCCCTTGTCGAGGAGCTGCCCTTCGCGGTCTACGGGGCCTCGAAGCGGATCCACCTCTTCGATGAGGCGCATCGCATGACCCGGGATGCACAGGATGTTCTCCTCAAGCCGTTGGAGGAGAACAAGCTCGTCGGGATCTTCTGCACTACGGAGGTGGAGAAGATCCGAGCGACGATTCGGTCCCGGTGCGAAGACTACGTCATTCGAAAGGTGACCCGCGAAGACATCCTCGTGAGGATGAAGTCCATCCTCACAGCGGAAGGTGTCTCCTTCGAGGATGACGCTGTGCTTACCGTCATTGACTATTCGGGGGGACACGTTCGGGATGTCCTCAACCGGCTGGAGATGATCGGGCAAATGGGGGATGTCAATCTCGCCAACGTGCGGGAGTACCTTCGCCTCCCGCTCGTCTCGACGTACTACGAGATCATGCTCTCGCTTGGGAACCCCCAACGTGCGATCGAGTTGGTGGGACAGGCTTGTGAGCAGGTCTCTCCTCAAGATGTGGCTGATGGCATCGCCGAAGCGGCGATGAATTCCTACCGGATGGCGAACAACATGTTCGCCGACTTCGTCTACGTTGACCGAGCGCTCGGTCAGAAGGTCTACGAAGCGTTCGGCGTGAGCACCCTCAAGCTCTCGGAGTACTTCCTTCAGCGGCGGAACACCACAAGGGTGAACCTCTTCTGCGACATCCTCAATCTGGCCGGAGGTATCCCTGCTCCTTCGGCTGTTGGGGTTCCCATGGCACCTCCCATTCAGGTGGTAACGGCAGCTCCGGTTCAGGCCACGGCTCCTGTTCAAGCTCCGGTGATCAGCTTGATCGACGCAGTGTCCGCACACCCCGGTTTGGCGGTCCCGGTTGGAAGCGTTTCGCCGGCTGTCCAGGTCTTGCCTGAAGTGAAGAAGCCGGAGAAGAAGCCCGACGGGACTCGGTTCGATGGGGTGGGCCCCATCGGTTCTGGCGACGTCTGCGCCCTGACTGAGCTGGATCACAAGGGCGTCCCTGTGAACAAAGCTCGGGGCCGCAATCACGTCCATGTCCCGGTTTCTTTCCCCCGACGTGGGGATCCGGCAGACGACCTTCGTATGTTGACTCCGGATGAATGGCGGCGAGAGTTCGAGCGAACTTGGCCCAGCCGAGGATAGTCCATGGCATCACGCCAAATCAAACCTGTCATTGACCTCACAAAGCCTTCGGAGTGGGTTGCTCTTGAGCTTGGGCCCAAGGCGGATGGTGAAGACCCGGATCTCATTAAGCAGTCCATTCGTCACCACCTCCGAGACGCGGACGTGTTCATTCCAGCGTCCGTCACTCAGGTGGGCGGGGACAGGGTCATTCAGTACCTCCTCGAAGGGTATGCTTTCATTCGGCGGGCTCATGCTGAGGAGAAGTACTACCGGCTCGAAGGGAGCAAGTACGTTCAGGGGGTCATCAGCCACGTCGACCGAAGTCGCTTTCGGTCGACACGCCGGATTGCGTACGTCCCGGATCATGAGGTCTCCAGGCTACGACGGCAGATCGAGGCACAGGAGAACCAGGGGATCGAGGTGGGGGACCTCGTGCTCATCCTATCGGGGCCTTACCGGCTGATCAAGGCGAAGGTCATCGAGGACATTCCAGAAAAGGACGAGGTCCAAGTTTACATTCAGCTCCGCTCCAAGGAGTCTCTCATCACCTTCCCCCGAGCTGGGCTCAGGCTTGTCGCGAAGGGGGAGAAGAATTTTCTGACCTACCAGACCCGATGGATGACCCTTCAGCAATGGGGAGAGGCTGCTTTCCCTGTCATGCAGTGGTCCTCGGATGGTTTTGATGGGATCCTTGATGGGCTGGCGTCCTACACAATGCTCGATGTGTGGACCACCAAAGAGCGGACTCTTCTCGATCAAGACTTGGTCGCTGGTTACGCGCTCGATTTCGACCCCCTTCGGTTGGAGCTACTCTGGGGGGAGCACGCCAAGCTATCGACGTGGATTTCGGCGGGGCAGAAGCAGGTGAACTTCCTTCGAGCGATGTCTTCGACTCCTTCCACGGAGCATTTGCTTCAGCTTGGTGAAGAGGTCCAACGTCTCTCTAGATGGACTACGGCCGTCAACCAGTTGGTGACGGCCGTCCGAGCCTTCAACATAACCCCCTCTCTCACTCCCATCGAATCGCGGTATCTCGAATTGGAGTGGCTCCAGGACATTCAGCTCCGGTTGAAGGCCTTGAGCGACAAGTTGACGGACATAGAAGACGATGTGGAAGACCCTGCAATGACCCAAAATCTCATCATCGACGGCAACAATCTCGCGGTTCGCTGTGGGCGGGCTCCTGGACTCGATCAGCTCAAGGATAAGCAGGGGCGTCCTTCTGGAGTGGTGACGGGGTTCCTTCGGAGCCTGGGGGCTCTTCGCAAGAGGTTCCCCAAGGCCACCATCTACGTTTGCTGGGACTACTCCTCGCAGCGTCGTATGAGCACCTTCCCCGGGTACAAGGCGGGGAGGACTCCCTTCGAGGGACGCGACCAGATCGAGTGGCTGAAGGCAGCCCTACCGTCTTTTGGGGTCGTCCAGGCCTACAACGAGGTGGAAGAGGCCGACGATGCCATCGCGACTCTCGTCTCGGGTCGCCTCAAGGAGGATGTGAACGTCATCCTCTCGAACGACCGGGATCTTCTCCAGCTCGTGACTGCAACGACGACTGTCCTCGCTCCTTCGAGTGGTCTCCGCCCCGAGAAGCTCTTCGATGTCGATGCCGTGAAGGAGGAATACGGGGTTCCTCCGGGCAAGATGGTCTACTTCCGGGCCATGTCGGGAGACAGCTCGGACAAGATTCCTGGTGTTTTCAGGCTCCAGGAGAAGACCATCGTGCATTTGATCCGTACATACGGATCCATTGATGGCGTTTTTTCATCTTCTCTGCCAGAGTTGACGAAATCTCAGCAAGAGAAGATTCGTGCCTCTGAGGCACAGGTCAGGAAGAACGTGGGGCTCATGGCCCTCGTCTCGAACCTGGACCTTACTTTCGTCCACCCGATGACGAACCCGGAGGCAGCCTCGAAGCACCTCCAAGATGTTGATGTGAAGGTCGAGCCGATGTTGACGGCGTTCTTCCGTCTGGCGGAGTCCCCTACGAATACAACGTAGGCGGAAGGAAAATGATGTCGACTGGATACGTGATTTCGGTAGACCCGGCTACTTTGGCCAACCGCTTTCCTTCTGGTCGAGGGAACGAGGAGGAAGACCTCCTCCTCGATCGTCTCCAGATTCTTGAGGACACGGCTGCGGGCCTCATTCAAGAAGAGGATGACGATGATCCCATTGCAGAGTTCCTCTACTCGGGGGACTACGAAGATCGTCTGGCTCCGCTTCTAGATCGCATCCCCAAAAGGGAAGCCGATCTCATCTACCTCTACTACATTCAGAAGAAGCGTCAGGCGGATATCGCCGAGATCTTCGACGTCACCCAAGCCGCCATCTCCTATCGTCTCGATCGGGGTCTTCAGAGGATCAAGTTCCTCCTGTCGATCCCCCAAGTCACTGAGACCGAGCTTCGGCGCGACCTTCCCCTCATTCAAGATGGTCATCTCAAGCCTGCGTTCAAGGCCATCGATGTGGACATCTTGGTGGGGATGTGGTCGACGACCTGTCAGAGCGAAGTGGCGATGCGACTCGGCTTGACTCAGGGTCGAGTCCGGCATCGGTTCTTCAAGGCGGTGAAGCTTCTTGGTGAGGCCTCGGGGAAGGATGGTCGCTTCCTTCGCTATCACAAGGTCTTCGCTGCCATTTCGAACAAGAAGTTCAACATCCTCCGTGAGGTGAAGCTCCCCCAGTGGGCGGACCGGGGAGGCGATGCTCTTGACGGGTAGGTAGCCCCTGAGAGGGCGGAAGGTACGCATCGGAACATCGCCTCCGTGATCCATGCCCTTTCCAAAGCAGACCCTATGCCAGGTCCAGAGACATCGGGGTAGCCTGGCATTTTCGTATTTCGCTTCGTCTGAAGGGTGCTCTTGTCGCGGCACCCTGCCCCACTGGGGCATGAAATCTCGAAACACGGCTGTTTTCCAGCCAACATCAGTGTTTTCTTTTATCGTTTACGCAGAGATGAGGCCGAGCCTTGCCTATCTCTGCGTCCAATCTCCAAACCCAAGAATACCAGTTCAAAGTCCAGACCCCCTCCGGTCTGTGGCGGTGGACGACTCGCGTCGATCTTTCGCAGGCAACCCCTGCCTACCAGATCCGTGACATCACCACCCCCTACGGTCTTCTTCGAGACTCGGTCCCCCTTCCCGGCGCTGTGGTCCAGGAGATGGGCAATTCGATTACGCTGCTCCAGCAACAGTTCGCCCCGTCGATTCTGTTGGGGTTGTCGAGCCTGACTTTTGTGGTCGATGAGGGTCGAGGCTTCAGTCTCCCCCAAGATATACAGATCACCAACAACGGAGTCTTCGGGTCTCTCCTCGGAACGGTGCTTACAACCTCCGCTTCCTGGGTGACGGTGGACCCCCAACGGGTGGGTGGGCTTGCCTCGGGTTCTGCGGGAGCCTCAAGCGTTGCTGTGGACTCTACGACGCTCGTGTCTGCGAACAGCCCCTATGCAGCCACGATCCTGATTCAGGACCCGTCTGCGGTGAACACTCCGCAGACGGTCTCTATCGCGATTGTGGTTCGGCCGTTGGCCATCATCAGCCTCAACCCCACTGCTCTCAACTTCGCTGTTGTGAAGCCGATCAGCGGTCCGTTTTCTGGGGTTCTGACCCAAACCTTCCAGATCACCAACACAGGTCCGACGGGATCTCTTCTCGACTACCAGATCCAAAAACTCTGTGGGTGTACGGATTGGTTGTTTTCCTTCAACCCCCCGTACAACACCCTTGCCTCTGGGGCCTCGCAAACGACAACGGTCAGGGTTCAGCCCCCGGACACGATGTGTCCGGGGACCTATACAGAGACCCTACGCGTGAGCGGGTACAGTCAGAACTACACTCAAGACGTCGTTGTGACTCTTGTCATTTCATGAGGATCCATGGCCAACTTTGATCTCAGCCAAATTCAGATCTCCGGGGCATCTGGCTTCGATTCTCTGTTCGATCGGGAACCGCAGATCGTGAAGCCCCTCAAGACCACTCGGCGACGAGTGGCGTCCCTTCAGGACCTTAAGGGGTTCCAGAGGGTTTCTGAGGACACGCTGGTCCGAAAGAGCGACAACGACCTCTGGGCGATCCGCAAGGAATCGAACGGGTCCTTCTTCATCGAGCGCTTGTTTGATGATGTCGAGCCTGTGAAGGGGTGAGCGGATCCATGGTGGCGTACAAGAAGACGTTGGCGGCTCTCGCAAAGAACGAGCGTATGAGGCTCGCAGCGGGTCCTGTATTGCCTCCTGACCCCTCTGGGGCACCTGGCGGGGCACCTCCTGGCGGGATGGCTCCTTCTCCTTTCGCGGACAATGCGAAGCGGACCATCCCGGCGAACTTCAAGTTCGACCCCCATTCGCTCAAGCCTCTTGCGCAGACCCTCTGGGCCTTGTCGATCTCCCTTGGCCACACACTGACGGCACACCGTCAGTTCGCCCGGGTGAAGTCTGCGACGGTATCTCCGGATGGGATGCTGGGTGGACGTGGGTACGTCATGGGGGTCAAGGACATTCGGCAGCGTCTCTACGAGGCGTCCGAAGCTCTTTCGGCCATCTGCGACACGATTCACGACGAGATCAACGCGCCCCATTGGAAGCCCCGGCTTGCCGAGCTGGAGAAGGATGAGGCGGATGACCTGAAGCGCCTTCTCACCGACGCCGAAGACAATCTCCAGAATCCTGAAGAGGAAGCTGAAGAGGACATGGAGGCTGTTGAAAACGGTGAGAAGGACAAGGGGCCTGGGGGAGGCAAGGACGTCTCTTGGAAGCCTGGAGGGGATGAGCGTTTCGACAAGCAGGAACCTGCCTCTTCGGTCCCTTCGGGAGGCGACCAGGAGACTCTGCATCGAGGCGGGCCCAAGCCTCCGAGCAAGAAGCAGGCGTCTTCACGCTACTCCTACGACTACACAGGCGGTCCTGTGGCGGAGTCGGGTCTCCCGAACGATGGCGAAGACGCTGTTGATCGGGCCGATTACTACCGGGGGCCGAAGGGCAACGGAGTCGCAATGGGGCCCGTGTCTGAGTCCGAGCTTCCTTCGGCGGATGGTGGTCCGCCGAAGGAGGACATCGACCTCCCCAATACCAGCCTTCGTGGGAAAGACCCCAGCAACCAACGTCCGAACTGGGATTCTCCGGTACACGAAACGTACATTCGCGACCCTTATCAGAGGCTCGACGATGCGATGATGAGGAGGGTTCCCCGTGGGTGATCTTGGCGATCTCGGTTCGTTCCTGAAGGATGGTTCTCTCGCAAATCTCGACTGGCTCAACGTGAATGAGTCGGACTACCGGGATCTCGACAACCTCCCCAAGCAGAACCTCGATGTGTCTCCTGACCTGGAGGCCCTCTGGGGGCATGACGGGTCGAACCCGACGAGTTTCGTACCCAACCGGGGAGATGCTCCTCGAACGGTGGGTGATCTCAGCGAGCAAGGGAACTTGCGAGCGGGGCCGGAGGATGTCGTGAAGGTTGCTCGGCTTGCGTTGATGCAGTCGAGCGACACACAGAAATTCCGAGCGGCTCTTGTGGGACGCTTTGACCAGAACACGCTTCGAGCGAATCGTGCGGTCATTGCTGGAGTTCTCGCCGAACGCGGGCTTCTGGGCAAGCTCTACATCTCTGCCGAGGACTTTCCTGGTTGCCATCGCGGCTCCAAGAAGCCCATCGAATTCGTCCGCAAATTCGCAGGGGATGCCAGGTTCGTCCTCGCGAAGCCGGCGTGCTCGGGCTGCATTCATTCCCAGAAGAGCCCTGTGGGATCCACACAGACTTGCTCTGTCTTCCACAAGGAGATCCAGATCGAGGTCCCGTACTCGGATGCTCTCGCGGCGGAAGTCGAGCAGATGCAGCGAGTAAAGGGGAAGGATATTCAGCACTTGGCCTCCGTCCCTCGGGAACGGGTGCGCCTCGCCATGCTGGCTCCGAACGTTCGTCTCGAAGGCCCGGCACCTCAGCCGAAGCCTGTAGAGGCAACGGACCGACTTCTTCGTCCGATCGAAGAGACGCCTCAGCTACAGCTCCCGGTGGACCTCACCTACATCCGGGCAACAGCTCGGGAGACGGCGGCAAAGGCCTTCACCAAGGGCGGGCTCACGGTCGCACAAGCACAGGACACCTTCTTCGCAATTGCTCATTCTCAGGACGAGAGCTTCCTCCTCAAGATGGCCGAACGCATGGCCGACCTCGCAGATGTCGAGCTGGCTCCTCGTGTCTACCAGGGGATGGGGGAGCAGGCGAAACCTCAGCTCATTGACAGGACCGAAGCGGAAGCTCAGCTCATTTCCGTCGCCAACCTCACGAAGAAGAAGGAGGCGGCCACCAAGATGATGCTGTCCGCCGACCGAGCCAGGCCGGTTGTGGAGCTGCTTCGTCGGGAGATGCTCAAGGGCCGAACTGCTGAAGATGTGGCGAGCATCTTGAAGCAGTCGTTTCAGTCGACGGACCTCCAGGCAACCAAGGACCACTGGGCACCCATCTTCCGTGAGGCGGGTGTTTTCGGCGTGCTCTACTCCACACAGGAGAGCTTCGACGATTGCCGGACCGGGCATGACTTCCTCGCGAAGCACAACCCCGGCATCAAGGTGATGGTCGCCGGCTCCAAGTGTGGCGGGTGCATCTACAACAAGATCGGCCGATGCCTCCTGTACGGGAGGCCCTTGGTGGCGTCCGCTGAAGCGGTTCTCACCTGGGATACGGCAGAGCGCCAGCTTCAGGAGCACAAGGCATCGGGGCGTATACAGCCCTGGGGTCCCACGGCTTCGGAATGGGGTGCTTCTCCTCGGGAGGCTCTCCAGAAGATGCATCGGTCGGCTTCTCTGAAGAGCGGGGCCACCTCGGCACCTACTCGAATGGAGGTCGTCAAGGCCTACCACAGCAGGTCTCAGGCGGTTCGAACCAGTGCGCTTGTCCGTCGAGACATCGTGAAGGTGGCCTCCCGCTTCATGAATGAGGGGCTCTACGGCAAGGACCTCCTCATGGCTCTCAAGGGGCGGTTCGACTCGCGGGACTTGGCGGCATCGGCGGAGGACTTGAGGCCGGTCATTGCGGAGCAGGGTCTCCAGGGGATCTACTTCGTCGATCCGAGCATCTACGACGATTACGGCAAGGGCTGTGAGGAGGCCTCCCGGCTGCATCGGGCTCGCCTGGTCGAGTACGTGAAGATCGGCTCACGCTGTGGGTCGTGCGTTCTTCAGACTCGTACGGGCTTCTGCTCGAAGCTCAACAAGCCTCTGGTCAACGAGCCTCCCTACTACGACAAGCTTGCCCAGCAACGGGAGATCATGGCTTCGGGAGCGGCTACCGAGATCCCGTTTAGCCAGATCATGAACAACGGTCAGTCGATGATGGTCGAGTACGAGATGCAGCACAGCCCGATGGACATCGACCTCAACCCTGTCACGACGGCGGCTGATGTCGATGTCGAGCTGGGGACGGCCAACCAGGGGTTCAGGCTGTGATACACCTTGCTCGTCGTGTCCTATCTCGATATCTGAAGCAGATTCGAGGGACAATGCCTGTTGAGGACTATTACGATGTGGTGCATTCGGAAGATATAGGCCAACAGGAAGGTTTCGTATTCCGTTTTCTACTCGCGGATCAACCCGTTGGACAACGGAAGCGAGATCGCGAGCTTGCGACCCCCATCAACCGTACACGGGGGATTGACGAGAAAATTCAAAAGGACAACGCGAGGACGGATGATAGCCACGATGATGCTGTGGAGCCGGATCGACGGGACATCTTGCCTTCGGATGTCTTCTCTCCTTCGCCTCGCAGCATGAGCGTTCGCAACTTCGCCGAGACAGGCGAAGACCAAGACAAGGTGCTTCGTACCCAGGTCCACAAGGACAAGGGGTGGGACACCGTCAAAAATCTCTCTCAGTACCTCATTCGGACCGAAGGCGGAGGGGACACCCCTCCAGCCGGGAAGAACCTGAAGTAAAATGGCAACTGCAACCGACGAAACCATCAAGGACGCGACACTCGAAGACGCTGCCGAGGATGCCTATGACGAGACGGATCCGGGGGCGGATCCGATCGAGCCGGATGATGTGGAAGAAGAGACCGAGGTCCTCCCGGACAACGTGCGGAAGCTCCCTCTGCACTCGCTCGCGGACAAGGACGGCATCATCAAGGTCAAGAGGAGTCGAGGTCGCCCGCGCACCGTTAACCGGAAGCCGGACATCTCGGACCTCGAATACCATGCCGAGATGAGCGAGGAGAAGCGGAAGTACATCGCCACGGATCCCGTCGTCATTGCTGCCAGTGGCCATGGCGAAGCGATGGTCATGCTCCGTGTCATTCGTTCCGAGATCGCGAAGGAGCAGGCTGCGCTGGCCTTCCAGCGAGGTGAAACCGAGAAGTACGGCAAGGACACCGCACAGGTCTCCAGCCGTCGGATCGAGGCTCTCACCAAGATCGCCAACATCGAGCTGGAGATGAAGAAGCTTGGCGGGGACGTCGTCGACTTCCGCGGGGAGCGATTCCAGAAGGTCTTCCAACTGTGGGTTTCGACCCTTCAGGAAATCGCCGAGGAAATCCTCTCTCCGGAGCAGATCGACCTCTTCTTCAACCGCTTCGCAACGAAGATGGATGGTTGGGAGGACCGCGCTTCGAGCGTGGCACGGTGATCCATGGCATCCCCCAAAACCAAAGCTGAGAATGCTGGGACGAGCCTTGCAGCGCTCGTTCGAACAGCAGGGCAGCAGGCAAAGACAACGGTTGTTGAGAACCTCGAAAAGGAGGCCCTCTCCCAAATCGAGGTCGTCGATGGGGACCCCCCGGCTCAAGTACGGCCCGCGACGGCTCGTATTTTCAGCATCCTCGACTACATCGAACAGCCTTGGGGGTTGAATCTCACCCTCTATCCTGTCCAGAAATTCATCGTCAAGCTCTACTACCACCTACCGTTGGAAAGCAAGGTCAAGACCATTGAGGTCAAGGACATGTTCAATACGGTTCTGTTGCACCATTTCACCGAAGTGGAGTACCTCAAGTTCTTGTACGAAGATGGCCGTTGCAACATCGGCGTACAGGATCATATACGCCGAGAACTCCTACTTTCCATAGGTCGTCGTGGGGGAAAATGTGTTACAGGTGACACATTGGTCCTCACCGACCATGGTATCATTCCTATTGAAGAGCTGGGTACAGCTTCGAAAGAGGACTTCTCTGAATTGAAAGTTGGTGTTGCTCAGGAAGGATCTACCTTGTCTGAGTCCTCCCACTTCTACAATGGTGGGGTGAAGCCGACATACCGTCTTCGTACGAAGGCTGGGTATTCGATCTGCGGTACGGGAAATCACCGCGTTCGAGTCATGACTTCCTCAGGCAAAGTCGACTGGCGGTATCTCGATGAGCTACGTCAAGGAGACTTCGTCGCGATCCATCGTGGGACGGACTTGTGGGCTTCCGAGAATCTCGACCTTGAGCCTTTCCACAACGGAGATGGTCACAAGGATGTCAAGCTTCCTGGTGTTCTGGATGAGAAGCTTGGAAACCTGCTCGGGTATCTAGTCGGGGATGGTACTTGGGGGGACGGGCACGCTATCTCTCTCACGGTCGAGCACCACGAGACGTGGCGTCATCTTCGATCTCTCATTTCAGAAGTGTTCGGGGCTCCCCGCGTCCAGATGGACAAGCGGACGAAGAATACAGGGCGGATCGAGTTCTGTAGCGTCCGAGCCCGAAGGTTCCTTGACGCATTGGGGTGGTCTCTCGATTGTACCCGAGACACCAAGATGATCCCTTGGGCCATCCTACGGTCTCCCAAGACGGTCGTCTGTGCCTTCCTCAGGGGTCTTTTTGAGACGGACGGCTGCGCTGAGTCTGGTGGGAGGAAGGTTACTTTCTCCACCGCCAGCTTCCAGTTGGCTCATGAGGTTCAGGTAGTTCTCTTGAACCTTGGGATTGTGTCTAGTGTTCACCGTAAATGGAACACCAAGACTGAGCGTTATTACGCTTATCTGAATTTGCTTGGGGTTCGATCTCGACGTCGGTTCGCAGAACTCGTCGGATTTGATTCGCTTAAAAAGCAACGCCCCCTGCTTGCATCTCTTCTCGTTGCTGAGGAAGGGAAGTCGGATACAGAGAGCATTCCTCATCAGTACCGAAGGGTGCGAGATCTTCTTGAGTCTATTCCCAAGCGGAACCCGAGTCGTGGCGAGATGGGCTGGGGTCGATCGAAGCTCCGCCAGGCTATTGGTAATACCTGCAAGCCTGGTTCTGGGGAAGACTTGACGTATCATCGTCTAGCCAAAGCAATCAAAATCGCAGATGAGCTGGCGGCGAGGCATACCGAGATTGCTCATTTCGAAGAGCTTCTTCGTCTCGATTACTTTTACGATCCAGTGACTTCTGTGGAAGAAGGGGAGGATCAGGTCTACGATCTCTCTGTCCCTGTGGGTACATCCTTTGTTGCCAACGGGATGACGAACCACAACACAACATTATCGGGAATTTTCGCGAGCTATGAGGTCTACCGACTTCTGAATTTGGGGAACCCCCAAGGATACTACGGTCTTCCGAACGGTAACCGTATTCAGATCGTCAGCATCGCGACGGACAAGGATCAGGCAGGTCTTCTCTTCAACGAGGTGACCTCACACTTGAGTCGTTGCGAGTACTTCAAGCCCTACATCGCCAACAACACCCTGAGCCACATTCAGTTCAGGACCCCCCACGACATCGAGAAGTACGGGGCGACAAGCCGGCACGAGAACGGCAAGTTCACCTCGTTCAACGGCAAGGCGACCATGAGGGTCACCTTCAAGTCCTGTATCGCGAAGGGGCTTCGTGGCGCGGGTAATGCTGTCGTCATCATGGACGAGATGGCCCACTTCAAGGACACGGGGCAGTCGAGTGCGAAGGACATCTACGACGCCGTCACTCCTTCTACCGCCGCTTTCTCCCCGAAGGACCCCAACGACACGACGAAGCCAATTGGTGACGTCGAGGCTCGGGTTATCGCTATTTCGTCGCCTCTCAACAAGCAGGGGAAGTTCTACGAGCTGTATCACCAAGCAATGAGCGGAGGTGAGCCGGCCAAGAATATGATCGCGATTCAAGCTCCGACATGGGAAATCAATCCCACGGTTCCTGCCGACTACTACCGGCAGAAGTACCACGCCGATCCTCTGGTCTTCATGACCGAGCACGGGGCGCAATTCTCTGATCGTGTCCGTGGTTGGATCGAACGAGAGGTGGATCTCCTGGACTGCATTGATGCAAACCTACGTCCCAAGGAGGCGGGGCGTCCTCGTGAACCACACCAGATGGGGATCGACATCGGGCTCATGGGGGACGGGACGTCGATTTTCATCACTCATGTCGAGAACAACGAGATCGTTCTGGACTACCATGAGTCGTGGTATGCTGGTGTGGACTGGCGTGAGACGAATTCCCATCTTGGGGGTTCCCCCTCGATGGCCTATGCCCGCGGCCTGAAGGACGTCGAGCGCCTGGACTTCGAGGAGATCGGGAACTGGATCGAGAACCTGACCAAGAGGTTCTTCATCACCGCCGGGATCTTCGACCGTTGGAACGGTATCCCGCTGGAGCAGGCTCTCAACAAGAAGGGGCTCAAGCAGTTCAAGTCGGAACACTTCAAGCGCGACTTGTCGAGCCAGATATACCAGAACACGAAGCTCATGATGTTCGACCGGAAGCTCCGTCTCTATGACTGGCCCAAGGCCACGGTCGGGAACCGGCACTCTCCTTTCATTCAGGAGTTGCTGGGCCTTCAGGCTGAACAGGTCTCTCGGAACTTGGTCATCGTCTCGGCTTCTGAGACGGTTGGCCAGCATGACGACATGGCTGACGCCTTCGTTCGAGCCGTGTGGCTGTCTGCTCAGCGCATGACGAATACCCGGCTCGCTCTTGGTCCTTCGGACAGTCGCGGTCAGACGGGGATGGGCATGTCGCTCGCTCGCTACCAGATGGCTCGAGCCCGCAACCACGGTGGGTTCTCACAGCGGGTCGTGCCGAGGGGCAGCGGCATGGGGCTTCGGTCGCGAGGAGGCCGGTAGGTGAACGATCGGCCCGACCCTCCTCGTGTCTTTGCGAATCGTGTCATCAGGCAGATGATTGATCACATGCTGGCGGAGGACATGATCGCAGAGCCCAAGGACTATCTCACCATGCGGACGGCCTTCCGAGCCAAAGGAGGGTCGTGGAGTGCGATTGGTGAAGGGTCGACGAAGGACCTGGAAACCCTCAAGGACATCGTCATTGAATGGGGGCAGATGCCCGACCGTGAGAAGGAATCGGACAGGGAAATCTGATGCCTGAGCTACCTCGTACCAGGGACTCCTATACCCTCTCGAAGGGGGATACATTCACCGTCACGATCACGGACCGTATGGCTGTGGGTGGCTGGAAGGGTGGGCAGGGGGTTCAGTACACCTCCTCGGCCAAGGATGAGGTGACGGTCGATTACTCGGATGGGCTCTACGCGGGGTTCATGCTTTGGGGGTCCGACGAATCTTCGGACAAATTTACGGCGATGACGCAGAATCAGCCTGCGTACAAGTTCGTCGTTGTCGGGGCTGGGGGCTGGGTCATCATGACGACAACCTACGAGAAGTACACATACGCTTCTCGCATGGCAGGTCCTCCGTACGTGCCCATCGAATACCACGCCAGCGACCGGATGGTGTTCTCGCTTCGGGGGTACTGGACGAACGAGGATGAGTGGACTCTCTCGGGGGACCCGCGGGGAGCCAACAACTACTACATCGGCTTCCTGATCCAACGCCCTACTCCAGCTCGAAACGAGTATATGACACTCCAGGTCAGCATTTAGATGGAAATCGAACGAACCCGTGACGTCATCGTACTCGTTTCAGGCACGGCCAATCCCGTTGTCGTTGATGCCCTGATGGCCTCTCAAGGCTGGCCTGGGGGGCAAGCCGTAACGTGGAAAGACAGCCCTGACGACACCTTCATGGTCACGTTTTCGGACGGGACCTACGGGGGCTTCTTGCTGTGGGGGTCGAACGAGGCGGCCGACCAGCTCACGGCGATGACGGGGCAACAGTCGATCTACAGATACGCGACCCTGTGCTCGGGGACCTGGATCATCTCGACTTCGACCTTCGAGAAGTACACATACACGAGTCGAATGGCTGGCCCTCTTGTCGAGAACCTGTACGTTGAAGGGGGGCGGTTGACCTTCTCGCTTCGAGGGTACTGGACTGTTGAGGATGAATGGACGCTTTCGGGGGACCCTCGCGCTCCCAACGACTACTTCATCGGGTATGTTGCTCAGGCTCCGAGCCTAATCACCAAAAACTACTTGACGGTTCAAACCTCGATCTGACCATGGACATCAACTTCCGAGGGATCGATATCATCCGGGGTCGTGACTGCACGATCTTCATCAAGGGGGATACCTACGCTGTGACTGTGGACTCTGCCCTGCTCGCGAATGGGTGGGTTGGGGGTCAAGGTGTGCAGTGGGTGGACTCGGATACGGATGAGCGAGTCGTTACGTATTCCAAGGGGTTGTACGGAGGGATTCTCATTTGGGGGTCCGACGAGCAGGGGGATCGCTACACAGCAATGACCCAACAACAGCTCGTCTACTCGACGGCTGTGATGATGGTGGGCCGGGGGCTCATCTCGACTCTTGCTTATGAGAAGTACACGTATGCAAGTCGACTGATGGGGCCTCTCGTCCCCATCGTCTACATGCCGCACGACATCTTGTACTTGTCCCTCCGAGGGTACTGGACGAACGAGGATGAGCTGACGCTGTCTTCCGATCCTCTGGCCCCCTGCTTCTTCACGGGATTCGTGGCTCAAGTTCCGAAGGTCAACAACCAATTCCAGCTCGGCATTCAGACTTCGATGTGAGGCTGTTTGTCGCCCGAGAGCATGTGAGTTTCGATGCCGCACCAAAATCCCGCTCGTATGGCTCCCGAGGAGATTGTTCGCGAGATCCGGACCCTACAGAGTGGGATCGAGCAGAACACCTTGCGAATCTCGGAGTTGTCCTTGTCCCTCTACAGCAGGGCTCGCCGTCGGAAGCTGGCTCTACCTGGGCAAGAGGAGCCGAAAGACACGGTCCCCTACATCGTGTTCGCGAACTCGTGGGCGAGGATGTCCAGCTCTCTTCGTAACGGCGTGCAGAGGATGGCACGCACCGATAGGGTCTTCACTCGGCATACCATCCCCGACCTGGAAGAGACCCCCAAAAAGGAACGCCCCGCTGTTCTCCCGGTCTTGGCCCCGGAGTTCGAGGACGACGATCCGATGGAAGACCTTGTGTCCCTCTATGGTGGGGAGATCGTAAACGATGCCCGCCCGCGGTAGAATTTCCAACGCCACCACGCGATTCACTTCGATGCCGTCGCAAAACCGTCGGCATACAACTCCACATATTGCGCAGGGGGAAGGTGGGGGTCGTACCCCGCTCACCCCCAACGAGCGTGAAGCCCGGCGGCAGCAACGTGCCATACGTCAAAACAACCGCACCGCGGCGATGAATGGCGCGTTCTCGGTGGACAACATCGGGGGCTCCAACACGGTTCAGGCTGGAGCACAGCAGACGTTCTCCGTCCAGATGTCCACGGACTTTCTGGAGCTTCCGCAGTCGATTCAAGAGAAGCGGGAGATTTACAAGCACTTTTACAACTCGGATCCGATCGTTGGGCAGGCTATCGACCTGCACACGGAGCTGCCTCTCTCGAAGGTTCGTCTGGCTACTCCGAAGCCCACCACAACTCCGAAGGGTTTCAAGAGCCCCGAGGACTACGGCAAGTACATCCTCTCTCGCTTCGAGAAGATGTGTAGGAAGGTGAAGCTGTTCCAGCGACTCATCACGGCTGTCCACCACTACTGGCTCGACGGGACATGCTGCATCTTCGCTGAGGACTCGGATGTCCAGGTTCCGTCTGAAATTGGGTATGACCGTCAAGTTGAGCTTCGAAGCTCGATCGATGACGAAGGCAACCCGATTGAAACGAAGGAAGACATCTGGGTTGAGCGTCCTGATCGAGAAGAGCAGGAACTCGCGCATTACCAGAAGAACTACAAGGGGTGGGACCGGCTGATCGTTGTCCCTGTCGACCAGATCCGAGTCACGGCGTGGTCGTTCTCCGACCGCTTTCGTGTGGAGCTGATTCCCTCGGACCGTGATCGGGCAATCGTCGAGCAGGCTCGCATGGGAGACCCGGATGCCGAAGAGATGGCCTCCGACATCCCTGATGAGGTTCGCGAGCACATCGAGGATGGGCGGCTCATCCCTCTTGGAACGGACCCCGACGAGGGGAGCTTTGCGTTCATCCTGACAGGACGCAAACAAGCAGGGGAAGAGCTGGGGGCGAGCATCCTCGATCGTTGTTTGAGAACTTTATTTTACCGAGAGAAGCTCCGCCAGGCGCAGACGCAGATCGCCAGCCGGGCCATGACTCCGAAGCGCATCGTGTGGGCCGAAGACATCTCGGACGACGATTGCGAGCAGCTTCGAGAGCAGGTCGACCTTTCGTTGGTCGACCCCGACTACTCGATCGTGGCCAACTACGAGATCCACTGGGAAGAGATGGGGTCGAAGGACCGCCTCTTGGACCTCTCGGGGGAGTACGAGATCACGGATCGCCAGCTCCACGCGGGGCTTGGCGTCACGGAATCGCTTCTCTCGGGGGAGTCTCTCTACTCGGGAGACCGGCTCAAGCTGGAGGTCATCAACACCCGCTACTTGTTCCTCCGGGAGATCCTTCAGGAGTACGTCGAGGAGTACCTGTTCAAGCCGGTTGCCCGTCGCATGGGCTTCGTCGAGAAGGATGAATGGGGCGAAGAGGTCGTGCTTTTTCCCAAGCTGTCGTTCACCCGGCTACCTCTTCGAGACAGCCAAGACACGTACGACGCGCTCTTCAACCTCTATCAAAAGGGCTCAATCTCGATCGATGTCATCCTGGAAATGTTCAACATCGACCCGAACGACACCAAGCTCAAGATCGAAAAGGATATGTTTACCACCAACGACGCGACCTTCAACGAGGTCATGCGTGGCATCTATGGTGCGGTGGGGCAAAAGCTGGCTGACTCGACGGACGTCACTGAGAAGATCGCTGCCTACCTCAAGCTCAAGATGACGGCACAGCCTGAAGGCGAGGGTGAGGATCGATTTGGTTGATGTGTATCCTTCTATCAGGCGTGTCTGGTGATGTTGCATTGGGCGACGAAGGATACGCATGAGCGGGAAGAGGAAGAGGCCGAGCGCCTTGTCCGTCCCGCCCCGAAGATCAAGCCTCCTCGGCGGGATCGTCGGCGGGAACAGGTGCGTCCTGAATCTGATCCGGACCTGAAGAACGAGTCCTCCAAAGACTTTTCCCTCAACTACAAGGGTTCTTTGAAGGGTCGTATCGTCGATCGCTTCCTCGAAGCCGCGAAGGACAACGGGAAGGTCAAGGTCGTCCGCAAGGAGACCGGAGAGACCACCTACATCAAGCCGGAGACGTTGAAGCAACGCTCCGACGAGTACTCCTTGCCCGAGGATGGGGACTCGGGTCCGGCATGGGCGCCCGAGGATCACGAAGCCCACATGCAGGGCAAGAAGCTCTGGGATGCTTCGAAGGCTGATCCCGAGCTGGCGTCGGTCTTCAAAGATCTGCTCAACCCGACCTCGCAAGGTGGCGGGTATGTGGCGAAGAGCACCCCCAATCTGCCCGCAGAGATCATGATGCGGGGGCGTCCTCTCCCCGAAGGCGTCAAGACTCTTGGGCAGCTCGTCAAGGTCTTGAACCAGGGGAAGAAGAACCCCCCCAAGGCTCAAGAAGCACCCAAAGCTCCGGAGCCCCCCAAGGCGGAAGCTCCGGAAGCAGAGAAGGGTCCTGAAGAGGCTCCGAAGGGTCTTCCCCCTTCGGAGCCTCTTCAGGACCCTGATGAAGCTTCCGAGAAGCCCAAGGAAGACGCGAAGAAGCCCGAGAAGGCTCCTGAAGAGCCTCCGAAGGGCAAGGGGAAGACTCCAGAGCCGAAGAGGCGTCAGGCGGAAGAGTGGGAGCACATGGCCGCGAAGTCGGCCATTCTCGAAAACCTACCCCGTGGCGCCATGCGGGAGGGCTTGCTCGATGCGAACCTCCATCCGGATGATGTGGCGGATATCCTCGCGACCTACCATGCGGCCCGCTCGGGGGACATGGGGGCAAAGGCGGCGGAGAAGCTGCTCGGGAAGGCTCGGCATTGGTTTCAGCCGGACCCCACGAAGGTGTCTCTACCGAAGACGGGGAAGGACCAGGCTGGGAATGAGGTCCCGTTCGCCGAGCTTTCGCCTGATGAGCAGGCTGAGGCTGGGGCTCAACACCGAAATCGAACGGTGGCTTTGAGTCTTGCTGCGCATGACCAGGTGACTCGGTCGCTCACCCGTACGTTGGGGGCTCCCCCGGCGTTGGCTGACTTACTTTCCGCCTTCCTTCTACAGCAGAAGCCGCCGAAGGAAGGCGAGAAGGTCGACCCCGAGAAGGATGCTGCTCAGTCGAAAGATCTTGCCTCGAAGGTCTTCCAGAAGGTTCTGATGGAGGGCAAGGATGAGAAGATCGCCCCGGGGACGATCAAGAACGTCCTGGAGTTCACCCAGAGCAACCCGGCAGCTGAGCGTCTCGCGGTCTCCTACTTCCAAGCTCGTGACTACCAGACAGCTCGGTCTCGATTTCTAGACCCATCGTCTCCCGAGCACATCTCGGAGCACCAAGGACCTACGGACATTGCTCGTGGGGTGGTCGATGGCAGCCGGTTCCTCATGGATCGCTCTCGGCTTTACCCGCCCATGGCTATCACACAGGACCCTGCGGGAGCTTTCCGGAACCGAGTGCTGAAGCATGTTCAGACGCTCAACCCGGAGAAGTACCCCTTCGTTCGGAATCATGTCGACAAGTACGAACGTCAGCTCTTCGATTCGGAGACTGCCCGTCACGAGAAGCTCGTGACGCGGACCATGGATCGGTACGAGAAGGTTGTTCAGAAGGTTCTCGACAAGCACGACAAGAGTATTGAAAAGCTCCGCTCGAAACATGAGGGGACCCTCGACGAGTACAAGGAGAAGGCCAAGGTCTTCGACAAGGACTACCGAAAATACGTCAAAGAGAAGGTCAAGTTCCAGAAGTTCGTGCAAGAAGCCATGCGCAAGGGGAAGGACTATCGCGAGTCTCCTACCCAGGGGATGGAGCCGCCGAAGCCCCCTGAGCCGCCGAAGCCCCCGCCGGATCTGGACTTGCCTGACGTCCCTGAACTGCCTCCGGAACCGGAACTCCCCGAGCCTCCGGCGAAGCCGGTCCGGTATGGGTTGGGGGATGAAGACCAGGAAGAGGAGCGGGAACGACTCTGGGACGAGCAAAATCGCCAGATGACGGCCTCGTTTTCTTCTTATTCAGGGAGCAAGTCGATGGGTCTTCAGAACCGCCAGGCTGTCTATTGGGGGGTTGCCCCCTACCCGAAGGGGCATGAGGGCTTCGCCCCCTATACGAAGTGGAATCAAGTCCACGATCGTGATCTTGGGGAGAAGGATTTCACGAAGGTCCTCAAGTCGGCAAGGGAGTGGCTCAAAGCCCCTGTGTTGTCGAAGTCTGTGGAAGGGATTGAGCGGGACACCCAGCTACGGGCCGCTCTTGACCTCGCCATTCAAACGCTCGAAGACGGGAGGTACTCTGCGGGTTTCGACCCCAAGACGTACAACTCTCTTCTCGCTCGGTTGGTTGGGAAGTCCGAAGACGAAACGCTGTTGACGGTCCATGCAGCCGCTGCTCACGGATCCGTTTATGTTGCTACAGGAGAAGAACCCATGAGCGCATCCGCCGTAATCCGCAAGCAGGCCGCCGAAATGGCATCCACCAACCCCTCCGCCGCGTACGATCTCATCGTCCTCGCGGACAAGGTCGCTCAGGAAGAGCAACAGGAGAAGGCTCAGCAGTCCCAGGAACAGCAGAAGCAGGGTGGACAGGTGCCTCCCCAGTTCCTTGAGCACATGAAGGGCAAGGGGGACAAGAAGGACGACCAGAAGGACGACCAGGGTCAGGAACAGCAGAAGCAGGCTGCCTCCTACCGTGCCTTGAAGGCGTCGGTCATCGACTTCGCCACGAAGAACCCGGCGATGCGTCCCCACATCCGGCCGATTCTCCAGACCATCAAGAACCTCGGCTGAGGGCCTGAGTCGCTCAGGGATCCTGAGCGACCCCCTTCCACCCCCGGAGAATTCTCAATGAGCAACATGAAGTTCGCGTCCAAGGACGCCAGCCGTATCCTCGGGCGTCTCGACGTCCTCGCCAAGACCATCCAGGAGAAGTACGCCGACTTCGGTTTCTCCTTCGATGATGCCAAGGGGATGGTCAACGATCTCGACACCGTGGCCGATCGTGTCGAGATCGACTCCTTCGGCAAGGAGTCGTTCACCTCTCGTCAGGCGGAGGTGCTCCAGAAGGAGTCCGACGAGCCGTACATGGGAACGTACAAGAACCCCATGCAGCCCATTCAGACGGAGTCCGACGAGCCGTACATGAAGGCTTACGGGGATGACCAGTCGTCGGCTGTGATTCACGGCAAGGCGGAGAACGGTCGGCCTCTCGCACAGGGCCACTGATCCGGCTCTGTCCCGAAATGAACTCCGACGAGAAGTCTTCAATGGGGTCGTCCCACGAAATGACCATCCTGGTGAAGTGGCGGGAAGGGCTGACGTGAGTATCGATTATTGGGCATTGGCAGCCGACTTCAAGACTGGGGATACCGTGCAACGGTTCGCTCCCGGTCTTGGGGGTCTATCGCTATCGCCCTTCATGGGGAGGGTGACGGCGGTCCACAAGGGCTTGGGAGTCCTCGATGTCCAGTGGCCCTATGGTGTGGAACGCATGTTTCCAGACGACATCGTTCGGGTCGACCCTCGTCTGTCCGTGTATCTTCCTCCGACGCTCGACCAGTCGTACTCCTCGTACGACACCCAAAAGCAAGCCTCCGCTGGGACCTGGCGCACGCTGGAGGTCCCTCCTGACTTCCACAGGCACCTCGCTCAGCTTTGGGCCCGCAAGGCGAGCGACGTTTTGGCTTACGACGAGCTGTGGAAGAAGTACGGCTCTTCGGTCTCGGATGCCATTCTACAGAGTGAGGTGCAGAAGTTCTACACCGTTGCCTCAACTCTTGTGGATCTGCGGATTCAGCAACACGCCATCAAGACGGCGGCATACTGGGTTTCGCAGAATCGGCAGTATCGGGTGACGAGCGAGGAGCACAACAGCCAGAAGCCTCTCTGCCCTCGGTGCGGCAGCATGATGAGGAAGACCACCTACAAGATGGACAAGGGGGCACGGATGCGCCTCTTCGCCTGCCCCAAGGACCTCTTCCTTGTCAAGCAAACGGACCTTCTCGGACCTGGTGGAGAACCCATCGAATGGTGACAGGTGCTCGTGTTATCCAGCGCTTCTACCAAGAGAAGGCAGCCACCGAATCTGCTCAACTCGCTCAGCAGATCAAGGATCTGTTGGGTGCTATTGAGAAGGCTCAAAGCCAGGCTTCAAAAGCTGAGGCTGCGGGACAACTCGGTAGGGCAGATGGCCTTCGATCCAAGATCCGGGACTTCCGCCAGAAGCTCGAACGTGCTGAGCATGACCATGTGATGGCCTTGGACCGTGAGGCGCCCTTTGAGGCGGAGGAATCCAAGTGAGTACCGTTGATGCGGGATGGTTCCACAAGGACCTGAAGGACTTGGGGGATGGGGAGGGGAACTCTTACAACCTCGTGGGTCGTAATGGTATTCGCTACCCCTTCGACCATGGGATCGTGATCGAAGGGGTAGCGAAGGACGGTCTGTTCCATGTCCAACAGGCTGGAGACAAGCTGGGGGTGAAGAACTCCCTCGCGGAAGCCAAAGCTCTGGCTCTCTCCAAGGCGGACTTCATGAAGTACGAGTACATGACAGGGATCCTGGCGACTCGTGTCCTTGCTCGTTTTCAAGCTGAATCGAAGGACGGCAAGCACCTTCCCACTCAGAAATGAGCCACTAAATGGCCTTCCTACGATACGCAAACGCAGCCATCGTCAAGCCGGACATCAAGTTCGCCGGCTGGGATGAGGTCAAGAGCAAGAGTCAGACGAAGGGGAACCCCTTTGCTGATCGTGCCGCTGCCAAGGTCGTCTTCCAGAAGTACGACCCTTCGAGCTTCATGCTCTCCCACTGCACGATCATCGCCTCGGTCGACACAGAGGAGAGCCCGGCAGAGCTTGGGGATCAGGTTGTTGCGGGCTTCCCGATCAACCGCAAGTACAAAGATTGGCTGATCGCCCCCAAGACGTCGAAGTATATCAACAACAACCACGACGCCTGGGAGCGGAAGCTCCTCTTGTCGTGCTTCCGTACGTTCATCGGCGGGGAGAACTACGTCGAACACATTCAGATCCCGGAGATGTCTCGCGGGAAGATCATCGATGCAGCGGCTCGGGACATCGGGGACTCCATATATGTGGACATTCTCGTGGCCACCGATAGGAAGCACCGCCCCCTCATCTCGGCCATCACGAGCGGGCAGCTTCAGACCCTCTCGATGGGGTGCCAGGTTGAGTTCACCGTCTGTACGAAGTGCGGCAACGTCGCCTACGACGAGACGCAGCTCTGCCCCGACATTCGTTACGCCAAGGGCAATGAATGGGTCGACGACTTCGGCAACAAGCGTCGAATTGCAGAGCTGTGCGGGCACATCGCAGACGAACCCGGGAGCGTCAAGTTCATCGAGGCGAGCTGGGTTGCAAACCCAGCTTTCACTGGTGCCGTCCTCCGCAGCATCCTATCTCCCGAAGAGATTGCTTCTTATGGGGGTCAGATTCAGGCGGCATTCGCTGGGGGCACCCGGGTGGCAAATCCGGATCTCTTCCAGAAGGCTGCCTACAGCCTCATCCGGCAAGCTCAATTTGGGGGTGACGATACTCAGGAAAAGGAAGATGTCACCAAGCCGCCTACTCCCGCCCCCAAGGCACCGGAGAAGGCTCCCTTTGACAAGGCCGTTGATGACCTCGCAGCTACCCTCCAGGAGAAAGCTCTGGAGAAGGTGCGTGGGGACATGGCCAAGAGCGATTCCCCGATTGGGGACGCGAACAACAACGACAACCTCATCAAGTCCGCTCTCCGGAATCCTATTTGGAAAGAGGTGGCTCGTTCCTTGGTGGCGACTGTTGGGGGTGGTAGGTCTGCACGGCAAACCCTTTTGGGTCTCATCCTCCTCAAGACGGGTGGTTGGGGTGCCGTGCAAGCTTCGAAGATGCTCAGCGGACGTGAAATCCTGGCTGTTTCTCGTATTGTGGACCTTGCAAGCAAGCGAACCATGATGGCGGGAGAGGGTCGGATCTATCGAGCCGTGGTCGCGGTTGGGGGGACGTCCCGCTATCGTGATGTCACGCAATACATGACGGCTTGCTGTCATGCCCTCGGACGTGAGCCCTCCGAGGACGAGAAGAAGGCACTCTTGGTCAAGGGTCAACTCTTCTCGCTGGGTGCGTGATTCTGTTTATAATTCGTCAGCCTACGTAAAACACGGTCGAGAACTTCTTCTCATCGTCTTCGGAGGCTGTCCCGATAGGGAGTCAAGACATGCGTACACGCACCACCTGGAACCGAGATCAGATCAAGCAGGGGTCGTCGCGGACGGCAGAGGATCCCCGGTCCATGAATCAGGACCACCTCAGCCAACAGCCTTCGGCGGACAAGTACACCAACGGAGATCCGTCTTCATGGGCGGAGGACATTCACTCCCCCAATGAGTGGGAGAAGGAGTACTCGGGTGGGCAGACCAAGCGTGACGAGATCGGCATGCCGGAGAAGCGCCCCGAAACCTACAACCATCCTGAGAAGACGGCTGCGGCCGGGAACGAAGAGTTCTACATGAAGAAGGCCGATTTCACCGTCAAGCTCGCAAGGATGATGCTCGGCAACACGGCACCTGAGTCGGCCATCGAGGATCAGGCGGTCAATCTGATGCATGTGCCGGATACGGCCCTCATCGCGACCTACGCCAGCCTCTCCGAGCGTCTCGCTCAGCAGGGTCAGTCACAGGAAGAGAAGGATCAGGAGCAGACTCAGCAGAAGCAGGCTGCCCTCCAGCTCCGCGCTCAGAAAGCCTTCCAAGCTGGTGATCTCGCCGGAGCCAAGCTGGCTCTCGATGAGGCCCTCGCCATGCCGGCCCCCACTGCGACGACTCCTGTCGACACCTCGACGGCCCCCTCGACCAGTGTCGCTGCGCCCGCGGCCATGCAGAGCACCCAGGCCCCCGCGGTGTCTGCGGACATCATGCAGGTTGTCCAGGCGGCTGTCACCGCTGCTCTCAAGCAGGCGGGTGTCCTTCGCGCGAACGATCAGCAGATGCCGCAACAGCAGCAGGTCTCGCAGCAGCAGATGCCCCAGATGCAGCAGTCGCAGCAGCAGATGCCGCAACAGCAGGTCTCACAGCAGGCTCCTCCGATGCAACAGCAGTCGGATGACGCTCTCCTCGACGACCTCATGGGCGGGATGGGCGGCGGCGACATGTCCGAGTCGGACATCGAGCTGGACGCCCCTCCGATGGACCTCGGCGATGGTGGGGAGATGCAGCTCGGTCCGGAGGACGACGTCCTCCGGACCCTCTTCGCAACCCAGGAGTCGCAGGACGCGGAGCAGGCACAGCAGGATCAGCAGGGCGCGCAACAGCAGAAGCAGGCTGGCATGGGCCGCACGGCTTCGACTCGCACGGTCGGGACTCGTCCCACGGGCGGCGTCTCGCGGGTCGGTGGCGGAGTGGCTGGCTCGGGCAATCGCTCAGGCAATGACATCGACAAGCTCTCGGCCCTCTGGCCCTCGGCTCCCGATGTTCGCGACGCCTTCAACATGAAGTGAACCAGCCGTCTGAAAGGACCTCTGGTGCGCCCTCACGGGCGGGATCGAATCGAATTAACACCCGAAATCACGCCACGCTAAGGGAGTAGATACAAAATGAGTTCCTTCGCCATCGGCGGACAGTCTTCGGGTGACTTCAAGGAGACCGCAGCTCGGGTCCAGCTTCTCAACATCGTCACACGCAACAGCGTGGGTGTTCTGACGCCGGATTCGTTCACGCAGGCCAATCCCCCCGTCGTCACCACGCAGAAGTCCACCACCCTTTCGAACATCAGCAAACTCGGAGTGCTTGGAGGCAGCATCGCCTTCACTCGCTACGACTACGGCAATGGGTTCCACGGTGGACCTGTCAAGGTCTCGGGTGCCTACGACGCCAAGATCAAGCCGCTGGGCATCTACCTGAACGACAGCCTCGGGAACGCCTTCGAGAACACCCCTGGTGTCGCCTCGAACCGTGGTCCCTACGCCTGTGGCTCGGGGACGACTGTGGGCCTCTCGGTCTACGAGACCAAGAAGCAGCTCGCGACCACACCGGGTGATGTCATCACCTACGCGGCTGGCGATGCGGTCTACGCCTCGGTCAACGGACTCGTCACGAACGTCCTCGCGGACGCCTACGAGTACAACGTCTCTGGTCAGGGCTTCGTGTACTTCGTGACCCTGATCGGCATCGTGAAGGTGGCTCCGGACGCCAACTCGTCGCTCCTCGTGATCGACCTGCGGGTCTGATCCAACACCGGATTTCTGAGGAGCAAAAGAGGACGACATGAACAACCAGGTTTCCAACGAGCTGAAGCAGCAAATCATCAGCGAGTACATCAAGACGGCCGCCGGCCGTGCAAAGCTCGCTGCGTCGATGATCCAGCCCCTTCGGCTGCGTCGTGACTACACCGCGGTCGGTCGCAAGACCTTCCTCGTCGAGCAGCTACCGGATGGAGCGTTGCCGATCTATGACAAGGACCCCGACGTCACGGCCTTCGTGGTCGGCGAGGAGGGTCAGAACATCCTCGCGATCCAGAAGCCGCGTCGGGTCATCTTCCCGCTGTTTGAGATCGCCTCGAACCCCGAGATCCCGCTCACGCAGATCAAGGAGCGTCGCTTCGACCTCATCGAGCGTTCGCAGGACCTCGCGAAGGCCCAGATCCAGGCCGCCGAAGATGAGCGCGTCTTCACGGTTCTCGACTCGATCGCCGTTTCCGGCTTCGACACCCTCCCCGGGCAGTCGAACCCTGACGTCGCGGTGGTGGCCCCCATCTCTCCGGCCGTCCTCGCGGACGCGTTCGCCGAGATCGAGCGTCACGACCTTCGGGTTGCCCGGATCTACATGAACGCGGTCGACTACGCGGACATCCGCAAGTTCGGCCGTGACATCCTGGACATCGAGAGCCAGGCCACCCTCCTCAAGACTGGCCTCCAGGCCGTCCTCTGGGGTGCGCAGATCATCACGTCGAGGCTCGTCCCCGTCGGGTTCGTCTACATCTGCGCGGAGCCCGAGAACTTCGGTCGCTTCCCGGTCCGCACGGAGCTGACGGTCCTCTCGGCCGACGATCCCAAGGCCCGCACGATCGGCTTCTCGTGTTTTGAGAACGTCGGCATTGGTGCCTTCAACCCCAAGGCACTCACTCGGGTGGTTGTGCAGCGTTTCTAGTCGCTGAGCTGGCCTGAAAAGGCCAGAAAAGAAAAGGCCCTGCTCGGGAAACCGGGTGGGGCCTTTCTCTTTGGTGTATATTCGGGCGATGACGAAAGAAGAACTAGCCGCTCTCAAAGAGCAAATCTTTCAGGTGTGCACTTGCAGACTTGGGGTTGAGCTACTCCAAGAGTTCGAGCTGCTCCGGGCCGTCATCGACGACGTCCTTCTTCGAGCCCTTGCCCTTCTTGAACTTCACGGGTTTCTGACGCTGCTCTTCGATGAAGGAGCGGATCACCGTGATGCAGTCTTCCTTCGCAATCCCAGATCGCATACACGCATAGAGTGTGATCTTCCAGTTACCGGGGACCACCTTGGCAACTGCTCGTCCCAGCTCGCGAAGATCCTCGATCCCCTCGGCTCGCTTCTTCTGCATGATGGTGAGGAGGCTGTCCATGAGGTGCTCACTACGCTGTCTTGAGGACAGCCTGAAAGTTTCTCTCCAGCTCGATGGTGTTGATCGGTCCCGTCGAGGTCTTGATGTACTTCAGACAGATGAGCAGGAGTTCGAGGGTGGTGGCCACGCCGTCGATCGCAGGAGCTTGGTCTCCTTGCTCCAGGCTATCGAGTTGAGCTTGAGCAACTTCTTGAACTGTATCGAGAGCGTCCATTTCCCCTCTACAGGTCGCAGGCGTTGACGATCAACCGACCGCTTCCGGGATGTCGTTCATGTCGGCCCACGTCCAGTAGCCTCCAGCCCCGACCCATTGCACGGTGGGGTTCCTCACCTGCCTCAGAACGTCGTCAGGTCCGGCGTCAGGGTGTCCAGGGCGGACCTGATCTTGGCTGTAGCCGTTGGTGATGGAGTGGATCCGGACCTTGTAGGTCCGACCAGCCGGCGGGCGATCTGGGCCGGTCGATCCCAGTTTGGTGCCCTTGGGGATGGTCACCCATTGCCCCTTGCTCACCTGGAACTTGGTGGGGTCGCAAAAACCGACGAATTTTTTGGGGGTAGTCACGCCTCTACCTACACCTCTACCAGCTCCAAGATCAACCCCTCGGATGCGGTAGTACACTTATCCGTTTGCTCTTGATGGGGACCTACATCTTCTTCAGGAGAGCGGACACATGGCATCGGAACAGATTGCATTTCGACACGGCGAACTCCAGCACTTCATCACGACCCGGGGCTTCACGCTTGGCAACATCGGCAACGGGCAACCCTTGACTCTCTCGAAGGGGACGGATGTCATGTTTGATGGGACCACAGCCGAAGTGAATGGGGGTCGCTACCCGATGCCGCAGCTTCGGGGGGCGTTCAAGGCTGGCTGGCTCATCCGCGCACAGAACTACGACGAGTTCGATACGACGTCGGAGCGTCCGCGTTCGGCGAACATCCAGGTCAAGCATGCAGCGGATGGTGGCAACCCACTCCGACCGAACCAGTCGAACTTTGCACGGGCTACGAGCGAAGATGTCGACGAGCGTGAGGTGGGAAACGTCACGGTTCATGCGAACTCGATTCGGGATCGCAACAACGGGTATGTCCCCGGCCAGCGGGTGACGGGGCAGGTCATCATCGAGCCGCAAGACGGCGTCGAGGTTCGAGCTGGTTTTCAGACTCCTTCGGGAGATGAGGCGAACCGGCACGCCCTCAACAGGTCGCAGCTTCGTGGGGACAATGTTGGGGGTCTTCTGCATCACGCGAACAACGTGGGTCAGATTGCTCCTGGGGAAGGCATCTCCGAAGAGGAGTACCTGGCTCGCATGAGTCCTCGCCAGAGGGATGAGTATCTCGCGCAGATCGAGATGCGCCGTTCGCAGTACGTCTCGGAGCCCCGTCAGTCCCAGCCGACGATGCTGGACAACAGTGGTTCTCGGGTGGTGGGTCGGGTTCAGAACCGCGGGTCGGAGACTCGGGAGGGGATCACTGCTAGCCTCTACACGGGCGGCGGGACCGAGACGGCCGACATGTCGGGGTATGACCAGGCTCCGGCTCGTTTGTCGACCATCACCCAGGATGGGATGACCTTCAGGACCACCAATGGTCCCCGAAGGGACGTCAACAACGTGGCCGAAGCCTCGGGAGCACCCACTCGGGTGGTCGCTTCGCTCAACCCTTCGCCGGCTGTGTCGGTCAAGGAAGCTCCGGCGAACGTTCGCCGGATGGTCGCCAAGCAGTTCTGTGCTGACTTCCCCGACAACTACGACTTCACGGTGTCCCCCCGGAAGAAGCTCGCTCGTCTCCAGGCCGACTACGAGGATCGTCACGATGTCCTCAAGGCCGTCTTCGCAGCCGAGGGCGACGACATGAAGGAGATGCTTCTTTCGGAGTTCCCCCAGGCTTTTGAGAGCTGAATCCCTAGTCCTCTTGTGAGCCGTCTCCCGGTGATGGAGATGGCTCATGACAGAATCTAGCGGCGGTTGTTTGAGTCGCGCTGGACACGAAAAGAACGCTTCCGGCGTCGTCGTGTACCTCATTGAAGAGCTGGGAGACGCTCGTCTCCGTACAGCACAACTCAAGAAATACGTTCAAGAAGCTGTCGATCTCATCGACAAGGCCGAAAATCGGGACCAGCTCTTCGAGGTGGCGGGGCATTTGATCCACGGGATCCCCGACATGCTGTTCAAGCTTGACAAGGCTTTGGACGCATCGGCCATGGCTGCCGCTCGTCTCGACTACGAAGAAATCAAGCAAAACCTCAAGCCTGAGAAGGCGGAGGAACTTGAGGATGTCCTTCAAGACATCCGTCTACCATACTTGAAGCGTCGATCTGAGGATGCAACCCCCAAGTCGACTCAGATTGACAACGTGCAGAGGACTACTCCCATGAAGAACACGAAAGAAGCGGCTGCGGAACTGATCAAGATGGCAGAGATTGCCGATGCAACGGGCAAGGTCCCGGTGGCTCGTCTCGTCTCGCTCATCGCCCACCTGGAAGGGAATCAGCGCCAGGCTGGGGACATCTCGAAGAAGGCTTCACGCTTCTTCCAACAGGCGGCAACGACCCTGTCGACGCAGAAGAACCCGAGCCGGACGCAGCTCGCTTCCGTCCTTCGGAAGGTGCTCGCCGACTCGATGCAGATGGATGCGGCGACCATGCAGTCCGCCATCTTCCAACAGGCCAACTCTCGCGAGGAGGTCATGAAGGGCTTCCAGAAGGCCAACCCCAGCATGTCGGATGCTGATGCCGAGAAGGCTGCCGATCAGTGGGAAAAGAACAAGAACGTCGTCAAGGACAAGCACTGACGTGTTCGGATGGGACCCTTCTGTGGCGGAGTACAAGCTCCCTGGAGGGGGTCCTTCTCCCCGTGGGATGTCTCTTGACAAAGACACCCCTTACCGAGAAGGTCTGACTGCCTTTTTCGTTGCCCACATGTTCTATATGGAGCGGGCTCCCGAACGTCGGCTGACTGCCGCTCGTGTCGAGCATATAGAGCAGGGGTTGTCGCGTCAAATTCGAGATCGAGCGAAGAAGTGCCAGGTGACTCTCAAAAGGGTGGACGCTGGCAATCTGCGTTGGATCTTCGCAGTCGATTCAGGCAAGGGTCCAAAGGTCGTTCGGCTCAAGGCAACCAGGCTTGGGAAAGTCGTCCGGTTGACCAAAATGGACCTTCATTTCGCGTGCTCGTGTCCTTCCTGGCAGTGGCAGGGTCCTGAATATCATGCGAAGCAAGAAGGATACATTGATGGAAAGCCCAGAGGTACAGCCTCAGCTCCAAATGTCGCAGATCCAGAGCACGAAAACCGTGTGTGCAAACACGTAGCTGCCGTGCTCGATTTCGTTCGCAAATGGGAGGTCCCACCTCCGAAATGAAAAGGAATCAGAATGCCTACCTACACGTCTCGTTGTCTTGGGTGCCAGGCCACCAACAACCTTCGTCTCTCTTTTTCGGATTACGAGGGGGTGAAGCTCGGGGTGAAGCTTCTGGAGTGTTCCTCTTGCCAAGGGAAAGTGGAGATCGTTTTCAGCCCGGGGGAGATCAGCTTTGTCCTGAAGGATGGTGAGAGTGGGGGTTGGCCTGGGAAGGCTCTCATCGAGAACAAGCTGAGGGCCCGGCGGCGAGAGATTCTCGCCAAGAAGGAACAGGATCATGTCTTCAAGTCGCGGCTCATCCCGAACTACAAGGGGATGGATACTGGGACTTGGAAGGAAGCACAGGAGGTCGCTCGTTCCGAGAACGGTAACCACCTCGCGGCAACGTATGATCCTCTTGTCCAGAAGGAGAAGGCAGGATGAACAGAACGTTTTCAGTCATCAGGCGGCGAGCCCATATCGTCGATCTGGTCACTCCCTTGGTCGATGGGACTCAGACTTACCGTCTCAAGTGGGCGGCGAATTTCGATGGGTCCTTCACCACGTTCTTGGACTCGACGAACGTAGGCTTCCTGGACACGGCGATCGACATCGCCGTTGTGGGTGCTCAGCCGACTTCTGGACGTCAAGTTCGGATTGTCTTTGACCCTACGACCTACAGCATTCCGGATGGTAAGTCATTTTGGCTTCAGCTTTGGCGAGTGCCTTTTGGGGGTAGTGAAGTCCAGGTGTCGGCTGCTGGTCTTATCTTGGCGGATTCTGCTCAGCATGGTACGGGAGCAGTGGTAATTCAAGGTAATGCTCCTTCAGGTGTTGACAGCACGGACGCTCTTCAGCTCGATTTCCCTAGGCGTATGCAGGATTTTCGTATTCAGCATACAGGTCCTTCTGGTACACTCTACGTGTCTACAGAGCAAGATGGGGATGAAGTTAACTTCTCTCCCAGTTCTGATACAGCATTTGGCTTAAATGTGATGCAGGGGAGTTTGTGGGTACGAGGTGGGGGGGGACTAGTACCATTTTCCATCATCTGTACTTCTTCTCGTTAACGATTGAGCTTCTTTTTATGATTTCAGATCGACGATCCCACTTCAGAGGGGCAGGAGCACCATGATTCGACTCATTCACGCACAGACTGTCTCTGGTGCCATCCTCGTCGATGATCTCGACGATGGACTGCCCAACAAGCAAGTCCACCGGCTCGGGAGCACGGCAGACCCCAAAGCGTACAAGCGCGATGGGTACGCGAATGAGCCGAAGCAGCCTTGCTACGTCCCTCGCACCAAGCCGGGCGATGCAACCCTCCCGGGCTATATCGACTTGCAGGAAACGGCTCGGGTCGTCCTCTCGGCCGGCAAGGGGAAGATCTCCAAGCTCGTCACGGCGGGGCTGATCACGTCGGTCTCGCTGGTTGCGTCGAGCCTTGCGACGCCCGTCATCACCAACGCTCAGGCGAACACCCCGACGGCTGGCGATGTGACCCTCACGGGTACTGGCTTCCTCTCGACGGCCCCCAACATCTCGTCGGTCATCCTCACGGGAAGCGGTGCGGTCACCCTCACGCAGGCTCAGATCCTCGCGGGTGGTGGGACCATCTCGAACACCTCGATCGTTATCCCCTCCGCCCTCATCCCGGCCGCAGTGGCGGCCACGGGCTCGATCACGGTGGTGGCTGGAGCCAGCTTGGTGGCCGCGCAAACGTTCACCCTCAACGACGGCGTCAACGCGGCCACGGTCTTCGAGTTCGATTCCGGTGGTGGTGTGACGGGTGCCCATGTCGCCGTGCCCTTCACCTCGGGTGATTCTCTTGCCACGGTGAAGGCGGCTGTCATCGCTGCGATCAACGGTGTCGGAGCTGGGCTCGCCATCACGGCTTCGAGCGGAGCAACGGGAGTCGTCAACCTCGTGAACGACGCTCTCGGCGTGATCGGTAACGTGACGATCACGGAGACGGTCGTCAACGCTGGCTTCATCGTCTCGGGGATGTCTGGTGGTGGTGGTGCGGCGGCTACCTCGTCATCGGCGCAGGTCAAGTCGGACGACCACCTCTCGAACGTCTTCGTGCTGGTCTGATCGTGACGTGCAGTACCGCCTTCTACGCGAAATCCTGGATCTGGAGGGGTCATCCTTTCAGCGGATTGAACGTCGTTGGCGGCCTACGGACCTGTTCTACCAACAGCAGGTCCGTGCTCTCCTCAACGACATCCGCTCACGGTACGATCGGATGTCGTTTGCGGAGGAAGAGCTTCGGACGTTGGATCGGTCGGACCTCTACATCCGTGCCATTCGGAGAATGCGGCTATTCACACGAGCGGCAAACTTCACTTGGAAGTCGGACCAGCTCATCTTTCTCCGGTCGATCTCTGGGTTCTACGAAAGTTACGGCGTCATTTTACGCCTTCTCAAAATCGACCAGGCGAGGGGACGACTCGCCGATAGCACAACGTAGGGGGTCCTCGAACCTCCGTAGATTGGGAGTCTGAGACAATGCGTATTGGTGTCATTCGCGGGGACCTTTCGGGGCCCATCTTCTTGGCCGATCTGGAGCCCACGTCCCAGACCGACTTCCCGGTCGAGCCCGCAGGCTCGACCCGGTACCTCTCGCGTCCGGATTCCACGGTTGGAGCATCAGCTCTGGCATTGGTTCCGGCGACTATCGCCAGCACGGGAGACATCACGTTCCCGTTGACGGTGAACGGGTCGAACAACGTCCTGAAGCTTCGTATTCTCAGCACGGGTCTTTACACCACGGTCACGATTGCCAGCGCGACCTACGCCAACATCACGACGCTGCTCGCGGCGATCAATGCGGCTCTGGTGACGGCTGCTATCTCGGCTCACGCCTCGACGTCGATCGGTCTCAGCTCGACCCTTCGGATTGCTCTCAGCACGACGGCTTCCTTCGGGCCCGGGGCAACCATCGGAATCGACTCGACCGGCAACGGCTCGATCGCCAACGCTTCTCTTGGACTTGGCACCGCTGCCCGTGCGGTCACGGTGCCCACCGTGGCATCCATGGTCGCGGCTTTCCTCCCGGTGGGTGGGCCCCTCGACGTCTCGCAGGCAACGATCCTCTCGACGGTCGGGTACGGTCTCTCCCTGGTTCAGGTCAAGGCCATCGCAGACGCCATCGCTCCGCAGTTCGTCGAGAGCAACGTCGCCATTCAGAGCCTCAAGAAGGGCAACCTGGCGGGGTTCCTGTCGGCGAGCTTCAATCCTGACGTGTACCGGCTCCCGGCCATCTCCGCTGGGGCGGCAATCACGGTCGTCCACGATGATGGGAGCACGGTCTTCTCGACGGGCCTTCCGGTTATCACGAGTGCAGCCATCAACACCCCGAATACGGGTGACGTGACCATCACGGGGACCAACCTCGGCAACGCGGAGCAGGAACTCGTGACCGTCAAGTTCACGGGCCTGGTTCATAAGTCGATCGTTCAGAAGGTCCTGGAGACGACCAACACGGGTGGAACCCAGGGCTCCGTCTCGGCGACCTCGATTGTGATCCCGGCTTCTCTCATCCCTGGGGCGGCTGCGGCCACCACGAGCGTGCAGGTCAAGTACGACAGCTTCGCATCGGGGATCACGCTTCTCACCTGATCACGCCACGCTACAAAGATGAAATGAGGATGTAATGCCTGTTGGAAACGCTCCCGAATTCCGTACGTCAGATCTCTACTTCGCGGCCTACTTGAAGACTGCGGGTGTCGAGATGAGGCGTGCGGAACGCTCTACAAACGGCAAGGTGCAATTCGTGTTCGACACGAGCATCGCGAACATTGACGAATTGCAATCGGGTTGGATCAACAACTCGGGGAAGGTGCCTGCCAACACCTACGCCTTCAACATCAAGAGCTTGAAATCGATCTGTCACATGCAGTAGGGCTCGGAGCACCATGTCCGTCATCGAGTTGAATGCCGTCGTTCAGGGGGTGTCCGAAGTGAAGGCTGGCGTGGGGGTGTCGTTGTCCCTATATGCGTTTCTTCGCACTTTGAGTGTCCTCGGGGTGGGTCGTCCCAAACAAGCCGTTGAGAGCCACCCGAAGGCTCATGAGGAATCCTCAACGTGAATCTTCGCTGGAGGCTCATTCCTACGAATCAGCCAGCTCTCGATCTGGCTGATATCTTCCAGGTGGACGGGTTCACCCGGATCACGGGCCTTTCTGCGTCGCAAGTCAGCGTCCAAGTCTTCTGCAACAATATCCCCCAGCCCTGGACGACCCTCAGTGGAGCCGGTTTCACTGATGCACAGCTTCTCACGGGACATGTCTATTGGCATGAGGTGGGGGCTGGAACGGGGTACTACAGCGTTCGTTGGCGGCCGAATGGGGTGGGTTTCTGGCGGGTACTCATCACCTATGCTGTGGTCCCCCAAGTCACAGCTCTGGACTACGACGTCGTGGCATTTCCCCCTGATAGCCAGGGGCTCAAGGTTTCATTTGTACCTTAACGAGGGGAGGAGCCAGCGACATGCCCAAGAGCATATACCTCATCAATGAAGTTCTGAATTCGGTTCTACGGAACACCGCGTTCGTTGTCCCGACAACGTCCTACGTTGCTCTGTACACGGTAGCCCCGGGCATTGGTGGTGGTGGGACTGAGGTGACTGGCGGATCCTATGTGCGTCAGGCGGCCACGTTCGCCGCCCCTTCAGGGGGTGCGTCGGCAACATCTGCCGACGTGGTGTACCCCATCGCCACAGCAGACTGGGGTACGGTGGTGGCGTTCGCCCTCTTTGATGCGTCGACCGCGGGCAACCTCCTCTACTTCGCGAATCTTACGGTTTCCAGGTCCATTCTCACGAATGACCAAGTGAAGTTCCCCTCTGGGCAGCTCATCGTCACCGAGTCCTGATCGATGGTCTCCGGCCAAACTGTCTTCCAAGGTATTTGTCAACGTGCATACAGTGTCGGGCACCTCGGATGGAGTGGGAGACTTTACTGGGACGCTGATTGATGTTGGCATGACTGGGGTTGTGTTCGGAGTGGGGGCTCTGCAAAGTTCACTCAGCATCGAGATCAACCCGACGGCTCATGTTTTTGGGGGTGTCGATCTGCAAGGTGACGGGGCCCTCCTTCGCTCGCTGATTGGGGACGTCTTCGGTCATGGTGGGCTCCAGCTATCCGAGCTTGAAGCTCTCGCGGGGATTGGGATCTTGGCGGGCTACCTGGATCTCGTACATGTCCCGAGGCCTATCCGTTGTCCCTGGAGGTCCAGGGATTTCCGGCTCGGTCATGTCTTCGGCCGTGGCGATTTGAGCTTCTTGTTGCGACGCGACGGGGCATACAGTTCGCCGTATCGAGTGACCTACAGTTTGTTCCAGGTGCATCCTGGGGGATCCCAACAGCTTGTGGGATCTCCTGAACGCTACCCTGTTATGGCGGCGGTCGGGGAATACTACGCCACATTCCGGTCCGATGATGTGGGCCAGCCGGGGGATTGGTTGATCCGATGGCGGTATCAACTAAGTTCTTCTACTCAACAAGAGGTTGAGGACTACAGGTTCCGTATCCTCGATGCGGTTCTTGCGAAAGATCCAAACGATGGCACTCCCCGAAAGACACGACGCGGCTGGTTCTGATCTGACCTCCCGGGTGGCTCATCGCTACTCGGGGTCAAAGAAGGTCGCCCTCAACCAGGACTTCTGGTTGAACTCCGACGATGTTGCCGAGGTGTGCCCTCCTTGTGGGAAGCGCATGGCTTCGTTGGGGATCCGTCGCATCCGAGCATCAGTCATCTACGGGCAGGACATGCTCAAGCTCGCAGCCACAGTTCATCTGGCTTCGGAGTGGAAAGACCTCCCTGAAGGTTGGACTGATGACTCCAGGAAGAAGTTCTGGGAGAGCATTGGGGGATCCGTTGCAAGGTGCATCGCGAAGGTTCAGGGGCATGTGACTGACCCCCAGGCTTTCGCTGAGGCCCTCAAAGATCGCATCGAAGGCAAGTCGGGGTGGTCTGAGCCAAGGGCGTCAGAGTCTCCCTTGGAGGACTGACATGGGCACAGCATTCTTCCGAGGACAACAGCTCGGGCGTAGCGATCTCAACATCTTCCTGGTCAACGCCTCGGGCACGCCCACCAACGCCGCGGAGATCACGTACGCCCTCCTCGACTTCACGACGGGAGGGGAAGTCGTTGTGGGGCCTCCTCGAAGGAACCCCGCGAACCCTTCGGTTGGGGAGTACTACGCCAGCATCGTCATCCCCCTCGACGCCAATATCGGTTCTTATCGGATTCGTTGGACGATACGCGAGATAGTGGGGGCTCCCATTCAGCAGGTCGTCCAGGAGTTCGAGGTGGTGGACAAGACGACCGTGGGGGAGTGGGGCCCAGCGACGTACACCCTCATCGAGAGGGACCTCATGCGCCGGCTGCGCATGCTCCTTCGCGACAACAACCCGGATCGGAACTACCACTTCAGGCCGCCGTCACGGGAGACCACCGTGAAGCAGTACAACCGGGTCTTCGGGTACATCTGGGAGGACGAAGAGCTGCAAGAGTTCATCGAGCGTTCGATGGACATGGTCATCGCCTCGCCTCCGAGGACCCCATTCGCGAACATCGACCAGATGTGCCGGGCTCGCCCCGAGTGGCGAACGCTGCTCCTCACGGGAGGAATGATCCATGCCCTCCAGGCCGTTCGCATCAACTGGATTGCCGACGAGTTCGATTACTCGATTGGCGGGGTATCCCTTAACCTCGACAAGGCCAGCAAGTATGAGGGGGCTCTTCAGTCCTCTACCGAGCAGTTCGACAAGCAGCTCGAAAAGGCCAAGGCCACGGTCAACTACGTTCGAGGTCTCCAACAACCCAAATTCGGGGTTGGTATTCGGTCGGCCTTCGGCCCCTATACCGGAGCTGGCGTCCTGACCCCCAGGAAGTTCACGGGATTCTGATCCCAGGAGAAATCACATGGCATACGATCTAAATCACATCTTCACGTACCACCGTCCCACTGCGGATCAGCTCCCGAAGTACGAGATGATCCGAGATGCAGCGAAGACTTTCGCCTCGGTCGTTCTCGCGTGTACTCCCGCTGGGGAGGACCAGACGACGGCCATTCGGCACATCAGGGATGCGGTCATGACCGCCAACGCGGCCATCGCTTTGAAGGGCGTCCTGACCAAGGGTGAGACCTTGCTGAAGGCTCTGTCTAGCAAGGTCTATGCGTCCATCGAGCGGGATGATGTCCGTGTTGCTCGGCTCTACATCAACAACGAAGAGTACGTGACTCTCCGAACGGAGTGCTTGGCATCGTTCGATAGGACGTCCAACCGAGCAATCATTGAGGCAGGCATCATGGGGAGTCTGTTGGGCGCTCAGGTATACATCTCCGAAGCTGTTCCTCCGGGCTTCGCTTGTGGATTTGCGGACGACGCCGACTTTCCCACCCTTGTGATCACTCCGGAGCTGATCCAGACGAAGCTCGTGAACCTCTGCGACTATGGGGATGCGGTTTCGGTATACCCCCGGCCGGATGCTGTGGCCCGAAAAGCGGCTGTGATGAAGGCCTACGCGGAGAGGGTCTTCGCTTCCCATGGGGCTGCGGGCAATAAGGTCGAGCACATCTACATGAACGCGTACGAGTATGCGGACATCCGCAAGTTCGGACACGATGTCCTGGAGATCGAAAGCCAAGCTATCATCCTCCGCAAGGGGATCATGGGGGTCTTCCACGGCGCACAGGTCCACGTCTCGCGGGAGGTTCCTCGCGGACAGGTGGCTGTTTTCGCGACGGGGGACGTGATCCCTGAGAAGGTCTCGGAGATGAAGTTCTTCACGCTGATGTACCCCGAGGAGCAGGGGTCGGCAGCGGTGTAGGGACGGAGCATGCCCGCCTTTGTTCACCCCTGTATTTGCGGTTTTCTAGGGCGGGGCCTGAATCTGATGAAGCGGCATCGAGCCCGGTGCCGCTTGTGGAAGGACCGCCCGGACCCGCGGGGATTGTCGATCCAGCGCCGGAAGGCGGCTCTTCTTCGGGGTGGTGAGCCCAAATGCGCGGAGTGCCATAACCGGGTTGATGGCCATCTCTCGACATGCTCCCAGTCGTTGTCGGAGAAAGCACGCAAGGATGCGCTTCTCCGCAACGGGATCAACCCGGCACAGTTCGAGGTGTTCCTTCGTCTCCTGGCGAAGAGGTACGAGGACGGGGGTCAGTTCAGCGACAGGGGAACGGCCGGCGGCTTGAGCACCGCGCTGTCGAAGTAGCAGGTCTTGTCCTTCGCGTCCGTGGCCATGAAGATCATGCGGAGGCCTCCAACTTCGGGGACGTTCACGACGTGCGGCGTCCACCCGGTCTGCTTGCAGATGTGGAAAAGGGCGTGAAGAGCCCCATCCGTGGCGAGGTTGATGGCCATTTCCACGTCCATCGGCATGGACAGAGGGACTTCGGTGCTTTGGTTCGTAGACATACACGTCGTACAGGCTTCGAGCCTCGGCGATCAACAACGAGATGGAAATGAGTAACGAAACCGAGAAGAAGCTCACCGTGAACGACCCGGTCGATGCTGCCACCCTCAAGCACCTCGAAGAAGTGGACGGGGCTCGCAAGATGCTCGCGGCCCAGCTCCTCGAACTGGAGGAAGAGAAGATCCGCCTCCTCGTCGCCGCTCGCCCACTTCGAGATGAGCGGGACAAGGTCTTCCAGAAGATCCTCATGGATCGGGGTCTACCCCCGGACTTCCCTGTGGATGTTGACGAGACGGGGAAGCTCTTTCCTTTGAAGCCCCTTCCGAAGTAGGAGTAAACATGGAACGACGAGATTTCATTTCGAGTGTTTTGGGAATGGGCGCAGGCCTGACCCTGGGGTGTTCTATGCAGCAGTCGTTGCTGACGGCGGCTGCGTGGAGTCCCAGGTCGGACATCGTCCGGGGGATTCAAGAGCGAAAGTTATATCTTAACGGACGGAAAGGATTCGTTCGGGTCATGCAACATAACCCGATTTACAGGGACACACATGGGGTATGCTGTTGGAACATCAGGTGGAATGATCCCCCTCATCTTGAATGGCATGAGAGCAGTGAGACCTTTGAGGGCACCATGGGACTCGTGGACGAGCATCTGAGAAACCTGGGATTCACCTTGATCTCCTAATCCTCTTGTCTCCAGGCCCCTATAAGGGCCATGCCGTACGCAACTCAACGAGATCGACCGATCACCAACCTGGAGATTTCCAGGGCTCCGTGGCCGGCTCCGCCGTTGAATCTCTTCCTCACCAGTGGGTACGAAGCGGGGATCTTCGACCTGGTGTGGGACGACCCTTCCCAGCTCAGCCGTAACGGGGACTTCATCCTTTTGGGGGTGAATGTCTACCGTAGTTTCGACAGCGAATTCGGGCCTTTCCAACGGCTGACGAACCTCCCTGTGGGGGCCACCTATTGGCGGGACCGCACGGACATCGAGCTGATCGTCGAGGAAGATGTCTCGGCGAACTTCATCTTGAAGGGTCAGGCCAGCGTGAGCCATGATCTCCGTCGGTACGTATTCAAGACTCTTCACTACCCCATTGTGAAGTCTGGCTCGCAGGGTACGAACGCAGATAGCCCCGAGGATGTCCACGTCTACGTGGATGGGGTCCAGGCGGTCGTGAAAGCCGTCCGAGGCTTCGTGGGTGAGGTCGAGATCGACGGCTCTGTGCAGGCCGACGTGGCGACGCAGAAGGCGGTGCTTCCTGTGTACCCGAAGGAGGACAGCCATGTCCTCTGTTCCTATCGGCGGGTGAGGTCGCTGCTTCGTACGGACCTCTCTCAGCGGGTGTTCTACCGGGTAACGACGGTCGGTATCTTGGCGAGCGATCCGTCAGGGGAAGTCGTCGAGACGCCTCTTGAGAACGCGATCTCAACGTCGAGCTTCGAGATCGAGAAACTCGACTACATCTGGCGAGAAGCTGTCCATCGGAACCGATGGATCCTGGAGCAAGGTGGGGAGCGGGTGAAGGTCTTCCTCCGAAAGAATGTGGGGCTTCCTTGTCCCTGCATCGAGGATGACTTTCACAACCAGCCCATCAACGATTGCCTCATCTGCTTCGGGACTGGGATCGTCGATGGCTATGAGGGGCCCTACGACATCATCATCGCCCCCGACGATGCAGAACGGAAGATCACCCAAAAGGACATCGGCCGTACGATCGAGCACACCTACGAAGCCTGGACGGGGCCTTCTCCGTTGCTCGCTCATCGTGACTTCTTGGTCAAGATCAACGGGGAACGGTACAGCATCGGGGCGGTTCGTATGCCGACGAACCGAGGCATGATCCTCCAGCAACACTTCAACATTGGGCACTTCGACGAGAAGGACATCAGGTACAAGGTGCCCATGGACGGCCCCCGGAGATTCCCTGCCGCCGGCTTCATTCCTTCGGGGCCCGAGGATGAGGCTGAAGCCACCCCCACCGATCATCAGGATGTCCCGGCGGAGGTACAGCTTCGCGGCCGTTCTTTGGCGTGGGAGAATACAACCTGGTGAGTACCGACTTCTTCCGTGTCTCACGGGTCAATCTCAAGCCTATGTTGGGAGATCCTTTCAATGGAATTGACCCCCATCGGGCTTTGAATCTGCTACAGAGGACGCTTCTGAAGCAGATTCGGGAGAAGCTGATGCAGACGGCTTTCTCCCTTCGGGCTCGGAAGTCGCTATCAAAAGCACTGTCTCTCAAGGTGGGGGATAGCAGCCTCACGGTGATTGCAAATCACCCCGCTTGGGGACCTCTCGTCAGTGGGCAGAAAAAGGGGCCGATGACTTGGCTACAGAAGGCCAAGGGTCCCATCCCGATTGTCACGGAAACCGGGGAAGTCATTTTCCGGTCGGCCAACGCCAAGACGATGAAGAACGGGGCCTGGGTTCATCCCGGAAGAGGTCCCACCAACTTCATCGAAAAGGCGAAGAAAGAAGCCCGAGAGGCTATTCGTACAAGGCTTCTTCGGGATCTCACCAAACAGATTCAAGCAACATGGGCGAGGAAATAATGTCAGGTAACGTCGTCGTTTTTGGGATTTCTCCGGACACGGTCATGCTGGAGGACATTCAGATGGATGTTCCTCACTCGACTTCCGTTACGATCCCGGAGGATCTCGCTCTCAAGTCGAAGGACCTGTGGCGGGCGCTCTCGCAGAGGAGGATCTTCCGTCTGACGAGTGATCTCAACCCCCACAAGGTGTTCACGGCCTCCCCGGCGCCTCTCCTCGTGAGTCCTCCGCCTTCGGACGACCAGGAGCGCATCACGTCTCTGGCTCATGGGTACAAGAAGCTTCAGGATGAAGTCGAGCGTCTCTTGCCGTTCGAGGCTGAGGCGGCAAAGCATACCGTCGCACTGGACGTCCTGGAGCACAGGAACAAGTACGCGCTCGATGAGAACGAGGGGCTCCGGCTTTCTGTGACCAGCCTTCAGGAGGAGAACGTTCGCTTGAAGTCGGGCAACGAGCTGCTCACGAACGACATTGCTCGGCTTCAGGGCCAGCTCGACCTCTACGAGGCTCAGATTGGTGGACGCGAGAAGCTTGATGAGATCCTCACGCTGCTCAAGGAGCGGCCTGTCGTGATCATGCAGAACACGGGTGGGCTCGGGATCCTGAAGGCTGTGACGGATGTGGTGGGTGGTGACGCTCCGGCATTCATCCCCTCGACCATCGCATCGAAGGACATGGATGCCCATGTCGAGGTTCAGTCGGAGACTTCGGAAGGGTCTTCGGTCTCGGAAGCCTCGGCCGCCCTCAAGAAGAAGCGTCAGGGTAACTGATAACCTTCTTTCGTAGCATCACAGTGAGGAGTTAGCATGCACCCCCGACAAGCCAATATTTTGAATGATGCCAACGAGTTGCGCGAAAAGCTCGCGGCCAAAACTGATCCCAAGCCCGGGGGTCCTGCTATCCTTTGGAAGTACACGGATCCGGAAGGGCGTGTCTTCTACCTGGAGGAACGCCTCACTTCGATCAAGTCTCCCTACAACGGCAAGACCTTCGCGGCCAAGCCGAAGCGCTTCACGCCGGCTCAGGTCGGACAGGAGATGCGCGAGGAGGGGCAGGAAGCCAAGAAGGCTCCCAAGGCTCCCAAGGCCCCCAAGGGGCCGAAGACCGCAGCCGATTGGGCTGTGACGGCTCTCGACTCGCGCAGTGAGGGCAAGTTCGATCGCCTGAACCGGGAAGGGGAGAAGATGGCAAAGGCCATCGCCTCATCTGTGGAAGATTACCAGTACGTCCTGGAGCAGCTCTCCGAGATCCCTGCTCTCCCTCCTGCTGTCATTTCAACGGCCAAAGAAGCCATGAAAGAAGCTGGGAAGGACCTTTCTCGATGGAAGGGCCTGATGGGGAGTTACTTTCCACTCATGGATCGCCAACTGGAGAAGGGCGAGTCCAAGGATCCTGATCTCAGCCAAATGAATCGCAACCATATCATGGTTGCCAAGAAGGACCCTTGGGCCGCCTCGACTACCAAGACGGCTGAGGACTGGGTCTCGGATGGAAGCCCGGAAGAGAATGAAAGCGAAGGTCTAGACACCAAGGAGTGGGAGAGCTTCCAGGCCAAGCACGAGCGAATTACGGTTTCTATCAGTCAGGACATCGAACAGTATTACTTCCTGATGGAGAACGTGCAGGACTACAAGTTCGCCCCCCCAAAGGTGAAGGCGTTCGCCAAGAAGTGCGAGGACATGGGACGGAAGGAAGAGAAGGTGTGGAAGGACACCTTCGATGATTTCAAGGTCATGGAGAGCCTCTTCGAGGAATCGCACAAGGAGTAGGGTCCAGAGATGCGTCAAGGAGATCCGGAGCTACCTGAGCGAGAAGAGAGCGAACATGCGGAGGGGATCTTTGCAATGTGGCACGACCCCACGATGTATGATCCCTTCCAACACGGGCCTCCCTATCTTCCTGAGTCAAAGTCTCGAACGCCTGTGACCGCGGGGCAGAAGGAGGCGGATGCTCCGCTCATCATTCTGTCCCAGATCCTCCAGAAATTCGCAGCCGATTACGGGGGTGCGCCTCTTTCGGAGCTGGCGGCGATTCTCGCGTTCCTTCGAGCAGAGGCCATGGTTCACCAGTCTCACCACTGGCAGACCCGAGGGACGACGTTCTATGGGGATCATCTCCTCTACGACCGGCTTTATGACGACATCCAGAAGCTCATCGATCGCGTGGCAGAGCGGGCCGTTGGAGCTGGGCATCACGTTCTCGCCCACCCCATGTTGCATGCCTACCATGCGGCGGTTCTCGTTCGAGTCATGTATGAGGGGGCTCCCCTCGACCCTTCTCCGAGCGACTACGCTCTCCTCAGCTTGAGGATGGTGCATCGGTTTCTCGCTTTTGAGAAGATGGTCTACGCCATCCTCGAAGAACGCGGCCAGCTTTCCCACGGGACCGACAATCTCCTCCAGGAGATCGCCGACAAGCACGAGGAGCACATCTACGTTCTGAAACAACGAACCCGAACAGCGTCGTACGACCGTCGGGATATGGCAGTCAAATGAGAAAGAAGGATCAGATGGGACAGGATCGCACGGGATACAAGCCGGGGGTTGGGCTCGACATCGGCACGATGAACATCGTCAGCGCCCGTATGGCTGGCAACGACATCAAGACCAAGAGGATGCGGGACGCCTTCATCGACCTCGACTTGGAGGCCAAGAAGCAGCTCCGGCTCTCGAAGGTCAACTACGTCGAGAAGGACGGCAACCTGCTCGTTCTCGGGGACTCGGCCATGGTCATGGCAAACCTCTTCAAGAGGGAAGTTCGCCGGCCTCTCAGCCGCGGGGTGATTTCCTCGGGGGAGCTGGACGCTCAGCAGATCCTCAGCCTGCTCATCTACCATGTCCTGGAAGACCCCACGATTCCTGATGAGCACTGCTACTACTCGGTGCCGGCGTCTCCGATCGATGACCAGGAGCAGGACGTCGTCTATCACACGGAGATCTTCCGGAAGATCGTCGCGGAACACGGCTACACGCCGCACCCGATGAACGAGGCCATGGCCATCATCTACAGCCAGTGTGCTGCCGAGGGCTTCTCGGGGCTCTCTGTTTCGTTCGGCTCGGGTATGTGCAACATCGCCCTCGCTTACCAGACGGTGATGGGGATGGACTTCGCGCTCGCTCGGGGTGGTGACTGGATCGACAGTCACGCTGCAAAGGCCACGGGCTCGACGGCTTCTCGCATGTGTTCGATCAAGGAGCGAGGGATCGACATCTCGAAGCCGAAGGGCCGTGAGGAAGAGGCACTCGCCCTCTACATCCGTACTCTCATTCGCTACTGCCTGGAGAACATCGCAGTGCAGTTCCGTCGGGTTCAGAACACGCTCAGCCTTCAGGAGCCGATTCCCTTCGTGGTCTCGGGAGGCACGAGCCGAGCGGGGGGCTTCCTCGACATCTTCCGTGAGGAGTTCGAGAACGTCAAGAAGAAGGGCTTCCCGATCCAGATCAGCGAGATCCGGTCCGCTGTCGATCCCATGACCGCGGTGGCAGAGGGTCTTTTGGTTCTGGCGATGGAAGAGCACAACGACCAGTAGGTTCCCATGGTCTGCATACGTTGTGGCATTGAGCACGGAAGCCATGAAGAGAGAGAAAAACTCTTCGTGGCTTCCAGAGCTGAGAGTCTGGAGAACGACGAAATTCATTCTCTTCTTGCCAGGGGGAAAGATGATGGACGCCGAAGCTCGATCGCCCACAACTTGAGGTTGACTCGGGTGATCATGTGTTGGACCTCGGAGGTCCAACACATGATCACCCCAACAGCATGGGATGTGCTCTTGGGGGACGAGGCGATCTGATATGTACTACTACTTGGTCTCTTCTCTCAAGCGTCGGCTCATTGAGGAGTTGAAAGACTCTTTCAAAGACCATCCCATTTACGAGAAGGTTGTCCCGTACATTCAAAATAAATACGGTTTCCCGGAGAGGCCCCAATACGGGATCGTCGTCAAGGGGTCGAGCGCCAACAAGGTCCAGCTTTCCGGCGACAACTACATGGGGGTCATCGAGGGCCACGCGATGTTGGCGTACGCTGGGAACAAGCCGGCGTACCCTCTTGAATGGATCCGAGAAGACCAAAACGCGGTGCGGGCGAGTGGGGATCATTTTCCCACACAGCCAGGCATCTACTACATGGAGATCTTGGCGGTTCCCACCAATGCGACCACGCCGGGCCTATTCATCATCGACCCCTTGGTGACGGTGTCGGATGAGCCCGTGCTCATGTTCCGTTCGGGCATCGAGCATGAGGCGCAACTTCAGGGAGTCCCCGTCCGAGGGACGCTGAGGTTGTGGGAGAACGGGCGTGTCCTCTTCGAGGAGGGCACGGACTACACGATCAACTGGATGACGGGTGCCCTCAACATCCTGACTCGCTCAGGCCCGGGATCCACCCTCGTGGCGGACTACAGGGTTGCAGCTCCTTCCTCGGAGCCCACCCAGTTCTCCTGGAACGTCTCGGACTCGAAGACCATCCCGGGGGTCGTGCTCGCGTTCGGCAAGCGGGCGAAGGTGGGGGACAAGGTCGCAATCGTCATCTACAAGGATCGCGTGGACACGGCGAACGCCTACGGGGGCAAGTTCGAGGTGACTTTCGAACTTGATGTCATTGCCCGCGACCCAAACCAGATGGAGGAGATGGCGGACCTCGTTATCATGTACCTCTGGGGGCACAAGAAGCCTGCTTTGGAGTTCGAGGGCATCGAGATCATCGACATCTCGATGGGAGGGGAGACCGAGGAGATATACGATGAGACGACGGAGGAGCCCTACTTTAACGCCTCCATCTCGATCCAGCTTCGAGCTGATTGGGAGATCCATCTTCCTCTGCCGTTGACCATCAGCAAGGCCACGGCAGAGAACCCCACGACCAAGGAATCGGATATCGTAGGGGGTCTCAATAACTCCCTATTTTTTGCCACGGCTCCTGTTCTTCCAGGTCGTAATAGTAACTACGAAAAGATTGGATAAATCAGTGCCCAAGTACGCTTTTCAATGCACTTGTAATCTTCGTTTCGAGCGGACCTTGCCGATGAACAACTATATCGTTCATCCTTGCCCTTCTTGTGGGGATTTGGCTCCACGTTATCTTGAGGGAGAGGGGTTCTCGTTCGGCTTCACGGGGACCTCTGTGGGAGCCACGGCCAACACAGGGGTCCACAAGGAGGACTACCCCACGGCGGATCATGCCGTGGGGAAAGACGCCGAGTCTCGTTGGGGGGTGGTCCAAGCTCGGGAGAAGGTGAAGGAAGGGGCTCGGGAACAGGGAGGGACATACCCCCTGATTCGACACACGACCAGGGGGCACATCGACTACGAGCCCATGAGCGATGGGGGTCGAGTGGCTCGTCGGAACTTGACGAAGAAGGCCATCGATACGTTCCGAGCTGCCGCTGAATCGAAGCGTTCGCGCTAGTCCTCTTATCTCGGCGCGAAAGGTGACACTCTGGCGAGCGTCACCTTTCGTCGGAGCCCTCCTCGGGCAGATTAAAATCCGAATCAAATCAGAATCTGGTGGTTCGTTCCACCCATCCCCAAAAATATAAATCGGATTCTACGTCCCTTTGAGGAGACTCTAATGGCCACTGGACCGTTCCAAACGTTCACCCCCACGCCGGAAATGAACCCCGGCGTCTACACCCAGACGTTCGCAGACGCGAACGTGACCAACATCCTGGGTGGCTTGCGGATTCCCGCGATCATCGGGGTGGGTCAAGAAGAACTGGTGCAAGACGACCTGGAAATGGTCCGTGGGAGCAGCGCTTCCATCGATCAGCAGATCGTCAGTGAGGACCCTAGCCTGGCATGGGTCGTCGATGCGACGAACCCCCAGAACCTCATCCTCGGGGCGCAGGATGGGACCCGGACTCAGTTCCGCGTCCGAAACTTCCCCATCGTCGATGGCAGCGGCCTCGGTCGGGTCTCGAACGCCACCAAGGACATCTCCTCGATCACGGTCAACGGGTTGCCGGTCGCCCTCGGGGCAGTCCAGGGTGCCAAGGGCCTCATCACGCTTCAGATTCCGCCTCAACCGACGGACGTCGTTCGAGTGACCTACTTCTTCCACCGGGGAGATACGGCATTCACGGATGATGTCTCGGATCAGGTGACGAACCTGGACGCCATTTTGATGTCCCCTGGCTACGAGCCCTTCCTCGTCACGACCGGCTCGAATGACACCTTCGTCGTCAAGGTCGGTGGAACGTCGTACACGGTCACGCTCACCGCGGGCTCCCTCACGGCGTCCAACGTCAAGAGCCAGATCGATGCCTCGGTCATCCCCAACCTCCAGACAGCGGTGTCGACGGACAACCAAGGGCTCAAGCACATTGCGCTCACCTCGACGGTCTCGCTGGAGATCGGGGCTGGTTCGGCCAATGGTCCCCTCGGCTTCTTGGCGAACACGAAGACGGCGAGGAACACGAGCTTCCGTGTCTTCCAGCGCCCCATTGTCGATGGGACGAGCGGCGGCATCACCACGACGGACCCCTCCAAGGTGGTCGTCAAGGTCAACGGTGCTCAGGTCATCCCGACGTCTGTAGATGGGACCAACGGTGTCGTGATGCTCGCCACTCCGCCCGCTCGCGGAGCTGTGGTCACGGTCCAATACTGGGCCAACACCTGGCAGGACACGTTCGACTACCTTCCCAACACATTCGTCACCACGGTTGCCCGTTGTGGTATCTCGAACGGCCGTTCGGATTTCATTCAGGGGCAGGACTTCATTGTCTCGAATCCTTCGGCGGATGTCTCGATCATACACTGGGGGACGAGCTTCGTGGTCGCTTCCACGAAGACTTCCCCCGGGTCCACGCCGTTCAACGATTCGCAAATCGTCGGGTCGCTCGTCGATGAGAAGCTCTACCTCGCGACTTGCGCGAGGGTGACCGATACGGCGGTTATCCCGGCGAAGGTCTCGACGACGGACTTCCGTCTCCCCGAGATCCCCACCACAGGTAACGGTCGCTCGACACCTCTGGGCAACTCGCTCTACGCCTCGATCACCAACAACCGCCAGGACCTCATCACGAATCGCCCGGATCTGATCCAGGTCTACGTGGGCCGGACTCTCCGGGATGCCTTGGGTCGAGCGGCCGTGAAGGTTCTCACGGTGGACGGTGCCTCGCGTCTGCTTCGTCTTCGGGATGCAGTTCCCCCGGACTGGAACGCCTTCGCAACGTTCAACTACAACCGGATCGTGGACGACACTTACATCCTCACCTGCACGGTTCCTGGAGCCGTCGGGATGGGGCAGTACGAAGTCTTCTCGGTTCAGCAGAACGCGAACCTCTACCAGGTCCGCTTCGGCTCGAAGTCGGCTCTCAGCGAAACGGTTCAGTGGCCCCGTGGGGTCGAGACGGTCCCGGATGCGTTCCACTCGGGGACGGGGACTCCGGTTGTCGAGACGGTCACGGTGACCTTTGGGTCCGCTGCGGCAACGAACGCGGCTTACACGAACAACCTTGCGGAGCCCTACTCCTTCTACGACCCCTCCTCGTCCACTTGGTCGATGGACCTCAACGGGAACACCCTGACGACGGATCTCTCGGGGGCTGCACAGGCCATCATGGTCTCGGGTCCGGTCACGCCGATTCAGACGGGCGGCAACGTGGGGACGATCCTCATCCCTGTTTCTCCTGGGAACGTCCTCAACTTCGAGGTGGACGGGGTTCCTATCAGTGCGGCCCTCACCACTGGTTACATGAATCCGAATCAGATCTTGTCGGACATCAACTCCGCCATTGATGCTGATGCTGCATTCTCCGGCACGGCTCCTAACTTCATGGTGAGCTATGTTCAGGTTGGGGGTGTTTCAACGGGTGACATCTTCTTCGTCATCCAGAGCCCCACGGTGCCCGGTGCTCTCCCTGGCGGTTTTGACGACGTCTCCTCCGTGTTGATCACGCAGGGAACGGTGGAAGCCGTTCTTGGTTTCACGGCGTTCAAGTCTGCGCAAGGGACGACGGGAGCCATCAACAAGCCCGCAACGCTCCTCGGGTCTCTTGTCGGTCCGTTCAACATCACCGCTGGCGTGAACGACTCGTTCAAGTTCCGCGTCAATGGGGCGCAGTACATGGTGACGCTCCCCGCGGGAGCGACGGTGGCGACATCCGCGATCGTCACGGCAATCGATGCTGTGATTTCGGGCGTGGCTTCGGCGGGGACGGTGGGTAACTTCGACCAGCTCCGCCTCACTTCTCTGACGAACGACCCGCAGTCGTCTGTTCTCATCCTCGATGGGACGGCCAACGCGGCCCTCGGGTTCGCGCAGAATGCTCAGGGTTCTCAGACCCTCGTGTTGGCTCAGGAAGTCGTGGACGCGCTTCTTGCCACCTCGGGCTTCCTCACCGATGGTGTCGCCTACGTCGACACCATCAACGGCTCGAACTACATCACCTTCGAGTCGCTGACGACCGGAGCGGCAACGAGCAGCATCGTCTTCAACACGGTGGCCAACTCCGCTTTCAACGCGACGACGGGCATTGGGCTCACGCCGGGTGTGGGTGGAGACAACGGGGAGGACGCGCAGGACAACTTCGAGGTCACCTCGAACAATGCTTCTGGTTCGGCTGGTTTGGGCATCCCCGGCCAGACGTACACGGACGCACAGACGGGGCTTCGCTTCACGGTCCTGCCCGCAACGACGGGTGGGTACGATGGGGCTGGGGCTTTCACGCTCCTTGTCACCTCGACGTTCGCGGTTGACCCCTCACGCCCCTTCCTGGCAATCGCTGGGTTGGAGCTGGGAGTCGCCAACACGGTCGGCGTTGCGGTGAACGACACGGCCACGGTTCAGACGTTCAACCCGGGTGGTGTTGAACCGAAGGTGGGTGACTTCTACTACATCACCTACAACTTCCTCAAGCGGGACTTCTCGACCCGCATCTTCCGCACGATCAAGACGATCGAGCAGAACTTCGGGCTGGTGTCGGCGGAGAACCGGGTGAGCCTCGCGGCCTACCTCGCGATCACCAACGGGGCTCTTCTCGTCGGGATCAAGCAGGTCATGAAGGCGGCGAACACCGCTCAGGCAACGGACGTCTCCTTCCTCGACGCGATCGACGAGCTGAAGACGCCTCTGCCTGGCAACGTCAAGCCCGACATCCTTGTGCCTCTGGCGACCTCGACGGCGGTCTACTCGCGGCTCACCCAGCATGTCGAGACCCAGTCGCACATCCGCAACCAGGCGGAGCGTATGGGCTTCTGTGGCTTTGCCTCTGGAACGAGCCCGACCAACGCGCAGACCATTGCCCGGAGCCTGAACTCGAATCGGATGGCCATGTTCTACCCGGACTCGGCCGTCATCACGCTCTCGGATGCTCTGGGGCAGACGTTCGATTCCCTCGTGGACGGGACGTTCTTCGCAGCGGCCGTCGCTGGAGCCGTCGTGTCCCCCTCGGTCGATGTGGCGACGCCCTGGACTCGGCGTCGCATCGTCAACTTCACGCGCATCCCGCGCATCATGGATCCCGTCGAGGCCAACCAGACGGCCGCCGCAGGGATCACGCTCTTGGAGGACCTCCAGCCGCTTGTTCGCATCCGGCAGGGGCTCACCACCAACATGTCGTCTCCGCTGACGCGCCTCCCGACGGTCACTCAGATCGCCGACTACGTGCAACAGCAGTCCCGCATCGTCCTCGATTCCTTTGTCGGTTCCAAGTTCCTCGCTAGCCGGACCAACGAGGTCAACGTCTCGATGACGGGGCTCTTCAAGCAGCTCGTCCAGGCGGAGATCGTGGGCGCCTTCTCGGGCATCGCATCGGCCATCGATCCGAACGACCCCACGATTTTGAGGTTCCAAGCCTTTTATCAACCCGTTTTCCCCCTACTTTTTTTGGTTCTCACATTTAACCTTCGCGCTCGGATATAGCAGGCACACGCATCTCGATAATCCTCTAATCAGTCGGCTCTATTGCCGGTGTAAGAGAGGATTATCCTGATGCCGAAGAAGCCGAACGCCCCCCGCCCTGAAGAGACCTATTCTCTCTTCACCACTCAAGAACCCTTCAAAGCCACTTCGAAGCGTCTCGGTATCTCGCCGAACACGCTTCGTGGTTGGTGGATCGAGCACTTCGGGCAGGAAGCCTTTGAAGCTCGGGGAAAGCTTATTCAGGCGAAGGGGGCAGCTCTTTCAAATGAGAGCCGGGTGGGCAAAGCTCATCAAATCCGAGAAGTGGTTGTCCCCTGCTCTTCTTGTGGGGGCGATGTCACGGTCAACCTTCTTCAGAAGGCCCGAAGCAAGACCATCGTGTGTGTCCCCTGTGAGGAGTCGTCACGAGGGGTCGACCAGCATTGCCCTGTCTGCGGGGTGGGCTGTGTTGGGGAGAAGGGGCTTGCTTCCCACATGGTCCGCCCGGAGAAGGGTGACGTGGCTGCTCATGCGCAGCACCTCTCGGCGCAAGAGGCGGCTCTGTGGGAGGGCAAGGAAGAGGGGCGAGACTTCGTGGTCTGTCGGCTCTGTGGGGTGAAGGAGACGACGCTGGGGCGGCATCTCAAGGCTGCCCATGGGGTCACGGCGGAACAGTACCGGATGCAGTTCCCTGGAATACGAATCGTCTCCGAGGGCATCACACAGAAGCGGTCGCAGAGCGTGACGAAGGCTCATCGGGATTACCCCCGGAAGACTTTCACGAGAATCGTTCGGAAGGCTCCTCGTGAAAAAGGTCCTCCCATGGCTCGGGAGGTCCGGGTCTCTTCTCTCAAGGGCCGGACCCTCTCTCCTGAAACTAGGGCGAAGATGTCCGCCAATGCCGGTCGATGGGCCAAGGGCCTCACCAAGGAAACTGATCCTCGGCTGGCAGCCATGGCAGAAAAAAGGATGGGGCAACCCTCCTGGTCGAAGGGGTTGACCAAGGCCAATCACCCGAGCCTTCAGCAGGCATCCGAGAAGCAGTCCGCCATTCGATTGGGGGTTCCGAATGATGCTGCCAGGCTCGACCTCAGCCCAGAGGTTTTTCTCCCCTACCTGGATGAGACAGGTGCGATCGACCGTCGGATGATGGCGGAGGAGCTGGATATCTGCGAGCCGACCCTTACGAAGTACATGGAGCTGCATGGGCTCCGGCTGTCGACGAAGTACATGGCTGCGCGGATAGCCCGGGATACGGAGGCTGGCCGGTTCCATGAGATGAGCCGCAAGAGTGCGGAGTTGACGACCATTCGGCTCACCATTGAGCAGCTTGAGCCCTACAAGCTCAAGAACGGGAAGGTCTTCCTGGCTCGTGCAATGAGGGGGTTGGGGCACGTCTACCAGGTCATCAAGCGAGAGTGCGATCGTCACGGGATCCCCACGCACACGCATCTGGTGAAGCAAGCTCTCTGTCTTGAAGCCGTCGCGAAGGTTCTTGGGGGTGCTTCATACCATCAAGAATGGCGCTTCCGTAAATTCACGAATCCGGTGACAAACCACATGTTTCGGTTCGACGGGTACTTCCCCGATTTGAAACTCTTGGCGGAGTTTCAGGGCTACCATCACTACACGTTCCCCAACGTCTTCCACAAGGACGAGGCTGCCTATGATGCCAGCGTGGAGCGGGACCGTCAGAAAGCTCTTCAGGTTCGAGCCTCGGGGGAGTTTAAGTTCCTCGTTGTCCGAGAAGACGAGCCGTACGCCGACGAAGGCTATCTTCGGGGCCGGCTCATCGACGAGGGTGTTCTGTCCCCTGGCAAGTGACGGAGCTGGTGTAGAGTCCCCCATGACGACCCGACGCAACTTCATCTCTGCTCTCGCCGGCTTACCCATCGTTGGGCTGGCGCTCCACACCACTGAAGCTTCCGAAGCAGCACCCAGCCGGTTGCTCTCCCACTGGAAGAAGGTCCCTTTCAACCCCGAGCGGCCCTACCTCGTTGAACAGTGGGTTCGTGAGCGAGGTGGGAAACAACTTGCTACGCAAGTCTCTCCAGCGGCTGACTTGGACGCCAACTTGAACGTTCTTCGACGTGGTTGGGGATGGTGGGTTCAGATGGCTGTAGAGGGAGATCCCGAAGAACAAGCTGGCGAGCCCTACGCGAAACGGGGTCATCGTCGCGTGACCCCCCAACTGAGTGTTGACATGGGCCAGCCTGATGTCAGCGGAGGGCATTGTTACGCCACCCGCGAAGAGGCTCAGGATGTCGCTGATGCTTGCTTGAGGGGCATCGGGTGGGATCTGGAAACGGGAAAGCCCTCTGGATACGGAAACGGTATCAATTGTGCCCTTTCGTTTTCCGATGAGTTTACTTCGAGGCAACATCGGACATCGGACATTGGGCTGACTCATCCTGAGACTCCCTTGTGGGAAAGGAAGTGTTCGGTGTGTGGGTGTGCCCTGTCCGCGACATGTTGGATCAATCCGAATTGGGTCCTCGCCAATAGGACCCATTGTGGTCTGGGCACGGATTGGAAGTACGCGGGCGTCCGTAGTTCCGACTTGGTGTAAGCCGGCGTACTTCCCCCTCGGTGTAGTTTCTATTCGTGCCCATATCCGAGGCACGAATGGATAAGATCGCTTCCCCCCGACAGTTCATCGCCGCAGTGCAAGGTCTCCTCGACTACGCACACTCCGCGGGCCCTTCTCGCGAAGTCATGGCAGCTCGTCTCGCAGACCTCGCGAACCGAGTGGCGGGTCGAATGCTCGTCGCGAGTCACACCCCTCTCTACGGGCACGACAGCGAGGCAAATGCCTACGTGGTCGACGATTACCCGTACGGGTTCAAGCTGCGCACCAAGATCCGGTATTGGCTGGAGATGAAGCCTGGCAAGGGGTTTCGATTCATGAGCCAGACGCTCAACCCCAAGACTCAGCGCTGGAATGCGGCCAAGAAAGAGACCTACGTTTCGATCGCAGCGTCCATGTACCTGAACGAAAAAGAGCACGTTGACTGGGACGTACTCACCGAATACTCGAAGCCGAGCGAAGCTTTGGAATTCGTCAAGAAGTACCCCCAAGCAGACCTGTCCATCCTCAAGAGGTGGACGAAGGCCAAGCTTCAACACCTCGAAGAGATGATCTCGGGGAAGCGGTACATGACGATGAATGGGGAGAAGGTCGTCAACACTGAGGAGGACGTCGGTCGGATGACGGATGACCTCAAGCAGTGGGGTGACGTGGCAACCCATCTGCACTGAGCTGTATCACATGGCGTAGAATTCGAGACGGCCATCTCGTTCTTGAGCCATCCTCCAAGCCTGTCCCAATCTCCGACGCTCGCCCTTCACCCATGCCCAGGCTTCTTGCACCACATATACATTGGTGCTCTTCAGGTCGCGCTCTGCCTGTTTCCTGACCCACGCGAGGTAGTCCTTGGCGATGTCCTGCCAAGGGCGGCCAGAGTAGCCAAGAAGCTCATACGTGACGACTGAGGGGGTCTGCACAAGGTCAACTTCCCACAACGTGAGGGAACCTACCTTGACGAAACAGTGGAGGTTCATCGACATGGTATGCTCTTGTGTCCACTATTGTGGACACTCGATTTCTATCTATTGTGGTTGCACGTATATGCGTCATTACGAATACGACCGTCGAGTTGCTTCCACATACCTGTACGATCGGACGGCATCGAGTGTCCGTGAGGTCTATCAAGAGACTTCTGGACAGAGGAACTTCTTCGTGGACGGGAAGAAGGTTGGCAACCCCAAAGATCCTATTGCCAATTGGAAAATCTCTACAAAAGCAAGCAAAGTTCCTGGGGGCGCCAAGTTTATGGCGTTGTGGCCGGAGTCTTCGGGAGCTGCGCAAGCTCTCTTGAAGAGTCGTGATTGCTCGTTGATTCTTCTGTCCGATAATGCCTTCAAGCATTACGGGTTTAATGGGTGGGTGCAATTTAAAGAAGTGGCGGGGTCATGGACTGCCAGGTACTACATGGCACGATCCAAAGAGAAGGAATTGCAGGGGTTTGAAGCAGCCTTTCTTCAGAGCCCTGGCGATGATGACGTCGTCAAGTTCAATAGGGATTGCCCTGAGCCCTATATTGTTATCTTGGACCCTTCTTGGGTGTCCAGTATCGCCTCCAGCCTCAATGCGAAGGCGTGGTACTGATTAGCTCTTTCTTTTCAGAATCTCCCTCAAGGACTCCCGCTCCTCGGGGGTGAGCGGAGGGAATTCCACTAATCCCATCCTTCGATGCATTTTCTTGATCCGCGGGTCGTCTGCGGATCGGCCAGCAGCCCGCATCATCCAGCACCTCATTGCCAGGACGGCGAACCCAGGGGCAAGCCTTTGGGCACGGCGGCGTCTGTGTTGACGTCCTCCGATGCCATTTCGAGGAGAGACGGGGATGCTCATCGGCGATGCCTCGAAGCATTGGCCGCGGGACGGCTAACGCAAGCGAAGTCACCATCAGCGCGTGGGATTTCTTTGGCGTTGGGTTTGATCATGGGGTATGCCTCGTGAAGAACCTACACCCAAAAGGGGCCCGCGATCAACCGCGCCCAGAAATCGACCCCATGGCGAAAAGCTTGGTGTAAGGGGCTCGGGTCATCAGCATCAGCAAATCGAATCAGAAGAGGGTTTCCATCATGGGCAAGCTTTGCCAGATCATCGCGGTCGAAAAGGGTCTCAAGTCGAAGGCGTACGACGAGCTGAAGACCTACCACAAGGAGCTGAAGAAGCCGGCGCAGCTCGAAGGGTTCTCGCGGACTTACGCGCCCTTCTCGGACACGCAGGAAGAGCGGCTTCCGCCGGAGCTGAAGCACGTCCAGCTCAAGGCCGCGGATGCCATCGAGCACACGGTGAAGGTCCTCACGGAGGCCTTCGACATCACGGCCACGAAGGAGTGGGGCAACACCATTGCGCGGGCGGACATCATCGTGGATGGCAAGCTTCTCCTTGCGGATGTCCCCGTCGGCGTGCTTCTCTTTCTGGAGCACCAGCTCGACGACCTCACCACGTTCATCGGCTCGCTCCCGACCCTCGACCCGGCCGAGTCGTGGACATATGACGAGAACCAGGCCTGCTTCGCCACGGCCCCGGCCACCACGCAGCGGACGCGGAAGACGCCCACTGTCATCACGAAGGCGGAGCCCACCCAGTTCCACCCGGCCCAGACCGAGATTTTCATGGAGGACAAGGCGATCGGCCAGTTCACCGTCGTCAAGCGCTCGGGGGCCCTCACGGCGACGCGGGTCAACGTGCTGAAGGACCGCGTCACGAAGCTCCGGATCGCCGTGAAGTTCGCGCGTGAGGAAGCCAACACCATCGAGGTTGAGAACCGTCACATCGGGGCGACGATTCTCAACAATCTCTTCGCATAACGTCGAGATCTGGTGTACTAAATATTTGAGTGCAGTCTCAGAGTAAGAGTCAGCTTCAGTAACTCTCTCTCCGAAAAGGGCAGGTTCGATTCCTGCCCCCCCTACCAAGCCGTCCAGTATCCGATTGTGGCTCCTTTGTTGGAGCTTTGCAATTGCACGGGACGGCTTGGTAGGGGGGTAGCCCAGATGGCAGAGGCATAGGCGAGGGGCCCGATTCTTCTTCTCACTCCAGACTCAGCAGAACCGATACGACATCAATCTAAGGGTCAGGTCAATACGCCAAAACGCTGGTTCAAATCCAGCCCTCCCAGCAGGGCGCTCGTACATTGGTCGAGCTTCGTGCTGGGAGGTGGTCTAGCGGTAGGACGTGGTGTCTAAGCTTGAATCTGATCCAACGCTGTGGTGCCGTGTAAAAAGCGGAACTAGAGGACCCCCTAGAAGGCTATCTTGGGGGTCTTCGTCTATTTGGGGGTCTTCGTCTATTTGGGGTGTGTGATTTTGATCATGGTGTAATAACCCCCATGGCGAACTACAGCTACATCGATCTCCTTGGCGAGCTGACGGAAGAGGCCTTCGAGGCGGCCCTCACGGCTGCGGCTGCTCGGACGTTGAACCCGGACTGGAAAGTCGAGCGAGCATCCTTCGAGGATGGGGGTCCCGTCTGGATGGTTACTCTCCCGGGCACGGCTCCGGAGCCCACGGAAGAGACTCGCAAGCTCCCTTTCTTCTGCCAGGATGAGGATGTGGGGTTCATGGTAGCGCTCCAGCCCAGCCGGGTGGCCTTCCGCCATGGACCGATCACCCCGTTTGAACGGTGGGCGCAGGGTCGCATCGAGGAAGAGCTGGCAGACTTCTTCAACGTCGGCGTGTTCTACGATGCGACCGACAGGATTGCTCCGCCGGGGACTCGGGAATACCGAACGGGGACGACATACGAGGACTATGTGTTCCGTAAGTGGACGCCGACCCCTGCCGAGCTGGAGTCAGTGAAACACGACTTCGAGAGATGGATCCCCAAAGGACAATCCAGGGAGGATCGTGTTCGCAAGTTCCAGAAAATGGTCCAGGGGTTGCCTGATGTCCCCGTTGTGGACATTTTCGAGAGGCCTGGTGTAAGGGAAGACCATGACTGACCTCGCAACCACCTCGATGCACCAATTTGCCATCATGGGCAAGGCGGGCGACACCAAGCATTCGTGGGACCCGACCAACCCGGAAGAGGTCGAGACCGCTCGGGCGCTCTTCGTCGACCTGACGGGCAAGGGCTACCTCGCCTTCCGTCTCGTGAGCTTCACGAAGGACGAGAAGAAGATGGTCCGCAAGGGGGAAGAGCTGGAGGACTTCGACGCTGCCGCCGGTCGTATGCGGTTCGTCAAGCCGAAGAACGCCGAAGAGGTCCCGGCGACCGAGGGCGAGCAGATCAATGAGTTCGACGCCACGGCTCCCCAGGTTCTCCTCGTTCCGCCGATGCAGGGGGGTTAATAAGGATGATCACCTCCCTCTTGATTCATTATTTGGGGGATGGGGAGATTCCGATCTACGACACAGAGGTCGGAGGGCAATACTTCACCCTCAACTACAATGACGAGGATCCCCCCACATCTCACTGGGAGCCTCGAAGAGCACATTCAGCTCGCGTTATCATCCCCCTCAGCGTAGACCTCACCGTACGATATCTCGCGGGACTTCTGCCGGATTGGCTTCTCGGCCTTGATGACTTAGGGGTGGACGGGAGCCTCATTTTCTCTATCCGCTCTCTCTGCGACTTGCCGCCTTTTGGGCTGTGGACTTGTTCTGGCTTGGGCTTTTTGCCTGGGAATAACTGCCGAAACGCCTATCCTCTTGATGGGTCACGAGCTGAAGATCTGATCCTCCATGTGTGCAGGGAACCTCGGGGTGAGAACTTCAATGGCTTGCACCCTGTGATTCGAGCCATGTTCGCAGATCGGATCGCAAACCGTGAGGCTCTGGAGCTGGAGAGACAACAGGAGACCGAAGCTCTCGCCAAATCTCGGGTTCTCCTGGAGCAGTTCCTCACGGATGATCAACAGGAAGAGCTGACGATGACGGGAGCATTCCACGTTCGAGGGGAAGACAGAAGGATCTACCGGGTTCGGAAGGGGTACGCCCACAACGTGGACTTGATCGAGAATGGGGAGCCTACGCGGAGGTATTGCATCATCTCTAAGGAGTCGATGCCTATCTACGACCAGATGCTCGGACAGAAGCTTCTCCTGGAGAAGAACGTGGGTGAGTTCTTGAGGCTCGCGAACTTCACGGATCGTGCTCCTGCACAGGGCGCATGGTTGGCACATCAGGCTGATCTTTGATGTAGTTTCTATCCCCTGAGCAGGATGTATGCACGACACCCAGATGATCTACGACCGTCGTCAGGCCGCCGATGAAGAGGTTGTCGAGGTCGACAAGACGTTCGGCGAACTCCAGATCGCCGAATACGTGGTCTTCCTTTTCGCCCTCGATACCTACATGAGATACATGGAGGAGGTTGGGCTCCCCCATGACGAGATGACGGCCAACGGGCTGAAGCTGCTCCGAATGGCGGACATGCTTCACGGCGAGGTCATTGCTGGCTACATGAAGGCCAACCTCCCGTCGGACACCCACAAGAAGATGCTGGAGAAGGCTCTCCGGCTGAGGCCAACCCCTGATGGGGCTGCTCGCCGGGCTCTCCAGATCCGCACCCTGCTCTCTCGGGGTGGTGCCTCGACAATGCGAGCGGTGTTCAGCACGAACAAGGCCCTCCAAGAGGTTCGAGCGGCCATCGCGGCATCCATGGTGGACGATGCTGATGCCGCTCTTGACAAGTTCGCGGTCATCCCCGTCAAGAACATCCGGATTCGTAACTGGATCGACGAAGCTGCCAAATTGGCAGGGTCGGGAGTTCCTCCGACACCGGTGACTGCGGTGAGCCAATCTGGCGGTCGAGTCGACGCGTCCAGGGAGCTGACCGTCGAGCGCATGAAGGCGGAAGCTGCCGACCCAGCTTCTGAGGAGACGAAGGGCACCTCGGACCGTCAAGACAAGATCATCTCTCGGGTCCAAGAAGAAGCTCAGGCGACGGCCTTGAAGTCCCTGGACGCCAAAAACGAGCCCGATGCCCCTGTCACGAAGTCTCAGGTTGTTGGCATCGCGGCTGCAACTGTAGCAGCCGCGATGGCGGACCCCGAAGACCTGAAGAACGTCCCGGAGCCCCTCCGTACTCTCGACCCGGAGCAACGGGGAGCGGCTCTCACGGACGGCAAGGTTCTCATTGCTGCGGGAGCCGGTGCTGGGAAGTCGACGACCCTTGTCGCTCGAATTCAGTACCTCATCAAGGATCGTGGGGTCAAGCCCGGCCGCATCCTGGCTTGTTCGTTCAACCGTAAGGCGGCGAACGAGCTGAGGGACAAAATCGCCAAGAAGTGTGGCGAGAACGAGATGAAGCAGATGTCCGTGGGGACGATGCACTCGCTCTTCATGCGCTTCATCGTGGGTGATCGGGGATCCAACATCCCGGCCTTCGGCACCCCCGCAGAACAGAAGCTTTTCTCCGAGGAGCGACTCATCGCCAACCCTGAGCCGGGTCAGAAATTCAAGAAGGGCCCGAAGCCCATCAACCACACACTGGCGATTCAGGGCGTAATAAAGGAATGCGGACCGATCGCGCTCGCTTCCTACTACAAGGTCGATCCGAAGACGTTGGAGGACGGTAGTTCCAGCGCTAAGAAGGCGAACCTCCATATCAATGTGTGGAAGGGCAACGATGTCTCCCCCGAGCAAGCGCTTGCCAATGCAAAATCAAAAGCAGAAATCTTTGCTGCGATTTGGTATCATATCGGATCGGGGCTCAAGGGAGACATTCCGGGCTGGCGTCCGCCGTGCTCTCAGAGCAAGACCGCCGACAAGTGGATGGACACATTCCGTCCCGGCAAGGAGCGACTCGGGGACCTTGACGACATGGTCAAGGTCTACCGGGACATCCTCGTGCGTGACCCCAAGGCCCGCGCCTTGGTTCAGAACATGTTCGATCACATCCTCGTGGACGAGTGCCAGGACCTCAACACGGTTCAGCACCAAGTCTTCGATCTGATGTCTCAGCACATCACGGACGGCAAGGACGGCAAGTCCCTCTGGATGGTCGGTGACGACAAGCAGGCCATCTACCAGTTCCGCGGGGCTCGCCCGGACCTTTTCACGGCCCTCAACGGCAAGGAGGGCTGGAAGACTCGGATGATCAAGACGAACTACCGCTGCGCTCCGGAGATCGTCGAGTGCGCCAACAAGCTCGTCGCCCACAACACGAACCAGATCCCGATGGAGGCTCGTGCGAACCCGAAGAAGGCTCGCAAGGAAGCTTCGATCGAGGTCACGGTGCCGGGGGACAACGCTTCTGGGGCCATCTATACCCTTCAGCGGATCACGAAGGAGCTTCGTGCGAATCCGACGAGCGAGGAGAAGGACTACGCTGTTCTCGCTCGTACGAACAACGAGCTGAATGACTATGAGACGGCCTGCATCATCGAGGGCATCCCGTACACCCGCGTGGGTGGTTCGAGCTTCCTGGAAGCCCCTGAGTCCAAGGCCGTGCTCGGCTACCTCGACCTCGCGGGCGGGACCAACTTCGAGAAGATGCAGCTCTCGTTGGCTTCGAGCCTGACGAAGCCGGATCGCGGTCTCTACCTCTCGACTGACAAGGTGGCCGAGATCGTCAAGGAGGCTCTCCAGGACATCGCTCGCGGGGACGGGATGGACGTGAAGTCTCTCAACCCCTTTGAGGTGATCACCAAGAGGGTCTACGCCCGCCAGCTCGCCGAAGCCCTCAAGCAGCCCTACAAGAACAAGCTGATGGCCACGGGGGATTGGCTCTGGCGGAAGTCTGTCGATGAGATGACAGAGACCCTTCTCGAAATGGGGACTCAGGTCGCGAAGCTCAAGAAGACGATCAACGACACGTCGATGCCCGTCGAGGATGTCTTCAAAATCATCCTCGACGACGTCAAGGCAACGACGGGCTACCGCAACAACCGGACGGGGGAGGACACCCGGAAGACCGTTACTCTTCGAGAGCAGATCTCGAACGACATGTCCCTCTACTCGGATGGGAGTGAGGACGCCGAGGAAGAGGAAGAGCCGGACTCCGTCAAGCCTGTCGTTGATGACGAGGGCAACCTCATGCTCCCCAAGACGGAGGGAGAGCCTGGAGTTCCTTCGGCACCTCCCGCTCCGGAGAACCCTGCCAAAGGGCTTGGAGCTGTGCAGTTCCTCTACCAGATCGCACAGCCGAATGCGCAGGACCACGACTTGGGGCATGACCCGACGACGGCTCTGGGCTTCATTAAGAAGCTGGAGCGCTACTCGGATGCCTCGAAGACGCTTCGAGTCGACCTCAAGAAGTGGGCCCTGGATCAGAAGAAGCTCCCGCCGGAGCAGCGGGAAGAGCGTCCGCGGTGCATGGTACTTTCCACGGTCCATTCGGTCAAGGGAGCCGAGTGGCCAAATGTGTTCGTATGTATGCCGGCGGGTATCTTCCCGGTCGAGAAGAAGCCCAAGAAGGATGAGCCCCCGCCCGACCCAGAAGAGGAGCTGAGGAAGCTCGAAGCGGAGCGGAACCTCGCCTACGTCGCTCTTACCCGGGCCGCAAAGAACCTCACCGTGGTCTGTGCCAAAGCTCCTTCACGGTTCGTCTTCGAGGCAGGCCTCAAGCCGGGGGAGAACGTCGAGAAGGACGTTCCTCTGGTTACAGAAGAGGGTACTCCGAAAACGGCTGAGGAGGACTTCGGAGACCACGGGCCCCCGCCCTTCGAGGACATGGCTTCTTACTTCATGACAGCCGGCGGGGTTGACTCCTCGTACGATCGGAGGGCGTGATGGCCGCTCAATTCACGCAGATCACGTTGCCCGAGATGGAGACGTACCTCAAGCGAGCCTTCCGCGCGCTCCGACCTCAGCATGGGGCCAGCCGGGGGGAGGTCGTCATCAACCTCTTCCTCAACGAGACGAAGACGATCGGGATTCGAATCTGGACCTCGATTCAACCTGGCTCGGGGATGGGTGCCGGCCAAGGGGAGGATGCGATCCGCGTCCAGTTCTACAATTTCGGCAAGGACCGGCCGATGGTACCCGACAAGGCGCCCATCGTGAAGCGGACCCAGAACTGGCGGGACAACCTCAAGGATCGTATCGAGGACATCCTTGAACTCTATGCCGAAAAAGAAGAATACTGGGAGAGTAGAACAGGGAGTTACACGCGTTGCGGATAAGATCCGGTGGGCCCGAGAAATTATGGAGCTGTACGAGTCGAAGGACGAGTACTGGGAAAGCCGTGTTTGAACTTGATGAGGCTGCGATGGCTCAGGCGTGGGCTTCCGCATGCGCTTTGATGCTCGCTGACGGAGAAAAACCCGATGTTGTCCTGAAGGAAGCATCGGAGATGTTGGCCAAATTGCAAGAGCAGGTACAAACCTCTCCTGAAGGTTGATCTCTTGGGGGTCTCGTTTTGTAGAAAGACCAGAAGGAGATTCACATGCAAATCAAGTATCAGGTGATCTGTACTGAAAAATACATCGCAGACGATTTGAAGCCTTTCGACTCGAAGGACGAGGCTGTGGAGTGGGTTCGTATTTGTTTCGAAAAGATGCCGAAGGATCTTATGTGTTCCTCCTTCCACTTCTGGATCCGTGAGATTTACGTCGCTGGCTGAGGTTGATCGACTGGTAGTTCGAGCTGTAGGACTCCCATGGGTATCGATCCGCGTTTCCTCATCCTCGATCTCTCTTCCGCGGCCTTCGGTTATTACCTGGAGGGTCGCGCGTCCTTCGAGGAAACGATCACGCCCATCTATGGGGATGACATCACGGCCTTCATCGAGGAAGAGATCGATCTGATCTGGGGGGAATCCTACTATGAGTGTTCCGATTCTTTTCGGTTTGCGGTCGTTGGAAACCCCGCGGATCGTCTCGCGTTTGAGCTTTCGCACTCGTGCTGTGGGCAGGCGGACTTCGAGTTTCGTCATTCTTCGGGGGTGACGTTCCTGTACGGATTCAACTACGGCCACTGAGGTTGGTGTAGGCATCTTGGGATGTCTCTCATCACGTTCAACGCCCGCGTAGATCCGACGCTCCCCGTCATCGTTCCGGATGCTGTTTCGTTCGAGACAGGGGCAAGTCGTGAGCAAGCGGGCGACCCGAGCCTTTTCGTCTACGAGCATCATGGGGCAGGGTTCGGACAAGCGGACCCTGGCGCCTTGACGAGCTTCTTCGAGGATCTCATCCTTGGGAGGCCTTTCCCGCTTTTGTTCGCCACCCACAGAATCCGCGATCTCGACACCATCTTCGCGATGGCTCTTTTTTTCGATCGGACCCTGGCGATCCACCCGGCGATGCCTGGGGTGGTGGCGGCGGTGGACATCATACATCGGCGGGGCTTGTCGATGTTGGGGCACATCGAACCCGAGCGGGGGCGCTTCTTCCGGCTCCTCCGGTCGTTCTTTCCTGAAGAGGGGCTCTCGAAGCGCGAGCTGGGGGAGCGTCTCACAACGGTCGTGGGGTGGATCCGGGATCATCTTGACGGCGGTGGACCTGTGGTCGGGTCGTGGCCCAAGGTGAAGGTTCTCGACGTCGGGTCCAACGGGTTCGTGCTCGCGGAGACCCATGACCAGCTCCTTGGAGGGTGGGTCGAGCTGTACCGGATGGGGTACTTGCGGGGGCTTCTCGTCAGCGAGGAGGTCGACAGCCGGCGGAAGGTCTTGGTGTCCCGCAAGAGCGCCTACCTGGATTTCAACCTTTTCACGGCCGCCAGCGTCTTCAACGACATGGAAAGAGCCATGGGGGAGCTTCCGGAGTGGCACACGGATGGGGTATGGCTCTGGGGGCCCGAACAGGGTACGCTGATCCTCGTCACGCACATGATCGAGCTTCTCCGGCGCGTCTGAGTTGATCGGCCTCGCCAGGGCCCTGTAGAACAACCATGCCGATCTACGACATTTTGGGAAACGACGAATCCTGCAACGAGATGGGGGACGTGCATACTACGGATTACTCCAAGTATTACGCGCCCTTCCCCAAGGACCCGTCCGCCCCGTCGGACCGATTTTACGACAAGCCATCGATCGAGGAGACTATTCCCGACGATCCGGATCGTCAGCTTCAGATCGTCGAGCTGGAGATCGAGCGGGCTCCTCTGGAAGACCACAGCGTGTTCCAACGCATTCTGGAGCAGCTCGGCGATTTCCCCTACTGAGGTTGATCACCAAGAGGCCCTCCATGTTGAACTTCCCGCTCCGGTTGTCCGAAACGAAAATCATGGGTTCGTGGCTTCAGAGCCTCGATGAAGACCGAGACGAAGAGCCAGTCACCCGCCGCGAACCCTGTGTTCCACGCGACCCCGCCATTAATCGCGAGGCGCGGTACATGAAGCCCGAGACGCAGCTTCCCTTCTGAGCCCAATGACCTGGAGACTTTGGCTTGACGACCAGCTCGCGGATCCCGACCCGGACCTTCGGGCTCGGTGGACTCCCGAGGGGTTCCTTGGGGCGACTTCCTCGGAGGAAGCATGTCTCATGGTCGAGGCTCATGGGCCTCCGATGTTCATGGATCTCGACCATGATCTTGGGGGTGATGACACCGCGATGCGATTCTTGAACTGGCTCTTCTACGAGTACGGATGCGTCAATCCGCCAGAGTTCGAGATCCATTCCGAGAACTGTGTCGGACGAGAAAACATCAGGGTTTTCATGTCTTCTTGGGGGCGGTCTTTGCTTTTGGTGTAAAGGTTGATCATGGATCCCTACCGAGAACCACAAAAAGATATAGATACGTCCCGAAAGTACAGAATGCAGCTCATTGCTGTACGTATTTTTCAGGTGGTTGCTATCTCCCTCGGCGTGTACGTGGGTTGGTCTTACAAGCCGTTCCGCCCTTATTATCTGGCTCCTACCTGCATCGAAATGGGACGAATCACGAAGTGGCATGACTCCTATTTCGAATGTCCGCACCCCAACCAAATTTTGTCCTTTGAGCAGCAGAACACGAATCCAGCTACTTGGCTGGTCATGTGCAAATGCAGGTAGAGCCCTGAGATTCCTTTCGTACCCTGGCTAGTATGTGCCGGTACGACGACAGCTCACGACGGTGACGATTGGGACCGATGGTCCCACGAACTACGTCCAAATCCCTGATGGGTCCCGATACAACCTCGGGACCCTTTCTGTTTTGAAATTCGTTGCAGCTCTTGTCTCGGGCCGTGGGCTCGCAAGGCAGGCGCTCGATCGATTCAATGCAGAGGGGCAGGCGATGATCCCCATCGACCTGGACGCTATGGAGGCGCTCTTTGTACCTCGACGAGCGAGGTGGGCCGCTAGTCCTCTTATCTCGGCACACGATCATCATCCCATGCCGGGAAAGGACGCGAGCAGCCCCATGGCGGACGACACTCTCAACCCCAATACCCTTCCGCAGCACTTGGACCAGATCGAGCACCAAGTGGCTGCGATCACCCATCTGGCGGCGGCCGGCAAGGTCCCCGCTGAGGCTCTCAAAGGCCTTCGGGCGATGGTTGCGGCCATCAGCCTCCCCAACTTCGGCGACCAGTCGAGCAACTCGGCCTTCAACTCCATGGGGGCACCCCGGGTCGACACGGTCAATCCGGAGGCTCCTCAGAAGCTCCCGACGGACCTCACGCACCCCAAGGTCGCTTCTCACGAAACCCTCGTGGAGAACTCCAAGCTGGCTGGGGAGATCCTTCAGACGGTCATGGTGACGGAGGATCGCATCGATCGTCTGGTGGCGGCTGGACGCAAGTTCAATGCAGCCAAGGCCAAGGGGGATCTCCTCACGGTCACCTCGAAGATCAGCTCTCTTCTTCAGGAAGTGGATCTGGCTCACACCTGGGTGAAGAACGATCTTCACGCGCTCTCGAAGCAGGCGTCTCGCATTCACGATCTCTTCGCAACCGCCAAGATCTGAAACATGCTCGAAGCAGTTCGTACATGCATCGGTTGTGGGGGTGATCTGCCAAGCGGGTCATCTCCCAAGCGTTTGCGTTGTGAACGCTGCAAAAAGGCTGTGATCGTTCAGCGTACGGCAGCTTGGCGTGATCGTAACCCAGAGAAGCTCTATCTACAACGAGAACGGCAGCTTCCCCAAGCTAGGGTTCGTGCGCTAGCGCGATACAAGCGAGAGCCCGAAAAAGTTCTCGCTTCCAACAAGAAATGGGCAGAGGCACATCCTGAAAAGATGCGTTTTTACCATGCACGTTGGTTGGAGCAGCCCGAGAACCAGGCCAAAGCCAAAGGCTGGGTCAAGGCTTGGATGAAGGCGCACCCTGAAAAGATGCGTGCGTATTACCAGCGTTGGTACGTTGAAAATCAGGATCTCCTTCGGACTTCAAGTCTTCGTCGAAGAAGCATCTATGCAAGCTCTCCCTTTCAATATGAGGAATGGCTTGAGATTCTATATGTATTCGATCAGAAGTGCGGTTACTGCCTTGTCGAGTGTGATTCTCTGACGATGGATCACATGACCCCCATTTCTCGCGGGGGTCCTCACACGGCAGAGAACATCATTCCTTCATGTAGGTCGTGTAATTCCCAGAAAAGGGACCGAACGATTTTCTACATGCTCAACACCCAAAGGTGAGTCATGCCCGTCCCGAATACATCGTACATCTACCGCACGGGTACGGCTCCGAATACCAGGGCTGTTTCTTCGCAGAAGAACAAGATCTTTGGATACTCCATTGGTGCGTCTCAGGGGTTCACCCAGATCGGAGCCGTCTCGGAGTTCGGCTTTGATGAGTCGCGGACCATCGAGCCCGTACGTGGAGTCGGCTTTGGTGACATGGTCGCTGAGCTGGTTCCTTCCGTGACGGAGCCGATGACCCTCACCATCAACCGCACGCTCCTGTACATTCAGAACGTCTTTCAGGCGGTTGGGTACAAGAGCGGGATCGACGGGATGGTTCGGAGCCTACGGCACCACCGTTGGCCGTTCGACATCAAGCAAGAGATCGTCTTCAGCGAGATCGCGAACCTCGACGGCGTGAACACCCCTCAGCCGGCGGACGTGAACGTGGGCCCGGCTGTCTCGGGGATCGTCCCGGGAGCCATTCAGGCGCTCTTCACGTACTATGAGGGGTGCTGGTTCAACAGCTACAGCGCTTCGTTTACCTCGGACGCGGCTCTCGTGGCTGAGAACTCATCGGTGACGGTGACGGACATCCTCGACGGGATCAGCCAGTACGGCGAATTTATCGATACGGGTCTGGCCCCCATCTCCGAGAACGGCGCAGCCGGCAAGGGTTTCTCGCTCCGCTTCGCGGGTGGGAGCCAGGCTCCCCAGGTCACCCTCTGATCGATTCGTAGCTCTCGGCGTCAACGTGAAGGTAAGCTTCAAAGAGAGGCTTACCTTCACCCTTATTTAGACCGGATGGGATTATGGGAAGCAGCATCTCCGCCAAGAAGCTCACTTTGGCCCTTGAAAAGGCCAAGAACATCAGCATCGTCGAGGAGGAGGTGGCCATTGGGGGATCCCTCATCGTGGTCCGGAGCCTTCGGCCCAGTGAGTACGAGGACATCAACAAGTCTCTCGCGGGGATCACGGACGAGGTCGAGTACCTCAACACCTGGCAACGTGGTCAAGTGTCCCGGGCCATCGTCGAGGTCAACGGGGTCAGTCTGCGTGGTGTCCAATTCATCGAGGATGAAGAGACAGATGCCAAGGGCAATGTCCAGACGGTCAAGCTGGAGCTGCACAGCTATCTCCTGAAGAACCTCATCTCGACGTGGGGGAAGGAAGCGGTATATACCGTCTGGCGCAAGGTGGGGGATGCCATCTCGCGGGCGGAGACCGAGACCAACGCCTCTGTCAGGTTCCTCATCCCCGAAGAGACCCCCGAAGAGCGCTTCCGGCGTATTCTCGGGGATCTGAAGGAGATTGAGGACGAAGTCCCCAACGCTCTTGTCGATTCGATCCTCGCCGATGTGGGGCTCATGCGAAAGTCGACCGCCGAAGAGATCAAGCTCGCCATGGAGCGGGAAGGCGAGCTTGCTTTCGCGGAGATCGAGCGCCAAAGGAAGCTTGCGGAGGCCACCGAGGTTGCAGCGCGACCGGAGCCTGCTCCGCCCGTCGCCCCGGTGAGGCGAGTGCCTCTCAACCAGGTGGCGGTGGTTGTTCCTCCCCCGCCTGTGGCCCAACGGACGGAGACGGTGCCTGCATCCCGAGTCCCCACCAAGGCGGAGAAGTACGCCGCCTTGGAGGCCGATGCGGACCAGATCGGGGCTTTGGGGCAAGGTCCCCTTGGCGTCGAGATGCCTACCGAGGTCGCGATCCTGGAGGGCCGGCAACAGGGAATCAACCCGAGCAAGGCTGGAGAGATCCTGGAGCGCCCCCCAACCGTGGGGTTGAACCCGAAGTTTCGCCCCCCGCCGAGGTAGCACATGGAGGGCCGTGACTACGGGCAAGAACAGGCACGCCTCCAGAAGCAACAAGAAGGGGTCCGCGACGACATCCCTATTCCCAAGGACCCCGAAGTCAATCCGGAGGTTTACAGGGATGTCGAGCCGTTGATCTTCCGCGGGTTCCTGACCGTCAGTGCGGAGATCAACGAGACCCACATCGTCTTCAAAAGTCTGAACCATCATGAGTTCGGGCTCGTGAGGATGATGGGCAATATCCGTGAAGGGGTATCCCCGCCTCAGAAGTTCTGGGACCTCTTCTTGGCGTACGGCGTCTTCATGGTCGACGGGCAGAACGTCTTGCCTGAAAGGGAGCGCTGGATCTCCGATATCGCCAAGCTGTTCGGTGCTCTGCCTCTCAAGACCAAGAACAATATCATCCGCCACCTCTCCGAGCTGAATCGGCGAAGTGCGAACGCGGTGATCCTCACCGAAGCCTACGCCTCCGAGAACTACTCCAGGTTCCGGTGGGCGCAGCTTCGCTCTATCGACCCCACGTTCCCCGCTTCAACTGGAGTGCCGGGGACCGAACGCATTGGGTTGAACTGGGCCCAGCTCTTGTGGCGAGCCCTCAACTACTACGAGGACCTGCATACGCAAATCGAGCGTGACTGGGAGAACGCCAAGTTCATCGGCTCCTGTTCAGCCGGCAAGGGGATCCAGAAAGTCTATGCTCAGGATGAGCGGAGACGGAAGACCGAGCGGGAGACATCTGCGGCTAGGAAGGATCGCTTGCTCAAGCACGTCATCCTTGGGGAGGCCTTGGACGAGAAAGGGTCTGGAGCCAAGGGCGTGATGAATGTGGCTCGCAGTGTCGAGGAGCTGGCGACGCAGCTCAAGAACGACCTCGGGGGCGAGAAGGACTGGCACGATCAGGTGGTGGCAGCCTTCGAGGAACGTACACGCGCAGAGGCGAAGAAGCGGAAGGACGACATCGAGGCTCTTGTGGCCACGAACGAGGCCGAGTTCAGCGGCCGTGGTGTTCAGGGGAGCACGGACTTTGCAGGCCTCTCCCCTGAGGATGTTCGTCAGCGGATTCTACGGAATCACCAGATCGAAGCTCAGAGTGCTGCATCGAGGATCCTTCATCCGGAATTGTATGATGAGAAGTATGTCGCCCACGCTCAGAAGTGGGGCATGCCTGGGGAGGAGACGTCCGATCAGGATCCGTCAACTGCTCTACCTCTACCGAAGATGCGTGACGGCAAGCCGTTCAGGAGTGGCTGATGGCAACGAGCTTGGAAGTTCTTGGGCTTCGAGTAGACCTCGATACCAAAGACGCAAAACGCGACATGGACCGCCTGGAGAAGGCGATCTCGGCGCGAACTACCGACCTCGACAAGGGCGCGAAGAAGCTCAATAAGGGCATCGAGAAATTCGCACACCAGTACGTCACTGTTCGACGTACTGCCATCCCGATGCTCAAGGACGTCACGAAATCCTACAACAAGCTGGAGCGTTCGATCGCGGACATCAACCACGAGCTTGAGCGGAGCCGAGGGAAGTTGGCCGCATCCTCGGGGGAAAGCCGCAAGAACGTCGAGAAGGAAATCAAGGACTGGGAGAAGCTGCGCGATGCTCGGGAGAAGGCTCTCGACACCATGACCCGGGTCAAAGAGGACCTGGAGACGCGAATCGTTTTTGACAAGGATGAATTCGTCGATGCGATGAAGGAAGCTGGTCAAGAGCTGTACGAGCCCATCGACAAGCTCATCTCGAAGGACCTGCCCGGGGCTTTCGAGTCTGGCGGGAAGCTCTTGGGGAAGGGTGTCGAGGGCGTCTTCAAGGGCGGGTCCTGGCTTGCCAAGGTGGGTGGCAAGTTCGGCGAGCGTGCAGGCGCATCCATGATGTCCAAGGGCAAGATGTCCATGGCTCGTGGCGGCATCATGGGCAAGCTCGGGGGTGCGGCCCAAGTGGCGGGCGGCGGGGCCATGCAAGGGGTCGGAAAGCTGGCCAGCGGCCTCGCTCCACTCCTCGATATCATCTCGAAGATCGGCCCCATGATTGGGATGGTGAGCGGCCTTATGGTCGGGCTCGTCAAGCTTTTCATTGACGCTGAAGCAGCGGCGAAAGACTTCAACAAAGAAATCCTAGCCACGTCGGGATCGGCCTCGTTCCTTCACTCGAACTTTGACAACGTCAATGCTGGAGCGGAGGATCTTGGGGACACCCTCAAGAAGATTCGCGACCAGGCGTCGAGTCTCGACAACATGTCGTGGGGTATCAACAAGGATACCCACAAGGCTGTTCTCAGTTCTCTCACAGCCGAGGGTGTTTCTTTACGTCGCCTCAACGATGACTTCGAGGCGACGTCGAAGTCATCGAAAGAAGCAGCCGGATACGCGAAGAGCTTTGGCTCGACGGTCCAGATGGCTGTGGCCTACTCGCGGAACCTCGGCGTGAGCCTCTCTGACATTGGCAATCTCCAAGCAGAGATGATGACGGACATGGGGATGGGGCTCAAGAGCGTCGAGTTGAACTTCACGCAGATGAGCCGAGCAGCGGAGGACGGGGGGATCGCGAGCAACAAGTTCTTCGGAATCATCCGAGGTGTCTCCGCGGATCTGGCTCTCTACAACACTCGGATGGAAGACGCTGTCAAGATCCTTGGCCTCTTGGGCAAGGTGATGAGCCCAAGGAACGCCCAGAAGTTCATGCAGACGGCGACGCAGGCCCTCAAGGGGATGGGTCGTGTCGAGCGTCTCAAGACGAACCTCCTCGGTGGCGGCAAGATGGGCGGCATGGTCGAGAAGGACCTTGACCGCAAGTCCAAGGACGTCAGTGGGAAGATCGCGGAAGCCGGCGGAAAGGCCGGGTATTCCCGCGAGGACCTCATGACGAAGCCCATAAAGGAACTCATGCAGGGGGTCTCCAAGGAAGCACAAGGGACTCTCCATGAGGCCATCTCCGAGATGCGTATGGACGCCAAAGCCAACAAGAAGGGGGTTTTCGGATCCTCCGTGGCGGGACGCAACCTTGGGCCTGGCGCAGCCCTTCAGTCGATGAAGTCTGCGCTCAACATTGGAGGCTCGGGGAAGCTCCGGGACCGGCGTGGGGACCTCGGAACCGAGATGCTCGCTGATGCAAACGGGATCAGCGAGGACCAGCTCGCCCAGATGGCCAAGTTCGAAGAGGCCATCGATGAGCAGCGGGATGAGCTGAAGGCGGACCTCAAGGCTGGCGGGGACAAGCAGGCCGCTGCCATGAAGCGCCTCGACAAGGCTGGGGTGGCAGCGTCCGATATCGACACGGCGGGCTATGACGACATCTTGGCGACTCTGGACCAGTCGGAGCAGGACGCCCTCAAGGACGGTGCGAAGCAGATCGATTACGCCAAGGAAACCGGCAAATTCCAGAGCAGCTTGATTGACAAGATGGGAAACATTGCTGAGTTTCTCATGAATCAGATTTACACGGTTTTGACTGGGATTTGGGATGTCTTGGTAGACTCCGTCTTTGGAAGCGATGCCAAGAGGAAGGAACGCGACCTCGCGAAAAACGTCAAGGATTCAAAGGACAGTGATATGTCCAATGCTCTTGGCGCCGCTGGCGGAGACGCCTACAAATTCCGTGGTTCGCTGATGCAGTCCGAGGGGATGAAGAAGCTCCTCTCTGCAATGAGTGGCGGAACTCAGGCAGGGCAAGCAGCCAAGACCACACTGATCAATGCCGCGAGTCAGGAAGAGCTTGCAGCCGCTCTGAAGGATGCTGGCATCAGCATGGACAAGATGGGGGATGCGTATCAGGACGCCCTCTATGGTGGTGCTGAGAAGCGGTCTGCTCTTCTTGAGAGAACAAAGGGAATGTCCGGGGGAGGCCGTGACCTGGAGTACAAGAAGGCACGGGAGGCTGCGGGCACCACAGGGTGGCGTTCAGGGGCGGACAACGATCTTGGCGATCCTGAAATGAAAGCAGCTCTTGGCCAACTCTCTCAGGAGGATCTGACCAATGTCTTGGGCAAGCTCGGGTGGGAGCTTGATCCTGCCAAGCTCGCCAAGTTGTTTCCCGAGTTGAAAACGCAGGCTGGGGTTGGGTTGTCCGATAAGGGCTCATCTTCGTCCGCAGAAACCACCGCGGAAACGCCTTCTTCCGCGGTCATTGGGCCTCCTGTTGTTCCGGGAGCCCCGGGTGTTGTGGGGGGTGCTGCTCCTGTGGCTCCTCCGCTGCCGAAAGATGCACCTACGGCCAGCCAGCAAGACCAGGTGATCAAGGGTCTCGACGGTACTCAGGACACGCTGCGTAAGCAGGGCATCGTCATCGACAAGTCCTTCTTGAAGAACAAGATGGGACAGCAGATGGAGGATTCGACACTTGAAGCGCTTCGTCAGGGGCTCTACGAGTATTACCTCTACAAGGACCTGAAGCAGGAATCTGTGAGCAAGGCTGTCCAGGGGGGCATCTCCGGACGGGGGCTTGGAGCTGCTCTCGCCGACAAGCTCGGGCAGGGCATCACGGCAGACACGGCCATCACCCAGCTTTCGGCTAACGCCACGGGAGGCGTTGTCTCGGCCGTGGCCAACGGTATGGCACAACTTCGCCCTGCTCCTGGGGAAGGCCTGGCGTCGATCGGCGTTGGGGAGAAGATCGTCCCCGCGGGCAGCGGGACGGGGACGCAGAAGATCGTCCTGGAGCTGCGCGGCGATCTGAAGCGATTTGTTCGAGCAGAGGCCTCGAACACCTTCTATGAGAACGAAGGCGCGAAGAAGAACCGCTGATCAGGAATCTTCACGATCAACAACCGGGAAGTCAGGCACACTTTCGACAAGGAACGTCCTCTGGGGCCCCGCGTAATAATCCCTTCTGTTTCGAAGAGGCCACGTAGGGGGTACCCGGCGCTGGATCCCCAACGAAGGCAGCGTGAAGGCTGCTATTGCACGCGAGATTGTATCTTGTGGAGTCTCTTTGGGCCGAGGAGGGAAGACCCACAAGGCCCAGTAGGATTCCAGGTCATCATCCATGGGGCACCTATACACCAACTAGGGGTAGATGCCTCGGATCCCGTCCGCCAACATCACCGACCTCCCGCTCCTCGATGCTCCGAGCGAGAACGTTGGCTACAGCCATCCAGCGGAGAAGCGCAAGGGGTCGATCCCCATGGCCTTCCAGGTGACGAGCCCGTTCAACCGTCACCTGGCGCTGCTCCCCCATGCGCTGGTCCTCCACGTCAACCCCGCGAACATGGCCTTCACCCACAACAAGAAGGTCGAGAAGATCCAAACGCGAGGGGGGTACGTCGAGCAACACTGGGGGGATGAGCTGGAGGAAATCTCCTGTGATGGCTCGACGGGGGCCTTCATGAATCTCTACACGGGGCTCTCCAGCGTCGTCCGGCAACAGACCATTGCCTGGGATCGCTACCGGGACCTCTACGACCTCTACCACAACAACGGGTCGGTCTATGACCCGGCGGGCAACATCGTCCTCCAGGGCAACATCATGCTCCTCTTTGATCGAGGGGTCTACATCGGCAGCTTTCGATCTTTCGATGTGGAAGAGACCGATGCCGCTCCGTTCTCCTTCGCCTTGAACTGGACCTTCAAAGTGGAAGAGACCTTGCTCCAGATTCCCACGGGGCAAGTACCTCGAATGGGAGGATCCTTCTTCCAGAGTCAAAACTCTGCTCGGGGGCAATGACCATGGCAAACGAGAACAGCATTGCGAAGCAGATTGAGCAGTCGGCGGACTATCACCCGCCGAACATCTACAACCTGCTTTCCTGGTTCTCCTCGCTCAGCACCACATCAGACTACCTGTCCGCGGAGTACATTCCTCTCTCGCAGATCCCTTTTGCTGCGAAGAACCTGAAGCCCTTCATCATCGGAGTCCTACCCCCTTCGGCGAACGTGACGGGTAGGAACCTAGATCGATCCTCCTCTCTTTCTTCGATTCTAGGGACGCCCGCGGGGTCTCCAAGTACAACAGGGGGCTCCAATGCGGGCTTCAACCAGGATGCCAGAGCTAGGGCCCTGGAGCGAGCACAGGGGTACGTGGGACTCAACACGAGTGCTACAAATAGTGAACGCTATCTGAATCTCCTCGCAGATCCCGCCATTGACCCTCATTCAACGGCGGTTGCTCTTTCGGAACAAGCTTCTTGTGCTCCGACGGTGCGAGGATGGCTACGAGAATTGGGTCTCACAGAGCCTGAGTTGACGAACCCTTACAAGTGGAGCATGGCTCCAGCCGACGTTCTGGCAATCGCTGGTCGGAAGGGCGCTCGTATAGACATGAATGGGAAGTTCTCCACAATGCCAAAACCTGGAGATATTTTCTACGTTACGGGTAAAAGTCAACACATGGCCATCATCGAGAACATCATCTCGGGGGATGTCGCATCAGGGAAGTTCACGGCTCAAGATATCAGTGGGGGACAAACTGTGGGTGGTTTGCCTGGTATCGATCGAGCAACTCGGACGTGGATTCGACAGGAAGACGGATCTTGGACTGTCCAGCGTAGTGGGGGCAAGGACATTGTAGGGGGTGAGGGCCTACATCTGTTCGCCCTCGTCAACCTGGACAAAATGCTTTCGGGAGTGGAAGTCGATGCTTCAGCTCGTCCTGTCAATTCTGACTTTGTAGTGAATTGGCAAGGGCCTGGTAGTGCATCGGCACAGGTGGCGTCCAAGGAGACCTCGAAGACTGCGAACACGTCTCTCGATACGTCGGGCTTGGGGCAGAAGTTCCAAGACGTGCAGAGAGCCGCTGCCAAAGCAGTCAAGCTGGCCATCGACCAGATGGCCAACACACCTCCCCTACGGATGTTGGTCAACCCAGCATCCTTCAAGGTCTCTTCTGAAAAGGTTGTCTCAGACGGGAACTGGGGTAGGAACGGGCCCATCATCGAGCACTGGGGGGAGCAGCAAGACAAGGTCGAGGGCTCCGGGAAGCTCGCGGGGTTCTACGCAATCGATGCGAACGGGGGATCCCTTGGGAGCGTGAGCAACAGTCCCGGGCTCACTCGCATGGCTCGGAACTTCTCTCTCTCCTACCAGAACTTCCTATCCCTCTGGCTCTTGTACCGCAACAATGGGGGGGTGTGGCTTCCGGATGCTACGTCTACCCAGACGCAGAAGACCACCAATCTTGCCCTTGTGGGGTCGATCTACGTCTTCTACGACAACATCATCTACATCGGGTCGTTCGATTCCTTCAACGTCACCGAGTCCGATCTGAGCCCCTTCACGCTGGAGTACAGCTTCTCGTTCAGCGTGAGAGCCACCTACCTCCTCGATCAAACAGACCCCCACTTCACGTACGGGGCCCCGAAGTCATTTCCCTTGGGGACGCCTTCGGTGTAGGAAGAAGAAATGCCGCGAGGTCCTTTTCAGGGTACGTACCAGGGGGGAGTTCGACCCACCGTTGTGATGGGGCCCGATGCGGTCGTCTACATCAACGGTGAGACGGATATCGTCGGCTGCCCGAGTTGTCGGAAGAGATTCGACTGGAACAAGTACATCACGTCAATTCAGACCGATTTGAGTGTTGACGGCGCTCCTGGATCGGCGACGATCTCCCTCTCGATTCCTCGGCACTCGGTCGACGACTTCTACTTCGACGGCAACCCCATCATCACGGAAATGATGGAGGTCGAGATTTACAAGAAGGGATTCTATCTCGTTGAGGGGGTACCTCAGTACTACCCGACCTTCTGGGGGATCATCACAGAGGTCTCCGATTCGTATTCCGGCGGCGAGCACACCGTAAGTCTACACTGCTCCGATATCCTCAAGTGGTGGGAGCTGTGTAAGATGAACATCAACCCGGCGTTCACGGCCGCTGCCGGGCAGTCGGGCCGGTCTCTTTTCGGCAACGTCTTCTTCGGGATGAATCCCTACGACGTCATCTGGACGTTGGCGCAGTCCTCCTTTGGGGACGTCGTCATCGGGACAGGGTCTCTGATCAGCCTCTACAAGGAGCAAGGAGGGCAGAAGCAAGTCTTCGATTCAGCTCTCTCGGACATCATGCTCTACTGGGAGGAGCGCTTCTCCAGGATCCGCTCGAAGCTGGTTCTCTACGGAGTCAACGGAGTCGCTGTTCGAGGGGACTCCCTCTATGAGGCCTACCGGGCTGGCAAGAAGGGTACGGTGGGCAAGCCCTTCGCCTCACAGGCTGTCCGGACAGCCAACGGCGGGGCTGACGGTGGGCAGATGGTCTTTGACCCGACGGACCCCAGCGTCGTGGCTTTCCGTACGCAATTCCAGAATGCAGGGCAGGTCAACTTCTGGCAGTCCGAATACCAGACGAAGTTGGAGCTGGCGACCGCGGCGAAAGAAGCGATTGGCTTCGAGTTCTACATGGACTCGGATGGATCCATCGTCTTCAAACCCCCCTTCTACAACCTTGATGTCTTGAGCAACAAGCCTCTGTCCTGGATCCAGGACATTGATATCATCGATTGGGACCTATCTGACTCTGAATCTGAGGTGATCACCCAGGTTCAGATGCAGGGTGCTTTTGGGGGTTCCGTCGATTACGGGATGCCTCAAGAGGTGACCCCGTTCACCTCTGTCACGGACTACCACCTTCTCCGGAAGTACGGTTGGCGTACGCACACGTACAATTCGGAGTTTTTGGGGGATCCTCAGCTCATGTTCTACCATGGGCTCGATATCCTCGATCGCCTTAATTCAAAGAGGCATCGAGCATCCGTGACTATCCCTATGCGGCCTGAGCTGCGTTTGGGGTTCCCTATCTATCTTGCCCCCAAGGATCAGATTTGGTATATCACAGGCATCTCGCACAATATTCAATTTGGGGGTCGAGCCACAACAACTCTCACGCTGACTGCGAAGAGGGGTAAGTTCTTCGCTCCGAGGGGTATTGGCTCGATTGAGATGACGGGGTGGAAGGACTCTAGCGGTGGGAAAAATCCGCCTGCTGTTGGCAAAACGATCCTGCCCTACACCTCGAAGCAGCTCTCGAAGGGTGGCGCCTTCAACCTCAAGATTGGGGAAGCCGCACAGCTTCCGCCCAATGTCGCTTCAGCACAAGGGGTCACGAAAGACAATCCCTACGCAATTCTGGAGTTGTTTCACCCCAAGACCCATCGACGGGTTGGTTACCCCAACGTGATCATGGCGTACACCCGCCCGTTCTCTCCGTCGCCTGACGACCTGACGAAGAACAAGGGGCAGAAGAAGGCGGGGTACAACCCGTACACGGACAAGAGCGTCAAGCCGAAGATCGAGCAGACGGCGAAAGCTCTCTCGGACTACCTCGACAAGGCCTTGGTGAATGGCGACGAGGACCGGCTTCGGGAGAAGCACCTGACGAACCGATACCAGTATGGGCTCAACTCGGCTGGCGTCTACGTCTACGCGCACGACAAGAGCAAGGTGATCGGGGAGATTGTCCTTCTTCCCACGAAGAACTTGACGGTTTCCCCCGAATCCAAGACGAAGACCTTCCCTGGCTCGACGGCGATGATTCGTCCTGTGTCCGATGAGCGCGGTTTCGAGGTCATCGGACACTTCAGGTATGGGCGTGGGGTGTCTCTTCGGGATGGGAGCTTGGTCGCTTCTGGGGGCGTAAATGAGAAGGCCAACGTGGACCTTCAGCTTGCGCTCTCGGGGGACCTCTTCGCGTCCTTGAATGCCCAATCCCAGGGGCTCACTTCAGTCGTTACGGTATACGCCAGTCCGGCTGATGCAGTAGCGAGGCTTCAGCCTGAAGACCTTCAGACTTCGGGCATCGTGAACCCGGACACCAAGCAGGCGGAGTTCACGAACACGGGGACCAACTTCGTGGACTCCGCTCCCTTGGGCTCCCCCGAGCAGGTTGGTGTGCCCGCCAGTGTCGAAGCTGGCCAGCTCTCCAAGGCGCTCACCTTGGCAGAGCTGACGCTGTCCAAAGACGTGACGCTCCCTGATGACAAGTGCGCTTGTGTCCTCGGGCGATCTGACCTTGCATTCATTGCTGTGGGCTACCAGGTCAAGATCCTGAATGGGGCGGCACCTGACAACAACAGCCTTCTCCAACCGGGAACGGATGGAGTGTCTTTCTTCGGGGACCAGGGGCTCACGAATCTGGGAGGTCCTGTGTCTACCGACTTGGCTGTCCAGAGTCCTGCGGAAGTGGCAACCAAGGTCGACACGTTCCTCTACACGCTCTACCAAGCTCTCGATGCTCCCCACCAAGAATACGAGAAGGCCCTCCGGGGGGACATCCTCACCGAACAGCAAGATTCAGGGTTGGGGCCTTTCGGTCCCAACCCTATCTCGGATTTCAACCCACCCTTCTCCAGTCCGAATCGTGCTGAGCTGGGTGACCCGGAAGCCATTGCCAACCAGGTCAACTCGTCTTCGGCGAGCCTTGCATCGAACTGGCAGAATTTCGGGGACAAGCTCCGTGCTGGGGCGGAGAAAGCGCAGCTCCAGGGGGATATTCAGAGGGCCAAGGGCGAGATCGCCAATCTAAAGGCAGAGCTTGGGGCTTTGCCTTCGGGCACGCCTCAAATCATGATCCAACAGATCCAAGACCAGATCGGGAAGCTCCAGCAAGAAATCATGCAGGACCAGCTCAAGATCGCTTCTCTTGCGGCAGTGTGATCCATGGGAAACGGCGACTACAACCCCAAGCGGCCTATCGGCTCAACCCCTGGCATGGGGTTCGCGGACAAGGCCAACCCGCTCGGCCTCAAGGTGGGCATCATCACTCGTGTCGACGAGCTGAACCTGAAGGCCGATGTGAAGATTCTCACGGGGGGAGGGGACCGCTTCGAGGTGGACCTTACCCAGGCTATGGCGGGCCCGCGGAGCTTCTGGGGGGGCATTCCTGAGCTGAACTCCTTGGTGGTCATCGGCTACCGGCAGAAGCACAAGCAGCTCACAGAAGCGATGATCCTCGGCTACATCCCGGTGGGGAATCGTAGCGGTCTGAGGTTCGATCCGTTCGCCCCCGAGGACCCTTCCAACATCGCTCCGGAGGATGCGGCTCTCTACAAGAAAGTCATCGGGAACACCATTCGGCACAAGCGCCTGAAGATGAGCCCTGGCGATGTGGGCGGTATGAGTTCCGAGGGCGCGGAGCTGGTTCTCTCTCGGGACATCCGGATGTCCAATCGAGCAGGGGACCTCTTCGAGCTTCGAGACGCGGAACGCTCGATCGTGGCTCAGTCGATTCACAGGGTTGAGAGCGAAGCGGGTGTCAAGAGGCTCTCGGGACCTATCCGAAGGGGCGCCTTCTTCTTGCCTCCGGACATCTTCCAATCGGGGGGCAACATCCTCAAGAGCGAGACGGATCGTTACTTCGGGCGGGACGAGCTGCAAGCTGCGGGACCCGGAACGGCTGGCTTCGCGACGAAGTATTCCAACGCCAGCGGGCAGGTCCTCGACGTCTTCAACAACACGGCCGAGTTCCCTCCGGTCATGTACACGAACGGCCGCCAGGTCCACTACGCGGCCACCATCCCCGCGACGAGCGTCGAGGACTCCGAGGAAGGAGCCCCCGAGGCCTTCACGGAGTATCGCATCGAGATGGCACACACGTCAGATCTCTCCCAGGATGTCTTGGGTGAGATCGACGGGTTCGCAATGAATCCCCGTCGGATCTACATCGAGCAGGTCTTGGGTACGACGGTGGGCAACGATCCTTCCGACGGGATGGGGATGCGGCAGTACGCGCGGATCCTTCGTCCCAAGCTCTTCGACGACTTCGGGCAGACCGGGCCGGGGACGTTCGCCATGGAGGCTATCCCGCGTTCCCCATTGGAGCCGGATGTCGAGTCGCTGACGACCGCGGGTGCCTACCTCTTCAAGATCCAACCGCCTATTTCGGATACCGAGGGAGACCCCTTTGCCCTTGCGATCCAGAAACAGGGAAAGGTGCTGCTCAACATCCCGGGAAGTCGGGTCGATCGCTACCCCCGCGAGAAGAACATCTCGGCGGAGGTCAACATGGGTGGGGCCCTCAAGATGTTCTTGGGCTCCTCGGCTCCCGACAACGTCTCGCTCTACCTCTCAGCTCAAGGGGGCATCAAGGCCGACCTTGGGCACAACAGCGATTCGGGGAACGCGATCGACGTCACCTATCACTGCGGCGTAAACCAGACGTTCTTGGGGTCTCAGAACGAGGACAACCTAGCCACCCAGCAAGACATTCAAGGCAATGCCTCGATCGTCTGCTCAGGAGACTACATCCTGAGCACGAAGGGGTCGATCAACGCGACATCTAACGGGGCTTGGGCTATACAGGCCGACCAGGTCAACATCAACGGAATCAACGGCGCGACTCTGAACTGTGGGGGCTACAACGTCCTCGTCTCGGGGAAGACGCAGTACAACTACGCGCTCGCAGTGCTGGAGACCGTTGTTCTTGGGGGGTACGTCAAAACTGTCCTGGCGGGGGCTCTGATTCAGAACGTGGCTGCGGGTGCTGTCACCTACAACACTCTGGCTGGGGCCACCCTCTTCAACAACCCCGCAGGAGCTTTCAGCATCACTGTGGGAACGGGGGCTGTGGCCATCACCACGGCGAGCGGGGCAGTCACCTTGTCGACGGGAGCTGGGGCTATCGCGCTCACCGCGGGAGCTGGGGCTATCGCCATCACTGCCGGGCTGGCCATCAACTTGACGGCTACCATCATCTCGCTGATCTCCCCTCAGATTCTACTTGGGGGTCCACCCGCTGTTTTGGGGGTCTCCCGAGGGATTCCGATGATGCCACCAGGGGTTCCGTCTCTCGACTGGATTACAGGGATCCCTCTTCAGGGCAGCGCCATGGTCAGGTCCATCTAGATGCCTTTTCCAATGCCTGTGGTTGTAGGCTTGGTGGCGGCGAATCTCCTGTCAGGGGGGATCATTGGACCAGCCGTTCCCGTTCTAGCAAACGGTATTGCTACGGGCATCATTACCTGGGTGCCCACAGTCTTGGTCGTCACAGTGGATGTAGGGGCATCGGGGGTGGGTTCGGGTCAACTTCCATTTGTGGCTCCCTTGGGAGTGTTGATTCCTGCAATGCTCGCGAGCTTTGCGGCGAACCAGATGCTCGGACCTATGGCTCCCCTGGAAGCTTTGGCTTTGGCCAAAGGGGTCAGTGCTGCCCTTTCTCTTGGAATCTTGAAGACAACGCATGCTGGTGTAGGGTCAGGGACAGGAGTCGTACGTCTCATTGCCCCCCCCGCGTTCCCTTTTCTCTCGTCGGCGTTCAAGTCTTCGGGTATGAAGGGGGTCACCGCTGAGAAAAAGGCGAAAGCCATCTCGGACGCACTTCTGATTGCATTCGCTATTTTCACGGTCCCCATTCCAATTGTAGGCCCCGTCGGGCCTACTCCCGGGTCTGGTTCAGGGATCGGCAATATTATCTGAACATACATCATGCCAACCCATATCAACACAACCGAATTGATTAACGATCTTCGGATTTTCATTCTCGAATATCCGGAAGTTGAAGCGGGCGAAGATTTGACCGCCTGTGGGGAAGGGTTACTTCGTTTTTGGGTGGGGCCCATTGGGGGTCACCCTCAGTGGAATGAGACTCCTCGGGAGTTTATCATTCGATCAGACAATCTTCGGCGAACTCCTCCTCAAGATACACAATATTACAATTTAATCCGTACAAGACAGGGCCGAGCGGAATTAATCCGCTTATTCCGCTCCTACACACCACCGCCCCCTCAATTACCCAGCACGTCTTTTAATTTTGAAGCTCATTCCCAACGCTTGACTGCTTGGTCCTTTGTTTTGGAAAACGAAGAACTTTGATTCATTGTAATGTGAGTACAAGGGTATAGTTATGGGCTTTTCATTTAAGGGGTACGTCCTCGAACCCCCGCGTGTTGGACAGGCGAACTCCTCCTTCACGTCGTCTCCGAACAACTTCGTTTCGGATGATGTGGCGTTCGCTGCGATCTATCCTTTGGGGTCAGAGCCATCTCCCCGAGCTGAGTACCTGGTTCTCGTGCTCGGAGACGGCTCTTTGGCTGACGGAACCTTCGGGTGGACCAAGAACGAGGTCCTTCGGCGATTTGATTACGATGGTCGAGACCAAACTTTCAAACCCCTTCCTGGGGGAGCACTGATCGATGTGGGGGTCGTTGATTCGACGATCAACACCCTCGCGACTCGACTCAAAGTCCCTCCGCCTGTTGTGGTTGCTTCCCCCGCGGCAGCCGCACCTTATCGTCTTTCGGTGGGGTCGGGGTCGGGGACTCAGCTCGCAACTTCGTTGGTGCTGGCGTTTGGATCTCCTTCGGTGGGGACCGTCGAGATCCTCCGCACGACGGGGCAGCTCAACTGGAACCCGGCCGATCTCGTGACCTACGTTGGCCAGCATGTGCGCTTCCAGCGCCAGAGCTTCTATGGGTTTGCGGAATCGAGTGGGCTTCTTGATCTTTCGTCTGACGCCCTATTGCTGAACCCCCTCCCGGCAACAGGTCAAGTGCCTCTCATTCGGGCTGGTTTCAGCTTGCACCTCATCGCAGATGAGGTCCCGAACGAGGGGTCTTTTTCGGGTAACCCCCCTTCTGGACATGTCGAGTGGGCTCGGACGACGGGACGTCTCAAGTTCAATTCAACCCTTCCGCTCAACTCGATCTACTACGATGGCGTGCTGATGGCCACGGGGCTTCAATTGCCCCGTCAGACTATCGGGACCATCACAAGTCCTGACCCTATCGTTGGGCTCCCTGTCGATGGGGGAGACATCATCTTCCGTGTTCCTGGCGTCGTTCAGTTCCCACAACAGGAACGTGTGTCGCAGTTCAACCCCAATGGGAAGTTCGGCGTTGTCCAGATCCAACCCGTCGGTAGCACGGGTCTTGTCGAGTTCTCTTTCATCGACAAGATCCTGTACGCAGGACAGCCCGTCGAGGTGATCTTCGGGGACCTCCTCATCGAGCGTGGAGTCTCGATGAGGTTCTTCCGGACGCCCGTGAATCTCAACGGTGCCGACCCGACGATCAAGGACATCACCAACGTCTACACAACCACGAATGCCACGTTGGCCGATCCTATCATTGGGTCCCCCCAGGTCTTCCTCCCTGCGATCCCCATCGATGACCCTGTCTACCCCATCACTGTGCATGTGGAGCAGGGAACGGGGCTCTTTCCTCCGGGGGTATTTCCGCGCCTCGATGTCCTACCCCTGCCCACGGGTCCTGGACCGACATACGGCTACATCCTCGACCTCCCGAAGCGGATCTTCCAGTACGCCCAGCGGAAGAACAACGTTCTCGTCACCATCCCTCAGCTTGCCGGGGCTATCGCTCTTCCTGACCCTCTCGTCTTGACGACGAACTTCCTGGTCTCCCTGGAGACGGGGGTGGGGACGGGCATCTATACCCCGTTGACTCTCGGCCTTGACGCCATCCTCGAAGCAACCAGCGGGGTCGTCAACTTCACCACCACGCAGGGGACGAGCATCACCTCGGGCTCGACGGCGTCGTTCTCTGGGACCACGTTCACGGATACTGCGGGAGACTTCTCCGCTGTCCATGTGGGGGACACCCTCTCGATTCTCTCCGGCATCAACACCGTGTATACGGTCGCTGCCTTGATCTCCGGGACGTCCTTCAGAACGGATCTACCCGGCTCCGGTTCGGGTCTGAGCTACGAGATTCATCGTAGCCGTGAGGTTCTCGCCGATCGTTTCTTTCAAGAGGCGGTGCTCATCGACCCCAACACGAAGGTTGAGCGGGTGCGTTCTCTTGGGCCGATCCAGAACCTCCTCTCCTTCAACCTCGTTGGGCTAGCTCTGGGCACTTTCCCTGACCTCAGCACGTTCGAGGACCTGACTACGGACTTCATCAATATTGGGGTCCAGCCGGGGTACACCCTCACTTTGGCCTCTGGTCCCGATGCGGGGAGTCGCCGCATTGTTCGAGCTGTATCCCAGTTCCAGCTCACGGTTGAAGTTGATTTCATCTCAGTCACGGCAGCCTCCTACGGACTTGGTCGTAGGCTACACATTCCGCGATCGGCTGTTCAGAACGCTCGTTTTCGATTCGGCGCCAACACGTTCTCGACCTCGGTTGTCTTGGTTCCGAAGGACAGCAATTTCACGGACCCGTCGTTGATCCCTCAAGGACAGGTGGAAATCTCCCAGGAGACGGGCAACCTGAACTTCAGCGATGTGGACATCGCCGCTGGTCAAGATGTCTACTGGGTCAACCTTCTGACCCAAGGGCGGGACTACAAGATCCAATCGGGCTTCGGGCTCGTCGAGTTCACGGATCGTTTCCTGGCTCTCGAAGAAGCCCTCATCACGTACACGCCGCTTACGGGAGATGGCCCCGCGCCGTCTTCAATCACGGAGAGGGCGACCTTCCTCGTGCGGAAGGAGATTGCACAGGATCACCCATCTCCGGTGTCGACCGTCTTCTTCAACCCTCTCGGGCGCTCTGTTGCCTCGAATCCTGTGCCGGGGGTTTACCGGGGTGGACGCCCTCAAAAGATCGGGACACAGGTCCTTGTCGATGTGGCAGCTTCCTCGGTCACCTTCCTGGCAGATGAACAGGTGACTGAAGCTCTTCCGCACGGCTCTGTGTTGGAACCCGACGAGCGGGTCTACGTCGACTACTTCGTCTACGAGGCTATTGGAGGCGAGAAGTCCGTTACGGTTCTCCAGCCTCCGATGTTCGTGGTTCAGGTGTCGTTGGAGGATGGGGCGACTTCGTTCGATGTCATCGGAGATCAGACGACGGTCTTCCCGGCGGGGTATCTCCTTCGTGTTGAGACGGAGCGGGTCTTCCTCCTTGAGAGTTCGACTTACAATGCTCCGACCAACCTCACGACGGTCACCCTGTCGTCGGGCTCGGACTTCCAAGAGACCTTGACGGGGCCCAAGCTTTACGTCTCCTCTGGCCCCATTCGTGTCCAACCCGCTGTCCTCTTCAGCTCGTACTTCGTCACGGAGTTGACTCCCTACGAGCCGGTCGCGCGAGGGATGAACAAGGTCTACATCCCTGGGGATCGAGCGGGGTCCTATCGAACGGGCTCAATCCTTCTCTTCACGGATGGTCTGAGCAGTTTCCTCGACTTCTACCAGGTGACGGGGGCACTCTTGAACGAGTTCGGGAAGACGGAGATCACCCTCTCCTCGAACGTCCTCCGTCAGTACACGCCAGGGATCCATGCCCTCAAGGTCTCTGCACGGCCCATCCTGGAGGCCTCTGCAAAGAAGACCCTGACGAGCCGGTCTCCTGTGTTGACGCAGCCCTACTCGGTCTACCGTCGCATTGAAGGGCAAGTGGGGCACCTTCTCACGCAGTTGGTGGATTACACCCTCGATGAATCTGGGCAGATCACCTTCTCCCCTCCGTTGCAGGCTCGGGAAGAGATCACCTTGTTCTACACGGGGTATCGTCTCGTTCAGGCAGGGCTCCGGCTCCAGGCATCCTATACGACCGTCATTGCTCCTGACGACGTTGTGAATGGGCTCGTGAACCAGAGCCTCCAGATGGATTACTCGATCTACTCGGCGGACTCCTTCTACTATCGGGTCGAGACGAGGACGAACTTTCGAATCGAGGTGGCGAAATCGATCTCCGATGATGCGAAGGCCGCCTCTCCTTCGGGAGGGCCCAACCTCTCGAACACGGCGGCCTCGAAGCTCTACGATCAAGGGCGGGAGTCGGTCTTCTTCTCCGAGGGGCACATCGCCAACGAAGACCTCGTCGCTCAGGTCATGCTCAAGCACTACAACGACGCGACCAACTACCTGGAGGATGTCCTTCGGGATCTTGATGGTCGAGTCATTGGCTGCGCTGACGGGCGGTTCATCTTCGATGGAAAGCTCGATAACCCGTTGGTGCCCTTGCCGCCGTTGGCCCAAGTCCCCCCGGGGCCGTTGCCTCAGCCTCCCAAGACTCTCTCGGCCTCGACGAATCAGATCGACGACCAGGTTCTTCTCACACCGTTTCCCCTTGACCTGTCTGGGGGGCTCATTCCGTTCACGTTCACCGGGACGTGGGTGCCTGTCTTCAACCCTGGGCCTCTCAGTCGCTTCTACCCCACCGTGAAGTCCACGTTCGGGATCACGATCTCGGGGAAGGACACGAACGCTCAAGTCCAAGACGAGATCCTGGACCTGGGGGCAAAAAACCTGACGGGAGTCCAACAGATTCGCCGAAGGAGCCCGCGAGCCCGGATCCTCAAGCCGGCTCAAACGGGCTCCTCGACGTTCTACACGACAGACCCGAACGCGACCGACACGTTGTTGAGGCCCGCGTTCGTTGTCGGGCAAGCTGTTGATATCATTGCAGAAGATGGGACCCCTCTGCACGTCAACATTCCGCCTAACGGCCTGGTACCCCCGCTCATCGTGATCACGAGCATTGGATCAAGCCCCGATACGATCACCATCGGTTTCCCGACCACGGTTGACATTCCGGCGGGAGCAACGATCACGGCCCCTCTTCTGGAGCCTGGGTATCCGAATCCCCCATATACGCCTGTGGGGAAGATTTACACGATTGGGCTTGAGTTCCTCGTCAACTTCGAGAAGGGGACGTTGCTATACCCCTTTGATATGTCTCTCTTCGGGATCCCATCGACTCCCCCCAACGCCAATGAGAGGATCCAGGCGGCGATCACCTTGAGCAACTCGTTGACGGAGCCCTTGCGATTCCCGGCTCTCGACGGGATTGCCTTGGACGATGACGGTGACGAATCGATCCCGCTCGTGAGTCCTTCGTTCGAGAGCGAGCTAGGTTTGCTCGGTTTCGAGCAAGACTATGTGGGGACGGGGAGTCCCTCTGTGGGGGGGATCCTCCAGAATCCCCTCACAACGCCGCCCTATGTGGGGACGGGGAGCTTGAACGTCGCCAAGACCATCATTACGGCCGCCGTCAACTTCCCTAGCCCTGTCCCCCAGATGTACGACCTCGTGCGTATCACGGGTGGGCTCAATGGCTCGACCAGCTACCGACGAATCACGGCCGTTGGAGCCAACACGGTGACTGTGGACACGGCGTTCACTACCCAGGATGCAGGTTTCCCGTTCACCATCACGGTGAGCAACCGGACCACGGTATCTGGTTTCTTGGTGAGCAGCGTGGGGAATGTCATGACGGACACGACCGCGGACTTCACCACGGGTGGTGTTCGAGCGGGGTATACGGTTGTGATCACGTCAGGGGTGTCCGCTGGAGATCGCCGGCAGATCGTCTCCTTCACGACAAATGACTTGGCGGTGGACCATCCCTTCACAACTGACGGAGTCATTCTCCAGTATCGTATCGACGATGCGCTCAACACCTTCAGTGACCTTGCGCATCTCACCTCGTCCTTGACGGCTGCGAAAGCTCTCATTCTCACCAATGTGGCTCCAGCTCTCCCTGCAATCACTCCCGTCAACTCGGAGAAGATCGCAATCGAGGCGTTCTTTGAGTACGTGTTGACCGACCTCCTTTCGCCCATCACCCAGGTGGGTACGGCTGCGGGAACGGTGTTGACGGGAACCACGGACTTCGTTGCAGCCGGGGTACAAGCTGGGGACCTCGTCTACATCCCTACGGATGGCAACGGGAATGACGGCTTCTACAAGGTCGTGAATCCCCCTCCGACGACAACCACCCTCAACGTTGATGTGGCTTTCGCCACCAATGCCGCGGTCTCTTTCCGCGTGACGCGGGCATTTGGGGTGACGATCAAGAAGAGCTTCTCTGACCTCTTCACCATCCTCAAGAACTCTGTGGCTTACGCTGCGGGGTTCGATACTTTCAACGCTCTCGTGCAGGCGACGGTTCCTGTCGTGGTTCCGGGCCCGGTCGTCGACCCCAACATGTACGCCAACAGCATCCTACCTTCCGACGTGCTCGCTCGGGGAGCTGTGGTAGACGCTCGACTCACGGGGTTGACGGACCCCTCGGGCCCCATCAACACGATCCAGAACATCCTCAAGAGCATCGAGAAGCTCTACGACAAGAGGTACGCTTGGCTCGATGCTCGGCTCAACCTCACGAAGGGCTACCTTCCAAAGAAGGCCCGAGCAGTGACCGATCGGCAAAAGACGCAACTAGAGCTTGTGAAACAGCTCTATAAGATCCTGGCAACGCAAGGAGGCGGCTGATGTCGGACGAAAAAGCACCGGAAGAGACTCCCGCTCCGGCTCCTGGCTGGGAGCACCGTCAAGAGCTTGGGATCCAGAAGCACATGCGAGAGGTCATCAAGTTGACCATCGAGGCTTCCGAGAAGGAGCTGTCGGCTCTGCAACGTAAGGTTCGACGCCTGACGTACGGGAGCTGATATGGCTGCTCAGGCTAACTGGAAATCGTTCAAGCTACAGGTGCCCGGCGAGCCCCTACTGAAGAAAATTAGTACGGCGCTGGAGACGCTCGTCACCCTCTTGGACGTTCTCAAGGCCATTCTGGAGACAGTCAAGGTCTTTCTGATCGACTTCGGGAACCCCATCAAGGCCATCGTTCAAGCCCTGATCGACCTCGTCACGAAGCTCTTCAAGACGCTACAACGGTCGGGCTTCTACCTCTACCTGGACATCCCGGACCCTTCGAAGGACCCGAGCTTCAAGAGGCAAGTTGGGGGCTATCGTGGGTTCGCCCAGCGCTTCAAGTCTTCCCTCGTCGACAGCAAGGACCCCAACCGCCCTCAGCCCACCTCGGGTTTCTTGACGGGAGGCTACGTCGTCCTCCTCGTTGACGTGGATGGACCGGTTCAGTTGTTGACGCGGATCCAGGTTCTTCTTCGCCTCTTCGGACAGGAGTTCCTGAACCCCCATTACGCAGCTCCGTCGAACGTGAGGGTCCTCCCTGTGGGCGCAAAGGGAGACCCCATTTTGGCGATCTCCAAAATCTTCACGACGCCTCCGACGGCCCTTGCCATCGAGTGGTCTCTTCCTTCCACGACCCCGGGACCGGACCCGGGCTTCTCTGGGATCACATCCCAGATCAGCACGGAGTTCTACCCCCCGAAGTGGCTCATCGAGAAGAGCACGACCCCTCCGGTTCAAGAAGTCCCGGATGATCAGCTCGGCGACAACTCCCTTGCTGGCTACGTCACGACGCAAATCGAGTCCAACTATATCGACCCCCGAAACAACAATCTGCCGATCAAGAGGAAGATCAAGCTCAAGGATGAGTATGGGGACCCCTTCGTCAAGATGCAGGAATACATCGTAGTTGACGCTTCGGTCAACTCCATGTCTTTCTTTCTCGGGCAACTAGGCACCTTCCGGTATATCGACAAGAACGTTGAGCCCGATAAGGCCTACTTCTACAGGGTTAGGGCCTTTTCTGGCGAACTGGCTATCTCCGGCAAGACTATCACCTTCGAGAAGCCCTCTCAGAACTTGAACGATGGTGGGAAGTACTTCCTACGTTGGCCTGGCAAAAGCGCTACAAATCCACCCATCGTTGGCCGGGGGTCATCTATCCTTCGGGGGAGGATTCCAAAACTCCCGCCCAACTTCGATGTCATTGGGGTTTTGAAGGCCGTCTATCTCACGGCCTTCTCCCTCGACTTCCACTTGCCGGCGGCGCCTGGAGACAAGTTCAACTCCCAGGGGCTCCCGCTCGATGATTCAACTTTGACGAGTCACATCGGGATGGGGTCGCTCACGAGTCAGGCTGGATCTCTTGCAGCATTCTCCTCTGTCCCGATTCTGAACCTGCTCAGCCAAGCAACGTCTCTGACGACCAGCTCGAACCCCGTCACGGGGAATCCTCTGTCGATGCCATGGCAGCGGAAGGCGGTTCGTTTTCAGTCTTCCCGGCTGACGATCGCGATCACGTCGGCGATGCTTGATGCAGGGGGATCCTTCGTCGAGGGCTTCCGAGGCTTCATGCAGGGGCCTCTTCCCAAGGGGACAATCAACATCTCGTGGCCGACTCCCACGGACACGTTGGAGAAGCTCGTCCTGGCGTTCACGAGGGTCGACCAGGGGCATGTGAGCGATGACACGGCAAAAGCCTGGAAGCTGGCTTTTGCCAACCCCCAGGTGCGCCTTAACGTCCTGGCAGTGGTCAACTATTTGAGGACCTTCACGTTGGGGGGTTCACGTCCCGACTGGATCCAGGTCTCTCTTCTACGAGACATCATCCCATGGGCGGGGCAGTTCCTCTATGACATCATTGCCAAGATCCAGGCTCTTGTGGACGCCTTCCGAGGGGTGGTCGACGAGATCAAGGCCTTCATCGACCTGCTCATCCGCAAGATCGACACCTTGGAGAAATTCATCAAGTTCCTTCTGTCGATTCTCGATTTCATCGAGAGCCTCCAGATCGACTTCGCCGTCCTCTTCATCCCGTCAGTCTCGGGTGATGTTGGAGATTGGATCGCGGCGTTTGATGGGGCTCAGAACCAGCCAACGAGCGGACCTCAAGGGTATGCAGCGGGGATCGCTTTGGCCTATCTCGCACCGGATGTTGCGGATCTCGTTTCAGCTCTCCAGCTCATCTTCTAGCGCTTGTTTTTGGGTCGGATCTTGTCTCCGCGAGGAACGATTCGGACGAGCTTGTAGCGCCATCGATCCGGACGGGGTTTGGCTCGTCGTCCAAATTGCCAGCCCACATGACTGCGGGTCTTGAGCTTGTTCCAAATGATGTTTCGGGCCTCCTCCCAAGTAAACTTGGACGCGAGCGATTGCATCCCCACCCAACTCCACTTGTGGCCATCAACAAGGATCCAATGTAGCGGATACTTCGGGTCCTTGTATCGTTCCACAAGCTTGGCCGCCCCTCCCGCAGGTTCGGTCCCCTTTTCGACCCACGTCAGGTACTCGTCACCACTTTTGATGAAATAGTCTCGATCCATCTGGTAGAAGTACACCAGAAGGGGAGCATCTTCTAAAGTTCTCCCCCTTGTAGGAGAAGAACTTTGGCCAAGGTACTCACACCCGAACAGGAGGCGGCGCTTGTGTTGGCGTACCTCGGCGGTTCCTCAGGGGTTGGACCTCGGGTCACTTCGAAGCCATGTGGCAGATACAAGCTGGGAAGTGTGCAATCTGCCACATTGAGATGGCCAAAAAAGGTCGAAGCAGCACGGCAGTACATGCCGACCACGACCATCTCACGGGGAAGGTTCGAGCCCTGCTGTGCTCAAATTGCAACAGGGGTCTCGGCAACTTCAGGGACTCGCCGGAATTTCTCTTGTCGTCTGCGGCCTATTTGGGGGTTCACAAGTGAGTTTCGAGTTCAAAGGCACTTTTAATAGGAGCCAGTTCCAACGCTTCGTGGCGTTCGCTCGAAGCCAGCTCACGGTTGTCGACGCCAGAATCGTCCATCTCTCGGCGGAGCAGGGGCGAGTGGGGGCGCTCCTGTTTTCCTACGATGCAGGAGGCGTCCCTGTGGGGTTCGTTGCGGAGCCGGCGGACTCCTACATCGGAAAGCTTGTGGGGGTCTACGAAGTCTTTGGGGGGGACGTGCTCTTCGACCTCCATGTTCGGTCGATGAACCAGCCGGTCTTCCTAATGAAGACCGACGAAACGACGCCTGCCCAGCTCATGAGCAACGGAGAGGTTGTGGGGGCTCCAGGGCTCGCCGATGGGGAATCCGCGGAGCTGATGTCTCAAGCGCGCGAATGGGTTCGCCCGGTCCTCGATTACCGCCTGGACCACCTGGAGCGGAAGATTCGTCGAGCCATCGACTACTCCGATTCTCTCCAAGGGGAGATCAACCTTCTGTCCCTTATCAAGGCGGACAAGGACATCGAGGACTCCTTCGAGTATATAGCTGACAGGGTCGAGCAGCTCTTCGGGGATCCCTCGTTCCGTGCCATTTGGGATGACCAAGGCAAGGACAAGTTCGGCAAGCTCATCTACGCCCCCTTCTTGCCCTTCTCCAGTGGGACGGCACGGGAGGCCAACAGCGTCTACGGCCGCGACGAGCGGGGGGCTACCACGCCTGGAGAGAAGCAAGGGTCATGAGTTACGACCGGCAAATTGACCAGGTCTGCCCACATCTTGTTGCGGAGGAAGCGCTCTACATCGGAGCGGATCGCCGGGCTATTCGACCGATGCGTCCTATTGCTTCGGCGGACTCTGTCTTGGTGCGGTTCAACGGAGAAGCTCTGATTCCTTCGTCGGGGTTGCAACTCCCGGGTGCCGCAACGGGTAACAAGGAAGGCCCGTTCACCATCCTCGCAGGGGTGAACGACAAGCTCGCGGTTCGAGTCGACCAGGGGGCAATGCAGACGGTCGTTCTGTCGCCAGCTTCCGCTCTTGTCCCGGAGCGTCTTGCCTACCAGCTCAACCGCCAGCTCACCGGGGTCACCTTCCGAGGGGTGGGCAATCGGCTACAGTTCAGGACCGCCTCGGAAGGCCTAGGGGCAAGTGTTCTCTTCGATGCAACCAGCACGATGACGCGGCTCATTGGGGTTCTGACCCCCCGAGAGTTTCGAGGACAGACGAGCATCCCTGGTTGGACCCTCGTACGGGATCTCAAGTCTCTTTCGGATCGGCCTACTCGGCTCATCATCTTCGATGAGCCCCTTCGGAGCTTCGGGGACTTCGTCGAGATCAGCTACACGACCGTCAAGCAGGATTGCCGGCGTTGTGGGGGTATCGGCGTCGAAAACGACTGGCGATACGGGCAGACAGGGGAGGTTGCTCAGGTTCGAGATGAGGCTCTTCTCATTCAGGAGCTACAGAAGAATTTCCTCACCGTCCGGGGGAGCAACAGCTTCCACCCATTTTACGGATCGACCCTCATCGAGGCCATAGGCAAGAAGATCGTCTCGGGAGGTCTTATGCAAAGTCTCCTAGAGACGGACATCTACCAGACTTTCAAGGCGTGGAACGACATCAAGCGAGGGCAGGAAGAGAAAGTCGGGCAGTACGTGTCGGACTCCGAGTTCCCCTACCGAATGTTGGGGGTCAACATCGTTCCGAGTAAACAAGACGTCACCGTGGTCTTCCTTCGGATTACGGTTCAGAATCGTTCGCAGAAACCTATTGTGTTGGAACGAGGTCTTCGTTTGCCCCAAGCATTCGATATCAAGTCCTTCCAACAGGGCAACATTCGACAGTCCCTCCTCAACCCTGTTTTTGCTGGGTAATCGATGGCCACGGCACCCAAATTCGAGAGTCGCGATAGCCTTGGGTTCACTCAGAACCTCGTTTTCACGACAAACCAAGGATCGGTTGTCCTCTCGGGGACGATCGATGTCAACACGTCTGCGGTTCAGGTCTCGATTAACGGGGGGCCTTTCGTTTCAGACCCGACGCTTGTCAAGATCGACCTCGGGACCTTCACCATCCCGAACCTGACGACGTACCCCTCGGGGCTCCTTCTGGAGTTCGGGGACAACGTCATACAGGTTCGGGCGATCGACATCATCGGCGGGGTGAGCGGTGCCTCAACGGCCACCATCTCGCGTGTCCAGGCGATCGACCTTGTTGGGACTCGAATCCCGTCGGGCATCAGGCTTCGGCGTATGCGGAATGCCGTGACCATCCTCGCTGCAACCCCCGACGCGGATATCATCGAGCAGTCCGAGGATACGGGTCTTCCGATCGTCTACCCGGTCAAGTTCCTCGGGTTCCACATCTACGCCTCGACAAGTCCCGCTGGCGTCTCGGGGCTCTTCAGGATCAACGAGAAGATCATTCAGCCGGTCGTGACTGCCGTTGAAGAGGATGTCCTGATCCAGGATGACGTCATTGCTTCATGGCCGGACTCAGCACGGAAATTCGTGCGGATTCGAGTCACCGAGGAGGACGAGTTTGGTAACGAGCTTAACCTTCGGCTTGATGTTCGCCGAGACGTCAACACCGTTTTCCATCGCGTGCGTCTTCGGGGCTCTCTGGAGCAGTACCGTTTGACCAAGTTCGTGTCGTTCCGGCACAATCGAGCTGGCGGGGCGGGGCTCATCAACTCGGAGCAGTTCGCAGGAATCTCGAACAACGACCCCCTCTACTATGTGGTGTCGGCGATCTACTACAACAACTTGACGGGCGAGGAAGTGGAAACCCCGACGAGCCAAGAGGTTGTGGGGGCTCCTCTCATCATCGACACGGCGATCAAAGACTTGCCTGGTCGCGTCGAGCAACAGATCCTTGTCGACTACGTTCGAGCCGTGCAGCGGGTCAACTCGGAGATCTCCCTCATCCCGGGCTCGACGACGCGAGATGTCTCGATCGACCCGTTCACCTCGGAAGCGGAGCGCATCTGGTTCCTTTTGGACTTCGTCCACAGGAGCCAGAGCTTCCTCACGTTACTCCAGATCGATGATGCCAACGGCGATGGTATCTCGGATGATGTCGCCTCCTCCGCCTACAAGACGGCGCTGAGGGATGCGCTCGGGTTTGCGACGGATGCCGCAGTCCAACAGCTTCTCGATACACAGTTCGACAAGCTGGCGAGGAACCACGGGAAGACCCGGCTCCCGGGGCGGCCCGCCGTTGGGCAGGCGGTCATCTACACGCCGACGAAGCCCCTCAAGAACATCCCTGTCCCCGCGGGCACCTTCGTCTCGACGGACACGGATAGCAGCACCAACACGCCTTCTGTGCGCTTCCGCGTGGGAGGCACCTTCGTTCTCCCGGCGGCCAATGCCGATGCCTATTTCAATTTCGACACCAAGCAATATGAGCTGACGGTCGACATCATCGCAGAGACGATCGGCACGGACGGGAACCGCTCGGCAACGGCCATCAAAAACATACAGGGGGTCCCTGGCGTTCGCGTGACGAACCGTGCAGCCACAACCTTCGGCACCAACCAAGAGTCGAATGCGGGGCTTGCAGAGCGCACCATGTTGGGGCCTTCCTCGGTCGACACGGGAACCGAAGGTGGGTACGCGGCTACGGCGGCGGAAGAGGTCGGCATCGTCAAGTCCAAGATCGTGAAATCGGGGGATGCCCTGATGATGCGCGACTACGACCCGGTCCGTCACAAGCATATCGGAGGCAAGGTCGACATCTGGGTGCAAGGCATTCGCGAGCGCGAAGTGACGGAGAAGTTCGCCTTCACCTTCGAGGTTGCCAGGGATGTTCTTGTCCAGATCATCGATCTCTCGACGCTCACCTTCCGCGTGCTCGACTCACGGGTGACGCTCTCTACCCCCATCGTCGAGATCCTCAACAACCCCATTCAGGGGTTGGGGGTTCACAACGTCTCGGCGGGTCAGGACTACGACCTCACGGGGGTCGTGATTCTCGATTACCAGACGTTCAGGATCGACAGCACCATCCCACAGCCCATCACGCATCTCGATGACTCGATCGTCGCGGACTATCGTTTCCGCGTCGTCAACCAGTTCCGGTTCTCACTCCAGCCGGTGCGTCGGGTTGTCTCGGTGGTGGGGGAGGTTGCGGGGCCTCTCGACCCCTCCGTGAACTACCTCCTCTACAAGAACGACGACCCTCTTCTGACGGGCGAAAGCACGATCGCGAAGGATTACCTCTCGATCCTCCAAGCGAATGGCAAGCCCTCGGGGAACACCATTCAGATCAACAATGAGGATCACGTCCTCATTGGTTTCGTCCAGGAGCCTTTGAACACCATCGGGGTCAACACCAAGACCATCCGAGTCTTCAACCAGGCTCGGACGGTGGAATACGATGGTCCGGGGACGCCTCTCCCGGACTTCGAGATCATCTTGGGAACTCCCACGTCTCCCGCCAAGATCGTTCGGACGGCCTCCTCGCTGATCAAGAATGGGCAGTCTGTGAGCGTCGACTACACGCACGACGAGAATTTCACGGTCACCTATGTGATCAACGACCTGCTTCAGGATTTGCAGCATGTGGTGAACAACCGCCGGCACACCACGGCAGATGTTCTCGTGAAGCAGGCAGTTCTGAACCAGATCGACATCGAGACCACGGTACAGCTCAAGCGAGGGGCGACCAAGGACACGACGGATCCGGCCATTCACACCTCTGTGAGCCTGGAGCTGAACCAGAAGCTCATTGGGCAGGGTTCCGCCCAAAGCGACATCATCAACGCGGTCGACTCGACGCAAGGGGTTGACTACCAGATCGTGCCTCTCGCCAAGATGGCCTACGCAGATGGGTCCCGAAAGCTGCGGGAGACCATTCTCTCGGACTTCGTCCCCCTCCCGGTCCTCGATATCGGGGGCAACATCGTGTACATGCTTCTCAACCCCCTCCAGTCACCCACGACGGATGGCGGCGGGCTCGACACGGAACACCGTGGGGTCTTCCAGGACGATGAGAGCATGACGCTCTCATCGTCCCTCCTCATGGTCGGGGGCGCTTCCAACCAGGCGTACATCATCGGCGCGACGGGGGCTGACATCACGGGCTACTCGGACGACGCCACCCTGACGGCAGCCGGCTTCCTCACGGCAGATGCCAGGACGACCGAACGGCTTCGGAGGACAGCAAATCATGTTGTTGTCTCCCTCCTTGGAGCGAGTCTTCCCACGGACGACCCTGGGAAGCACACCTACTCCGCAAGCTACGTCATTCGAGGCGACAAGAACGCACACGACATCTTCACGACTCAGGTCGAGTACATCGATCTGGGCAGCTTCACCATCACCTACAGGCAGGCAACCACATGAGCAAACGACTTGTTCGCAAGAAGAAGTTTCTGGAGTCGAAACTGAGTACCCCTACTCCGGTTCCTGTTCCACAGGCTGAGAGGGTGTACCCGTTTGCGGCAATGACTCGTGAACAAAAGAAGCTTCTGGCCTCTCAGATGATTGCCCCCATTCGATGTGGGGGGAAGGATTACAAATGAAACTGTATCGGAGCTTCGTTCATAATGTCCTGATCCACCCGCTGTGCTTCGTGGCGGATCTCCTAGAAACTTTTGGGGTCAAGCGATTCTCCAAGAAGATCGACGAACTCCACGACACGTCGGCTCCAATTTGACCCATGCCTCGTTTTACTCCTGACCCCAATAGGCCTTTTGGCGTCGTCTATGGTCTATATGATCCCGTAACCGGAGAACTTCGGTACATTGGACAGACCACAAGATCGCTGAAGATGCGTCTATGGGCACACCTTACCCCATCGAATCTTAGGGGGTCCAGGTATGTGGATCGTTATGATATCGCAACAGAAGATATCATAACGATGATCCGACAGGGGGTCTCAAGACGCGAAATTGCTAAGCGATTGGGAGTTGGGGTGCGATTTGTTGGGAAGAGACTCCAGAAGGCGGGCATCTGATGGCTCGGTTTACAAAAGATCCAAACCGTGTGAATCTCACCGTCAGTCAAACTGGACGGGAGTACAATTTGCGTCTTCAACAAAGAGCGCAAAGTATATTCACCACCTTATTGAATCTTTTGCCTTCTTCGTACATAAGTGCCATTCAAGGCCCGAATTATTCCATCGAACTCAAGGCGGTGGCCGTAGAGCTGGCTCGGATCGAGCTAGCTTTGGAAGACGTCAACACGGATAGCTCCGTCGACACGACACGGCCCGACTTCCTCTACTCGATCGTCGGCTACCTCCTCTTCTTGAACGGCCGGCTCCCGCCCATGGACTTCTCTGACGAGGAGTTCCGGCAGTTCGTCATCAACCTCATCCGGATCTACTTTCAGGGGTCGATCCCCAAATCGATTTCGGACTTGACGAAGCTTCTCCTTTCGGGGGACGTACGAACGACGGAGAACTTCCTCCTCGTCCGTCAAGGGGCTTCGGGGTTAGATATCTCGGACCAGTTCGGTTTTGGTGTTGACGTGGTCATCCCTGTTGGTGGCCAGCTTCCGACGAACATGTTCCAGGTTGATGCCACGCTAAGGATGCTCCTCGACATCATTCGGCCGGCGCACACCCTCTTCAGGATCCGGTACATCTTCCAGGATCCGATTATCCCCAATGGGGATACCACGGGCACCATCATTGACAGCATGCGTTGGGCTCTCGCGAACTACTACTACGAGGATTTCCGGTCCTATTGGGGTGGGGTTCGGAATCGTGACCGGCTTGGGATGAAGCAAAATCAAGCCGTGTCCGCTGAAGATCATTCGAAGGATTTCTGACCTTCATGTCTACGACCTTGAACCAGGTTCTCTACACGTCTTCGTCAGGGATTGACGCGCAGAGCATCTTCACGGACCGGGGACCCATCTCCAAGCCCCCGCTTGTCCTTGCGACGGGGACAGGGGCCACCCTCGATTCGTACACCACCGTGACGTTGCCGGGGGCCAATGTCCTCCCCGCCTATGTCGGCCTCGAAGTCAAGCTGACGTCGGCGTTGAATGGCGGGTCGTATCGTATCGCAGCAAGACTCAGCGCCACCAAGGTCCGCCTCCAGGTGTGCTTCATGCTGCCTGATGTGGAGACGGGGACGATTGCCTGGCAGATCATCGACCCCCGAGATGGCCAGATTGCAGATGACCCGAGTGATGTGACCGTGCTGGTCAACGGCTCTCCCGTCATCCCCGACGCGGTTGCTGGGCTCCTCGGGCAGATTGTTCTCCCCTTCGTCCCTACCCACGGAGATGATGTCAAGGTCGACTACTCGTGGATCCACAACCCTACGGTCGAGATTCGGGGGCTCAACTCCAAGGAGTTCAAGCTTAACAACTGGAATCGAGACAACGGGCAGCCTCCCATGGGGAATGGGCACAAGTACCGTTACAACAACGTGCTTCTTGTCCCGGGCGACTACGTGGCAGCGGACATGCAGGCGGTGTTGGATCAGCCTCTCCAGCGGGACCTCAAATACCGAGCGTTCGAGCGAGCCTACACGCCGGTCCTGAACGATCCCAACCTGCTTCTCCTGAACTCCCCGACGCACAAGATCGCATTCCCTCCGCTTCAACGGGTGATCAACTCGACGTTCATCCCCTACCAGGCGCTTGTCCTCCCGGAGAACGACGTCAACCCTTGGGCTCGGATGGGTTCGGGGACGGCGGCCGTCGTTGCCCATGAGCTGATCGTCGGCGACACCTTGGGTGATGTCTTCCCTGGGGGACAGCCTCTTTTCTGGACGCGCTCGATTGACTTGACGTTCCCCCACGTCTTCGCTGTGACGTGGCAGATGTACATCAACGCGACCCCCACGTTGGAAGGCGTGTTCTCGGGGGTGGTTGCGGGCTACTCAGACTTCGAGCGGGTGATGGTCGTGGGCTACCTGAATGATGCAGGAACTCTCAAGATCGGATTCCTCATTGATGAGGAGGACCCGAGCCTCATCACGTCATGGTCTGGGGGCCTGGATGGGAACGGAAACCCGACGGGCAGCCCGACTGTGTTCGACTGGACGGTGCTTCACTCCTACCGCATCTTCCGGGGGAAGGACCAAATCGTCCGCCTCTTCGTTGATGGTGCTGTGCTGGAGACGTTGAAGCTCGGGGAAGGGAGCTTCCCGTTCCTGAGTAGCCTTCCTGCACCGTTCGTGAGCTTGGAGGGGGTGTTCTTCGGGTCTCTGTCGATCGTGGCTACGAGCACGTCAACCTGGGATTTCGTCCGCTACTTGATTCTCCCGACGAACCCTGTTCAGACGGCTCCTTCGATTTTCGTCTCCTACGAGGGAACGAAGATCCCCGAAGTGGCTCCTGGAGCGTGGACGCCTGTGGGGGCGCACGGGACGGAGACGATTCTTGGGGGAGACTTCCTGCTTCTTGACTCCACAAGCGCGACAACGCCGTCTGTGGAAGCGCTCGCTGGGCTCATTGACGGAGACTTCCGAGGGTTCGTCCGGATCGAGCCTCTCCTTTCGTCGGCCGCTGATGTGGTCCTCGATGTGAACGTGCAACTCAGGACGTTCACCCACGGGGTCACCCCCAACGCTTTGATGGCAGCCATCGACGATGGGGATCGTCTCGTCCAGCTCTGCTTCTTCTCGGATGTGGCCGCACCGAAGTTGAGCTACGGCGGCCGGACCTATCCGGACCAAGCGCAGCCCGTCTCGTGGACTTCGATGGGTACGGCGCCCGTACGGATGGTGGGACAGGTTCTTCGGATCTCAGACGCAGACACGAACGATGCTCGGGTCTACTTCGTTGACGACACGGCTCCCACGGGATCCCCCGATCGGGTCGTGGACGCATCGACGGACTTCATCCTTGAGTCTCGCCTCAAGGTCATCTCCTTCGTCCCCGATGGGGGAGGATTCGCTGGGGCGACGGCTCAGGTCTACGACGGCTCTCGTTCCCTTGGGTTTTTCCTTCAGGAATCGAGTGGGATCCGCTACGTCACGCTTCACTCGGATGGCGCTCCTGTGGTGGGAGGGCAGTTCGCTTTCGAGTGGAAGGATGGGGCGTTCCACACCTACCGGCTTGTCAAGAGTTTTGGGGGTGATCTTGTCACTCTGTTCGTCGATGGGATCTTCACAGGCACCGTCGCATACAGCGCGTGCCCTGTGGCTGTGGGGCCTCCCGTTACAGACGGCACCATCTCTTTCGGGTCGTCAACCCCGGCGTCAATGCAGTCCACCTCCGTGGTTGACTGGGTATACACGAATGCCTGGCGGGTGCTCTCCAGCTTCCGTCGCTATGTGGGGATCTGGAAGGGGTTTGATTCGGACGCCTTGACGGGCTACCACCTCCCCCTCAAAGGCTTGGGAAGGGATGTCCACGTCGTCGGGAACGTCATCACGGATTCCCTCACGGACTTCTTTGCTTTGGGGGTGGTGGCTGGAGATCGCTTCATCATCGACGCAGGTCCCAACAAGGGGGTCTACACGATTCAGGCCGTGCCGAATTCCACAACCCTCACCTTGGCCTCGATCATCGTCAACCAGCCCTCGACGGCTAGTTACCGGATCCCCAAGGAAACGGATTGGGCGGTCGCCAGCAAGTACCGAATCATGCGCAGCCCAGCTGGGGACGTTGAAGTTTACCAGGGGATGACCCAGCTCATCGAGCTGGGGTACAACACGATCGACCTTCCCTCGACCTCCGTTGGAATCCCCAGGATTCTGGCCGGAGGTCTTCCGTCTATCGTTTTTGGGGCCTTCGACCCGACGAACATCTCCCAATCTGCCTGGGATTTCGTTCGCTATGGGATCACCCGCTCTCCTACAGAGCTGCGGATCGTCCCCCATCACCAAGTCTCGAACCAGCGGAACGTCATGGCCTCCCCGGAGCACTTGACGACGAGCCTTCCGCACTCCCACACGGACTTCTGGAGCAGCTCGACGGGCATTCCTCCGGCGATCGACCCTGACTTCCTCCAGAATGCGGGGCTCATTGCCTTCACCCTGCTGAACGAGAAGACCCCGCTGGTTCCCTCGACACAGACTGCGGAGGTCCGGCACCCCGTGACCATCATGGAACCCATCACAGGGCTCAACAAGCCGGAGGACGTGCTCAACACAGACTCCGACTTCAAGCTCAACGATGGGGCATTCCGGTTCCGCTACGCTGTCCCGGATGACGTGCTGTACAACTCTCTCCAGGTCATCGAGACCACCACAGGGCTCCCGAACCTCATCGCCCCCGTGGACGACCTTCTTTCGGACATCGGGGCCTTCAACTGGCAAGACGAGGTGTGTCTGGTGTACACGGGGGATGTCCTTCCCGAGCTGGACGCAACAGCTTCTACTCCGTGGGTTTTCGCCTCCGATGATGCCTCCCATGTCACCCGGTCATCCTTCTCCGGGATTCTCACCTACGGGACCGATGGGACTGGGACCCGGACCCTCTATCGGAACGCCACGCCTCTTCCGGACTCCCCGAGCTTGGAGACCGAGTTCAAGTTCCGCTTCAAGGTTCTCAGCGACTCGACTGGCGGAACGGGGGACTCCCAGATTCGAGTGGGCTTCTCAGCTCCCGGGATGACCATCTCGTTGGCCTTCGTCACCTCTTCCCTCGGAGAGCGGTACATCCTGGTCAAGGATGTGAGATCCGATACGGTGGTCGGCGGGGCTCCTTTCGACTTCCTCGATGGGGAGTTCCATACGTACCGGCTCGTCCGTAGTCCAGGCGAGGGTACGGTCACCATCTACATCGACGGGTAAAGCGCATGAGAACCCCGATCATTGTCAAGCTGAGCAGCTTCTCGGGGGTTGCTCAAGGGTTATTTTACGGGGCATCTCAGGGGCGAGTCTTCTTCTCGCCGGCCATGGAAACTGCGGCTGCGAACTCGGTCATTCAGATCGAAGAGGTCGACGTCTGCACGAAGGCGTACGACACCTACAAGTTCCCTGCCCTGGTTGACCCTGTCCCCCTATTCACGTACCCCCTGAACCCTGGGGTGACGTTCAGCCCGTCGCTGCTTGGGGCGGGTTCTGTTCTCTGGGCAAAGGCATCGAGGCTCTCGGAGGCCACCTTCGACTTCGGTTACGAGAACCCCGACACCTACGGCGGAGCAACCAGCTCCCGCGCAATTGCGACCATTTCCGAGCCCATCGACCCGACCAAGGTTTCATTGTTGAACAACGTCTACTGGACGTTGTTCGACGGCATCGGTCACCCATTTATCACAGCGGCCAACCTATCTCCCATCGGTCCGGGGTCGACGACTGTTGTGACTCTCGAACCATAGATTTCTCTTATCAGTGGGGACGAGTGATGACACTAAATGTGGACGTGTTCCCTTCTCCTATCTGGTCCGCTCCGCAGACCTCTGCTGTGAATCAGCTATGCGAGACGTTCGCGAATCCAGCTGAAAAAGGGCACTGGATCCGAGGCGATGTTTTCATCACCCTCCGTGACGGAGAGACCGACGAGATCCAAGACCAGCGAGAAGTTCGGAACCTCGTCGTTTTCGACGCTTCGATCCTGATTGCGAGGCTCCTCAAGAACAGCCAGGAGCCTCCCACGGGCATCTTCGCTCTTGCGGTTGGGACAGGGGACGTCGGCTGGAACCCGATGAGCCCGCCCGCTGCAACGAACACCCAACGGGCGCTCTTCTCTGAGCTGACGAGGAAGACGTTCACGACGACGACCTACATCGACGCCGGGGGTCTTCCTTCCTCCATCCCCACCAAGGTGGTCGACTACACGACCACCTACACGCAGTCGGAGGCAGTCGGCCCCCTTGTCGAGATGGGCCTCATCGGAGGGAACGTTTCCTCGAACCTCGCGATCAAGAACCCCGTCTCACCCCCCAATGGTGCGTACGACCCGACAGTGGACCTTTCTGGGAAGGAAACGTTGATTAACTATTTGTGCTTCCCAGTTATTAACAAACCTGCAACGTCAACCATGACGATTGTCTGGAGGTTGACGACCTGAGCGCACAATGCCCTACAAAACCCCCATCGCTCGGAATGCCTACAGCAAAGCGTACTACCAGGATCACAAGGGCGTGATCAACGACCGTATGGTGGCCATCAACCGTCGCCGCCGTCACGATCGCTACGAGGAGATCCAGAAGCTCAAGGCCATGCCATGCACCGATTGTGAGCGGAGCTATGACGCCTACGTGATGGACTTCGACCACCGAGATCCGACACAGAAGACGATGGATGTGTCCCTCATGGTCAAGCGGATGTTTGCTTGGAAGACTGTTCTTGCCGAGATCGTCAAATGCGACATCGTTTGCGCGTGTTGCCATCGGAAGCGGACGTACCACGGAGACAACAACTACCGCACACATCGCCATCTATTTAACATGGCGATCCTCAACGAGCTGAAGGCCACAACTCCATGCCTCGACTGTGGGGGCACTTTTCTCGCTTGCCAAATGGACTTCGACCACCTCGGCGCAAAGGTCTCCAATGTCGCCCGCCTGGTTCCTGGTCCACAGGAACCGCTTCTCGCTGAGATCCGGAAGTGCCACCTCGTCTGCGCCAATTGTCACCGCATTCGAGGCTTTACAGGCGTTCGTAAGGATGCCCCCGAGCACCCCGAGATGTTGATTGCTACTTTTCTGGAGATCGCTGCCCGCACCCCCTACCCCCAGGATGGACGACGAGCTGACTTCCCTTGGGCTCCTCTTGTAGGGACTATGCCTGACAAGGAGATTGCCAAAAATTCAGGAGTCTCGCAAGCCATGGTTGCATGGGTTCGTAGAAAGCGAAGGGTTCAACCCTTCAAGAGAGTGGCACCATGGTGAAGTACTTCGGAGCCGCGGTGAGCGGCTATCTGGATCCGTCAGGACGCAACTTCGAGTCGACCGTGAGCCAGGCCGGGAAGCCGGTTCTCGACAAGGAGCTGAACCTCGCAGAGGACATCGCAGAGGGCTTTTCGCAAGGGCTCGCTCAGCGCATGCCTTCGGGCTGGCTTGCGGATGACTTTTTGGGGACGAGTAGCGCCTCCTCGGGCATCTTCACGGCGAGCGTGGTCGCCAACCAGCTCGCGATGCCCAACAACCTCGTTGCACAGGTCAACGGCTGGACGTTCCTCATCGCCCATACCAACGCGAACGGGTCCAACAAGCTAGATATGGGAGCGGCTCCCGCTGGAGCTGGGGCCAACCGAACGGATCTCGTTGTCCTGGAAGTCTGGAGGGCTCTCATCTCGGCCTCCCCCAACGCAACGAACAAGAGCCCCGCGGGTCGCATCTGGAAAAACGGCAACGTCAAGGTCACCTCTGGCAACGACTTGGCGTTGAACTACGCCGACGACATTTTGGACGTCAACGTGGGGTTGGAGACCACCAAGAGGGTTCAGCTACAATACCGGCTGAGGGTCCTTCATGGGGTCGACCTTTTCGCAACCCCCTACGGGCTCGATGACCCGACTGTGGTCGCGAATTCAATCCCGACCAACGCGGCCACTCCGGATGGAGTGGCCACACTTTTCGCCTACGACAACCAATCACCGAGTGGCGACCCTGGTCTTTGGCTCGCCGGGGATGGGGACCCCACGAACACCTTGGGAACTGTGGATGGGTACATGTACGCCATCCCTCTCCTTGCGGTGTTCCGGCGGAACACCACGGCGTTTGCACGCAACACGAACCACAACGGAGGGGTCGCGAGCCCGGGGCCGAGTGATCGTCCGGATGGGCTTTTCCACGACATCTTTGCTGCAAAGGATGTCGCTGATCTCCGGCATGCTGTGAGTCCTTCAGGCTGGGACTACCGCGAACTCCTGGAGAAGAGCTTCAATGCGCTCCTCGATAACTCGATTCAGACGGATTGGACGTCGACCGTGATTGGTGGTGGATCCAATGGGCACACGGTCCTCTGGGCTGACTCGATTGGTATCTCGAACGCCAACGGCGGAGATGGGACAACGACTGGGTCGACACCTGGAGCAGCTTTCATTGGGGAGTTCGATGCTGCTCGGAGGTCGTTCTCGGATCGTGTGATCTACGAGATCATCACGGTTGCTGTGCCGGCTCCTGGTGGGGGGTGGGTTGATGGCTCAGTGGTCACGATCGACCCTACTGCCTTGGCAATCTACCCGTACCCCGCCTTCAACTGGGCGTCTTACAACCCTGCCTCCGTGTCCTTCGTGGACTACCTGGGTGCCCAATGGATTGGGGATGGCAGCGGGAAGGTGACTCGGGATGCCATCAACGGGGTTTATTTCGTGACAGGGCTCGGTGAGGTTCCTGTGAACACCATTACGATCACGATGGGGATCCTCTTCGGGTTCGGTTTGACGAACGAGACGCTGTACGTGGATCTCTTGGTGGCCTACCCGGCTGGGATTGGTCTCTCGAAGACGCCGACCACATCGTTTGGGGCGGCTTCCTTTGAGGTGAACAACCCTCTGGCTCTACCGGCCCCCTCCCCCATTTCGTTTTCGGCTCTGGCGTCAACGAATGCCATCGATGCCCCCCATCGCGAGGTGCGGCTCCAGTACAACACGTCAACGATCACGCTGACGATGGACGCGGACACGACTCAAATCGCTACGCGCTACCGACTTCCGGAACGGGCAGAGAGCATCGTTTCTGTGCTCAAGAATGGGTCCCCGATCTCGGGGACGACATCGCTGCACTTCAGCGGGCGCTACTTCGATTTCACAACCGAGTCAACGACCCCTGGGGATGTGCTCGACATCTCCTACGTGGCTATTCGACCGCTCCCTCAGAACGGGGAGCAGTTGACGGTCTACTACGAAGCGCGGGCCCCTCAAACGGCTCGGTCCGAGCTGCTCGGGATGACCCTGACTTTGACCCCGAGGCTTGTCGGTGAGTCCCTCTTCGCTTTCTCCACGGGGAGCGGGTCTCAGGATGAGGGTTATCCTTTCCCCTTCGCCTACGTCCAGGTGGGAGGCATCTACCCGACGGACGGCGGTTCCTTCAATGGGGACCATGAGCTGACGGGCTCGAAGCAACTCTCGGTGATGAACTTCAACGCCTCGACGGGCTTCCTCAAGTTGCCGCTGTACGTGCCTTTCGTCCCGAGCCCGGAAGCCATGACCTTCGACCGTGATCTTGTGGACACTGATATCGAGGGGCGTAGTTTCTTCAAGTCCGTGCCTGGAGGGTATACCCCCAACGCCTACGCGCAGAGCTTGTCTGATGCAAAAACGCACCGAGATGTTCTCCCGGTGCTCGCGGAGCTTTCCTCGGATTCACCGTTGGGCTTCCGTGGTCAACTCGTTCTCGTGATGCTCGTCCGGAATGCTCCGCTCGACGATGGGAATTGGGTGGCTTTTGACTCCAATCTCTCTCTGAATACGACGACAGCAGGTGTAGTCCGCATCAAGGGCAACCCGCTCTCTCGGAGGTTCTGATGCCCAGCTCGAAGAATCCGATCACCGTCGTCGTCCCCGGCCCCGGTAAGCTCCCGGCGAACGTGGCCAATGCTTCGGCGTTGCTCTTTCCGGCTGGCGGGGCGTCAGGGGTGAGCATCTCCAGCCACATCACGGATCCGACCGACGCGCACATGTCGTCCGCGATCGGAGTGGCGGCAACCGACCCGGTGACTTCCGAACCTCTTCTGGAGAGTGCTGGCGGGATCATTCGCGGAGAGAGCGTCTTTGACTTCATCCGGCAGTTTAAAGACCTCGCTCCGATTCCCCCCAACACCCTGGGGTCGGACGACCCTACGACCCCAAACTCGGGGGCCCCTTACTGGGGGGATCCTATTTCTCTCACGGGTGTCAACGGGGCATGGTCTCAAGACTCGACACATGGTCGAGTGACTCGTTCCTTGATGCCTGCCTTCGGGGTGACGAACACCATCACGGGGTTTCTCTATCCCGCAGATCGTGGAGTGCTCGCGATCTACAAGACGACGGCCACGAACTTCTTTGACAGTGCCAACACGACACTGGTCGGGGCTCTCTGGTTGGGGGGGTCTACGTCCCCTGCGTACAGCGTGCCCTACGCAGGCTTTGATGAGGCTCTTCGTGCCGTGGGGCAAGCGGACTACAGCCCCAGCCAGTCGGGTATCGACACGATCACGCTGCAATATCGCGGCCCGCAGAGCACGAACAGCATGGGGGGTAACTATTCACCATACCCCCAAAACTTCTCTGCGTACCAGATCGCTGAGTACAGATACTCCTTCAACATTGCTTCGGGGGACAATGGAAGCTACCTCCTGATTCATTGGAAGGAGTCCTACGCGACTACCCTTGCGTCCATTCAGCCGGCTGGGTTGACGTCGTTGACGTTCGTCGAGGCCAACTGTTATTCGGCGACTCCGTCGTCCTCCTTCTTCGAGAACGTCATTCGGACGAGTATCTACGCTGATGCGACGGCAACTCTCCCGACAAGTGTGTCTCTCACCACGGCACCCGCGGGTACAGTGACAACTGCGCTGACTTCCGGCGTGCCTTACTACAACAGCTCGAACCTCGCATTCACGATCACAGGGATCGCCAACAATTTGTTCGCGAACTCCTACTACACGAATACCAATGTAACCTTGGCGGTGCCCCAAGGTTATACCTCGACCACTACGCCGATTGCGATCGACTGGTCAGATTTTGGGGGTCCCGTTCATGCGTTCGACCTTTTTGCGTCGCCCTCCTACATCTTCAATAACGCGACTTCTTCGTCCTTTTCCAATGGGAATCCCCCGATGCCTGGCACGGTCGTGAAGTTCAACGGCGTTGCACTTCAGGTCCTTGGGTCGAGTCCACAATGGCCACACGCCGTGATCCGCCTTCAATACCAGGCAGCATTTCGGTCTCCCTTGGTGGTGCAAAGCACGGAGAAGTACATGTACAACTCCCTGTCCTTGCCCGCGTCAACGAACACGCTTGAGCTTTTCAGCGACGAAGTCTATCGCCATGTGGGTTCATTCACGGCGGCATCGTCCACCACCCCCATCATCCCGGTGGGCGGGAACAAGTACACCTCTGCCACTGTGATCACGTCCAACAACGGTGAACTCCAGTGCAGTCTTGGGTACTTGACGTACCCTAGCGTCAACTACACGTCAGGGTACTTCCCGGCGACGGGTCCGGATTACGCGGCTGTCTTCTCTGGTGATTCTTCTACCCATATCCGCCGGTACATCCGTGCCTTCGATACGGGATTTCCGACCAGCACCGGCAAGCTCAGGCTACGGGGGTTGAACCCAGCCGACTTTGCTTCTGGGGGTGTCGCGTATACCGGAGCTGAGGTCGCCGACCACCCCGGAGGTGCCATCGTTCAGGTTAAGGTTCCTGGGGTCACGGGATGGCTGGACGTGGGGCGAGCCAAGGGAGATCCCGACCTCACCACGGTGGACTTCCATGGGTGCCGTACCCGGCTCACCATCTCCCCTACGATTGTGGAGAATGTGTATGTGGAGTATGACACGACCCTCCCCACCGTGAACAATGGGAGCGGGCGCTACCTGATCTTCGTTCGAGTGAGCTACATCAAGAGCACGGGAAACGTGCGAGTTCTGTCTGAACTCGAATGGACAGCGGAATGAGCACCCACTACTTCATCGACTACTTCGGGTCCACTTCGTACGCTCGGGTTCAGGATGTCCGTACCACGATCTCTGGGCAGAGTGTGGCAACGGGCTCGATGGTGATCCGAGTCCCGGACTCGATTCCTATCGCCTACTCTGGGTACGCCTATGATGTGCTGAGCCAGAAGCACACGGGACAACTGGCTCAATACCCGGGGTACACCAACATCGTGTACGACGATCTCCTCGATACCTCCGGGATCGATCTTGGGAGTTCGAGGTGGCTCTATACTGGGAAACGAGGAGCTGTGTCTCTCCGTGACAGCTCCTCGTTCTTCCGAACCCTGCCTGTGGTTCTGAACAGCACGCCGACCCAAGCGATCTTCGCTTGGGAGGCGTTTGGGTACGACCTTCTCGACTTCGCTTCGGAGAACTTGGTCTTGACCTATAGTGAGGCGAATCCTGGGCTCTTCTCGGCTCTGGTGAGCTTCGATGGGGGGGCCACGTATATCAGTGTGAATGACGGCACCCCCTTCCAGATTCCAGTGGGCCAACAGGGGTCTACCTTCGTGATCCAAATCTCGGGCTATAGCTCCAGGCTCAACCTGGGGGCTTGGTCGCTAGTGTATTGATTCGATCCCCCAATAGATCCACATGACAAATCTCGGCAGCGGCGTTTCTCGGGTTCTGGACCCCACTGGAACTTCCTACACAGAGGTGATCTGGCAACAGGGAAAGCCCCCGATGGATGCCGATCTGAACCTCCTCCAGGAGCTTTCGCAGAACTTCTGTCGGCAGATCGTCATGCGTGGCACGCCGAGTGGGTGGCTCAGCAATGAGACCAACGCGACGGAAGACTACGTGACCAACTCGATCTGGTCGAACTGGTTCCAGTTCGGTCGGCAGAGGACGGGGGAGAAAGCGGCCATCGAGTGGGCAGCCGTCAACGGTTGGCTTGTGCCGGTCATGGGTACGAAGACGGGGACGCCGCCGGGCAATCCGGACGATGTCAACACCTGGAATGTCATCGCCCTGGATCCGCCTCCCTCGAACTCGGGGGACTTCCGGATCGACTACGTCTTCATGGAGGTGTGGCAGGCTCGGATCCCGACCAACCCATCGACGCTCAACAAGCCCGCTGCAAACTCGGTCTACCGCTACGGCAACGTGGAAGGTGGGTTCACTTTCCTCACGGACGACCTCATCGACCCGGCTCTCGGGTTCGAGACCACGCAGCGTGTCCAGCTCCAGTACCGGATCCGGGTGGTCAAGGGGCTCGTGGGGCTCACGAGCTACCCGTCGGGATTCGATCCTGTGGTCGTGAAGGCGCAGGGCGGAGCGACGACGCCTTCGAGCTATGTCTTCACGAACATGCGGAAGGACCTCGGGGATGCAGGTTTGTGGCGAGCTGGCGATGGGGTGCCCTCCAATGCCTTCGGGACGACTGACGGCTATGTGTACGCGATCCCCATCGCGTCGATCTTCCGTCGCAACTCGGTCGCCTGGAACGGGGACCCGGCACAGAACCTCAATGGAGCCTTCAACCGCAACACGACGGCGGTTGATCGGACGGGGATCAGGACCTTCTCGACGACGGCCACGCTGGCGTTGGACCTCTCGGCTTCGGCCGTCTCGATCCAGCTCGTGTCCTCCTCGAACATCCCCCTGCCTCTCGCTCCGACGCTCCCTGTTCTCATTCAGATTGGGGACGAGATTCTCACCTACTCTTCTGTCTCGGGATCTCCTCCGATTCTGGGGGGCCTGACTCGGGGTGTGAACGGTTCGCGAGCGGAGACCCACAAGGCTGGGACCGTCGTCACCATTCTATCGGGACGCCCCGATGGGCTTTTCTCCGATCAGATCGCCGCGACGGACATCCTGGACCTCCGGCATATTGTGAACCCTAACGGGTTCAACTACGACGTCCTTCTCAGAATGAACCTGGACAAGATGCTCCGGGGTCAGATGAGGGCGAACTGGAAGCGTTCTGGAGCTGGGCCGCAAGGTCCTTTCGTCTTCTACCAGGACAAGATCGTCAACGGGTCATCTGCACTTGGGGTCACCAAGCTTGATGGGCCGGACAACATTCGAACGGTTTTCTCGGATGCTGCTGTCACACAAGCCGTCGAGCTTGTGGTGAAGGCGAACTCCGTTTCTTTGCCGGCAGCAGTGAACGTTGCATGGTCCTTGACCATGAACGCGAACCACGTCACGCGTTCGGTTACGAATACCTTCAGCCCACTCGATGTCATCTCGATCCCGGTAGCCCAGCTCAAGGCGGGGCTACCGGGAGGAGATTCTGATCAGATCCGATGGCTCACTGATTTCGAGGGGAATGCGGTTGTTCTTCGGATTGATGGGGAGTTGAATCCGATCCACGCGAGTCATTTCACGGTGACTCCGGCATCCCCGACTCCGACGGATGACTTGGTCATCACGCTTGCGTCAAGCTTCCCCTCGACGACCAAACAGATATACATTACGGCGCACGTTCAATACGGCCCGGGACGAGGACTGGCTCGCCGGCCGGATGCTTTGCACTCGCTGGCTTTCATCAATCCGAGCACGGAGCTGCTCCTTCAGACAGCCGCAGTCCCTCTGGCCAACCAGACGCTCCGGACTTCATGGCTTGCACTTTGGAGCAAGTTCCGTGGAGCGACCTACCAGGGTCTTCTCCCTGTCACGGCGGAAGCCTATGCCGACCTCGGAAGCAAGACGGTGGCGATCACCCCCTTCCGTCGCATTGATTGGCCGGATGAGTTCCGGACGATGGATGGTACAGGAGCGAACCCGAACGCCACAACGTTCGTTACCAGCGTCAATGGTGCTAGCTCTGGCACCACGACATTGACCGACACTCTGGTCAATTTCACATCGTTGGGTGTTGTCGTGGGCGATGTGGTCACCATTCCCAGTGGTGTTCGCACAGGGAAGTACTTGGTGACTCAAGTGTCTCCTGGAGGAGACACCACGAAGATCGTGCTCGATCGTGCAACTGCTTCTGGGTTCACTTTCGATTTCACGATCTCGCATGCTCAAGGAGTAATGCCTCTCCTCAAGTCTGACGGAGTCACTGCGAAGTGGACGACGACGGATCCTCTCCAGCTCTTCTCGGGTACGACTGAATCGACGGCTGCAACGAAGAATATCTACGTCACGATGCCCCGACACATGGTGCCTGGATGGGGAGCGTTTTACGTCCCTGTTCTTTGGCAAGACAACGGGGTCTTCGCTGAGGGAATTGACTTCATGTTGATCAGTCGGAAAGGGGGCTCTCCTTTCGCCGACAGCGACAAGAACTACTGCCCCTACTCGAACGGACCGTTGACGTACGCTGCCTTCTCGACGTTGAACTTCAACCCTCCGGCAATGACGGCAACCTACAACGCGGCGTTCTCTTTTGGTGGGAAGACATTTGCGGGTATGCGGTTCTACACGGATACCCGAGGTCTCGGCCGAGAAGGGCTGGAGCTGCCTCCTTTCTACGGGATCTCCAGGTTGTTTGCGGTCTACGAAGCGGACGACTACAAGCTCAACGGGTCGGCGTACGACGCTACCACGAGGAATCTCACGGGCAGCGGGGCAACGAACCTCCTTCGGCAGAACTTCGCAGGTCCGACCTGCTGGGTTGAGCTGGATGCCGATGGCGACTCGACGTTCATTCTCAACGCTGCGGTGATTGACCTCGCACGTTCGCCGAACACGATCGCCACCTTCGCTTCTGGCAACTACGTCATCGAGTCGAACATCTTCGGCTTTGATCGAGGCTCCTTCGACATCACGAAGGACTTCCGTTTGGTCCTGACGCGGCCGACGAGCGCGGGTCTCATGCGGAGCCAGGCAGCGGATACGGTGACACGAGCCAACAACTTGGGAGTCGTCGTCGCGGGACCTGTTGGGGTTCTCCCGGGACCTGTCACGGTCTCGGACCAGATTGTGGCCAACTACTCCCGGACGGTCTACCAGGGCGATGCTTGGGGGTCGCAGACCAGCTACACGGACATCGGGTACGCCCCGGGGCCCATTCAGTCGGGATCTGCCTTTCAGGTGGCTTCCACTTCTCTCGATGCAGCGAACCTGACGCGGCCGAATCAGAAGGTCTTTGAGGTGCTCGCGTCGATCGGCTTCACGACGACACTGGGTACGGGTCGGCTCTCGGGGGACTCCGTTTCACAGGTCATCGATCTGCGTAACGTCAGCTACGAGGACACGACAGACTTCCCTCCCGTCACGTCCATTGCGGCTCGCCCTCCCATCTTCCCGGCGGCATTCAGCAGTGAACCCAACACGGTGAACATCGGGACGGAGTATCACGGCTGCACGGAGCGGCTGCCCCTTGGGGCTCTGTGCCGAGACAAGGACTTCCGAGGAGGCACCATCAACTCCACGACTGACATGCCCTTCGTCTATCTCCAGGACTGTGGGATGGGCTTCCTGGCAAGTCAGGGCAACGCCAAGAAGCTGGAGCAGACGGAGGTCAACGTCTCGTCCGCCTCTGTCATCACGGGAGCACCCGGAGACATGGGGGTACATGTCGATGGGGAGCAGGGGAACTACTCTCTCCTCACGAACTTCAGGACCTACCGGGGTGGAAGTCTCTACTGTGCTTCGGGGTCACACCCTGGGGGAGAGATGGCTGTCGTGCATCCCACGGTCAGCGCCCCGTCAGGGCGGACGAACGTGATCACGGCACGGGCCTTCCTCGTGCGGAACACGGTGACTCTGGTGGGCTCGACGGAAGTCTCTGCCGGAGACGAGCTGATGATGGTGGTCGTCACGACGGCCATCCTCATCTCCGATACAAACGGTCACCCGGGGCTTGTCGTCATCGGGACGAACGGGACTGGGGAAGGGTACTCGGCGGCAGACATCTACCGCATCGAGGGACACCCTCTCGTCTCGAACAACAGCCGGTTCACCATCGACCCGTCGACCATCCCGCTCACGATTTCGCTGAAGGGTTGATATGGGGATCCAGCACCTTTCGTATCACGACATCCCGCCCGAGAAGCGACGGAAGGGGGCGGAAGAAGCTCGGAGGAGGGTTCAGGCTCTCCTCTCGACGCCGCTTCTTTCCGCGGACCAGGTGAAGGCTCTCCAGGAGCAGATTCGTCGCATCGATCAGTGGGAACGAGGGGATCTTGATCCCCTTATGCCTCTCGATAATCGAGGCGATTCCCATGAGCACACAGGTTGACCACCTTCTCGACGTCTACTTCTGGCCCACTCTCTTCCTCTGTCTCGGCATCTATCTCACGACCTACTTCGTGAGGACGTCGATTGAGGGGGTCTTCCCGAAGGTGAAGACCAAACTCCTCTGGACGGAGGTGTGTCTTCCCCTTGGGCCTATCGGAATGGGGCTCCTCTTCGCGCTCATCGGGAAGTCCTTCCCGTGGCCGTCGACTGTGGAGACCTACGGGGTCTGGGTCCGGCTCACCTACAGCGGCCTCTGTGGGATCGGGTCGGCATGGGTCTACGGACGCTTCCGGTCGACCCTCAAGGCTCTCGCCATCAAGAAGCTCCTGGCGGAGTTGGCCAAGGACCCGGAGCCGACCCTCACACCGGCCGATCCCTCTGAGGAGAAGTTCCTCGATGCGAAGCTCGCGACCACCACCCTGAGCAGCAAGACGGACAGCCTCAACTGAGACCCATGAAAAAGTATCTCTATCTCGTTCTCCCTCTGGCCCTCATGAGCTGTCAGATGTCAGCGAAGGATGCAGCCACCTTGGCTGCAAACGAAACCCGAGACATCGCCGCGACCGAGCACAAGATCATCCTCGACTACTGCGTTCCTCGCTACAAGGCCGCGTCGACTCCGACGGAAATCAAGGAGGTCGACAAGCTGTGTTTGCCGGCTGAGGCCGCCTATGTGTCCACCAAGGCGGCTTGGGGCCAGGTGCTCACCCTTCTCAACGCTGCGAAGAGTGGGACGGTGTCGATCCAGGAACTCAACGATGCAGCGCGAGGGTTGGGTGAGACCCTCGCGAAGCTTCAGCATATCTCGGGGGAAATGCAATGAGCGTTCAGGAAGTTCTCGTTCTTCTTCAGTTTCTCGATGACCTCTTCGAGCTGGGGGGCAAGATGGTCGCTGTGGCTCAAGGGAAGCATCCCGAGCTTGTGACGACTCCTCTCCCGGATCTCGCGGAGATGGACAAGGCACGAGAAGCCGCCATCAAGCGTACATCGGACACCTGATGAGCAACGAGGGCTCACACCAAGCGGACTTGAATCCGCCTCTCGGGAAGCCTGGAGGGCCCTCATCAGTCGTGCAGCGCATCCTTCAGCGGGTGCAAAACCCCCATCTTCAGCACGACCTCGTGGACGAAGTTCAGCAGGGAGAGGACCTCTCGAATGCTGAGGCCTCGAAGGTCTACCACCTGGACATCGAGCCCGGGATTGGTCTGATCAAGAGGATCCAGATCACAGCTCATGCCCAGTACCGGATGGATCTCCGGGGGGTAACTGTCGAGGCTGTTCAGGATGTTCTCAAGCACTTCGTGACACAGCTCAACAACTGGAAAGTGTTGAAGAGCCCTGCCTACGAGCGGATGCTCTCGACGCTCGGCTCAGGGGACAAGATCGAATGGGCGAACCCGAAAACGGGGCTCAGGATCGTGTTCTCCACGATTGGGCCGGGGACGGTGAATCTCATCACCACCTTCAACAAGTGGCACAACAGCTCGACGCCTGATCCTTCTATCGGGGCACCCACAAGAGGCGATATGTACTCTGATCTCGTTCATCGGGTTGCGGATCGATTCCAGGATGACGCTGTGATCACGGCGGCCGATGACGGAGGGGTGTGGCTCCCGGACATGCTCGGCTCGAAGGAGAACCTCGTGAAAGAGATCCTCCTCGCCGCGAAAAAGATGGCAACCGCCGACACCTTCAAGAAGGGGACATCAAGAGCATCTGCGGCGGGGTCTTGTATTTCCTCATGGAGGAAAAGGCTGGGAAGGCCGTCGCGGACAAGCTCTGGAATCTCCTCGATGCCTCCGCTGGGCTTGATGTTGGGGCTGCGGTCAACAAGCTCGTCTGGCGAATCACGCCTCACCTGGACCATGGGGACAAGGGGAAAGTCCAGGCGGCAGCCGTTGGGATCTCGCTTCTCCAGCGCTCCAAGCAGCCGACCAAGGCTCAGCGAGCCAACGCCATTTTGAGGGACGCTATCAAGTCCTCGATCGACATGGCCGGGCCTCCTGAAGAGAAGGGGAAGACCCCGACGGCGAAGGACACCTTCCTCCAGATGGTGAAGGACCAGATCCCCTTCGCGCAGACCCTCTACGGCGAGATCAAAGATCCCGGGATTGCCGCGCTGGTTGTCTCGTATGCTCTCGACAACGCGAACTTCGGAGAGGCAGCCTACTTCGCCGAGTCGACCCTCAAGTCGATCGCCACCAAAAACCCTCCCGACGATGTCGTTCAAGACTTTGGGGGGCAGGTCTCGGACGAGATCAATTTCTCTGTCTACGAGACGGCCGCTTTTGGTGTGGCTCTGATGCAAGAAGCCGGTCAAGCGTCCGCAGCGCGAACCCTTTTCACCGGCTTCCTTCGCATCATCGGACCCGCCATCGGCCCTAGAAGCTTGTTCTAAAGAGCCCGGCACTCCTCGACGTACTGGAGAAGTTGGGGGCTTGTATTCGGAACAGTCTCCCACACATCTGGGGCATCTGACGATGCTCATGGGGGTCCTACAGAGCGGACCCCCATGAGCTCAACCTAGAAGAGCGAAAGCTGCTCGGCGATCTTCTCGACGGGCTTCGTCTCCCAGACGATCTTCCCGTCGATCTTCCGGCCGATCTTGGCCCCGTTCTTCCTCCAGTAGTCAACGAACCTCTCGATCCCGACCTTATCGAGGCCAGTCCAGGAAGGCCGCACCATCTTCATGGCAGCCAGCCCTGCATACATGCCTTCGAGGCCCATGGCCATGGGCCCAAAGATGTCAGGGCAGGCATAGACCGAGTCCTTCGGGATCCGCGTGTCGAGCATGGGGGCAGCGAAGACGGCCCGCACGATGTTGTCGTTGTCGAGGTTGTCGATGATGTAGACGTCGTCGACAACGTTCCCCAGCTCCCTCTCGAAGTCGTCGTGGGGGATGGAGACCGTGCTCTGGCCGTACCCCTCTTGAGGGCCGGGATAGCCCGTCAAGCCGCTCAGACCTCGCGTGAGGACAAGGTAGCGATCGTCGCGGGGGGCTTTGGGCGGCGTCTTCTTCTTGGTAGCCATGGGGGTCCTACAAGACGAAAGGAGGCGGGATCAACCCCTTCAGTGAATGACGGCAGAAACCTCGTGCTCGACCTGGAAGCGAGCACGGACCTTCGCGATCGTGACCCGGAGGCCAGCGTCCGCAATCGGGATCAGCTCGTCCCCCACCTGGCGGAAGCGGGTAGGGACACAGGTCACTTTCCAGCCGGGGCCCACCACGGATTCGAGCCCGAGGCCTTCGAGGACCGAGAGGACGAAGCTTCGAGCATGGATCTCGGCCGCACAGGGGGTTGCCCCACGACGTTCCTTGCGCTCTCGGGCCAGCTTGACCAGAGGAGCGCACAGCTCTTCCAGGACAGCCTGAGAGACCTTTTTGGTCGGAGACCATAGCGGAACCGCTTCCGGCCACTCCGCGTCGATGACCTCGGTGTCGATGCTTTTCATATTTTGCTCTACAGCAGTGGGGCCCCCCCGATCAACCGCTCTCTGAATTTCTACACCGCTCTCTGGTGTAGACAGGACTTCAATGACCGCCCTATCCCCGCAAGACACGACGGCTTACGAAACGCTGAAGAAGGTTCGAGCGTCTACAACTGTTGCGTTGAAGCCCACCCCCATGCTCAAGGCGAGCATCGTCGGCCTTGACGGACAAGCTCAGGATTTTCGCCTACGGTATTACCAGGTTCAGGGGGTCTTCCACCTTCTGACTATGACCAGGATGATTTTGGGGGATGGGACGGGGCTCGGAAAAACGATCCAGGTGATCGCCGCTCTTTGCTATCTGCGTCCCCGGGAGCCCAACAACCGGGTCATCATCGTCACCCCCAAGAGCGTTCTACGTCAGTGGGGAGAAGAGATCGAACGCTTCACGACGGGGGTCAAGTGCTACGTCGTGAGTGGGTCTCTTGAAGAACGCAAAGCGGTCTACGAGAAGTGGGCCAAAGCGCCTGTGGGGGATGACGCCCCCCTCTCCGTGCTCATCGTCAACTACGCGATCATCGTTCGAGACTGGGATCAGGGTAGCCAGTCTATTCCCGGGAAGACTCCCAAGGAGAAGCCGACCGTGCTGCCCGGCTACCTGGACGGGATCACTCGGGGAATGGACCTGGTCGTCATCTACGATGAGGCGACGGCATTCAAGAACCATTCAACCAAGACGTGGCAGACGTGCCGCTATCTCTCGGATCGAGCGAAGAGGTGCTACGGGCTCACGGCGACGCTTCTCAAGAACAACTTGATGGAGGGCTTCTCGATCTTCAAGGTGATCGTCCCTCGCCTCTTTGCGACGAAGACTGCCTTCCTGGCAGCCTTCTGCATCGTCGAGCAAAAGAGGGTGGCGGGGAACCGGAAGATCCCCATGGTCGTGGGGTACAAGAACCTGGAAGCGTTCCGGGAGAGGATTGACCCCTACTTCCTCGGGCGTCCGAAGCACGCGGTGTCTGCGGAGCTACCTGTGCTCACCACGAAGCAGATCATCGTGGAACTGTCGGCCGCCGAGGACCAGAAGTACCAGGAAGCCCTCTCGGGGGTCCTCGAAATGGGGGACGGGTCCACCAAGGACTACGAGGAGCACAAGGCCTTCGTCTCGCTCTGCTACTGCCAACAGGTCGTCGACTCGCTCACCTTGCTCAAGTACAAGGCGGGGGACGAGCTGCTCCCCGGCGGGTATGAGCGGCTCGATGCGGAGATCGCCAGCCACACGATCGCGAAGCTCGGGAGCAAGGAGCAGGCGTTCCAGGACCTCATTCTGGACGAGCTGGATGGTGAGAAGGTCATCGTCTACACCCGCTTCGAGTCTCTTGTGGGGCGCCTACAGGCCATCCTCAAGGAGAAGGGGATCAGGAGCGGGCGCATCACGGGGAAGGACTCGGATTCGGCTCGCCGAGCCCATCAGAAAGAATTCCAGAACCTCGATTCAGACATGAAGGTCATCTTCATCACGGACGCCGGAAGCGAGGCCATCAACCTCCAGGCGGCCAGCGCCCTCGTCTTCTACGATGCCCCCTGGAGCTGGGGCAACTACGTGCAGACCCTTGGGAGGCCGATTCGCATCGGGAGCCCTCACCCCAACGTGTGTGCTTACCACATCGTGGCTGTTCGTCCCAAGGCGGCGGGGAAGAACAAAAAGACGATCGACCATCACATCCTGACCCTCCTCACGAGTAAGAAGAACCTCGTCGACAAGGTTCTCGGAGAGGCCGCCGTTGGGGCTCTCGACTTCAAGAAGGATGGCGTTGGGGCTGGGACGAAGGAGCTGCTCAAGCAAATGCGTTCCGGCGAATGACGGTGTAGGGGTAGGAACATGGTTCCCTCCAACATCGCGGACAACTTTCGTGCCGACCCTCAACTTTTTATCATGACCCGTTGGACTCAGATAAATCGGTCCAACCAAACATCAATGCACCCTTTAGTTGAAATCGATGTGGTTGAAATAGTCCACACCAAGGATGGGTCTTCACTATGTGTTGGTGTGGGCAGTAGCGGGCCTCTTCGATCATTTTGGGTGTTGAATACGGAGCTTCTATCCGATACCTCCGCATTCAACTACATCGGAACAGCCTCAGAACTCGCGTTCATACAACTTCACACCTGGTTGTACCGTCTCGAATTGCTGTGGCCTACCCAAAGGAGAATCGGGCAGATCCGAAGCATTGAGGGTAATCTCGTCCGACTGGCCGATACGATCCCCCCCACGGATGCCTCCTATTTCTATGAGGCCTATGATGCTATTCTAAGGACCTTCAGAGTAGCCTCGTCGGAAGAAGTCATTGAGGCTTCTCGGCCACCCTCAGAAACTGAGCAGATACAATTGACCGTGATTGAGGAGGGGATTGGCCCTCTTCCACCTAATCCTATCCCGAATGTTATCGAAGAACTCCCCAGGACCTATGGTCGCCTGACGTCGTGGGACATCCTGGACTTCGAGTCGGACATCTAGCGGTGTAGGGACGAAGCGAATGCCTGACGAGAAAAAGGTCTGCTCCAAATGTGGGGGTACGGGGCGAATCGAGGTGGACGACCTTACGGTCCGCCAGTGCATCTGCGCGTTTGCCCGAGCAATGAAGGAACACCTCGGGGCAGAGATCGCTCTAGCCCCGTCCATCACGTCGAGCCCGCTGTTCGAGATGGGCGGCGTGGACAAGGACCCCAAGACCGATCTAACGAGCAAGAACCTCTTCCTCAAAGGGGCCTGGGAAGACCTTCTCCCTCATCTGAAATGTGCTCTTGTCGGGAAAGGTCTTTTTTTCTCCTTCAAGGTCTTGACCGACGAGCGGCTCAAGATCGTTTACGTTGGGGATGAGAGCTACAAGGCTCGCTCCAAGAGCAAGCGAGATGAGTCTCCTACCTTCAACTCGCTGACGGACATCTTGGGCCCGGATGTCGACCTTGTGATCCTACGTATCGGTAAATTGGGGTACCCCAATAAAGCCATGCCCGGGATTCTCAAGGAAGCTCTCATGCTTCGTGAAGCTGCCTCGAAAGCTACTTGGATCAACGAGACGCCAGATAGCTTTTTCGGTCCCGGTCACTTCTCCTACGATGAGAACGTGGCTGAGTACATCGAAAAGAGATTCGCGATCATGGACCTGACGAACAAGAATCGTACGAAGGAAGCTCCCCAGGGGTGCTACATTCCTTCCGAGCCTGTCGACGTGGATATGAACTCTCCGCCGCAAGCACAGATCGTCACGGAAAAGGCATGGGAATCAGCTCCGAAGCCTCGGTTCGAGAGCCGTCCTTCGAGTGCCAACTCGGATGGGGCGTTGGGGGATGGCGGCGGAGGGTACAAGCCGAAGTACAAGCCGAAGAAGTACGGTGACAACGGTGGAGGAGGGGGTCCGCTCGGATGAAGCGCCTACTTCGATCCATCATCGACTTCGATGGGCAGACACCTCAAGAGCACCTGACGCAGAATCTCCAGCGGCTCATTGCTGCTCAAATTGCCTGGAATCGTCCCGACGACGAGAAAATCTTCGAGTACGTCAAGTCGTACTTTCAACAGCGGTTGGAGATCCCCGCTTCCCAGACGATCAAGGACTATTTCGTCCGCATGGACGACGTCGAGATCCAGGAGCGCATTCCGGATATCGAGGCTTCGCCGACATACGTCCGAACCAACTTCGCGGCCTTGCTCCAAACGATCCTGGAGCAACAGAACACGAACAAGACGATCGCTCTCCTCAAAGAGACGCACGAGATCGTCACCCGCGGTTTGGAGATCGTCGAGGGACGCGAGAAGATTCGGAAGCAAGGAGTTCGAGATGCCCTCGTGCATTTCACCTCGAAGTCTCACGACCTGATCATCCCGGAGTACAACGCGAGGACCTCGGGCGACATCCGGAAGGATGGTCAAGCCATCCTCGATCAGTACCAGGATGCCAAGGTCAACAAGGAGAAGACCTGGGGGAAGTTTTGCGGGCTCAACGAGATCGATAAGAATACCCACGGAATCAAGCGTGGGGAGCTGTGGGTTCACGCGGCCTTCCCCGGCGAGCTGAAGACCACGTTCTCGCTCAATTGGTGTTACAACCTCGTCACCCGATATCGGACGAACATCGTCTACTGGTCGCTGGAAATGCCCTACGAGCAGATCCGCCTCCAGTTTTACGTGCTCCACTCGGCCAACATGAAGTGGCGAGCCATGGGGTACATGCCTCTCGATTACCGGAAGGTCCGGGATGGGGAGCTAACCCCCGCGGAGGAACTCTTCTACGAGAAGGTTGTTGACGACTTCGCCAACAACCCGGACTACTGCCACTGCGAGATCATCTCCCCTGACCGGGAGGTGACCATGGATGACATTCGCCTGGAGTGCGAGCTTCTCCACAAGCAGATGGAAGTGGGGCTGATCGTCATCGACCACGGACAAGAGGTCGAGGCTCGCAAGACCAAGAGGTCGAAGGATTACGGCGTCGAGCTGAACTCTGTCGTTCGGGATGCGAAGCGATTAGCTTTGCACTTCAACCACGGGGAGCGTATCGCCGTCCTCATGCTCTTCCAGATCAACCGGCAAGGCAAGGACGAGGCGTCCAAGAACGAGGGCAAGTACAAAATGAGCGCCGTGGCCTACGCCAACCAGGTCGAGAAGTCGTCGGACGTGCTGACGACAACCTACCTGGATGAGAACCACCGGGCTAACGGCACCACCCTGTTCTGCAACCTCAAGAACCGGGACAACCCGATCTTCGAGCCCTTCTTGGCGTCGGTCCACTTCAGCTCGAAGCGGATCTACAACATGGACATGTACCAGGGCAAGGGGATGAGCGTCGAGGAGCACAAGCAGGTGCTCGACGAGATGTTCAACGTGTAAGATGCCCGTACTCGAAAATGAAGAACAGCTTCGGATTCATGCCTTTCTGTCTGTAAGCGCAGTGCAGAGCATCTTCCCAGGGCTGACAGACAAGGAGTACGAGGAGTTGGCATTCGTCTTTTTGGAGCTTGAGGCAGAAGACTTGGAGCCCATGACTCTACCTGGGTATGCTCTGTCCTGTACGATCCCTATCCCGAGCCTCAAGACAGCGTGGGATTACCTGGAGGAGGACCTGTGAGCCTTACTGAAGAAGCAGCTCAAATCTGCATTAAAGCCGAGCTGGCTTTTCGTGCCATGCAAAATATATTCCCAGGTGTGTATGGCTCAAATGCAACCCTGTTGATATGTTCATTTCTCCTTCTTGAAGACACACATTTAAAAGAGATGTGTGTCCCTGGGTACCCGTTGTTCACTGAGTTGTGGTGTGTGTCTACAACTAGCTGGGACCATCTTGATGGGAATCTTTTGAAGGATGACAACGATGGCATTTGAACCCCAAGACCACGAGCGGAAAGAAGTCTTTCGCCGTTGGATCCAGGCTCGCATCGAGGCGATTCACCGCCAGGTGACGGCCTATGACGTGCTCCGCCGGAACGGGGTGAGCCTTCGGAATGGGGGTGCTCGCGAGGAACAGTTCGCCTGTCCCTTCCACGGGCGAGACAACAAGCCCTCAGTCCGGTATCACCCGGAGTCGAATCGCGGCCCGTCTCACGCATGGTGCTTCGTGTGCCAGGAACGCTGGGACTGCATCGCCCTCTACAAGAGGTTCGAAGGGTTTGAGGGCAAGTTCACCCAGCTCCTCGCGATGATCGAGCGGGACAACGGGCTCACCGCGCCTGAAGGCCCCCCGCCAGAGCAGCATGGGGAAGAAGAAGAGGCTCTGGCTCAAGATGCAGAGGTACATGGCCTTCTCGGAATCTGTGAACGCCGGCTTCTCGCCGCCAAGGGGCTCTTTGACATGAAGGCCTACCTGGTCCTCGGGACGATCCTCGATCGACTCTATGGATCTCTTGACGATCGCCGAGTGCTCCCGCTCAAAGCCAAGGAGACCATCCGGCTTGTGCTTGACAAGATCGGACAGAGGGAGCGGGCTTGTCCCGACGTCTGAAGCTCCGGACCAACGAGCTGGGCTTCTTGGAGCTGTTTCTCATCTACATCTACGGCGAGGCCTGGGAAGATGAATGGCTCCAGCTTCAAGGCCAGCCGATCACGGCCAACATCCCACAAATCTCGAAGGCGACGATGGACCATGCCCTTCGAGGTTGGACCCGCCCCTTCATCGACCAGCTAGGCCCAGCGCCAGCTCTACTTCTACGCAAGCTCCCTGAGACACATTCTCAGTGTGTCCAGCGGAAGCGGTGTAGCCTCTACATCCCCCATTACTGCGTCCCCTCGGCCAAGAAGATGCCTTGGTGTTTTCAGCCCGAGGGGACGGATGATTTTACGGGGCCTCTCGCGGCGGAAGTCATCCGGCTCTGGCGTGAAGGTGTGTACATCGTGTTGGTTCAGGAGGCGTGATGGCTGACGAGTTCGATGACGACGATTTTGATTTCTTGAACTCCCCAGCTCCTCTCGGACGCAAGGAGCTGGCCCTCACCGCGATGGCAAAACAGGCGATGAATCGCCCCGTCGAGTCTTTCGAGGATGAGGGTGGGCTCGACGACTTCATGTCGAACACCGGGATGGTCCGGGAACGCGATGTCCCGGACCCGACGAAGCCTTGGATGCGTTTCCACGAGTTCGTGCTCGTGAAGACTATCGAGGAGGTTCGAGCAATCGTCGATGCGGCCATCGCTGCCAAGAACTGCTCGCTCGACCTGGAAACCCAGGGCCTCGACAACCGCATCTTCTACGATGCGGAGGGCAAACCTCAGACGGTTCACAAGATCGTGGGGTTCTGTATCTCGTACAACTCCAAGACGGGCTACTACATCCCTGTCCGCCACAGGACCGGCGAGGGGATGCCGGATCTGAACGTCAAGCCGAGCGAGGTCGAGGCGGAAATCCGTCGCCTATGTCTCGCCTCGCAGCCGACCCCCAAGGGCTCTCCGAAGGACCTCCTTTCCTTCAAGGAGTTCGAGGAGGGGCCTCAGCTCGTCATCAACTTCTGGAACGCCAAGTTCGATCAGGAGTTCCTCTTCCCCATTACGGGGATCGACTGGTGGCACCCTGACTCCTTCGAGGATGGTTGCCTGGCTGCCTTTACGGTCTACTCCGATGATTGGCTCGGTCTCAAGGAGAATGCGAAGGAGAAGCTCCGCGTCTCTGAAGAGGTTACGGGATCGGATGGGAGGCGCTTGAAGGTCGAATACGCCTACGAGATGATCGAGCTGAAGGAGCTGTTTCTCAAGGGCCGTCCGATCCAGTTCGATGCTCTCTCGCCGGATGAGCCGGGCGTGATCAAATACGCCTGTTCAGACGCCATCTGCACGAATCTCCTCTGCCTACGAGACGACCTCGTGAAGCTGTGCCGGGACAAGTACGGCTTCACCTACCGTCTGGAGAAGCAAGTTTCCCAAGTGGCTCGGGTCATGGAACGCAATCGTGCGATGGTGAACCGAAACAAGGTCAAGCTCCTCTTGGACAAGCACACCAAGAAGCGCGACGAGCTTCTCGTGCTCATCGATGCTCTCGCCAAGAGCAAGGGCTTCCACGGTTTTGATCCCGCGAGCACCAAGCAGCTCGGGGAGTTCCTCTTCGGGGAGAAGGGTCTGGATATCTCCCCGAAGCCCGAGAAGAACGAGAAGTCACAGCAGTACAAGACCGACGGAGAGACGCTCGAAAACCTCACGAAGGACATGGGCCCCAATGCCCCCATGATCCTCCAGTGGATGGTCAAGCTCCGCGAAGAGGAGAAGCTCCTCGGGACCTATCTTCACAACCTCTACGAGAACTACGACAAGCACGCGATGCCTCTGTCGGAGATGCGTTTCGACTGGAAGCAGACGGGAGCTGCCACGGGGCGCTTCTCAGCTCCCGGCCGGAAGGATCACATCGACCACGGCTTCAGCGGAGTCCCTATTCACGGGATTCCCTCGACGTCCGATCTCCGGACGTGCTTCGAGGCCCGTCCGGGCTACGCGATGTGCAAGTGCGATTACGCAGGGCAAGAGCTGCGGATCGTTACGAACCTCTCGAACGAAAGCGTCTGGATCAAGGAGTTCAAGGAAGGGTCGGGCGACCTTCACAGCATCACCGCCAGGGCCTTCTTCAACAAGGCGGACATTACCAAGGACGAGCGGAAGATGGGCAAGATTGCCAACTTCGCTCTCGTCTACGGTGGTGGCCCGGCTGCCATCATGCGGGCAACGGGCTGTGACAAGGTCGAGGGGCAACGCCGGAAGGCGGCCTTCGATAAGGCTGTCCCGACCTTCGCGAAGTGGGTCAAGCAGCAACATACGAAAGTCAAGAGGGACAAGGGTGTCTGGACGGCCTTCGGTCGTTGGATCGCCATCCCCGATGCCAACGTGATGGAAGGGGAGATGCTCAACGGTCGGATCTTGTCGTCGCAAGACGCGAACATGATCCGAGCTGCCTGTGAGCGACACGCGACGAACTACCCGATTCAGGGGAGCGGCGCGGACATTATGAAGATCGCTATGGTTCTTCTTCACAAGGAATTCCACCGCCGGGGCTGGCTCCGAAATGGGGGTGACGATTCGGTTCGGATGCTCCTCACGGTTCACGACGAGCTTGTCTTCGAGATTCGCTACGATCGTGTGGCGGAAGCCATCCCCCTCATCGTCGAGCAGATGGAGATGCCGACGAAGATGGCAAGGCCTCCCTACTCGCCTGTGTGGCAGGTCCCTCTTGTTGTCGAGCCCTTGATCGGCTTCAACTGGGGCGCGGGCTACGGGATCGTTCCCTTCAAGGAGGGGTATGTCCTCAAGGAGTTCGAAGTGCTCCTCGGCGGATTCGTCTACTCTCTCACCCGCGTGGTCGAGAAGGAAGGCGAGATTCTGGAGGAGGAAGTCATCGTCAAGACGGAGGAGAAGAGTGGCAAGAAGGTCTTCACCATCCGGTTGAAGATCGACCCCCCGTGGCTCAAGGGTGGATCCAGCTCACCTCCGCCGCCTCCTTCAACTCCGCCGTCCTCGGATAGCCGTGAGAGGATTGCGCCCCCCTCTTCACCGATGGCCCCCCTGTCTCAACAGACGTTGAAGCAGGATGGGCCGCCGCCCGAGGTGGTCACGATTCGACTGCGAGAACTGTCCCCGTCCACGCTTCGGCAAGTCCGTGGAGTGTGCGCGCAGTACATCGATCCCGACAATGGATCGCTTCTCCGGCTGATTGACCCGATGTCGGGTAAGACGATCATTGACCCCAAGCTCGGAGTCAAGATCAACCCCGAGATGGTTGCGGGGGCTCTCAAGGAGATGCATCTTTCCGACGGACAGTATCTTCCCAGTTCGTAATCCTGGCATATCCTGAAACGTTCGGGTATTATCCTCCCTCATGGCTTCGGAACGTCGAGATCTGTACGGAGAATGCAACGTGGACGGGGCGACGCTCGACCAGTTCACGGCCGAGTGCTGTTCCCGTTGCATGACTTCGGAGTGTTCTCGGAGCCTCTTGGGTGGGGGTAAGTTCGAGCGTCGTATACAGAGCTGGGAGGATCGGTTGTTCACCAACCCTCCGCAGTTGGACCCCAAAGACCCGCGCTACATGAAGATCCAGGGTCAACGCTTCCTGACCCTGGATGTCGGGCGCACCCCCGAGATTCGATCCTCGGGGTGGATCGACCCCCTGGCACCAGCTGAAACACAGGAGGCGGCACCCATTTCCCCGCCTTCTCTCATTTCGGTTCCGGCTGCCCCCAGCTCGAAGTTGGTCCTCCCGCGGCGGCTATCCGGGGCAAATGCTCCGGATCAATCGGGAAAAATGGTGGGGGCCCCGGCGGCTCCTTCAAGAGATCCGTGGGCCGCTTCTTCTCTTCCTCCCACAACGGATCCAACTATTTCGCCGGGAGGCACAGTCAAGCTCCGCGGTTCTGGTGTATAGATCGGCTGTCCCCCACACCATCGAAGCTACCGGAGAGACACAGACATGAAGTTCAAGGCCACCATCAAGTCCGACGGCAAGGTCGTCACCGAGGTTCTCGCCCGCGAGAACCACCTTTGCAGCGAAATCTACAAGGTGACCAACGCCATCGGCAAGCAGCTCAGCGACGACGAGATCGGCCCCGAGTGCGATCCGCAGACCGAGGTCAACAGCGACACCTCGCTGTAGGTCTCTCCAGTAGTACCCTTTCGAGAGGAATCCCAGAGCATGTCACACCGCGTCACGACCCAGACCAGCATGAAGAATGCCGCCAACGTGAAGGAAGCCTGCAAGCAGCAGGACGTCTCCTTCCAGGAGCACGGCACCACCATCCGCTTCACGAGCGGGCCCCTCAACACGGCCTCGCTCGACCTCACCACGGGGACGATCACGGGCGACACGGATCGCCACAGCGCCTCGACGCTGGGGGCCCTCAAGCAGGCCTACGGCGAGGTGTCCTACCGTTTCGAGTGCATGAAGCAGGGCATCACCGTCGAGTCTCGCACCGTCGAGAAGAACGGTGATATCACTCTGATGTGCGCGAGCGCCTGATCCGGTTCCCTTCGGCGGCCGGGCGAGTCCCCGGTAACTGAAATGCGAGTGCCCTTTCTCCAATGGAGAAAGGGCACTCGCATTTCAGGGGTAGAAGTTCAATCAAGATGGGGGTCAAGGCCCCAACGGTGTAAAGAGTCCTTATGTCATCCCACGAAGATCTCGTCTTCCACCTTCGAAGCCTGAGCCGCGTGATCTACTACGTCACCGACGAGGAAGATCGGTTTCTCGTGAAGCTGCGGGACACCCTCAAGAAGCACGCTGATCGGTGCTGGGTGTTCAGCGCAACCTTCGGGCTCGTTACGCTCAAGAACCTGATCTCGGACTGGACCTCGAAGCAGCACGCGATCAATCGTGAGCAGCTCTCGATCCACGACGCCTTGGAGAGCATCTACAAGGACGACCCCAAGGACGAGCGCAATTTCTACGTTTTCACGGACCCGGAGCGCTGGCTCGCCGATGCCCACGTCAATCGGCGCCTCCTGAACATCGTCCACCAGGTCCACCAGGACATCAGAACCCTCAAGATCCTGATCTTCGTCGGGACCCGCAAGGCGATGCCGGAATCGCTTGCCCCCTACATGGAGGTCATCCAGGACACCGGGCTGACGCCGGAAGAGATCATGTCGACGGTCGAGGCAGCCTGCAAGCACCTCCCCGGAGTCGAGCCCCCGCCCAACTGCGCGCAGCTCTTCGCTGGGATGAACAGCTACCAGATCGACATGGCCGTGGCGAAGTCTATCGTGGCCACCAAGAAGGACGAGACGTCTCCGAAGCGGATCGACCCGGCGCACATCACGAAATACCGTCGGAACCAGCTCAAGAAGACGGACCTGCTCCAGCTCCTCGACGTCGAGGGGGTGACCTTCGATCAGCTCGGCGGCAACCACCGCTTCAAGGAGTGGGCCATTGAGACGAAGGATAGCTGGAGTGAGGAAGGGCGGGCCTTCGGTCTCAAGCCCCCGAAGGGTGTCCTCCTCGTGGGTGTCTGGGGCTGCGGTAAGTCGCTGGCGTCGAAGGCGATGGCTCAGGCGTGGGGTATGCCGGTCGTCCAGCTCGAAATGGGCAAGCTCCGTTCGGCCAACGTTGGCCAGTCCGAAGCCAACGTCTATAAGGCCATTCGGCACATCGAGTCGATCGCTCCCTGTGTGGTGTGGATCGATGAGGCCGAGAAGAGCCTCGGCGGCGGGGCGTCCTCGGCGGCCTCCGATGCAGGAACGACGAGCCGCACGATCGGTATCCTCTCGACATGGCTCCAGGAGACCACGTCTCCGATCTGCCTCGCCCTCACGGCGAACAGCCTGAAAACGCTTCCGATCGAGTTCGTCAACCGGATGGACGAGCGGTTCTTCTTCGACATCCCGAGCGAGGAAGAGCGGATCGAGATCCTTCGTATTCATCTCCGCAAGGCGGGGCAGAACCCGAGTGATTTCCAGCTCGCCGCTCTGTCCGATGCCTGCAAGGGCATGGTCGGTCGCGAGATCGAGCAGACGGTCGGAGCAGGTATGCGGAAGAGCTTCAAGGTACGCAGCAAGAAGCTCGATGAGACCATCCTCCTGGACATCGCGGGGAAGAAGCCCCGGATCCTGAAGACGATGGTCGACGAGATCCGCGAGCTGGTCGAGTGGGTCGGCTTCGACACGGACGCTAACGAAGGGATCAAGGCTCGCCTGGCTTCGGCCCCGAGCAAGGGAAGCAGCTTCAAGCTCGTCGAGTGACATGCATGCACAGCTCTTCTTTGGTCCCGCTGATCCCCGAGGTCCGGACGCTCGCTCGTCCGGCTCCGGGGGATCTTCTCGCCGCCCGGCAAGAAATCCAACGCAACCCTGCCCTTCAACAGCTCTTCCGAGCAGCACGAGACGAGAAGCAAGAGCCTCAGCGGTTTGCTGAAGACCTCGCTGAGGTGCTCTTCAATCACATTGAGGGCACCAACGCAGAGATTCAGACGGCTGCGGCCTACCTCGCCGATGAGTACCTCCAGCTCGGCGATGGGATGCTCATCATCTCGTCAACGACGGGCCGGGCCATCTACAAGGTCACGGAGGAAGACATCTGGCAGCCTCCTGAAGTGCCTCGTGAGAGCGGGGGGATGGCTACCCCGCTCCGTCGGCTCCGCCCTGCTCTTGAAGGCTTCCTGGTCCAGTGGGTCTTCGATGAAGCTCGGGAGACGAACATCCTGCGAGACACCTATCAACGTCTTGCGGCCAAAGGGACCCACGTCGAGAACGACTCTCGCTTCCTCCCCATCACGAGGCGAGGGCGGAAGACGATCGTCGAGGAGATCCGGGAGCAGCTCCCATCCCTGCTCCCCGGACGTGTTCGAGGGAACATGGGGGCGTTCCTGGCTTGCTTCGAGCTGAGGGACACAGACCCCGTAGAATCCAAGCTCACGCCCCTGGTTCGGAGCATCGGGGTTGCGTCAGGGCGATCCAACATCGCCGATCCGACGACCATCAACCTCAACTTCCATCAGACGACGGCCATCACAGCTCGGATCGCCGCTCAGTGGACCTCGGAGATCGCGCGGACAATTTCGGTGGCTGCACATGCAGCCACCGAAATGCACGAGATTTCCTATTTGGCGTCCGATCTCCGAAGTCTTTTGAGGGGTCTTGGGGGAGAAAGCCTGTGGGTGGCAAATCCTCAAGAATGGGCTTGTATTCGAGAGCGGGCTCGCCCCATGGATCGGCCCCTGATTGTCCACCCCATTGAGGGTGGAAATCTGACTAAGATCGAGAAACAGGCGGGGGTCATCGTTATTCACCCGGACTCTTTCACGATCGAAGCCCGCGAAGTCCACGATCGCTGGGACGTGGTCGCCACCTTCGAGTACACGCTCTGGATCGATTGGCGCCACGTCGAGGGCATGGTGATGACAGACCTTCCCGTCGAGGTACAGATCGTCCGATGAAGACCGGCGGCTTTTACTCGTTCGTCGTCTGGGCTGTTGAAGAGGTGCCGCTTCCGGAGCACCTCTTGCTCCTCGAACCGGGCATGAACGCCTTCAACGCTCAACTGGAAGACCTGGATGGGTTCATCGCCTGTCTCAGGGAAGCCAAGGTCGAGGTCCGCCAGGTCAACAACCTCACGGATCCTTCGTTCGTCCCTCTCACCAATCTCCTGACGGAATAGGTATGATCACAGATCCCGAAGAAGCTCTCACGCACATTCAACGGGTGGCGGCAGAAGGTCGCCTCGAATGGGCCCCCACAGATCAGGTTACCTCTCTTGATGCGGAGATCCAAGAGATATTCTCTGAGGTCTACGGTGCTCTCATGGGGAGACTGGTAAAGAAAGGGGGCATCATGGCGACCGATCGCTCCTACATTGGGGATGTCCTCGACTTTGAGGGCGACGAGTACACAGCCAAATCGGAAGCTGCCCTCAAGACGGCTTCCGATAAGCTCGGTATCCCTCTGAGTGCGGACAACCTCTTTGTGACGGCTGCCCTGCTTCTTCGGGCAAAACGAGCCACGTCCCACAGCTAAATTCGGTGTAGACGTTTCGGATGAAGAAACGTCTCCGCATTTTGATGGACATTGATGGTGTTGTGGCCGATTTCATGGCCACTGCCCTCGACATCGTGGAAAAGCTCTCGGGGGATCGATACCACCCCACCGATTTCCACGCGTGGGACATCTTCGAGACCATCCCCCGAGAGCACGAGCTGGACTTCCTCGACGCATTCAAGGTCAAGGGGACCTGCCTTGGGATTCCCCTCATCCCGGGCTCCAAGGAAGGCGTCGATGGGCTGCGGGCTCGCGGCGATCTCTACGTCGTGACCTCCCCGATGGGGTGCGTCGAGACTTGGTCCCATGAGCGGGATGCCTGGCTGAAGCAGCACTTCGAGATCCCTACCTCGAAAATCATACACACATCGGCCAAGTACGTCTGTGCGGGGGACTGGCTCATCGACGACAAGCCGGCGAACATAACCCCCTGGCTGGAGCACAACCCGAACGGGAAAGCGATGCTCTGGCACCACAACTACAACGCCAAGGAAGACCTCGGGCCTCGCGTGCATCGAGTCCACAACTGGGTTGATGTCTTTGCCATCCTGGACGCGGAGACGACCACTGGACGATTCGATGACTGAGCTGCGAGATCGATCTGGCGAGGTGTGTATTGATTCGAAGCTTGTGAGCTTCCTCTACGATCTCATGCGAGATCATCTTCCGCCGGGGGTTGTGGAGACCCTCGTTCAAAATGCGTCGAATCCAGACGTGACCTACACAAATGGTTGGTTGGCATCTTATGCCGAAGACCTCGCCAAGAGACTCGGCGACACCCCCAAAAGGATCAAATGAAGCAATATCAAGACGCAGTCCGACACGTCCTCGCCAACGGAACTCGCAAGGAGAATCGGACTGGGGTCGATACCCTATCGACTTTCGGATACTACTACGAAGTGGACCTCGCCGAGGGTTTCCCGCTCCTCACCACCAAGAACGTGAGCTGGAAGAACATCGTCGTTGAGCTTTTGTGGTTCCTCTCGGGTCAAACCGATATCGCGATCCTCAAGCGCCACGGTTGCAAGTTCTGGGATGCTTGGGCGGACCCTGATACGGGCAAGGTCCCGAGCGCCTATGGCAACTTCTGGCGCAAGTTTCCGGTTCATCGTCAAGATGATCCGAAATCCCCCGCAGTCCAATCCAGGGGATCAGCCATTTCGCCTGACTTCAACGACCAGATCGCCTGGGTGCTCGCTGAGATGCGCAGGAACCCCATGAGTCGGCGGATGGTCGTCTCGGCTTGGGCTCCCGGAAACGCACAGACGAGCAAGCTCCCGCCCTGCCACTGCCTCTACGTGTTCAACGTGCAGAACGCGGACCCGACGCCGAGGTACGTGCATTACGGACACAATAGGGGAGAGGACCCTGTGTGCGGCAACTACAATGACGGCCGACGGGTTCTGCCGCACGGGGAAGGGATGAAGTATCGGGAGGCATGGTGCCCCGACTGCCAGGTCCTTCTCAACGGAGCGCGAGGGGGCGATGTCTTCAAGAACCCTCCTGTGGGGGACGACCCGCGTCGCCTCTGCCTTCATTTGACGCAGAGATCGCTGGATGTAATGCTTGGCGCACCGTACAACCTCGCCTCGTACGCGCTGCTCATCGAGCTGTTCAGCCGGTTCACGGGAATCAAGCCTGGGATTTTCGGGCATTCCGTGGTCGACATGCACATCTACTGTGCCAAGCCCGATGGGTCTATGGCCGAATACGACCACACCCCTGGTGCTCGCGAGCAACTTACGAGAGAGCCCCGTCTTCTTCCTCGCCTCATCATCGATGACAGTATCAAGGACCTCAGCGATATCGAACGCCTGATGGATCCATCGGTCACTACAGAAGAAATCATGGGTCTCTTCCGCTTGGAAGGGTACAATCCACACCCGGCCATCAACTTCAAAGTTGCAGTCTGATGTTCACTGTGCTACGTCTTGGACGTGGTGACTGAAGAGTTCCTCCGAAAGAAGTACCTTGGCGATCTGCTCTCCCTTCGGCAGATCGCTTCTCTTTGTGGTGTGGCTGTCGGCACGATCCGCTACCACATGAAGCGCTTTGGGATTCCTCGCCGAACGAAATCCGAGGCCCTCTCTGGGGACAAGAACCCCATGCATGGGAAGACGAAGTCAGATGCGACCCGGCGGAAAACCTCAGAGACCCTTCAAGTCACAAATAAGGATCCTGATGTAAAGGCCCGCCGAAGCGCCTCAACTTCGGGGATCCGAAATCCCATGTATGGGAAAACACACACAGAAGAGGTAAAGGAAGCCGCACACACAAGGCTGAATTCTATACGACACACCCCAGACTTTGTGTCAGCTCAAAAAGCTGCAATGCAACGACTGGAAGTCCGCCAAGCTCTCTCGGAGAGCGCCTCCCAAAGAGTGGGGGAGAAGAACCCCTTCTTTGGGCATGAGCATAGCTCCGAGACCAAGCAGAAAATAGCTCAAGCCAACCGAGGTCGTTTTCTAGGGGAGAAGGGTTCCAACTGGAAGGGCGGGAAGACTCGACTCTCAGCTCTGATTCGGAACTCCGAACCGGCAATCCGATGGCGAAAGGATGTCTTCAAGAGGGACGCCTATACTTGCCAGAGGTGTGGTCAAATTGGGGGTCAACTACAGGCGGATCACATTCAACCTCTTGCGGGGCTCCTCGACGAGCACTGCATCAAGACCCTCGAAGATGCGTTCAACTGTCCCACCCTCTGGGATTTGACCAACGGTCGGACGCTCTGCATTTCGTGTCACAAAAAGACGCCTTCCTACGCGGGCAACTATCAGAAGAATTATCCTGCGTTCAAGGTCGCGGTGTAGGCTTTCACAATGCGGGCTCTCGACTGCTTCCTTCTTGAGGTTATACCCACCGGGGCCCTTGCGTTTTTTGACTTGGACCTCGGGGTGTACTATCGACTGGGGGAGTCGCCGGCTCATGGGTATCCCAACATCGTGGAAGGGGAGGTCCAGCGACGGATTCAACGTATATTGTGCGAGCCCGTCGCTGTCTTCGATAGGATACTTGAGGATCGCGCTATGGAAATGCTGTGGAGAGCAGCATTGTCAAATGGGTGGATCCCTGAAGACACCCTCACAACCTGGTTTGCATCGCATGACCTCGATTACCAGGGGTGTCGTATAGTCCACAACGGCTGTGAATTGGCTGTTGTTACTCCTGATACTCTCGGGGGGATTATCAGAGCTGATGACGTGCAAGACTCACCCTCTGCCAGAAACCTTCTCCTGTTCAACCTCAAGGGGGTTGTGAGGATTGGAGACACGGAAGCAGTTCAAAACGCACGTCCCACCTTGTGGGACAAACTTGGAGACGACCTATGAAAATCGGTGATGTGGTACAGCTCAAGTCCGGCGGTCCCGATATGACCGTGTTAGAAAAAACTCGCGAAGAAGATCTCTGGTGGCTGTGCGCCTGGTTCCATGGAGCCAACGTGGTTCAAGAGAGCTTCCCCGAAGCAGCTCTCGACCACATGAAGACGAAGTGCGACTTCGAGTGAGCCCTGAAGAACTCGCGGCGCACAAGAAGCGCTTCCTCGACACGATGGAGAAGGCCTGGCACGATATTGAGGTTGCTTACAAGCAGCCGCACTTCCCCGCTTGCAAGGCAACGGAAATGAACGTCTTCATCGAGATGAAGTTCGACACGAACGACTACGTGATCGCCTGCAACCCCATCATCCCCATGCAGGGCGATTTCAACTCTTGGGCGCCCACCAAGACCATCAAGACCGGGTAGCGCTTTCGGTGTACTATGCCCAGATGGGCACCGAATTCGAGCGCAAGTTCCTCCTCACCACCACCGAGTACTTCCACCCCGAGGCCTATCGGAGTGGCGGGACGAACATCGTCCAGGGCTACCTCTCGGAGAAGCCCTGCGTGCGGGTTCGGACCACGCTGAACACCCCCAACGAATTCCACGGTTTCCTCACCGTCAAGGGTCCGGGTCTACTCGAACGCCCCGAGTTCGAGTACGAAATCCCCTATGAAGAGGGAGTTTCGATGCTCGCCATGTGCCCGGACACACTGAAGAAGGTCAGATTCACGGTGTACACCGCGGGGCATCTTTGGGAGGTCGACCGTTTCGGTGGCCACCTCGAAGGGCTCTGGCTTGCGGAAGTCGAGTTGAAGAACTCGACTGAGTACATCGAGCACCCCGCCTGGCTCGGGAAAGAGGTCACGTTCGACGCTCGCTACCAGAACGTGAACCTCATCAAATGGGGGGTCCCCCAAGAAGACCCCGGTGTAATCTTGGGGAATGCCTGAGAAAGAAACCTCCGCAGTCCAGGGCTTGATCCGCTTCTACAAGCAGGTCCTCAACGACCCAGCCCGCGTGGGAGCGATCCTCACTTCTTCCGGGGATCACTACAACGTACGAATCGTCGTGTTCTCGGGTTATGGGCACAACGCCGTGTTGTTCCAGATTTGCAGTGCGGACAGCACCGAGTCGTATGAGACTGCGGCCCAACAGCTCTTGCACAGCTACCGGGACATCGCTATCGCCTTCCAGGACCTCTCCTTCTACAGCAACGGGCAGAAGATCCCAAAGGTGCGGTGCCTGTGCGTCAACTGTTCATCCGGGCATCGGAAAAACCTGTGCTATGCCCGGGTGGCTGACATTCAGAGTTTTGGGGGGACGCTCCTGTGCTCAAGCTGCATGAGAAACCACCCTTCAAGTGTGGCGGCTGTGCTCAATCAGGATGACGATGAAGAGGATATCGGGTAGGTCCTGGTGTACTAGACCCCCATGAAGAACTTCCCGTCTGACCTTCACCATGACATCCCCGAAGAGCGGGCGACCATGATCCTCAAAATGAAGATGGCATCACAAAACTACTACAGTAGCGCCATCAGGACGGGCGTCCACGCCTTCATCGAGTTCAACGGGCTGATGAACGAGTTCATACAGGTCTGCGAGAAAGCCCAGAACGCCGGCCAAGACTTTACGATGGCCAACACCCATTCGGGGCAGGCGCTTCCGTTCCACGAATACAACGCGAAGTACCTCGCCGAGAAGCTCAACTGCATCTACGGTCCCGCGCTTCTCGGCGACGATGCCAACCGTCGTGCCTTCGTCGAGGAACTCTTCGAGGGTGAGTACGAGCTGGTCAAGAAGAAGCCCCAGCGATGAGCTACAAGGAAGAGAAGGCGGCGAAGAAAGCTCTGCGTCAAGCTCCAGGGCCTGACGCACATCAGGCGATCCCTGCCAAGAAGGACAAGAAGCGTTGGTGCGGCGGTCATGAGGGTCGCGAGCACACGCCGGTCTGCATGAAGGACCTCGCTTGGGATGGGTGGGCCGCAAGGTTCAAGAAACCGAATACGCACCGGCTCCTCTCCTGTACGACGTGCGGGAAGGTTCTTGAGCGATACTACGGTACGGGGTCTCTGTGGGCAGGACACACTCCGAAGCCCAAGCCCGACTGGGTGACCTTCTGATGCCCTCCTTCGACCCCACTAAGTGCATCACGTTCAGGAAGACCAGGGAAGCTTGGGGCGGCTACTCCAACATGGCCGCCGGGTTCCCTCTGCGTCTCTTTGACCTGGAGATCGCAACGAGCGAATCGCTCTACCAAGCGTGCCGCTTCCCGGATGACCCCGCGTTGCAGGGTGTCATTCTGGCAATCCGGAATCCCATGCACGCCAAGATGGCGACCAAGCCTCATCGTCATCTGACCCGGGGGGACTGGGAGGTGGGGGATGCCAGGGTCAAGGCCATGGAATGGGCCTTGAGGATCAAGCTGATGCAGCACCCGGTGACGTTCGGGGATCTGTTGATGCTGTCGGGAACTCTCGACATCGTTGAGGATTCTCCGAAGGACAGATTTTGGGGTGCTGTGCGAGATTACGCGGGGATGCTCAATGGTGCGAATATGTTGGGCTGCCTCCTGATGAAGCTCCGAGAGGAAGTCCGCGAGAACGGGCCTATCGTTCGAGTAGCACCCCCGGAACTCCCCAACTTCAAAATTGCGGGCGTAATTGTCCCTGTCCTCACGATCTAGCTCATGGCCAACAACGCTTTCGTGACGGTCTCTGGGGGCAGGTTCAGCTCTGGGAAAATTGATCTTTTCCTTACCCAGCTTGTACAGACGAAGTGGGGTGACCGTATCGCTGTCTCACGAGACAGCGATACGTGGTGGCGTATCGAGCAACAGGGAGTTATGAGCCTTACTGTCGAGATGAGGAACCCTCGCAGAATAAGTCTGCGTCCTGGAACATGGCCGCTGACACAGTGGGCTCTGTGTTATGTTCAGGAGTCCCTGGCGACCTATCTGAATGGGGTTTGCTCCGATGAAGGCTTCGACGGCACTTGGAAGGGGGTCCCCGAGAGGTTGGACACTTTTCAGAAGTGGTTCGCTCTTGCAACTCGCCAAACTTCTAACAGACATCCTGAAGAGATTCCGGAATTTCTGGACGATGACGCTGAGTTCCAGAAGACGCTCGATCGTATTGTGGGACGTCTTTCGAGCGTCTGGAAAATCCCGAAAGCGTTGCTCGGGTGAAAACATATAGCGGTCGACCCGAGCAGTGTCTCATGGATCGTTTCCGTCGCTACCGGAGACGAAGATTTCGAGCTGGTCGTCTCCTGGAAGAGCGAGCTGGGAAACGTCGAGCGCGAGCCTCTGGGCATGCCGAAGTCCTGGGGTTCCTCGCATGAGCACGTACGATGCGAGATTTCTCGCATGGGCTCACTCGATGCCCGTACCCGCAAACACAGTCCTGGCTGAAGGAGATGATCAGGTGGAAGATAGCTCGATCGCTGTGGGTTTGATTGCAGCCATGGACCCCAGCGGAGTCATTGGCATCGACGGGAAGATGCCCTGGAAGTACCCGGCAGACTTCCGACGGTTCAAGCAGGTCACGATGGGTGGGGTTCTCGTCATGGGGAGCAAGACTTTTCGGTCTCTCCCGGGGCTGCTTCCTGGGAGGACTCACTTCGTCGTGAGCCGGGGGGACATGAAGGCGGACAAAGTCCAACCCGAGCTTGTCTGTGAGAGCCTGGACTTGGCCATCGAGACGGCAGAGAACATCGCAGATACCCACGCGATCTGGATCGCCGGGGGAGCACAAATCTACCGACTGGCTCTGGAAGGTCGCCGGGTGGACTTCATCGACCTCACGATCGTTCCTCCTGTGGACATCCCGCCGGGCGCTTCAGTGGTTCGATTCCCCACTGATCTTCTTTCGGACTGGGAGATGGTGAGAGAGAGTCCTCTCACCGAGGACCCCCGCCTCATGGTTCAACGCTACGAACATCACCCGTAGCGTCCCTAGTATACTCTCCTGTTGAGACTCTTTCCCTAATGGATGATATCGATCTCTCGACGTACTTCGCAGTCCAGTCCACGCGTTATGAGACGTCGCATGACGTGGCAAAAGCGGTGATGTTGGCCTCCAAGACAGCTCAGGTGCTCTTCAGGAGGTTGGAAAGTCTCGACACGATGAGTGTCGGGACCTCCACATTTATCCGATTCAGGGCTGATCTCGGGACGCCCCGGGCAATCTTCGATGCGCTCTTGGCGGGCGGCCGGGGGATCATCGAGTGCCAGGGGAAGGCCTACGTGGTGAAGCTCCCTGGGGGTCGTTCAGGGCCCATGAACACGCTGACGATGCACGCTGAACCCAAGCCGGGGAATCAGCGCATGTACCGCGGGACCAAGATCAAAGAATGGGCTGATCAGTTTCCCCGCTGACGGCCCGTTTACGAGCCCACCCAGCTTTCAAGGCTGTAATCCTTCTAGCTCTGGCTTCGGGGTCTGCCCAAACTCCTTTCAGGGAGTTTCTCATCTTGTCTTTTACTTCAGGAGCTGAAAGAGCTTCTTTCATTCTCTTGATGCGTCGAGCCTTGATGTCAGAGTCTTCCCAGCTTTTCTTTTGCGCTTCCTTCTGTTTTGCCTTCGTCTCGGGGAGATTTTGGGCCACCTTGGATGCTGTACGTTGTCTTTCTTGTGTTTGGGGATCATCGCGTGCTGTTTTCAAGGCAGCACAACGTTGCTCTCTTTTCTGGGGATCTGCCCATGCCTTCTTTTGAGCTTCGCCAATCCTGGCTTTAGCAATAGAAGTGTGGGACATACCGATGATACCCCCACCTCCATCAGTATGATTTGTGAGTCGATCTCCCATGCCTCTATAGTGGGCTACCCATCGCACCTCTGCGTCATTCCATCCGTTGTCTGTTCCAGTCTCTACTACAGTAAAAACAGGCTCAACACCTGACGACAGAAGAAACCTCTTCCAGTACCCACAGTGCGTCTTATCGCATCCTGACTTCGCTACCTGCAAGTGTCGGCGCCATCGGTCACATGGTTTTTGATGTGTTTTACCGACATAGCGAACCTCATGGGGCTCTCTGGGATCATGTAGGGTGTAAATGACCCACGACCTAGATTTGAAGGGCATGCTCTTTTATAGCAAAAAGAGCTGGGAGGACCAGTTCTCGGTGTAAAGCGTCCACATGGAACCCTTTGAGCCATTTCAAAAAATCACCCGATTGAACCGCGAATGCATCGCCACAGAGAAGCTCGACGGAGCCAACGTCGGGATCACCATCGCCGACGACTTCAGGAGCTACTTGGTCAACTCCCGCACGAAGTACATCAACTACAAGGACGACTACAAGGGCTTCGCCCGCTGGGTCGAGGAGAACCGGGAAGAGGTCCTCAAGCTCGGCCCCGGGCGTCACAACGGCGAGTGGTGGGGGTCGGGGCTCGGTCGGGGCTATGGGCTCAAGGAGAAGCGGTTCTCCCTCTTCAACACCGCCATCTGGAGTGATGATGCGGTTCGGCCGAAGTGCTGCCATGTCGTCCCGGTTCTTGGGCGAGGCAAGGACATCCGGGTCGTCACGGAGAACGCTCTGACCCTTCTTCGCGAGAAGGGTAGCCAGGCTGCTCCGGGTTTTCTTGATCCGGAGGGCATTGTGGTGTTCCACACTGCTTCGGGGCATCTCTACAAAGTGACCCTCAAGAACGACGAGTCCCCCAAGGGGGCTCAGGCTGAGTGAGCCATGGGTGCCGAACCTGATTGGGCCAAAGATCCTGACGCCGTGATCGCCAAGCTGAATGCGCCCGAGAGCCCTTACTCCAATGGGTGCTCGTGTGCAATCGGTCTCGCGATCATGTGCGTCGTAATCTTGGGGGGCATTGGTGGTCTGATCTCCCTGTCCCACTGAGGGATCCTTCTATCGTCTCCTATGCGTAGGAGACGCGCACAATGCCCCTCAAAGTCGCCGCTGTTCAATTCGCTCCTATGTATGGGGACAAGCTCGGAAATCTCCGCAGAGTCGCCAGGCTCGTTCTCCATGCGGCGGAGAACGGGGCCCGGCTTATCGTTCTCCCGGAGCTGGTCACCACGGGGTACAGCTTCATGGGCGAGGAGGATGCTATCCCTGTGGCTGAGGAAATCTCCCTCAACAGCCTGACGATGAAGGCGATGCACGCGCTCGCGTCCTCCTACAACGTCCACCTCGTCTGGGGAATGGTCGAGCGCGAGGTGGGCACCAACAAGCTCTACAACAGCCAGGTCTACATCGACCCCACGGGCTACTTCGAGTCCTATCGCAAGGTCAACCTGTGGGGGAACGATATCCTTTGGGCGCACGAGGGGAAGGGGAATCCACCCATCATCCGAGCGAAGTTCGAGGCAGGAATTGGGGAGCCTTCCACCACGATGCGGGTGGGGCTGCTCATCTGCCGAGACGTCCGAAACAAGAAGGACGATAAGTGGACCGACTTCTACGAGTCGGGGGATGCTGATGTCGTGTGCTTCTCAGCCAACTGGGGTAACGGGGGCTTCCCGTCAACGACGTGGTGGGACTTCGCGAGGGACAACAACACCTGGCTCATCGTCGCGAACCGCTACGGCAAAGAGGTTCCGAACGACTTCGGGGAGGGCGGCATCTGCGTCATTGAGCCTTCGGGGAAGGTCCACTGCGACGGCCTCAAGGGGCACTGGCTTCAGGACTGCATTGTCTATGCGGAGATCCCGGCATGATTGCAGCTAGGGTTGTAGCTCGCTACCTTCGAGCAGACGAAGGCGAGGCGGACTCAGCGAAGGGGGGCGTTCCCGCTCGTTGGAAGGAGTGGTTGGACGCACTCCACGATGGGGGGAAGTCGAGGATTACAAATCCCAACCCAGAAACGAAGAGCCGTCATCCGGAGGTATCGTACAGCACTGCCCTCAAGACTCCCCACTTCTTCACGCATGCGCTGAAGGAGTACAAGGAGTGGGCGAAGAAGAACCCCGAGAAAGACGGAGGCACCCCAAAAAAGGAGAAAGCCCCTGAAAAAGAGACGGAGTCTTCTGGGCTCACCTTGAAGGGGCCCTTCAGCATCAAGCCCGGCACCATTGACGAAATGCTTGAGAAGCATAAGGCCCATTTTGATACCATTGTGGGGGGTTTGAAAAAGAAAGTCGATACCTACCTATCTTCAAGTGAGGTGTCTGAGGACCCTATCATGAAGAAGCACTTCCTTTCTCTTTCGCCCAATGAGAAAATGGTTCATGTGGGGGGCCATGAGATCGGGAAGTATTTCGAGGACAACGTTCTTTCAAAGGATGACGTTGAAATCCACGATATCTACTTCAATGCTTGGCGGATCTCCGCTGGGAATAATGAATCAAATCATCTACATGGGATGATGGCAGCCTCGGGGGTGAAAGGATATAAAACCCCCGAGGAAGAGAAGGATGATGGGCGTACAGACAAAAACCGTAAGTTCGGAGCGGGGGACGAAGAGCTTCATGGGTATGCACAGAAGATGTATGCTTTTCAACAAGCCTTTTTCAAACATATCGGCCTGAAGGAAGTGACTCTTTTCCGTGGGGTGCGTGGGCAAGGGTTGGACAAAGAGCCTCCCCATGAAGATGATTCCGTATCTTTCAAAGCTCGCGAGCTATCCTCGTATACAACGGACCCCCGTGTATCGGATGGGTATGGGCGGGCTCTCAAATTCAAAGTACCTGTTGAAAGAGTATTTGGGTCATCTCTTGTCCGACCCAAGATAGGATCGGACACCTCTCCAGGGTCATTTGGAGAAGCCGAAATGATCCTCATGGGAGCTTCTGACCTTCAAGGTACTATCATTAACAAGGCTGAGTAAATATGGCGGATATAGAGATCCATCTGTCTGGGGAAAACGAAGACTGGCTTTGTAAGAAAGATGACGAAGAACCCAAAAAGCCAAAAGAGGCGACGCTCGTTGAACGTGTGGCTCGGCGAGCGTCGCGATCAAAACGTCCCCCAAAAGAATCCGGAATGGTGTACTAGATCCCCATGGCCCAAAACATCGCTAAGTGCTCGTTCTGTGGAAAGCCCCGCAATGAGGTGAAAGCCCTCGCGGGGAGTGACGGGGGCGCCCTCATCTGTGACAAGTGTGTGGGGCAGATCGGTCGAGCCTTCGGCGAAGCGGAGCTGAAGAAGAACGCCGACAAGAAGGAAGTCCTTCGCAAGCCCATGGAAATCCGGGCTTTCCTGGATCAATACGTCATCGGGCAGGAACGGGCGAAGGTGGACATGGCGGTGGCTGTCTACAACCACTACAAGCGGCGGGATGCCATCCGCCAACACCTGGATCTCGGAGTCGAGATCCAGAAGAGCAACATGATGGTCATCGGCCCGAGCGGGTGCGGCAAGACCGAGATCGCTCGAACCCTCGCCAGGATGCTGGGGGTGCCGATGTTCAACGCGGACGCCACCAAGCTGACACAGGCGGGCTACGTCGGAGATGACGTCGAGAGCTTGATCCAGGGGCTCATCGCGGATGCCAACGGGGACATCGAGCGTGCTCAATGGGGGATCATCTTCATCGATGAGTTCGACAAGCTGGCTCGGAAGTCGGGGCGGGGGTCGACCGGCTATCGCGACGTCACGGGGGAAGGCGTTCAGCAGAGCCTCCTCAAACTCCTCGAAGGGAACAAGATCAACGTGCCCCGCGGGCAGATGAAGAGCACGTCGGGTGGCGAATCGGATCCGTTCGACACCACCAACGTGCTCTTCATCTGCGCGGGATCCTTCGCTGGCATTGAGGACATCATCTCGCAACGGGTGAACCACAAGTCGAGCCTTGGATTCGGCGCGGAGGACAAGAAGAAGCTCTCCAAGACGGAGACCTACCTGGAGGTGAAGGAAGACGACATCCTCAGCTTTGGGATCATCCCCGAGCTGATGGGCCGCGTGCCGGTGCTCACGACGGTGATCGAGCTGACGGAGGATGAGATGTTGCAGATCCTCACGGAGCCCCGTAACGCCATCATCAAGCAGGTCAAGGCCCTCTTTCACATGGACCGCATCAATCTCCAGTTCGATGATGCCGCCCTCCGGCACATCGCCAAGGAGGCCAAGAAGCGCCCGACTGGAGCCCGCGGGCTTCGTTCCGTCGTCGAGAGCATCTTGGCTCCGTACGCCTACAGCTCGCCGAGCGACCCCACGATTGTCTCGATCCGGATCACGGAGGAAGCGACCATGGGGAAGGAGCAGGCCGTCATCCTCCGCAGGTATGTCCCGGCAGAAGCGGTGGGGTAAGACAATGATGTCCGACGCAGAATACATCCGAGAGTATCTCCGGGTCTGTCGAGTTGTCCTTGACAAGAGCCCCAACGTCGGTTGGGTGATCCACATGCCAGGCATCGGAGATGCCTCTGAAATCGATCGGGACGACCGTTTCGAGGAGTCGTGTCGGCTTCGGCGGGAAGTCTGTCTCTCTAAGTGGAGAGGCCTGTCGGACGAGGATCTCGTGAAGGAGTTCGGTACGGTTCTCTCGAACCGCGACACCATCAATCGCATGATTCCGCAGCCGCACTGAAGGCAGATACATGATGGGTATTCCGCGAAAAGGTAGCCGACGGATGAGGTAGCTGGGAGGGCCTTTCGCTACCTCATCAAAGAGGAACGCGATAATGAAGAGGTTGAGTGGGGGCGCCGGCTGACTCTCACACTTCAAGAAGTCGCCCTTCATACAGGTCGCCCTTTGCAGGTTAAGATCCCACATTGGGTCGGGTGCGTTACCCCTTCGATGATCGCCGAGATCATCACGAAGAAGCTCAGTGCAGGTTGGGATCCAAGTTCTCGAAAAGCTACTCCATGAAAGTTGGCCTCATCTCAGACCTTCACTTCGAGTTTCAACGAGACTCGGGGCGGTCGCTCGTGAACCACATCCTCCCTGATGGCTGCGATGTGCTCGTTGTGGCGGGAGACCTCACGGTGGGAGCTGAGCTGGTCCCGGCTCTGAAGATGCTGTGTGAGCAGTACCGAGAGGTGGTCTACGTCCCGGGGAACCACGAGTACTACCGGATGACCCGGGGCGAGCTTCGCAAGAGGCTACACACCTTCGCCGGCCGCCACAAGAATTTCCACTGGCTGGACAACAGCTCTGTGGTTCTTGGGGGACATCGCTTCCTTGGGGGTACGATGTGGTTTCGACATGACCCCGTCGCCCTGAAGGATGAAATGTGGGACTTCCGGCTCATCCCCGAGCTGGAGTCCTGGGTGTACCAGGATAATGCAGCCACACTCACATTCTTCCAGAAGGAGGTGCAGGAGGGAGACATTGTCGTCACGCACCATCTCCCTTCTCCGCGGTCGACTCCCGAGCAGTACAAGGAATTCAAGATCAATCCGTTCTTCGTCTGCAACATGGAGGAGCTGATCCTCGCGAAGAAGCCTGCGATTTGGATGCACGGCCATACCCACGGGTCCTTCGACTATCGGCTTGGGGATACGCGGGTGCTCTGCAACCCATTCGGGTACGCTCGGAAAGAAGAGAACCCCAAGTTCAATTTCGAGTTGACCGTGACCGTTTGAGAGTTCTTTGATATGACGGATGGATCATGGATCGTCTTGCACTTGAGGTTTTCCGTCGGTTCCAAGAGTCTCACTTGAAGCCTACTTGTTTGTTCCGTATCGGGAAGCCTTCCAGTGCCAAACCCTACGCTCAGGTCAACATCACGGCGTCTGTGGCCTTGAGCCAAAAAACCCCGTTGGGGGTTGACCCCTCACGGGGTGGCAACGGGTTGACCCGCCCTCAGTTCAACCCCGAGATCCCAGAAAAGGTGGCTGCGCTAGCCGCAACGGTTCGGGATTCCCTGGGCAAGTTCTTCGAGGAAAATGGGGTTGAAGGGGCGGTCACCTACTGCGAATCTGCGGCCTCGTTGAGCCGATTCGTGGGGCAACTGCACGCTGGGAACTACACGGACCCTCTCAATTTCCTGGGGGCCCATTTCAGGGTTCCCTACGGAGCCGGGCAGAAGAAACGAGTGGTTCACCTCTCTCGGGACATCGCTCGACTGGCCAGTGCGTTCGAGAGCAGCATGGATGTCGAAGTGAAACTGGAGTGATCTTCTTGTTTTTCTCTTGTGCCCCTCCCTCAGTGTGAGTGACCTCGTCCATCGTGTTGCGAACCGCTATGCAGCGGTGGTCCTCCCTTTCAAACCCAAGTTTGGGGTCCCGACGGCCACCATTGGGGGTCGGAAGTACGTGCTCAGCACGTACCGTGGAGAGGGGATGGACGTCTCGGAGAAAGTCAATGAGGGCGGCCCTGGAACGGGGCACGCTCGCTACATTCATCTCCCGAGCAACACCCCTTGGCGATACATATGGGTGTTCGATGCTGAGAAAAAGATCGTGGCCATGTGGCAAGTCTCTGAAGGGGACCTGAAGATCCACGGCCCTTCTGGGCACTTCGCTTCGATGATCGTGCATCTCGAAAAGAAGGGGCAGCTCAACCGGGTCACTCACGAAGAATACCGCGACCTCGAAAAGAAGATGGAGCTTGTCTACGACAAGACCGTGTCTGACCTCAAGACTTTTTTCGAGCAGAACGACAGCGACTTCCAAAAGAAGGTCAATGCGGGCGTTCAGGAATACTATGCCAAGTACGTCAAGCCCAAGGTGGACAAGGCCATCTCTGATGTGTTGAATGGTGCCACTCCTCTGGGGTTCAAGCCCTACGTGAGCCCGCACCGATCCACACAGAGCCAGGCTATCGGCTTCAACGTGGGGATGGTTCTCAAGAGGGAGCTGGACCTATCGAAGGTTGAAGAGGCTCTGGTCCGCATGGGGATCAATGTGCATTCCCCCCACGAGGACAACCAGGCGACCTACTGGGCCATCGGCGATATCAAGGATACAGTTCTTGACCGGCTTTCCACCGAGTATACCTGATGCCCCGCCGATAAATCTCCTATCTTTCCGCCAAGGTGCCCCCATGACTACACGTCGCACACTTCTCCGCGTTGTCGCTCGTTTCCAAATGCAGCTTGCCATGGAGCATTCATCGCCAGAAGAGCTGAAAGAGTACCTGCACGAGCACCCCCAAGCCGACCCTGCGAACCACACCGTCACGAAGAAGGAAGAGCACGGGGGTGGTGATGAGCACGATGCCCCCAAGAAGTCCTGGAAAGAACGCCTGCAAGGACTCGGGGCAAAGGCGAAGAAGTTCTACGAAGACGCGCCCGCGGGAGTCAAGCAGTTCTTCACCGACGATGCCTATCGTCGAACGGCGCTCATGGGAGCCCACAAAAAGCTGATGGATGCTCCGCACAACGTCGTTCAGCACGCCATTCAGACGGTCAAAAACGAGGTGAAGGAGTACAAGGATGCGGCAGCCGGGGTGAAGGCTGTCCTCAAGGGAGGCAAGATGACCCCCGAGCAGAAGCATGCCTTCAAGACGGTTGTCAAGCACATGGCTGTTACCGCAGCAGCAACGGCTCTAACAGTGAGTGGGGGGCCTCTTGTTGCTGCGGGTGCTTTTGGAAAGACGCTCGCAAAGAATCTCGCGATGCGAGCAGCACATGATGCTCTTGGCCATTATGATGGTCTCCACGAATACATGGAGATTGGCCACGGGATCCACAAACATCTCCATCACCTTCTCGCCGCGGATGAGGACGCCAAGGTGGACGAGGCGATCGCGAAGTTCGTCATGGCCAAGGTCGCCAAACAGATCCAGGACCTCGACATGGACGCGATCGAAGCGGCCCTCAAGGAAATGGACTCGGAGTAATGCCTCCAGTTGGTGTACTTGGGGGATATGCCCTCCTACAAAAATAAGCCCTCCCCCAAGAACCCCCTCCTCCTGGGAGGGTTCTTTCTCATCCTCCTCATCGGTTTCGGGATCACCGCGGGGTGCAAGGATATCCGGTTCGATCAGAACTGCGAGGGGCATCTCAAGCGAGCAGCAGACGCCAACACGATCGAGCTGGCATCCACGGAGCTGGGGACGGCCATTCAGTACCTCAAGAGGTCGGGGCTCACGTCCGGCAACACGTCGATCCTCTTCGACACCCCCAACAACGACATCGGCTTTTGGTTCTCGAACCTCAGCGCTTCCCAGGCGGAGCTGGCCAAGGTGACGCCCGAGACCGCCATGCTGGAGAGGAGCATGTTGCTCCTCAAGCTCCGGGAGACGTTGCTCGATGGGCAAGTGGTGACCGTCCCGTCGGGCATCACGCTTTTACCGAATGTCCAGCTCTACTTCTGGTGGGGCGTCATCTCGGCGATCGGGTTCGTCACGGGCCTGGGTGTGGCGATGTCCCGCGCCTATTGACGCGTGTAGAGACGACGATGAGAAATCCCCCCCTTCGAAGCGGTCGCGAAGAAAATCTCCCTTACAGCCTGAGCCGGTGGACGGACGTCCCGGCCGCCAAGTGGGAGTGGTTCAAGACCTCCCTCCGGGAAGGCTTCATGGATGGCTTCGACCCGCGGACCGCCATCCCGGCGAAGTGGTCTCTCCAACCCGAAGAGACCCTCGGGCTCGTTTTCTGGACGAAGGACCCCTGGAATCTGGTCATGGATCAGCGTCTCCTCCAGGACTTCAAGGTCAAGATCCACGTCACCGTCACGGGCTGGGAGGAAGTGGAGAAGGGAGCCCCGACGCTGATCCAGGGAGCGCACGGCTTGATGACCGCTTCGGACGCGTTCGGCCCTGAGAACGTCACCTGGCGTTTCTCGCCCGTCCCGATGGTCCCCAACGTCGTTGAGCGGTTCGGTCGGATCCTCGTCCACGCGGCGGATGCTGGACTCAAGAGCGTCTTCCTGTCCTTCCTCCAGACGAACGACATGATGGCCGAAACCCGGACCGACGTCGATCGCCTCAACACCCTCGTGCAGATTGCCGAGCTGGGTGAGAAGTACGGCGTCACGGTCCTCCTCTGCAATGAGGACCGTCTCCTCATCGGGTATCCGGATGCACATGCGAACCTCGCCTCTGGTATCTGTGCTCCGCCGGAAGACTTCTTCCTCAAAGGTCGTGAGATGGCCCCCTCGGAGGGCTGTGGCTGCGTTCTGATGGTCGACCCGTTCACCATCAACGAGACCTGTACGATGGGATGCAAGTATTGCTACGCGGCAGACGCGAGCCTCGCGCACAAGAAGCGCAACACGACCAAGGTGTCTCTGCCTCTCGTGCGATGACCCCGGCCAAGAAAAAGGGGAAACCCCTCCCTAAAGTCAAACCTCGTACCACCTTGGGGAAGGATGCACTTGACGATGAAGCCTGAAATTTCTGTCGTCCCTCTCGACGAAGACTCTCCCGACTTGACGGACGAAGATACCCGTCAAGCACAACCGACAGACTCCGCCGGGGATGTCACCCAATCGCTGAAAAACTTGTCGTGCTGCTCTTGTGGGGCTCGACCCGAGCCCACCTCGTATGCTTTACGACGAAGAGGCCCTCACTTTTACTGGAAGGTGAGCTTGCGCTGCCTTGAGGGGCACGAGCGGATCATGGTTTTCCAGACGGATTGGATCGGACGATGAGCGACAACGGTTGTTGCGACGAGGAGCCCCGATGCACCAACTGCGATCGGGACACGAAGAACAACGTGTGGCTGGAGCGAGGCACGCCGGGGGCGATCGGCATCTGCCTCCTCGACACGATGACCCGATCGCAGGTCATCTACTGCCTGGAGCACGATGAGAGATCCCGAGCGGACCTCCTACGGATCACATCCAATCCGGATCTCCTGGAGCTGGCTGCTACGGTCACCAGGCTCCCGACTGTGGAGCTGATGGACGCAATGCAGAGCGACTTCAATCGAGAGGGCCCCTCTACGAACGTGCTCTACTCGACGTTCAAGGGGATCTCTCCCTGGGTGGGCTCGTGAATGAAGACCCGTCTACTGGAGACCCCGTCGCAGTCCTTGGCTCCGAAGAACGCAATCGAGTGGCACCGGCTGATGACGGAGGTCCTCACCTCCGCTCAGACGATCGAATCCAGGCATCTTCCCGGGCTACGTCTGGCCGTGTCGAAGGGGCAGACCGAGCAAGCTCTCCGCCGGTTGGGGATCATCTGCCAGGCGGACATCGAGCGGGAGTTCCCCAAGAAGTAGACCCTGCTGAAGAGGCCCTCCAGAGCTTCTCGACCGGAGATCCCACCCAGGTCTTCGCCGCCGTTGAGAAGCTCGCTGAGGCCTATCACGAGATTCTTGCGGAAGGGGCTCGGCTACGGTTCCGTCTGAATTTCGGGACGGTGATCTGCGAGCGTTGCGAAGGGCTCAAGGCTGGGCCTGGGGTGATTGCAACGTGCTTCCAGATCAAGAAGTGCAATTTTGCAAACGTCCGTGAAGAGGACGTCTCCAAAAAGCATCTCAGAGTCCTGAAATCTCGAATTGGGACCGACCCCAAAATATATCCTTGACAGAACCTTCTAGTTAGGGTCCTATCACAGGGAACCATCTTACCGTCTTCGACATACCCCAAGGGGACCGAGAGACGGCATGTGCATCTGGAGATCATCCCAATATGAACAAGATCACGTACGAGAGCACCCTATCCGAGCTTCAGTCGGACGTCACCGCGAAGCAGGCCGAAGCGATGAAGGCCGCGGACAAGGTGACGAAGTTCGTCGAAATCTTCGGGGAGGGGGCGGAAGCCGCCTCCTTCACCATCGGCCCCCCGAAGGGCAAGCCCGGCCGCAAGCCGAAGGACAAGACCGCAGATCCCAAGGACTCGCCAGAACCTGCGGCCCCGAAAGGCAAGCCGGGTCGCAAGCCGAAGCCCAAGGACGAGTCCGCCGCAGACCCGAAGCCGAAGGGCAAGCCGGGACCGAAGCCCAAGGTGGCGGGCCTGAGCCGAGCCGCGGAAGGCCGTCGCCAGGTGGCCAATGGGGAGCGCCCCAAGCTGCATGACGCCATGGCCGTGACGGCTGGAGATCGCATCGTGAACGCCGACACCCTCTTCGAGGAGATGCAGGTCCTCGGCTGGCTCCCCAATTCGAGTGATCCGCGGGGGTACATCTCGTACACCTTCAGCTCGGCTAAGGAGGTCTTCGAGAAGGTCCCGGCGAAGGGACGCGGATTCTACCGCGTCGTGTCCTCGTACGAGGCTCCCGCTGCCCTCGTCGCGCAAAAGAACGCCAAGGGAAGCACGCCCAAGGCTTCCTCGGACGAGGACACGAAGGCGGAATCGGAAGTGACCGCAGCTCCCGTCGAAGACGAGGCCCCCGTCGCTGCCCCCAAGGCGGCCGTGGTGAAGCGCAAGAGCACGGACGACGTCCTCAAGGATGCCGGTCTCGATCTCGGCGGTCCTTTCGGCGGCTGAACGATCCCTCTCTGCTTGGAAGCGGATTCGGTGTCAGTATAAACGATGCCCTCCGCTATCCTCGCCCAACACCTCGCCCAACGCCTGCTTCGCAGCCTGGCTCGCAGGACTGTCTACCTCCCGAAAAGTCGCTACCATCGCATGCTCGGTCTGGAAGACGACATCGAGAAGTCCGCTCACGCTGAATGGGTCGAGCATCTCAAGACCTGGGATCTTTACAAGCCATCCCACAAAGCCATCCTGACGCACATCGTAGAGATTTCCTTCCGGAATGCGCTCTACGACGTGCGTCGGTCGTTCGAAGATGACGCATCAACGGCGTACCCCATCCTCAAGAAGTTCGAGGAGCAGTTCACGCCCCAAGACCTTCTGACCCCGGCAGTGGTGGAGGCATGAAGCTCGGAGACCTCCTTCTGCACGACGGGCAGCACTGGATTGTCCGTAAGTATGACCCGAAGCGAACGCACATGTCGGAGTTGCTTGCAGCCTCCGGACAGGTGAAGGAGATCCGCTTCGATGCCGACCTCAAGGGGGAGGCAACGGTTCTCTCCAACCCTCAGACGGAGTGGCCGTTCGTGGTCATGGCGTCCAGGCCCAGCTTGGGCCGGTTGCAGCACATTGCTCGCATCATCGGGCCTCTGGCAACTCCGACGGAAGAACCCTTGAGGTTGTACGTTGACTGGGTGGCGAGTGACCCAGCTCGTATGGGTGGCCCCGTGTTCTTCTCGCCCATGTTGGGGTTGCAACCTGGGAACCTCCTCGTGGCTGTCCACGACAAAGGCCGCTCTCGGATCGACATCACCGCTCAATTCAAGACGGTCAAGCAACGGATCGCCCATGTCGCCGTCAAGCCGAAACCCGAGAAGAACGTCTACACCCATCTTCTCGATGACTCCGAGTTCGACGAATGACTCGACGGTCGCTCCCTCTACTCTTCGAGAGAGATACCCATGAGGTCCAAGCTCAACGCTTCGAGCGGGCTGGGGCCTTCGAGGCTTCGGTTCGGGATGCGGCAGAGGATCTCGGACGGGCGATCTCGTGTTCCGTGAAATGCTCAGCCTGCTGTTCCCACCCCGTGGGGATCTCCATTCTGGAGGGGATCAGTCTCTTCCGTTGGCTGGCAGAACGAGGTCTATGGACCGCGAGCCTTCAGGAAAAACTCCAGACGCATTCAACGCAGGTCTGGGGCCTGGCTCATGAAATCTGGTTTCTGAGCAACACCCCTTGCCCACTTCTCTCTGAGGGCAAGTGCTCTGCACACGAGGGCCGCCCCTTCGTCTGTAGGACAACCTGGTCGACGGGGGACCCCTACGATTGTCACCCGCACCGATTCGGGCCTCGAACAGGGATTGTCCCGAGAGCTGATGCCATTCGAGACTTCCACCAGATGGAAGCTTCCAAGCTCCGCCAACACGGGTTGAAACATATCCCTCTACCTATCTCCAAAGCGCTACTACTCGCTGAGCGTGTCTGTTCGGGTAAACTTGCGATAGAAGACGTACAGCACACGCTCTTGAAAGAGTATGGGGACGTCGGATGAAATGCTGTGTTTGCTCGAAGAAGATCGAATCGTCGGCCTGTGTCACGCTTCGACTATCGGACTCCGAGAAGGAGTCTGTACGCCAGATGGGGCAAGAGCCTCAAAATGAGTACGAGTATTGTCGACCCTGCTTTCGACTACTCTCGAACCCGGAGCAAGGCGCACAGCTCATCCGGGGGACATTCCAGCTTTCTTTGCGCTCCGCGGGCATCCCTGATGCAGAGTCAAAGTCTCGGAAGTATTACGATTTTCTGATCCGTGGCGCCAATCACCCCACCCACTGAGGATATGTATGAGCGACAACAAAGAGCCTCTGGGACCGAACGAGGAGTTTGCCCGTGTCCTTCAGGCACAGATGCCGGCGGTCACGACCCAAGCGCAGTTCAATGCCCTCATGGCGTCGTTTGACGCGCTTCGTTTCCTCTTCAACGGAATCTGCGCGTCAAACGCGGTTCAGGAGACGGAGGGCCGAAAGGCCCTGGACATGTCTCTTGAGCTGGGTCGCAAGGTGACCGAGGTGTCCGAACAGCTCAAAGACATCCCGGAGGCTGCTACCTCCAAGGCCGCGGAGGAGCACAAGAAGCCCCCGGCGCAGTACTACGAGTACGACGTCCAACGTGCTTTGCTCTCGGAGCTGAAACACACAGCAAATTACAATGAACTCAACAAGTGGTACGTTCTCACCAAAGAACGTCGAGAATTGGTGAGAACGTCAAGTCTCCGGAACGCTTTGTTCGATGCGATCCGGAATCACAGATCAGCACTCCAAGTGCTGAGGTCCGAAAGTTCAGGAGAAAAGACCCAGTGAAAGTTTTGGTCTGCGGGAGTCGGGATTACGCCAACCGAGTTGGGATGCGGAAGGTCTTCGACAAGCTCGCCGAGAAAAAGATCCCCATCCTCATCGTCCACGGGGACTGCCCGACGGGGGCTGATGCCATGGCGACCGAGCTGGCCAAGGAGTACGGCTTCGAGGTGCGGACCTACCCCGCCGACTGGGATGCGGCAAAAGCAGCGGGGAACCCCAAGTCTGCGGGCCCGATCCGGAACGCAAAGATGATCCGCGACGAGCACCCCCACAAGGACGGGACGTCCTTGGACCTCGGGATCGCCTTCACCCCCAACCTGGAGCGCAGCCGGGGAACGAAGGACTGCCACACCCGAGCGAGGGCGGCGGGGATCAAGATGCTCCTCTTCCCGTAGGTTTCGGTGTAAGATCGGAGGATGCACACCATCCGTTTCGAGAGGTATTACAATGTCAAGGCCCAAAAACGCCCTCAACAACTCCGCCCCTCAACACGACGGTGGAATAGAGAGACACTTCTTGCTGTACTTCGTCAGGACATCCTGAATATTCAGACGAATCCCACACCAGAGACTCGCCGTCTTCACATCGAGAAGATGGCTGAGAAGTACAGAGCCAAGAGAAACATCGTGGCATGGTGTTTCTCCAGGTTGAAAACGGAGGGATTGATTGGCAAACCTGTCAATGGGATTCCTTCAGAATCTCCTTTCTCTCGCAAGAGGTCTGAAGTGGCCTGGACAGCAACCGCTTTCTACGTGACTGGGACATGATCTTCTACCGAAGCGGGGACATAACCCGAACCCAAATCCGACCTTCGATGAGGCGTTGGAAGAAAGAAAAGCTTCTCGATGCGATCCGAGAGGCCATCAAAGATAAGTTCTCTACTTCGAATCCCAACAACTACTCTCGCCATGTCTTCATTGAAGAATTCGTCAACATGTTTCTAGCCAAGCAGGCTCTTGTGGCTTGGTGCTTCTCGCGACTGAAGATTGAAGGCATCCTCGGGGCGCCTGTGAATCGGATGCCTCACGACTGTTTTCGAGGCATCTGGAACCCCACATCGAGGTGGCAAGCAACCCGTTTCCCCGTTCTACTGGAAACATGATCCACTACCTAAAAGGCGACGCCACGCGACCTCAAGGCACGGGGATGCGGTACATCGTCCACGTCTGTAACGACGTTGGGGGTTGGGGCCGTGGTTTTGTCTTGGCGCTATCCAAGCGTTGGTCAGAACCTGAGCAAGCCTATCGAGAATGGCATCGAAATGGGAGCCCCCATCGAAGCGGGAAATTCGCTCTTGGGGAGGTTCAGAGTGTGAGTGTCCAGGGGCCTCCCTACCCTGAGAACACAGGGCTTTGGGTGATGAACATGATCGCTCAGACGGGCTATGGCTTCAAGAAGACGCAGCACAAGGGAGCAGATGATAGCGGGCCCCCCATTCGCTACGACGCGCTGAGGGAGTGCCTCCGAAAGGTTGCAAAGGCTGCCAGGATCACCCGAGCCTCAATACACATGCCGAGGATCGGGTGTTCTTTGGCTGGTGGATCCTGGATGGAAGTCTCCAAGATCATCGAAGAGACCATGCCCGACCTCGATGTATATGTGTATGACCTTCCTGGGGGGTCCTATCGAGCATGATCCTTCGATCCTGGGAGCCAGCGACACCAGATGCTCGTTACTTTTGCCGTCGGGATCACGAGACAGGGCGGGCAATCGTCTACGTGATCCCCAAGAAAGTAGACGATATGGAAAGACCCAATGGCGTCTGTAAGAAAAGTGATGGGGATGGGGGTGGCGCTGGGAGGTAAATCGATGCCCTGACTCTCATGTTGGGGGGGGGGGGTTTGAGCTGCACTTCGAAAAGGCAAAAGAGGCGGCTGATATTCTCGCTCTTCAGCTCGGACACACGTTCTTGGTGTAGCCACGAGGGATGATATCTCTTGAAAGACTCGAAGAAGTCACCACCCTCATCGTCCACGACAACTGCCCGGATGGTCTCGCCTCAGCGATGATCCTGCATGACGCTCTGCCCAAGGCCGAGATCGTCTACATGCGGCACATGTCCCCAGAGCTGGCCGCCCTGGAGCCCAAGCCGGGGATGCTCTTCTGCGACTTCTCTCCCCATGCCGACCAGGCCCAGAAGTTCGTGGACGCGGGCGCCATCGTGCTCGACCACCACAAGTCCTCCCAGGCTGTCATCGAGTCCTTCGGAGAGAACGGCGTCTTTGGGGATGAAGCGCAAGACCCGGGCGTCTCCGGAGCTGTGCTTGCCTTTTGCGAGGTGTGGCTCCCCATGTGGGATTCGATGTGCCTGAAGACGCTTGGGATGACGTACCCCCCTGTGGATGGGTTTCCCCGTGCAATCAGGGAGTTCGCAACTCTCGCTGGCATTCGAGACACCTGGCAGAGACAGAGCCCCCGTTGGCTCGAAGCCTGTGCTCAGGCCGAAGCGCTTCTGTTCTGGCCGCGAGAGAAGTGGTTCGAAGCGGAGCTGGGGGAGATCCTCTCACGACCCATGCTGGACATTGGGCCCGTCCTGGTCCAGAAGCAGCAAGACAAGGTCAAGAGCATCGTGGAGAGGGCCTACCGCTTCACGACGCCGGTCGGAACGCGCGTGGTGGTCTTCCAGGGGCTCACGACGACGAGCGATGCAGCGGAGCTGATTGACAAGGATGCGGACCTCGTCATTGGATTCTCGTGTCAGTTCGACGGGGAGAACCACAAGCTAGCGTTCTCGACGCGGAGCCACACGACGTTCGACTGTGCGAAGTTCGCGAAGGTCTTCGGGGGTGGCGGACACACGAAAGCCGCGGGGTTCAATCGGACGATGGTCCCGACTGACCCGCAGCCTTACGAAATGGTGCGTCGGACTCTTGCGTTGTTCGAAGGCCCCATGGAGCCTGATAACACGAGCCTCATCGACGGGTAGCTCAGAACTGGGGGAGGAGCTTGGCGGGGGCGATCTGCCAGCCGGGGATGACATCTCCCATGCTGAGGGGGCTGAGAGTCAGGGAGTTACGCCCCAGAACCTCAGCCAACCAGCCCACATGGTAGCAAGTACTTCCGATACTGACGGCGAGGGCATCGAACAAGCGGTCGCCGTCAACTGTGTACTCCCGCCCGTTGAACTCGAACTCGTACTTATCCGTCATCGTGTCGAGCTTGGCCTTCATGGGGGTCCTACGAGGCCAAGCTCGACACGATCAACCGGGTATCAGGTCGGGGGATGAACATTCGGGACTCCTCTGTGGGGTGTGGCAAAGCCCGGTTACGTAGCCAGTACACGAGCAGGGGCGAGGCGATCAATTTCGGAAGGTAAAATCCTCCGAAGGGTGCATTCGAAGTCCTCCAGGGAGATTTTGAGCGGCATGTCGAAATAGTGGTGATTCCACTTCCCTGAGAAGGGGTTGAGCCCAGATGTCCCGACGACAGCCTTTGCCGCGTCGGGGTCGTTGAACTGGCAGGCGACCCAGTTGCCATAGGTGGCAATGCTGAGATACCCAGCTCGGGTCGTGATCTCGTAGTAGTTGGGGAGCCACTCCTTGCCTTGAGAGATCCCACCCAGACGAGTGACGATCTCTACCACCCCGGTATCGAAGGCAGCCTCTTGAACCGCTTTTTGCTTTTTGGTCAACTTCTTCATGGCAGGACCTTTCGGAGAGTCTCCTCGAATTCCTTCAACGCCGTGCGGATGGACTTTCCGAGGTATTCGTGATTCCACTCGCCCGTCTGAGGGTCGACAGGGTCGACAGTGAGCTGGCTGGCCGCCCTGGGGTCGTCGAACCGACAGTCGACATAGTCCCACTTCGGAAGAACGCGAAGGGGTCCCGCCAGGGTCTTGATGTAGAGGGCCTCTCGGACGCCTTGCCAGCCTCCGAGACGTAGAACGATCTCGATGATGCCCGTATCGAAGGCGTTTTTTCGGGTGCTCATGGAGGTCCTACAGGAGGACGGGGCATACGATCAACCCTTCGGCTTCTTCAGGATCAGGGCGAGCTGTGCCGCGAAAGAGACCTGTTCCCTGGTCGGGCCCGGCTCACCCTTCGCGATCTTCTTCAGCTCCTTCTGGACAGCCTTGACAGCTCGCTTTGCGGGGGCTTCCTTCGACCAGCCGACCAGGCGATCCTCAACGGATTGCCCTGCGAAATCCTTCGGGTTGGCCAGGAAACAGGCCTGGAAGAGCCTGCAATGAAGGCTTTCATCCATGAAAGCTGCCCGAAGAGGCTCACTCTCGCCGTCTTCCGAGATGAGGTAGACACGGAAAGCCTTGGGGTCATCCCACTCCGCGAACACACCGTTGATTTTGCTAGCGTCTTCTTTGATCTTGGAGGTAGACATGCTTCTCTTACACACCGGAAACCTTGAGGATCAACCGGAAAGTATTGATAGCGGCCCTCTCCGTAGAGACATGGCTTCTCGTGAAATGACCGCTAGGGGGTTCTTCGATGTGGGGGACCGGATTCTGTACGGCAAGTACAAGAACAAGAAGGGCCGGATCGTCTCCGTGGGGCTCGACGTCAAGGGAAACCCCATCATCGAGATTGAGCCCGTCCCCAAGGGCCGGAAGAAGAACCAGATCATCGGGCTCTACAAGATATGGCATGACCCTCCGCCGGCACTTGCTCAGAAGGTGCTCGCTCGTTACACCCAGTCCGCCATGCTCGACGACGGGGAAGACTGAACCATGTCTCTGACCTCTCGGGTTCTTGCCCGTTACCTCGAAGCAAAGAAGGCTCCTGATCCGGAGTTTTTCCTCTCCGCCAAGTTCTTCCGAGAGCAGAAGGCGGACTTGACGAAACGGCTCAAGGCACCGTTGAAGTCAGGCTCTCGTGGTCTGGACTCAATGGAATACGTTATTGGGGATACACTCACCCCCTTCTTCAAGAAGTTCGAGCAGGACTTTGCTGCCGTCATCACCTATCAAAAAGCTTTGGACTTCGTACACCAAGCTGTTGAAGGCACCATCGCAAAGCTTGCGAAAATCGGGGATTACGCTCGTTTTGTGGGAACCATCGTCCCCTTGCCGCCCAAAGGAGATGTAGAGGCCGAGCTTCGCTGGCTGGCGCATAATGAGGCTTTGGGCGTTTTTGAGGAGAAGGTCAGTAACCTACAGGACTTTCTCAAGTATGAGTGGGATGTTGACAAGCATCTTCGAGAAGTGCTCGTCAACAGAACGTCCGTGGGCATTACCACTCCAGAATTGAAGAAAGCTTTCGAAGCCTCTTGGGATGATTCCTATGGGGACGTCAATAGCTTGCTAAGGTGGGAATACCTCACCCAAATGCACTTCTACGACACGGCAAAGAAGACTCTCAAGAGGAAGCCTCCGGCAGACCCCATCACGTTTTACACCCAATGGGTTGGAGCTGTGTATGAGGCTCTATTCAGGTTCAATTCCGATTACGTAGACCCTGCCAAACCCCTGTACCGAGAGATCGACCTCTACGGGATGAAGGTTGTCATCAATGACAACACTGTCACCCCGGAGGATACGGGGAACTACATTCAGTTCATCGATGAGACATACGCTCGGCTTCGAGCCAAGAAGCTTGAATCTGCCTGGTATGGGCACATTCTCATTGAATGTAAGGAGTGCGGGGGCATCAACTCCAACGGAGCGGACTATGGTGTGGGGGGCAACTATACAGTCAAGGAAGATACTGTTCGTATCTTTGACCGTCCCGGCAGGTATATCGTAGACCTTTTGGCGCACGAGCTGGGGCATCGCTACTGGTATCAAAAACTGACGTCTGAGCAACGCACACACTTCGCAGATCTGGTCAGGGTACACAAGCGCTCCCGTCCAGACCCCAAGAAGATGACCCCCCCGTACATCATCAGCCCTGAAAGGGAGAAGAAAGTAAAGGGTATGATTCTTGACTATGGCGTCAAGATTGTACACGTCCTTGCTGAGTTCCGGGACTCCAAAGAGGGGTATACCTCGGACATGGCCAAGTTTCGACCGCAACTCTCAAGTCTTGCGGAAGACTTCAAAGACGAGACCAACTACACTCTTGACTACGCCGGTACAGAAAGGGATATCACCCCCGCAGTATCCGACCTATTCAAAGAAGTTCAGAAGGACGCCCAAAAGGTGGTCGAGACCTTGAGCTATGCCTCCAGGCTGGACAATTACTTGTACACGTCTCCTGACGAAAACGCCGAGAACCAAGCGTTCTCGGAACTCAAAGAGAACGTGTATAAAGAGGTGGTCAAGTTTCTCGATGACCACATGAACTCCGCGTATAGCTTCATCAAGCTAGCTATCATGGCGCACAACGCGAAAGAAACCAGAGAGCACGACCCGGCGGTCAAGACCAAAGAGTGGCAAGCTGAGTTCGACAACGACCCCAGGCCTGTGTCCCCCTTCTCAGAATACGGGAGCAACAACATCAGCGAGGCATGGGCGGAGGTGTTCATGGCCTACGTCACGAACAAGGACCTTGACAGGGATCAGCTCGAATCGTTCAAGACCATCCTGAAGCGATCCTCCCTCGTGACAGCCGAGCAAGTGCTTGCTCGCTTCCGGCTTCTTGTGGAAGATTGCTCTTGTACGTCGACCTGATGTAGCACCCATGCCTAGCCTGCCCTTCCGAGTAGCTGCCCAACATGTCGTCTCCCGTCGGGGGGCCGCTCTACGATCCGTCGTGGCAAGGGGAAGCTCTGGGGGGATGCCACTTCCTCCGGAGATGGCGGACCACCCTGCTCTGACCGCGGGGCTGACGAAGATTTATCCCAACCCCAAAGAGGTCGGTGGCTACCTCGGGGTCATCGACGGCGGATCTTGGATCGCCTTCGTGGGTGTGGATGGGAAGACTGAGCTATGGACCTCCCGCGAACCCAAGGGCGGCACCATCGGGAATCCCTATGTGTTCCAACGGGACGACATCTCTTCGGCGTCGACCGTGACCATCCCGAACCCTGTGTTCCAGTTCTACTCCCCCATCGAACTCAAGATTATGGGGGTCACGCAACGGGTCGCTGCTCGCTACAAGAAGTCCTCCGATGACTCTCTGTCTGAGGTTGTCGAGAGATACATGATGGCAACCTCACAATATCTTGGAAAACGTCTCGGTGGGTCCAAGTCCGGCGTCATGAAGTCCCAGTTCCCCAAGTGGAAAATCGGGGTCTCCCTGAGCAACCCGTTAGTTTTTGACCACGTCATCGACGTGGTCCTCGATGGGTGTACATTGGTGTTTTCAGCATACCAATACACCCCTGGTTCGACGGGACTGCAACTCATCAAAAAAGCCACAGCTTCCGTGAACTCGTCTCCCAGTGACTTCGTTGAAGTCTTGGCGAGGGCGTACGAAAATCAAGCTTCGGACCTGTACTGAAGGCAACCATGAACGATCTCACGCTTAGGGTTGCGGCCCGCTATGCTCTTGCTTCGGGGGTGGTCCTTGTCAAAAGCAAGGTGAAGGGGAATTACAGAACAGTAGATGGTGCCTACTGGTTTCGCCCCATGGAGACGCATAACAACAACACTCGTCCTGAACGCTATGATGTCATTCGGATGAGTGACCGGGTTACAGTTGCTGAGGGTATGACCCTCGCTACCGCTAAAAGGCGATTTGAGGCTTATCTCAAGGATGTTGAGACTGGGTCGCCGCTTCAAAAACTTCCTTATGATCGTGGTTGAAATACAAGAATATCGGTAACTTCCCTCTAGAAAAATGAAAGCAATGAGCACGTCTCAATCTCTTCGCGTTTTGGCGAAGTATAAAGCCAAAAAGAAGGTCAAGAATCAAGACGGCGAGGACATGACCGTCTACGAGTATTCCGACAAGCAAATCGCCAACCGGAACCGGGAGAAGGCGAAGCGAATCGAGAAGCTCCGAGGCAAGATCGACGACGTCCGCTCGAAGGCCAAGAAGGACCTGAAGTCGAGCGACCCCGAGAAGATGCTCACGGCACTCGCCGTGATGCTGATGGACCACACGTATGAAAGGGTTGGGAACGACGAGAGCGCGGACGACGGGCACTTTGGGGTCACGGGCTGGCAGAAGGACCACATCACCTTCAGCAAGGGCGGGGCGACCATCAAGTACGTCGGCAAGTCCGGCGTCAAGCACGTCAAGAAGGTGACCGACTCGACCATCACCAAGGCGCTCAAGGATGCCTGTGAGGCGGCTGAGAACGAGACGTCTTGCATCTTCGAGTGGGACGGGGGCAAGGTCTCAGCCGAGAAGGTGAACGCCTACCTGAAGGAGTTCGACATCTCGGCGAAGGATATCCGTGGGCTACATGCAAATGTCGAAATGCAGGAACAGCTCAAGGCTGCCAGGAAGAAGGGCGGCAAGCTTCCCGAGGACCCCAAGAAGCGGGATAAGCAGCTCAAAGAGGAGTTCAAAGAAGCACTCGAAGTCACGGCGGAAGCCGTAGGCCACGAGCCTGCCACGCTGAAGAGCCAATATTTGGTCCCTGGAATGGAGGAAGATTTCTTGAAGGACGGCGTGATCAACGAGAAGCTCCACACGAAGACGGCAGATCTCAAGCAGGGGTGCGCCGGCTGTAGTTGCCACGCTAAACCCGAGGAGCACGACCAGTCGGAACGGGTGATTGCTCGTTTCTTGAGCCAGGACAAGAAAGCGGTGGGGTATTACGATACCGATCGTGATGAGACTTGGGTGGATCCTACAAAGGACCTCGACAAGTGGCTTGATAGGCTTCTACGCTTGACTCAAGAGGCCAAACGAGATGCCCCAGGAGAGCATCGACGTGGAGAAGGCCCTGGGAAGGCCTATCTAGAGCTTTCCAGCTTTATGGGAGACCGGGAGCACACGAAGTGGTACAAGTTCTTCTATGCTTCCACTGTTCAGAAGGATGTCTCGTCCGCTATAGTCCCCAACGACTATAGCGATCCCAAGATGGCGCAAGACTACAGTCAATGGCTCGACAAGTTGGAGGACGCTATCAAGGACGCGGACGCGGAAATCCGTAGGGATGACCGTCCTGGAGACAAGATGTTCGAGCTGAAATGGATCATGAAGAACTACAGTAAAGAGAAGTGGTATGCCTATTACTTCATGCAGTCCATGACATTCCGGTGATTGCTCACCAGGTTCTTGATCGCCGACAAAGTCATGGTCGCCTACGGTCCCGGCCGAGTGCCGGAGCAAGTCCGACACTGGCTCCACATCGCCATCCCTGGGAAAGTCAAGTTCGCTAGAACTCTTCCATAAGGGCGTTCATGTAGGTAAAGGGGTCCTCTTGGTGCTCCGAGATGAAGGGGGTGAGCCCCTCCCTACGCCCCACCACCACAAGCTCTCCAACAGCCTCCCGCTTCGCTCCGTCCGAGTTGATAGAGCGCCCCATCTTGACCTCGTGGATCTCCCATCCAGCGTACAGCTCCCTCACGAGGGGCGTATCCGAGTTTGAGAGAACGACAGCCACACCACGCTCTGCCAGCTCGGCGAAGCTCTTGGCGAGGGCTCTCTGTGCTTCCTCGTCGAATCCTTCTGAGGTGTACCCCGTGAAGCTCGCGGTCTCAGAGACCGGCACGTAGGGGGGATCGAAGTAGACGAGGTCTCCCGGCTGAGCCTTGGAGATACTGTCCTGCCAGGAGTTGTGACGAACAAATAGTTCGTCTTGTCTTGAATCGATCTCCCGGAGTACCTGAGCACAAGCCGAGATATTGGCCGCATCACAAATCTGGGCCATCTCGTCCTTTCCCCAAGAAGAGTTGAATTGCCCCTTCTTGTTGGTACGGTACAGGCCGTTGAAGCAGGTCTTGTTCAGGAAGATCATCCTGACAGCGCGGGTGACCGGCTCCAGAAGAGCCGGATCCATCTGTCGCCAGGTCGTGAACGTTTCCTTGGGGGCGATGCGGTACGCTTCCGCAACCATGAGGAGGTCTCGAATCACCTCCTCACCGAAGCCGCCGATCATCAGGTACGCGTTGACCAGCTCGGCATTCAGGTCGGACAAGACGGCCTTCTCGAACCTCTTTTCTTGAGCGAGCGCCCAGAAACTAGCGCCACCCCCAAGGAAGGGTTCGTAGTAGGTCCCAATCTTCTTGGGGTAGATTTTGAGGAGGAAGGGAAGAAGGGTGGTCTTGCCACCAACCCATTTGAGAAAGGGGCGCGCGGGGGAGGACATACCCCTCCTGGCTACACCGCCTATCGTTCGTAGAAGCACGAAGCGCTGGGTACGCGCTTCGTGAGCTTGAGCCAGTAGTTCCCATCCTGCTGGTCACCCCCACCCTTCTCGACGTGCCACCCACCTTCGGTCTCGTACTTCGTCTTCAGCTCGGCGAGGATACGAGTCGTGAACTGCGGTCCGAAACTGACGAGGATAGTGGACCCCGGCTGCCACTCCTTTTCGATCACATCATCGATGTGATCTTCCCCCTGCTTGATGATTTGGGTGTCCAGGACGCGGGTTCTCTCTTCGATTTCGCTTGCTTTGATCATGGTCAGTTCCCCACGCCATTCGAGTGCAGGCTACGAGCTTCCTCGTGACACAGGGATCGCTGGCGTGACTCTCGACCCCCATTTCATGGATCTCCTACAGGGCGCCCGGCTTGGGGATCAACCTTGAATTACAGGTCGACCTCCCAGGAGAAGAGCGGCTCATCCACGGACCGCTCCCGGAGAATCCGAGCCACGGGTTCGTAGCTCCGCCTGTGGATCGGGCAAGGTCCGCGCGCCTGAAGAGCCCGTGTGTGTTGGTGGTTCGCATCCCCGCCATAACCCTTATTTTTGCTAAAGCCGTACTCAGGGTAGAGTTTGTCCGATTCGACCATAAGGCGGTCATGGGTGACTTTGGCGATGATACTCGCGGCTGACACAGCAGGGATAAAGCTATCCGCTTTGGGGATGCTTCGGGCTCCTTCGATCTTGAGGTTACCATCCACGAAAGCTGCTGAAGGTTTGCCTCCGAACATCATCTGGACTTGAAGTGTTCCGGAATGTACACAGTCCGTGTGCATCGCACAGAGACAGACATAAACTCCTTTCTGATCGATTTCAGCAGGATGCGCTACGCACATCTGCCAAAAGATTGAAGAGTCCTCTTGAAGACCCTTAAATGCTCTCTCACGGGCTTTCTCGGTCAAATTCTTCGAATCACCTATAGGAACGCTCGGGACCCAATTCGCTGGGGCAGCGACCATCGCGACCACAAGGGGTCCCGCCCACGCTCCATACCCAGCTTCATCGCAGCCAATGATGCAGAGGTTGCTCGAAGGATCGTAGGGTAGTTGAAACATATACAAACCCACACCTCTATTCATCGGCATCGAGCTGTTCCCAGAAGGTCTTGGGGAGTGCCGGGGGAGGATCTTGCCATCTAATAAGGGTATTGCCGTTTTCTTCAAGAGAGTCCCAGATAGGTTCCGGACCATCGAGTGGGATAGACCATTCATGCTTCCAGCCGTGAGCGTGGAGAACGTTCGCTTTTACATCAATGATGTACTCCCACTCCAGATCAAATTGGGATCCTGGAGTTAAAAGTTTCGCGTTGGTGTAATTTTCAGCGGCCCGAGTTCCATAGAACACCTCCCACCTTTTTGAGGTAAGTATGTCTAAAAGACATTGATTTAGATTACTTCCTCTCCGAGCAATCTGGAGCTTATGCCAGAGGTTCCGCCCCAAGGCTGTTGGGTACGAATCGCAATGGTTGTAGACGCCAGCCCAGGCGCCAGGCACCCCAACAGCAACACATCCTCGGGTACTCATCAGGCCCACCCCGGAACATCCATCTTCTTCGCGCTCCAATCATGGAAGTCGAAGCAGGGTTTGATGGGGGCGAGGCCGATAGCCACGTGAGCAACCACGTTGTGAAACACCCACCATTTATCGGGCTTCGAGGGGATTTCCTTGAGGCGCATCTCGGTAAACATCGGAACCAGGTCGCGCATTGCTCGGTTCTTGTTGAGCCAGTTCGAGGTGACCGTGTGCAGCTCGACCGTCCTCATGTTCGGGAGGACCCCCAGAAGAGGGTGAGCGACGCAGTTGTGCGCCAGCCACAAGAGGTGGTGTCGGAGTCGCGGGTTCGGTGTACCGTCTTGAACGAACTTCTCGACCCTCTCGTGATAGCGAGACTCGCAGGTCGACGGCGCCTCATCCTCAAAATCCTCGAAATTCATGGCTTATCCTCCGGAATCACAGACAACACGAGGGAGAGGGCGCCCAAGGCTTCGTTGGCTCTCTCTGCTTGCTTGACGGAATCCGCGAGGAGCTTCTCCTGGTGTTCCACCACCTTCTTCCGGAAGGCGGGGAGAAGCGCTTGTGCCGCCTCATCGAGGGTCTTGCCCGTCCCCATGATGAAAAGGTTCGGCACGCTCTTGTCTCCGAAGGATTGGGATTGGGTGTCGATCATGTCGATGTGGACATTGCCCACATTCCCAGCGGGGACTTCCGTCAGGATCTTCACCCTGAACGTGAACAGGGATTGCGGCCGAAGAACCAACGCTTGAGCAGCAAGAAGCCTGAAAATCTCTTCTAAAACCATGGCTGACCCTTACACCAATCGTCGCTGGGAACGCGCTCAGAGACGTAGAAAACTACGCGAAAAGGCTGTCTCGTATCTTGGGGGTCGCTGTATGAATCCCAAATGTGGGTACGACCGCTGTATCACGGCGTTCGACTTCCATCACGTGGATGCCCGAGAGAAGGACTTCACCATCTCGGACCGGATGACCTCCTGGAAGGTGATCCGGTCCGAGCTAGATAGGTGCGTGCTTCTCTGCGCAAATTGCCATCGGGAAGTCCACGATGGACTTCTACCCGGCTTTCTTGCCGACGATGCTGACAGAGGATTCGATCTTGACGGGCCCGATTTTGATGATCCAACCCTCGGGGAGGACGATGTTCCGGATCTGCTTGAGGATAGCGCCTAACTCGGTCGCGGGAGCATCCGGCGGGGCGACAATCTGAATCGTGGCGGTGAGCTTGGTCATGCCGGTAGGATAGAAGGTTGGCCCCCCCAGGCCAACTTTGCGGCTACGGCTTGTCGGAGGTCGGCGGGTAGAAGAAGGGCTCCACGGGCTTCGGAGTGGTTGCCGGTTCCGGAGTGGGCTCTTCTTTCTCCAGGATCGGGCGATCCTTCACGAGAAGGTCGAGTGCGGCCTCGGTCAGGGCTTCCTGGAAACCCTTCTCGTTCGAGGTCGGGTTGAACATGCCGTCGAGGAGGTTCCGGATGCGTTGGGCCTCCTCGTCGATCAGGGTCATGACGCGGGCCGTTGCCGCGTAGAAGTTGTCCTCGGGGATGATTCGCATGTATGAACATCCGCCCGGGATCTCGTCCACCGCATTCGGGGTGACCCCCGTCGTGTTGAGGCCCTGCTTGCCTTCGCCGTAGGAACGGCCCGCTCGCGGCATGCCCTTGTATTCGCTACCAGCGCTGGCGATCGTACCCGTGAAAACGATGGCCCCCAGCTCAGCGATCCAGAAGACCTTGAGCCCCAGAGCGAGAGGGGTCGACTCCAGGTAGCTGAACAGGGTCCCCATGCTGCGGGACTTCCTGGTCTCGGTGACAAGACCGAGCGGGAGAGCCACTTCTTGGAGGACCCTCGCCGTGAGCGTGATGGTCTCCGGAATCGTGTTGTTCTGACGGGAGATATTGAATATTTCTCGAAGCATGGGGATGGTCTTTCGGGGCTACAGGACGAACTTTTTGCGAAATGTTCTATCGAACAGCGCGGACTCTTCCGCGGGGGAGCCGTACAGCAATGACATGTTCGAGATGCCAATGGCAGTCGTGGGGTTGATAGCGAGCTGCCCCACAACATCGGAGAAGCGGCCTTGAATGAAGGTGCATCCGTCGCGAAAGAAGCGAGGGGTTTCTTTCATGATGTCGATCCCCACGTAGTTGATACGAGGGTCAAAGAGGACATGCTGCAAGGCCAGGCAACACCCCACGTCGTAGACCGTAAGTCGCTGCTTTTCCCAGCCCATTCTAGCTCCCATCTCTCTGATATCGGCTTTCCTCACGAGAAGCTGTGCGAAATTCTCGTAATCCTCAATGAAGCCGAGGAAGCTCATGTCGATTCCGACTGAATCGTCTTCACACACGAGCTTCTCGACATACTCGATGAAATCTTCTCGGCGGTCGTCTGGGACTCGCCGGAGGAGAAGCTCCATCTGAGACAGCCCCTTTTCAGGAGACATGGGCGGACTCGAAGAGGGCCGCCGCAAGACGATGTTTGCAGTGGGCGCCCCGAAGGGTCGAGTCCGGACAGTTGCAGGTCGAGGTGCGGGCGCGACGGTTCACCCGAACGATGTAGTCATGGGTGGGCGCGGACTCGACGAAGTAGACGTGGTCACAGCGACCAGGCTTGACGTTGGCGACGAGCGCCTTGGCTCGCTCCATACGGGGACCAAGGTCGGGATGCTTCGCGCTCCAACGGGCGACGGTGTCGTTCACAGCGGCGGCGGTAGGGGCTTCACGTTTCATGCTTCCTCTACAGGATGGGGCCCGTCTTGATCAACCAGGGTCACACGATTCGTTCGAGAGTCCCTGCTTCCAAATCCTGGAGAGCCCGGATGGTCATGTGCCGTACGAGATTGCTGAAGCCGTCCCCTTGGGAGGCGAACCCGGCGAACCTCAAGACTGCCAGCCATGCGTATTCAACCCTGAACGCGATCGTCTCCCGGACCCAATCGGGCAACCCAGGGTGATTTTCGTCCAGGAACTTGTTGGTGGCAAGGAGCCGGTCGATCTCAGGCATGGGGTCAGATCGTCCCGGGGCGCCACTTCTTCAGCCATATGTCGTAGAGCTGGTAGCCACCTCCGGCTTTTGGGTATGCCACCTCACACTCAGCGGCACACTGGGTCGCCAGCTTTTGCTCTTCGGGGGTTCCATCCCGCAAGATGTACGGGCAGCTCCCACAGCGAGGGTTGAGGGAATGGCTACACCAGTAAGATTCCTTGCAGTTGTCGCGGATGACGATGCGCGCCTGGTTGGGATTGCTCGCCTTGTAGCCGGGGTACTTGATCACTCGATCACCCTGATCCCGTCGAGGAGCGCGTTGACCTCGGACATCAAGCAGTGCGGATCGGCCGTGCAGATGAGGGCGTGGGCGAGCAGCCTCGCCCGATGCTGGGCCGTGGCCAGGTTGGCGTTGACGCAGACGTACAGCTCGTAAGGCTTCCCCAGGCCGAGGAGCACGTTGTAGCCACCGCCGTTCGGAACGCGGGTAATCAGGACTTCGTCACGGGCTGCCTCCAGTTGGGTCGTCATGAGGGACCTACAGAGGGACGGGGTGGGGTGATCAACCCTGATTCTCCTCTGTGATGAGACGGTGAACCCGGCGGAGCAGGATCCGCTTCCACTCGACCTTCTCTGGAGTCAGGTGCGACGGAAGCGGGCAGTCAGGCGAGAGGATGTTGGGGATCCTACCCTCGTGCTCCTTCATCGCGTCCTGGAGCCGCCGAGCGGTGGATTCCCAGTACGAGATCATGGTCTTGACCTTGTTCGCCTCCTTCTTCAGATCCTCCTTCCCTTCGGGGGTGGCCTTGGGGAACTGCGCCGAGAGCTTGTTCAGCTCCGCGCGAGCATCGTCGAGCTTCTGAATGGGCTCCCGGAGCTGCAACCCCAGAACAGCGATCTGTTCCACAGCATTCGCCTCATCCGCTCCGAGCCGTCGGAGCATGAGGCACTCCATGATATCGAGGGGGTGATCAACGATAACGCGGCGAGGGAGCATTTCAGATTACCCTTGTGGTGACGGTGGGCGGGAGGAGCTGACAGACGACCTCGAATTCCTTCTCGCAGTCGTCGCACTCGGTCGTGAGCGTGAAAACCCCCCGAGAAGGCGTTTTCCCGGATTCGATGTCGAAGTCATCGAAGTAGAGGGAATTGGACGCGCCGCAGTACGGGCAGTTCGCCTCTTCAGGCATGCCCAACATGTGAACGAGGTCGAGGTTCAGGCCCATGCTCCCTTAGTACACCGTTTTTAGGGTCCCAACCCCAAAAACGTCCCACGGCCTTGGAAATTCTGGTAATTTTGGCCGCTTTCGGTGTAGGGATCTGCCCATGGTCGACTTCCAAATCTTCTCTCTGCAAGACGAAACCAACCAGGACCCGCGTTGGATCCTCCAGAAGCATGGCCGCCCCCTTCCTCCGGCCGGCACCAAGGTCCTGAAGTGCAAGGTCCAGATCCCGGTCACGAATGGCGTCGCCCCTCCGGAAGATGGGGATGAACTCACGGCGTACTGGGTCGAGCAAGAGGAGACCACGACAAGCGCTCTCTCCTTGAACGTCTATGCGTGGGGAGACTACGTGTTCGTCGGGGATCACCACTATACCGATATCAGCTACCAGATCGGTGGTGTCGAAGATGTCGATCCGTTCGTCGAGATGCAGGTCATCGGAGTGCCGGAGCATCGGCAAGTCCAAGTCACCGAGCAGTACGAAGCAACTTTCGGCTACAACTCGTACGGAAGCCGTTGGTCGTCAAGGACCGTCTCGCAACTGGACACCTACAACGATCGCTACGACTACGAGCTGAAGCGCTACGTGCCCGGCGCCCCGTGGAACTTCTGCAAGATGAAGGTCACGGCGGGATCTGTAACACAGGAGATCAACCTCAAGATCCACCGCCCCGTGGGCGGCACCCTCACGTTGGACAATGGGGGGTTGCATACCAGGCTGGAGTTCAAGGCTTCCCTGAACTTCTTCGGGCTGCCGCTGACGTGGACCGAGTCGCTGGTGCTCAACTCCGAGCGGTATGGGGGCGGTCGCGATCAGCAGTGGTCGAAGATGACCGAGCTTCTGCGTGGATACAAGATCACGGAGGGCGCGGATGCGCTCTGGGCTCGATTCCTCGACGACAATGCGAAGAACGGGGAAGATGTCGCGAAGATCAAGGGCATCGAGGGGCGGAAGGGAGTCAAGGAAGTCCTCGCTCGGCTGCGTGCCGAGGAGCCGCTTCTCGCCAGGTTCTATGACTGGCTCCACGAGAGCAAGACCTCTGGAGGGACCAGCAACAACACCTTGCTGGCGGCCTTCCTGACGAAGCACGGGAAGAACTACGATGAGGTCGTCGCCGGCCTTCGTACGGCCATGGCAGCGGCCCCGGGGAAGGTGACCATCACCAAAAACTGGCGCGGTCGTCGGGGTGGTGCCCATTCCTACTCGTACGAGCAGCCGATGGGGCGGAGGGAAATCTGCCTCTCGCTCCCTGGTGCTTCCGAGAAGAACGAGGAGCAGCGCTCGAAGAAGGAATGGAACATGCGCAAGGGCGCACGGAACCAGGCCATCGGCTTGGGCGTGTCCCCCGAAGGGCATCCGACCCTCCTTGCGGCCATCGAGGGTCAGGAAATCCCGCTCAGCCTCTTCCACAAGCACGGAGACGCTCTGGCTCCCGTGAACACCGAGTTCGACCTCTGGGAGATGGCCCTCGTTCAGCCGGGCTGGAGGCCGATCCTCTCCGAGATCGCCCACGATGCGAGCCGGCGGAACAAGTACGAGAAGGACATCACGCCCTACCTCGCCTTCCTGTTCCGGCTGCCCAACTACCTCGATCGGAACACGGAGCCGGGCGCGGGCTGGAAGACGATGCCCAAGTTCGTGAAGTCGGAGTACGAGCTGGAGATGAAGGACGAAGAGGCGTCAGAAGCGGGGACCACCAAGCGTCGTTCCGCCATGACCCCCGACGTCAACAACGCCAAGAGGACCGTCGTGGTTCCCTACGTCGCCATGGCGATCTCGGGCATTCAGACGACCTACTGCTACTCGCTCGACTACCAGGTCTTCGAGACGATGGACATCGACCGTCAGTCGAGCACCCCGATCGTCCGTGAGCTGGAGAAGAAGCTCAACGGACGCGACGACTACGGGATGATGTACTTCACGCTGACGGGAACGGCGAGGAACACGGGTTACCCCGCCTTCCTGATCATCTTCGAACGACGGAAGACCCTCTCGAAAACGCACGTACACTTTCATCGGGTTCACCCGTGCCGTTCGAAGGACGGTCGGGCCACGCCGGCATCCAAGCTTATCGAGGAGGGGTACAGGTACATGGCGGGCAACATCCGGGCGGAAGAGATCTTCGCACAGCAGGGCGACCTCATCTTCATCAAGACGGACCAGAAGATCGAGATCACCGATGCTGTGAAGCCGGTGAAGGAGTTCGAGTCCCATTGCTTCGTCCCGAAACAAGACAAGCCCGTCCTCCTGGCTCCGAACACGACGAAGATCAAGAACCGGCTGGGTCACCTCATCTGCGAGGGCATCTTCATGGTGAAGCACCCCGAGCACGAGAACATCAAGGCGATGCCGCCCGGGACGTACGAGGTCCGGCGCTGCAAGAGCTACGAGAACAACCCCACGGGCGTCTGGGTCCTCAACATCGACTGACGACCATGAGCATCGAGACGTTATCCGAAACACATGACTTAGGGTTTTGCGTCCGATGTCGAGGGGAAGGATATTTCCCCAAAACAGAGCGAATCTTTCGTTGCCCAGGCTGTCTCAGAGTTTCCAAGACAGCCTGGAATTACATCGACGCAACCCCTGACGAAGCACAGGACATCTGATGCCTCCCCCCAAGCAGCCCTTCGTCATCGACATGCGCCACGACGAAACGGCGGACACGCACTACGGCGTCCGCCAAACCTGGGAAGAGGCGCTCCAGGTCGCCCGGAAGTACTGGGAGGGCTGCGACGGGGAATACGACGAGACGGCCAAGCAGCCGTTCAAGGCTGGGGAGGGGTACGACCAGCAGATATTCGTCAACATGCGCAAGGGCTCGTACCTGTTTCTCTCCGATAGCGGAGGATCGGGCCCTTGCATTCGCATCGAACGTGCAACGAAGTGATTACTTCGCGATAGCCTTCGCGAGGTGCTTCAGGTAGGGACGAACGGGGGCGTTCGCGAAGTCGATCTTGACGAGCATCGTCTTGATCCCCGCCAGCTCCGTCACGGGGGCCGTCTTCATGACGTCCACGAGGATCCCGATGGTCATGTAGTTGGTCCCGCTGGGCCCCTCCACTTCGAGGGGCTCTTCGAGAGAGATTTCCTTCTCGCTGAGGAAGGTCTTGAGCCACGTCAGGAAGGTCTTAGTAGTCATGAAGTCCCTACAAATTTAGGGCCGCCCAGATCAACCATGAAGTTGGGGATGTGTAACCCCTAATTCGGTGTAAGAAGGGTCATGCCCAAAAAAGCCGAGAAGTTCTTCGTCACGACCCTCCAGGTTCAGGGGTCGGGCGAGTACCCCTGGGATATGCTCCGGTACGACATGTGCGGACCGAAGACGGAGGGGGAGAACCTCCGGGCGCACAAGGGACTCGCCGTCGTGGTCGTGGATTACGGGGTCGTCAAGATCTTCCCGGCGGGGATGACCAAGTGAGTCGCGAAGCCAAGAAGGCTCCGGGAGATGCCAAACTCCAGCGGGAGAAGCACCTCAAACGCCAAGCAGCTCAAGACGCCATCAGCGCCCTCAAGCGAGGGGAGACGGTCACGGTTCAGGCTTCTCACGAGGGCTGCCCCGTAACAGTGACCGTCACGCCTATCCCTGAAGAAGGGGCCTGGGGTGTACACGTTCTCTGTCTCGTCGGACGGCGCCTCCAGGTGATGTCCGACGAGACAAGGAGGGGCGGAACGTCATGGATCGCTTCGGAAGCCTGACGATCCCCAACGAGCAAATCTACGGAATCGTCACCAAAAATCCCAACGACGCGTAACGCCCGATTTTCGGAGCTACCCCATGATCGTGAAGTTGCAACGCTCTCTCGTCACACGCGAAAACAAAGAGCAAATGTTCCTCTACAACGAGGACCGATCCGTGTGCTACCAGGGGGCCCTCACGTCATCCGTGAGAAAACTGATGAACGGGAAAAACAAGGTACACGTCGAGGCCGACCTCAAGAATGGGCTTTCGGTCCTCAACGACATCGTACCGAACCAAGAGTGGTGAAATGATCTCTCTTCGTGTGTGGGTTGGTTGATCGGGGGTAGGGTTAATCTGTAGAGAAACCATGTACCGAACCGCACCCCTCACCGATCGTACCTTCATGGAAACTCTCGCGTCCGAGATCGCGGAGGTCTTCTACAAGACTTCCCTCGAAAACGGTACGCAGGACATCGTCATCACGGGCGTCTCCAGTCCGCGTGGGACGCACCTCCTCCGAGGCTACCCGCGGGACCAGTTCATCAACCTGGTGCTGGGCCCGAACCCGGACATGGAGAACGTTCCCGAGGAGCTGCGCAAGAGCGCCCTGGAGACGGCCCCGTGCGAGAGCGGCTGTGCCACCTGGATCCTCTTCCAGGAGGGAAGCCCGCGAGCCCCCATTCAGGTGTCGCTCATGCAGCTTCCGCCGCCCCCGCCCGCGTACTGTGACGCCTGAAAGGAATTCCAATGAAAGAGCTTGCTGCTACTGGAATCTTCGGCTGGGAAGGTGCTGAACGTCGGAGCAATCGCTATGGCGCGATTCACATGTGCTCTGAACCCTATGAGGGGCCGGCTCGCGCCCTTGCCACACACAGGGGTTGTCTCATGACCTTGCTCGGGAAACGGGTTCATCTGACCGTCAAGGTCATCGAATCCCGCAAGAGCACACATCTGGGGGATCAGGGACTTCGCATCTTCCCAATACAACCCGAAACGGGGGAGACGGTCGATCTCGGGGTCGGGTATCTTGGTGTTGAGCCAGGATGGGACGGGACCAACGATATCGTGCTGAGGCCCGAGGATGGGCGCACGGTCTTTTGGCTGGACCCCCATAAGATGTACCGTCTCCACGATCAAACCGTCGAGGTTTACATCGAAGAGACGACCGCCCCATGCTCGCCCGCACCTGAGATCGAGGCGAGCACGGAACAGGAAGCCTTTGACAACGGGGAAGGCAGCTTCCAGCTCAAGAATGTGGCTGCGGGGGAAGAGATCCGCATCCTCCCCCACGTCGAGGACCTTGGGGGAGGAATGTTCTCCTTCAGCCTTCAGCCCGGCAAGGGCGTCAAGATGAAGGTCACGAAGCTCTAGTTTTGGGGGTCTTCCGGTGTACTAGTTGCTCATGGCAAGAGCACGCACCTCCAAGACCCCTGCAACTCCCACTCCCACGGAACCCGCCACGGCTGCTCGCGAGCTTATTGTAAGCTTCGATACAACGGGATCGATGTTCCCCTGTCTCACCCAGGTGAGACGGAACGTTGGAGCCCTGATCGAGCGCATGTTCCGCGAGGTCCCCGGCATCCGTATTGGGCTCATCGCCCACGGCGACTACTGCGACGGGCCCCGGATGATCAGCAAGCACGAGCTGTCCACCGACATGCGCTCGCTCAGTCGCTTCGTCGAGACGACGGATTCGACGGGCGGCGGAGATGCGCCTGAGTGCTACGAAGCAGTTCTCCACGAAGCGAGGGGCTTCAACTGGACGTCCGGCGAATCCAAGGCCCTTGTGATGATCGGGGATGAAGTTCCCCACGGCCCGGAAGAGCGGCAGAACCGGCACCACTACGACTGGCGCAACGAGGCCAACAGTCTTCGAGACATGGGCGTCAAAATCTACGGCGTCCAGTGCCTCAACCGCCGACACGCGACCAGCTTCTACTCGACGATCGCTCGCGTCAGCGGGGGCTACCACCTTCAGCTCGACCAGTTCGCGAACATCACAGAGCTGCTCCTCGCCGTCTCGTATCAGCAGGCGGGGGAGACCCAGCTCCAGAACTACGAAGCCGAAGTCCAGGGCTCCGGCCGGATGACTCGGAACCTCGACGCGATCTTCGCTCGGCTGCGAGGGCGGACGGTGGCGGCCACCATGGGCACGACCGATCTCCGGGCTGTCCCCTCGGGCCGGTTCCAGGTCCTCACGGTCGACCGCGAGATGGCCATCAAGGCGTTCTGCGAGGGGCAAGGCGTCACTTTCGGCAAGGGCAGGGGCTTCTACGAGCTGTCCAAGCCCGAGACGGTTCAGGGCACCAAGGAAATCGTTCTCATGGATCGTCGGACTGGGGACCTCTTCACGGGGCCGAAGGCTCGGGAGATGCTCTCGCTCCCGCTGCACGATGAAGACGTTCGCCTGCGTCCGGCTCACCTCGAAGAGTACGCCGTCTTCATTCAATCTACCTCTGTAAATAGAAAACTGGTGACTGGGACGCGCCTTCTGTACGAGATCCCGGACTGGGATGCCGCGGTGGCAGCCTGACAAACACCATGAGCAAGATCGTTTCCGCTTCTAGTACTCCGACAGGGGGTTTCAACCTCACCCTGTCGGATGGCTCAATCGTGGACGTGCTCACGATGCCCAAAGAGGCCCGAGACTTTGCCCGAGACCTCCGAAATGCGGCCGATCGGCCACAACCCGGTTGTACAGATCCCTCCGATCACTTCGCTGGGCACTGCGGCTGCAAGTAGGGAACGTATGAACTTTCACGAACTTCGGAAAAATGACGAGGAGTTTCGCGGGGTGATTGTCGAGATCGAGCGGAAGGCAAAGGACCACGAGAACCTTCAGCTCTTCCGTCTCATCCTCGTGTTGATGGCCCTGGCGCTGTTCTTCGACCTGGGTATCGTGGGGCTTCTCCTCCTCTTTACTCGATGACACCATGCCCACCCTCAGCATCCCTGACATCTCGAATGTCGAGCTGGCAAAACGCGCGAAGACGATCCGCCCCGTAGGGATGAGAGACGGCAAGCTCTATTACTACGATGCCAAGAGCGACCACCGCAACACGTCGTTCTTGTGGTGTCCCCTCACGACCGAGGAGGCGAAGGGTCAAGCCTCACGGGTTGACCCTTCGCACCTTGCACGCCTTCATGTACGCCGGCTCCTTCAAGCCCACCGTTCGAGAAGTCATCTCGCAGATCCCCGCAGAGGTCCGCGATGAAGTCGTGGCTTTCCTCGTCGATGGAACGAACACAGTGGACGATACCAACCGCGAGCGAGAAGCCCGTGATGCTGGCCTCCATGTGGCGAAGACGACCCTCTACATCGCGGGGAAGCCGCAGCACCAGAAGTCTGAGTTGACTCCTTTCGGCAAGGCTCTCCTCGACGACGAGATCGGCTGATGTATGCCCAAAGAACGTGTCTGGTCTACTCCGCTTCTGAACATCGTGCGGATGCCTCAGGAAGGGCGAGATCGTCTCCTCCGAGAGGAGATGAAGCTTCGGGCTCTCCTTCGAGCAGAGCAAAAAGAGGAGCTGACACTTCTCGATCTCCTCAAGAAGAAGCTCGGTAGGCAGAACTACACCTTCGTCAAGGGCCCCGATTGCCGCCTTTGGGTGTGGGAGAATCCGGCTGAGGGTTGGCGGGTCTACGCCAACAACCAACATGGCCTGTCCTTCGAGATCCTCGTTCCTGGAAAAGACCCCACCGAAGAAAAAGCGTGGGCTGCCTGGAACGCATATCGGAAGGCTCTCGGCCATCCGGTGTAGTCCGCCCCCATGGGCGTTGACTACTCAGCAAATCTGATCTTGGGTGTGGCCGTTTCTCGCGAGGAGCTATTCCCGAGAGACCCCGAATCGACGGTTCTCTGTAAAAAGGGCCACGTCCGGGAGAACTCCTTCGAGTTCTGCCCCCAAGACGGCACTCCTTTCAAGGAAAAGTACCTCCACAGGCCAACCCCTGCGGTCCTCGCGTATGCCGAATCGCTGAAGATGTCCCCTGAAGACCTCTTCAGCATCGGAAACTGGGAAAAGAACGTCGGAATCTACGACGGCCAACCCTTCCCCAGCAGCATGAGCGACAAGGAGATGACCCCCGTGCTCGGGATCGAACTCCTGACAACGGGCAGCCATCGTGGGGGCTCTACTCAAGATGCCATTTCGATGTCTATCTTGGAAGCGGCGGAAAAGGTGAACCTCATCCGGACCATCGCCCTCAAGATCGGGATCCCCGAGGATCGCCCCATCGAGCTGTACCTCACGCTGAGCGCGGGCTGATTTGGTGTACTAGCCGAGGGCATGAAACGACGTCTTGCCCTCGGGCTTCTCTTCCTGGTCGCTCTGACCCTGTACTACTACGCCCCGGCGTTCGTTCGCTGGCGGGTGAGCGAGAAACTCGCAGAGCGCTACCCGGATGTGAAGGTGGACCTCATCGAACCCCAATGGGGGAAGACGGTCCTTCACACCGTGACGTTCGATCGAGATTGGGTCTGCGGGAAGCTCGACACCGTCACGATCACCTGGAAGGACGCCATCACAATCCAGGGGGGCACCGTTCGCGTGTACCCCGAAAAGCGGCCCGCATCGACTGGGGAGGGGTCTGGCAAAGACATCACCATCACGGACCTCGAAGGTACAGTGATATCCCCCGAAGGTGTCTTTAGCTTCGGAGGTCTCTCCCTGCATGGCCCCATGGTGACCATCGACAATGTCGGGGCGCACAGGTATGGCCGAAATGCCTACCTCAATGGGGTCAAGTTCAACAAGAACCACCTGGACTTCGTTCACGTCGATTCGGCGTCGATGGTCATCCCGGAAGACGGCCCTGACCAGCTCGGGACGTTGACCGCCACAGCTATCGAGGTCTCCCGCAACCCCGAAAAGGAATGGCGGGCGTCCATCGAACATGCCGAGATCGCGGAGCTGAAAGCGAGCGCTTCGTCAATCCGTCTCGAAGAGTACACGGGCGAAGACAAGATCCACCGAATGGCCATCCTTCTGGGGGAAGCCACCATCGAGCACCCGAAGCTCTTCAGCAAGCCTCTGACCGTGCATCAGATGCGAATCCCGGTGGATGCCTACACGTTCGAGAGCGGAGAATTCACGGTCTGGCACAACTCGGCCTTCACCCCTGTGATCAAGGGGAACTTCAGGAAGAAGACCCTTGAGGGGAAGGGCTCCTGTTCTGATTGGCTTGAGACATTGCCAGACCAGCTCAGGAACGAGTCCGTCAAGCAATTGGACATGACGGGGAACATGTCGTTCGATGTCTCGACGGATCCTCCGCACGCCTTCTTTCTCTACACGTGCAAGGTTTCGTGTGATGTCCCGCTGTTCAAGGCTCTCAAAGAGGTGTTCGTTTACCCTATCCTTCAGGCGGATGGATCTCCTGGTCTCCGATCGTCGGGACCGAAGGGGAAAGACTGGACGCCACTCTCCCAGGTGAGCCCTGATGTGGTCACGGCTTTGACCACCATGGAAGACCCGGGCTTCTTCCAGCATCGAGGGCTCAGTGGGATGGCCATCGAGAACTCGTTCCAGATGAACCTCAAGGCGAACAAGTTCGTGCGCGGGGGATCGACCCTCACGATGCAGCTCGCGAAGAACCTCTGGCTCACTCAGGAGAAGACCCTCGGCCGCAAGGTTCAGGAGGCCTTCTTGACGATGGGCTTGGAAAGCTGCCTCTCGAAGGAAGAGATCCTCGCGCTCTACGTGAATGTGGTCGAGTTCGGCAAGGGGCTCTACGGGATCAGCCCGGCGGCCCGGAAGTACTTCAAGACCTCGGCCATGGGCTTGGCTCCCGAGGAGGCCTTCTACCTCGTGTCGATCCTCCCCCATCCTCGGACCGCCAATCCTCCGGATGCGGCCACCTTGACCCGCGTGAAGAAGCTGATAGCCCGGTTCACCAAGGAAGGCCGGATCCCCGATATGGGGATCAACGACAGCCCGATCGACGACGCCGGCTGGGAGTAGGTTGATCCTGGGGTATCCCTGTATGTAAGTATGGGACATGATCCATTACATCACGGCACATGTCTCTGAAGGTCAAGATCCTACCAACCCCCACCATATCGGATACGACGACGAAACGGACGAAATCTGTTTTATTTACAGTAAATGGTACAGTGTGTACCCAGGTCGAAGGGCTCTTCGACCTACATTCGGCATTTTTCATAAATGCCTCGCGTCGATCGCTCGGGACGCAATCTTGGCCAAGATTGCGTCGGGGGAGTTGATCCGGAAATTTCCCGTTCTGTAGGACCTACATGGACGTCAAGATCATTAGGCGCAAAGGGTTGATCCCCGCGGGTCTGAACCTGTAGGAGCTTTATGGTAGACGACGAAGTGTCATCGCGTCCTGAGGACGCGATGACACCCGAAGAAGCTGAGGCCAAACGGAAAATCGCGCTTGCTGTATGGTGGCAAGCGTTCGCCATTAGCGGCGATTTGGCTGATTCCCCGGTCGGTCTTGCTTACTATGAGGCCGAAAGAGCCTGTCACCCTTACGGTTGGCTTGGTGGAAAAGTGATCAGAAGTTGATCCCTGCGTTCTTCAGCCTGTAGGAGCCTCACCATGAAACCTGATCGATCTGTGCTCCCCTTGATATTTGGGACAAGTCACGAAATTCCCGCTCGGGACGTTCAAATTGGAGATGAGATTGCAATCAGAAATAGCTGTGGCGGACTAGAGAGTTGGGCCTGTGTAGTGGGTACACTCAAGTACAAAATCATTCAGACGAAGGTTTGCATGTATGACGTATGCCGTGATGACGAGTTGGTAGAAGTCCGTGCAAAATGATTCCAACTAGGAATCATAGGGTAAGTCATGCGAAGCATTCTGAGATCGATGATCTGTTCTACTTTTGAGAGCGTCTGCGGCAAATGGCAGTCCAGACAGCCCGTGCCGCAGGCCTTCAAGTTCACGTTCCGCCTTCAGACGAACCACGAGGTGGAAGAGGGCTACCGCTACCTCGACGTCCTGATCTATGGCGAGTCGAACTACGTCCAGGTCTACTGCCGAGAACGGTCGAATGTCATCTCGCTGGACGACATGGAGGAATCGGACCCCGAGGACCAGACGGGCGAGATGGTCCCCAAAGAGGGGAAGGGCATCGTCAAGACCACGAAGCCGTGGGAAAAGGTCGCCGACCATGATTCGTGCTGGCGCGAGGGGATCGAGAAAATACTCCAAACCTACGAGCCTCGAATCAACATGCTGGACGCGCCGAACGAGGGATGGTGGTCGCTGGTCTCTCCCAAAAGCGAAGGGATCAGTTGATCCTGATCCCCCAAAATCTGTACGGGAACCATCTAGTTTCGGTGTAGTACCTACCCAAGGAAAACCAGAAAAATGCCCTCACGATCTTTCGGAATCACCCCCAGTCTCTTCCTCGTCCTCGCCACCGTCAGCACGGCTACGGCGGCTACGGCGGGCCGTGTGCCCGTCAACAACTACGTCGCCATCGACGGGTCCGGCAGCATGTACGGGACCATCGACGACCTGCGAAACCAGGTCAAGATGAAGCTCCCGTCGATCATGGGGCCCGACGACACGCTCTCGATGGTCGTCTTCTCCAGCCGTGGCGAGGTCCACAAGGTCTGCGAGGGCGTCAAGACTTGGGATTTCAAGTCCGTCTACCCGCTCATCGATCGCCTGGTCCGCGCGACCAACATGACCGGCTTCATCGACCCCCTGAAGGAGATTGCCGCCATGCGCGATCGGGTCGGGGCGAAGCACCCGGGGGCCAACTCGTTCTGGTTCCTCTCCGACGGCGACGAGAACCAGGGCAGCAGGGCTCAGGTCATCGAAGCCATGAAGCTCGCGTCCGCCAAGATGGACAGCGTGACGGTCGTCGAGTTCGGTCGGTACGCCAACCGCGCGCTCCTGACCGACATGGCCACCACGGGCAACGGTCGCCGCATCTTCGCCCCCAACTTCGCGGCCTACGAGCCGGAGTTCGAGGCCACCATGGGCCGCAAGCTCACGGGCGGCAAGCGTGTCGACGTCAAGCTCGACGGGGAGCCCGTCGCGGGCCTCGTGTACGGCTTCCAGGGCAACGATCTGCTCACGTTCTCGGTCGCCAACGGACACGTCTCGGTTCCCAAGGACGTCTCGTTCATCTCGTACCTGTCGGCCAGCGCCGTAGGGGAAAACCAACACACCCTGGAGACCTTCGCGAAGGTCTCCGCCATGGGTGCAACTGCGAACCCCAGGGCCATTTCTCCCACAAGCGAGATGGCCCTCGGCGTCAACCATGCATACGCGGCTCTCAGCCTCTTCGCGGTGCGCCTCAAGGGCGAGGTCGTGATCCCGCTCCTCAAGTCCCTCGGCGATGTGAAGCTCATCGAGGCCTTCTCGACCTGCTTCGGCAAGGAGAAGTACTCCGACTTCGAGAAGCTCGCCCGTGAAGCGGCCTTCGGTCGCGGCCGGTTCGAGAAGGGCTACAACCCCGACGCCGTCCCTGCGGACGACGCCTTCACGGTCTTCCGCCTCCTGGAGATCCTTACCAAGAACCAGGGCAACAAGCTCCGGATCGAGGAGTTCGAGAAGAGCTACGCGAAGATCGGCCGCGCGAAGATCGCTTCCGCCGAGAACCTCACGGTGGATGAAGCCGCGAAGGTCGAGGAGTACAACGCCGAGATCGACGTGCTCCGTGCGGACCTGAAGGGCAAGCGGTCGAGCATGGTCATCGAGCAGATCAAGGAGAAGATCGCCGCCGTCGAGGCGAAGATTCAGGTCATCCTGGACTCGAAGTCTCCGGCCCTCAAGTTCGAGGCGACCCCGGTCCCGGAAGGGATCCCGATGACGAACCTCATCTTCAACGAGGAGACCCCCAACGTCTCCGTGCAGACGACGCGTCAGGGCAAGGTGGCCCTCAAGGATCGGATCCAGGCGGAGATGGCTCGCCTCGTCGCGGACAGCAAGGCGAACCCCGCGAACGACAGCGAGAACGCAGACAAGCTCCTCCAGATCGCCAAGATCCCCGAGGTGATGGACACCTTCCGCTTCCGCAACTACGCGATCCTGAAGGATGGCTGGTGCAACGCCGACGAGCTTCCGGTGCGTCTGACGAAGGCGACCCTGGACGAGCTGGTCGCGGCGGGCTTCACGATGGCCATGCTCAAGGACCCGCCTGCCAGCTTCCCGACGGCGGGAAATGTCGACGTCACGATCATCCTCAAGGGGATGCCGACAATGAACCGCCAGATGGTGAAGGAGACCAGCGCTCGCAAGCTCTTCGAGCTGGAGTACCGCCTCACCAAGCTCCGGGCGGAGCAGAAGGTCTACAAGGCCTTCAAGACCGAGACGGTGGGGGCGAAGAAGTCGGAAGGCTTCGTGGCCACCTACGGCGAGTACGCGGAGAAGTTCCTCAAGGAGCTGGGGCTCACGGAGTCCGGAGGCTTCGCTCCGAAGGTGACGACGGCCGACCCGATCGACTTCTACATGAGCCGGATCCTCACGGTCATGCTCTACGAGGAGGGCGCCAAGGACAAGATCGCGGCCGGCAAGGCAGCGACGGGCAAGCTCGACACGCTCCCCAGCATGGCGGAGCTGAACAAGAAGATCGCTGCGAACGGCAAGATGGCCGGCGGGGCGGCGCTCATGGCAGAGGTCGTCAAGGAGGTCGAGGCCTTCAAGAAGTCCGATGTCTACACGAAGGCGAAGGACCCGGAGGCGCTCTTCGCGGCCTGGATCGAGGGACAGGCCGATCAGACGGTCAAGGAGACGCGTGCGGCGCTCCGTGAGAAGGCCCAGATGGTCTTCTCGATCATCGTCGGGCAGGTCTGGTTCTCGGAGCCGGAGTACGCGACCCCGGTCGCCTTCACGATCCCGACGAAGAAGGACCCCAGGAACCTCCTCGGCACCCTGGCGACGATGACGACGGTCGACGGCTCCAAGGTCGACTTCATCGTCGGGCAGGAAGAGGAAAAGGTCCTCGTCTAGGGGTTGATCCGAGACATGGTTCCTCTGTAGAAGGGGGACCATGTCTGACTCCTACTCCTCCCGCGTCGCGTTGACCCCCATTATCCGGTGGGTCACCCTCATCCTCCTCTTCGTGATGAAGCATGGCGACCTGGTCCCCTCCCATGAGGGATCGGTCGACAGGTACGAGTCTCCCGAAGATTCGGATGAAGATTCGAATGACGAGGTCAATTTTCCTGGCAACTCCGTTGACTTCACCCCCGTCGACTGTGTCGACGTAGACGACCTGGATTCAATCGAATCCTACGACATCGTCTGATCCTGGTGTAACCCCCAGGATGGCCATGAAGCTCTTTCACGACGACGACTGCGGGGAACTCCTGGATCAGACCGGGATGTGCCCGAAGTGCAAGTTCTACCCGGACATGCAGAGCACCTCCTTCAAGGAAGTGTCGGATGCTGAGTATCGGTCCGGGAAGTCGCAAGGACAGACGTACCTCGGAAAGTATCGGACGCCGCTTTGATTACCCATCCCTCGAACATCACCCAGGATGAAGCTCGGAACATCGGTCTTGCTGTGCTGACAGCAGGACTTGTGGCTGTTGTTGACAGCGTCATACGGCTCGGCTTCTACGAGTTTCAAGTGTGGCGCGAAGCACGTCGGAAAAAGCCCGAGTAACAAGCTACACCCCGGTGTAGCCGGGTGGCATGAAGCTACTCGGAATTTCTGGGCTTGTCGTTTTCTATTGCCCCACACAGACACCCAGGACATAATGCGGGCTATGTCTTACCGCAAGATATCAACACGGCGTTTGGAAGTCTACGGCATCTCGGGCAACAAGGGACATGGCAAGGACACCTTCGCCAACCTCATCACACAGGCAAACACATCTTACAAAGTTGTCCCTTTCGCAGGGGCACTGAAGCGTATGTCAGCCAGGATCTTTGGGCTGACATACGCTCAGATGAACGATCCCTCCCTCAAAGAGATACCCCTTCCTCATGCCCGGGACATGGATCTGTTCGTCCCAGCCATGAAAGCCGAGACTGGACTACACATACAACCGGCGGGCAAGATTGCCCATAGTCCTCGTGAGGTCATGCAGTTTTTCGGGACAGAATATGTCCGAAGGATTCAGGACGACTACTGGATCCAAAAACTACTCGCTGAGGTGGGAAACTCTCGACAAGTGCTCATTCCCGACGTCCGCTTTCCGAACGAAGCGGCTGCACTACGTTCTTATGGGGGCATCATAATCAAGGTGGAACGGATCGATGCTCCCGTTCCGAAGGATGGGCATCTCTCCGAGACAGAGATGGCCAAAATCATCCCGGATCTTCTAGTGGGCGCACGGACAGGGGATCTGTCCCTTCCGTCTCGGATCGCGCGTCTCATTGCGATGAACCGTTTCGATTCTGCTACCAGCTACGACTATCGTAAGTCTAAGGAAGCAATTGCTTCCTATACATCAGGGAAGAGCGCCGAGGAGAGTTCTCTTCTCCTCGGCCACAAGCACCCCTATGCGCTCTACAACACCCTAGATTACTATGGGGTACAGCGCCGAAAGCAGGCCCCAAACCGTGTCCACCATAAAGTTGTTGATGGGGTGGTTGGTAAATTCTGCATTCGGTGTGTGTGGCAACCTCTGATTGAGTTCAACATGAGCACGAAGGCATGGGACGGTAAACATAGCTTGTGCCGTGCTTGCGCTTCTTTGGATCACAAGGATCGATACCAGAAGTACGGGAAGACGGACAGCCTGTCGAGGGTCTACGCGATTTCGAAGAAACAAGCGGCGCAGCGTGGCATTCCCTTCAACTTGAGGGCGAGTGACATCCAATTCCTTTGGAATGCACAGGGAGGTCGTTGTACTTACAGCGGGCTGGAGATGACGACCGAGCTGAGATCCCCCAACAAGGTCACGATTGACAGAATTGATTCATCGAAGGGGTATGAGATCGACAATATCGTTCTCTGCGGCTACCGCGTCAACTTGATGAAACGAGAAATGTCCTTGAGCGAGTTCAAGGGAATGATCCGCACGTTGTACGAAAATCTGGCGGGAAGCTCATTCGGGTCGTGCGGCCCGGGGCTGGGCTGAAGGGGGCCACGGGGCTGCACGTGAGCGAGGTTGAGCAGATGTCGATCCCCAACGAGGACTTCCACGTTGTCATCGTCAACGACGGGACCCTCGATGACCTGGCAGTCTCCGCCCGGAAGGCAGCCGAGCATTTGCTCTTTGGTTGAGGGCATTTTGGTGTAAGATCCCCCAGGAGGATCTTCCATGGGCTGGGCTGCACACCACATCGCGAAGCTTCAAAAGGGTGAGGTCGTTCAATTTCGACCTCACGGTCACTCGATGACGGGGAAGATCGAGAGCGGCCAGCTCGTGACAATCGAGCCCTTGCTGATGGCGACCACCCTGGAGCCAGGGGACATCGTTCTTTGCAAGGTGAAGGGCAACGAGTACGTTCACCTCATCTCCGCGGTGCGCGATCGGCAGTACCAGATATCCAACAATCGCGGACATGTCAACGGGTGGGTGACCCGAGGAGCTATCTTCGGGAAGTGCGTGCGGGTGGAGCCATGAATTACCGTGCGACCACACATCTGTCGTTCGGGCCTGGGAGAAACCTACTCCTCAGAGTAGGTGAGACCACTTCTTCAGAAGTGGTCAGAAAACACCCCGCACTTCAAGGAGCCATTCGCCAGGGGTGGTTGGTGGAAGTCCCTGAAGTCTCGCATGAGATATACCCCACCTGGCAAGCCCATTTACTTGCGGACGAGACCATCTGAGCATGCCGTATAGGGCGACCCGAGAATTCTACTACTCGCTGATGCTCGGCGACATCACGGTATACAAAGACGACATCGTATCGGACTGGGAAGTGAAAGAGTACAATCTGGAGGACGCCATCAAGCAGGGTTGGCTCATCTCATCCGAGCCCCCTACTTGGCAAGAGCGCTTGCTCGCGGACGACATATGAAGTACCGCGCTTTGAGCCCGTTCATAATGGGTCCCTTCACAGACCCTTTATCGTTGAGCAAGGGGTCTGTGGTGAGCACAGAGGACTTCGCGAAGTACCCGTACCTGACGCATGCCCTGAAGCAGGGGTATCTGGAGGAAATCCCTGAGCCGAAGGTCTTGACATGGCACGACCACCTCATGGAAGACGACTGAGGGTGCCATGGCTGAAATCGACGACATGTGGGACCTCTTGCATACACCATCCCCAGCCCCTCCTCGAACCTCGGGCAAGATCGAACACATACAGTGCTTTCGAGGGCTTCGTTTGGAGCCTAAACCCCATCTCGTGCTTGGCACAACGATAGAAGGTCTCCGGTTTGCCATTGAAAAGCTCTGGTGGGAAATCGATGCTTTTTCCTTGGAGAAGGAAATCACAGGTCCCCTCCCCTGTCTGATCTATCCTCAGAAGCACTGGCAAGAGATTCAGCAAGAATTAGCCTACATACAAGCCTCTTTGAGCCAGGCATTTATTGGGACAATGGACTGCTTTGTCATTGATTGTTTCTACTTCCACTCTGCGGAAGACGTCTGAAGCCGGGTCCTGTTTTGCGATCCCTCTGGGACCCTTTCCCGCATGTCAGAAGACGACGCTGACGCCTTCTATAGATCCTACAAAACTGAAGTCCTGCACACATCTGAAATTCTTCGCACAAAAGGTCTCTGGTAGTTGATCCGCGGACGAGTCGAGCTGTATTGCTCCCCGCCATGACGATCGACTACAACGACCTCTTCCACGCGAAACCCGCGGATGTCGTCAGGCTTGCCCGAGCTATCAAGATTCCGCTCGGGACGAAGTCCCACGATTCCCTGTGCAAGGCCGTCGCGCAGTGGATCCGCAAGAACCCCACCCCGAAGCTGAAAAACCGCTAGGGATTCCGAGGGTTTAGCAACAATCGTCCGCCAGCCTGTTGATTTGTGTGAAAAGCACACCATGGTTGGTGTAGAAGAAACACCATGAGTCACACGTACGAATATCCCCGACCGTCTGTCACGGTCGACTGCGTTGTCTTCGGCGTCGCAGACCATCTCAAGGAGATGCACGTTCTCCTGGTCCGCCGTGGCTCCGCCCCCTTTCAGGGGTTGTGGGCTCTTCCGGGCGGGTTCGTCGAGACCTCGGATACCAGAGACCAGGGTGAGTCCCTGGACGAAGCGGCGCAACGTGAGCTGAGCGAGGAGACGGGAGCCCAAGTGGGTTTTCTGGAGCAGCTCGGCACGTATGGGACGCCCGGAAGGGATCCGCGAGGTCGAGTGATCTCGGTCGCCTACTACGCTCTGGTCCGCCTCGAAGACCATCCGGTCAAGGGTGGTGATGACGCGGCAGAGGCCAAGTGGTGGCCTCTGCCGAAAGCCCTCCGGCTATACAAGGCTTTCGACCACGACAAGATTCTCAAGGATGCTTGGGCGAGGCTACAGGCGAAGGTTCGGTATGCCCCCATCGGGTTCAACCTTCTTCCGCCGAAGTTCTCTCTGACGGAGCTGCAATCCCTCTACGAGCTGATCCTCAATCGGACGCTCGACAAGCGGAACTTCCGCAAGCGCATCCTGGCAATGGGCATCCTCAAAGAGGCGGGTGTCCAGGTTGGTGTCCCGCACCGACGAGCGTGCCTCTACAGATTCGACAGCGTTGCTTACAAGCGAGCTGTTCGTGACGGTTTCAACTTCGAGATTTGATGGAGACCCCATGACCACGTACGAAACGAACCCGATCCTCGACACCGATAGCTACAAGCTCTCGCACCCCGAGCTGCAATACCCGGCGAACATGACGAGCATGTTCCACTACTTCGAGTCGCGCGGTGGCCGCTACGGCTCGACCCTCTTCTTCGGCCTCAGCTATCTGTGCCAGGAGTACCTCAGCAAGGGCTTCACGCAGGACCACGTCAACGAGGCGGCCGACTTCGCCGCAGCCCACGGTGAGCCCTTCCCCAAGGCCGCCTGGGACCGTCTGGTGGCCAAGGGCGGCTACTACCCGGTGAAGATCAACGCGGTCCCGGAAGGCACGCTCGTCCCGACGCACAACGTGCTCATGACGACGGAGTCGACGGACCCCGAGGCCCCGTGGGTCGGTTCGTGGATCGAGAACCAGCTCGTGCGCCTCTGGTATCCGATCACCGTCGCCACCCAGTCGTTCTTCATCAAGAAGATCATCTTCGAGGCCCTCGTGAAGTCCTCGGATGATCCGGTCGGCGAGATCGGATTCAAGCTCCACGACTTCGGCAGCCGTGGCGTCAGCTCGCGGGAATCGGCTGGCATCGGCGGCATGAGCCACCTGGTCAACTTCCTCGGTTCGGACACCATCGAGGGCATCCGCTACGCCAACCACTACTACACGGACAAGATGGCGGGCTTCTCGATCCCCGCGTCGGAGCACTCGACGATCACGAGCTGGGGCAAGTCGAACGAGATCGACGCCTACCGCAACATGGTTCACCAGTTCGCGAAGCCGGGCAAGATGTTCGCCTGCGTCAGCGACTCCTACGATCTCTACAACACGGTCGAGAACATCTGGGGTGACATCCTCCGCGAGGAGATCAAGGAGTCGGGTGCGACCCTCGTGATCCGGCCGGACTCGGGCAATCCCTCGGAGGTCATCCTCAAGTGCCTCCAGATCTTGGAGCGCAAGGTCGGGATGACGACCAACACCAAGGGCTTCAAGGTCCTCCCGAAGTACATCCGCCTGATCCAGGGCGACGGCGTGAACGAAGAGTCGATTCGCGAGATCCTCAACGTGATGATGGCCAACGGCTACAGCGCCTCGAACATCGGATTCGGCATGGGTGGCGCTCTGCTCCAGGGTGTCAATCGCGACACCCAGCGCTTCGCCTACAAGTGCTCGGAGGTCCTGGTCGATGGTGAGACCCGCGAGGTCTTCAAGGACCCCGTCACCGACAAGGGCAAGCGCTCGAAAGCGGGCCGCGTCGACCTCATCCACGAGAACAGCGAGTTTAAGACCGTTCGGGGTACACGTCGGAACAGCGCTCTCATCTCGGTCTTTGAGAACGGCAAGATCCTGGTTCAGCCGACCCTCGCCGAGATCCGGAAAATCTCGGAACGTCACATCTTCTGACCCCAAGAAGAAACCTTCGGTAGGTGAAGGGTATCTGGTGTACCTCTCATCTACCGAAGCCTACCCCCAAGAAGAAAAGAGGCCCATCATGGGTTCCAGCGTCTACAGCGAAGAGTTCAGCGACAAGGCCAAGCAGGCTGTGAGCGAGACCGTCCCGGCGACCCCGGCGGTGGTGTCTCCGCCGGGAACGGAGACCAAGGAAGAGCCCTCCGTCCCGACCCCGGCTCCCACCACGACCCCGACCGGCGAGACCCCGGCGACCCCCTGAAGCAATGTTGGGGTTGCTGCATAGTGCGAGTAGCCCCAACACCTGCTCACCTGAGACGAAGAAAGAGAGTCCACCATGGGCGGATCCAGCTACAGCGAAGACTTCTACCATGCCCGAGCCAAAGAGCGCGAACGTACGAAGACCCCGACCTTCGCACACAGCGTGACGACGGCCACGAAGCCGGCCCACGAGCAGCGTACGCACGCACTGCTCGACCCCAAGAACAAGCTCATCCGCGAGTCGCGCGATTCGAAGGCTCATCCCGAGTCCCTCGCCGTCGCCGTGATGTTTGACGTGACGGGCTCGATGGCGGCGACTCCGACGGTCTTCCAGACCAAGCTTCCGCGGCTGATGAACCTCCTCACGGCGACCGGCGTCCAGCACCCGCAGCTCCTCTTCGGATGCGTCGGTGACGCGGTCTCCGACAAGGGCTCGATTCAGATCGGCGAGTTCGAGTCCGGCAACGAGATGGACGAGACCTTCAGCCACGTCTGGCTGGAAGGTCATGGTGGCGGCACGAACCAGGAGAGCTACCAGAACGCGCTCTACTTCTTCGCCCGGCACACGCAGATCGACTGCGTCGAGAAGCGCAACAAGAAGGGCTACCTCTTCTTGCTCGGTGACGAGGAGGCCTACCCCGTGGTGCGCCGACGGGAAGTCGAGGCGCTCTTCGGCGAGACGATCCAGGAGGATATCTCGCTGGAGAACATCATTGCGGAAGCCCACGACAAGTACAACGTCTTCTTCGTCATCCCGGCCGAGACGCAGGGAGGGCGGAACCCGGCGATCCGCAACTACTGGGTCGACCGCTTCGACGAAACCCACGTTCTCAACCTGACCTCCGCCGAGGGCGTGGCCGAAACGATCGCCCTCACCGTGGGGCTCTGCGAAGGGACGACCAACCTCGACGCGGCTCGCCAGGACCTCGTGACCGCGGGTGTCTCGACCAAGCTGATCAACGACACCATCGCCAGCCTGACGCCCCTCGCTGAGAGCCTCGGCAAGGCCAGCACCAGCTCGACCATCCGGCTCTAGGGGTTGATCAGACGGGCCGTTCTCTTGTACAGTCCGACATTGCAACCCAACACGTTCTGCGGCTTCTGCGGCTTCCGATTTTTCGAGGGAGCCGCATGGCCTCGGAAGTGTTCAAATTGTACACGAACAACCTACCGGAATCCAATGCCGGTAGTCGTGGCCATCATTTTCGTTCGTGGATTCGACCCCGACGAAAGTACCACATGGAAGTCTCCGAAGAAGTAGGAATAGTCACCTCTTCTTTGGAGTACCGTCTCCTCAACATCAAGACATCAACCACAGGATCGAGCCTGCTCATCTTCTGTGCAGGTCCGATCGTCCGCTGGGACGAGGTCGAATGGGCATTCAAACCCAACAGGGAGGTCTCCGAGGTTGCTGTTGCCACCTTCGAGACTGAGCTGGGCTTCTCGCTTCACACGGAAGCCCTTCGTCAATACGCCCTCAACCCAGTATAATTTTCCTCGCATGGGGATCTATACAAGGCTCCCCACCTTGTATAGATCCCCATGCCCATCGAACTCTCTCCCCAGCTCATGAACACCCTCGCCGGCTTGATCGGTGAAGGCGCTTCCATCGATGACCTGTTCGCCCGTCTGCGGGAGGAAGGGGACATCCCGGAACACGAGTTTCCGGGCATCCTCTGCAAGGTGCTGACGACCACCTTGGCGGAGAACACCAACAACTTCCGCAACCAGCTCGTGAAGTTCCTGTGAACCTCGAAATTCACGACAACACGACGGATGAGGGGGGCACCTTGATAGGAGTCGCCAGAAATCTGGACTACATGTACCAGGCGGAGCAGTGGGTGATCGACTCCAAGGACGAGAGGCGGGTCGCTCGCTTCGTCCTGTTCTCGGGCCCTATGACGCCGATTCGCGAATGGCGTATGGTCAACGGAGAGCCGAGCGACGTCCCCATCACGCCGGGGACGGTCGCCGATCCCCGAACGTTCGCCCGCGAGACAACGGACCGAACATGTAGAGGTTGATCGGCAGCTCCCTCGGACTGTAGGACGGGCATGAACACTGAAGAAATGGTGGACGCCCTATTCGCCAACAAGCCCGTGAAAGTCAGAGTGCCCGAAACGGGCCTGGCGTTCACGATCGCTCCGAAGAGGGGGTCTTTCGGGATCCTGTTCTTCGGGATCATCCCCGAGGGAAAGAAGCGCGCTCTGAAAACTCATGGGTACATGCTCATGGGGCGGAATGAGATGTGGGCCTGGGTAAACAGTCTTGAGTCCGTGGAGAACTGACATGTTGAGCACCATTGAACGAGCCATTGCTCTCAGAACGCACTACCGGGAAATCCTGGTCGCTCGCAACGGACACTGGGGTACTTGCTCTGGGTGCCCTCGCGACGAAGATGGTGTCCCACACCCTGGACGCTGTTCGGAGTATTCGCGATCCGATCATCACATTCCGGCCAGCGAAACGCATCGTGGTGAAGGCGTAAACACGACCGAAGCCATCGCTGCATTGGCTCGGGTTCTTTACGAGCGCGCTCCGAAGCCTGTGAAGACTGGCCACGCGGAAGCCGACGCGAAAGCGGAATGGCTGGCTGCGTGGGGCTGTGTGGAAGAAGCCGAGAAGAAATTTTATCCTCCTCGTGGTTGATCGACAGCCACCCCCGACTGTAGGACTCCCATGACGACCACCAAGTACGACTTCACCAAGCTCACCGCGGACCTCAAGGCTGGCCTCCTCGTGGCCAAGCAGGTTGCGGCGGCCACCCACGACGGCGGCACCTGTAACTTCGACGCCCCCAAGTTCCACTTCGATCGTTCACCGTCCCCCAAGGTGCGGGCGGAGTTCGAGAAGGCCGCAACGGAAGCGGGGGTTCCCGGCTACTGGACGGGGGACACGTTCGGCCGTCACCAAAACCGTCGCTTCGTCTTCGGTCCCGGGTGCGGCGGGCAGGGCCACTCGCGCACGAAGGCCGCGGAAGCTCTCAAGGATCACCTCGTCGCTGCGGGCTGGGACGTCAGCATGTACTACCAGGCGGACTGATCATGGGACGCCTGGTAGTTACCGTGAGGGGAGAATGCGAGCACCACAAGCGACGCGGACATCTACTGTGATGTCCGCGTCGCTTGTGGTGCAACGATCCTCCGCGTCGAGATGATAGGGGACTACCCCTCCACGGGCGCCCACATCTACGTGAAGTGCCAAAAATCTCCCGCCGAGCTGTCCGCGGCTATCGACGCTGCGGACGAGATCCCGCAATATTCAATCAGGACGGAAGTAGAGCGAAAATGAGTAACGTAATCCTGATCGCGGGCCTCAACTACGGAGATGAGGGCAAGGGGACGACCGTCGACTACCTCGCTCGGAAGCACGAAGCGCACACGGTCGTCCGCTACAACGGCGGAGCCCAAGCAGGCCATTCGGTGGTCCTGGAGGATGATCGGCACCACACCTTCGCCCAGTTCGGGAGCGCCACCTTCGTCCCTGGGGTGAAGACGCACCTCAGCCGGCACATGCTCATCAACCCGATCTTCATGATGTCTGAGGAGAAGCACCTCCGCACTGTCGGCGTCGAGGATGCCTTCGAACGGATGACCATCGAACGGGATGCGCTGATCACGACTCCCTACCATGTCGCCGCGAATCGCATCCGGGAGATGGCTCGCTCAAACCGCCACGGATCTTGTGGGATGGGAATCGGCGAGACGGTGAGCAGTCACCTGTTCCACCCTCAAGAGGATCTCCGGATTGGGGATCTGGAAGGGCCAATCACCGCGCGATTGGAGCAGATCCGAGCGCGGTATTTGTGGGAGCTGGCTACTCTGCACATTCCCGAGTGCAAGTTCCGCGACTACGATTGCATCTGCCCGTTCAAGCATGAATGGGGCATGCTCTTGAACAAGAGCCTTCTCCCCTTGATTGTGGGGTTGCTCACGGGATTTCTCAAGCTCCCGCTCAAGGTTGTCGATGAGACCTACCTCCCGCTCATCATGGGGGAAGGGACCACGATCTTCGAGGGTGCTCAGGGTGTCCTCCTTGATCAGGACTACGGGTTCCACCCCTACACGACCTGGTCCGACACGACCTTCAGCAACGCCCTCAACCTGATCGAAGGCTTCTCTGGAGACGTAAGGAAGATCGGGATCGTTCGATCCTACATGACCCGGCACGGGGCGGGCCCATTCGTCACGGAAGATGTCACCCTCCAGCTCCCCTCCACGAAGGTTGAGCACAACTCGCTCAATCCCTGGCAATCGAATTTCCGGGTGGGGCATTTCGACGCCTTCGCGACCAATTACGCCCTCAAGGTGATTGGGGGTGTCGACGAGATCGCCATGACACACTGCGATGTGCCAAGTAGTGGTAAAATTTGTGTTGGATACAGGGGAGAGTTTACCCCCGAAGTGCTTCAGGATATGCCGCATGTGAAGCATATTCGTGAAGACCTCGACGTTCGTACGGGTATCACAAATGCTCTTTTCAATGTCTTTCCGGTGTACTTGACCGATGTGGCAGAGAAGGATTTCATCCCCAAAATTGAAGATTTCGTGGGGACTCCCATCACCATCAAGTCGTACGGCCCCACGGCCAAGGACAAGCGATAATGGACCCCATCAAGATCATCCTCCCGCCCACCAGGCCCAAGCACGCGACGAACGCGTGGGAAGCCCTCATGGCGGATGATGATGGTATCCTTGAGGGTGATACCGCGACCTTCACCTTCGACACGAAGGTTGCGGAAGGGGACCTCTGCGACATCTACCGAGGCACCTACAACGGCCGCCCGGCGGCTTTGAAGGTGTCCCATGGGGTCGACGTCAACGACCTCGTCGAGCATGAGGCGGACGTCATCCGGCACCTCTTCCCCGCAGAAGAGGCGAACGTCGGGTTCCTCCGCTACCTCTCCAAGCTCAGCTACTCCTTCCATGACGAACGGGAGGGAAAGCGGATCAACGTCTTCCCCTGGCTCGGAGAACATGTCTCCGTCGCCGACATCCTGAAGGCGTATCCAGGCGGCATCGAGTACCAAAACATGGTCTGGATGTTCAAGCGTGGACTGGAAGGCCTCGGATACGTTCACGAAAAGAACGTCATTCACGGTGCGGTCCTCCCCCCGCATCTGCTGATCCATCCGGCCGACCACGGGGCCAAGCTGATCGACTGGTCCTACGCCGTCCTCAACGCGGACGCACGACGGAACAAGGTCCGGGCCATGTCCGCACCCTGGAGGTCCTTCTATGCCCCCGAGATTCCCGGGAAAGGGATCCCGACGGCGGCGACGGATATCTACATGCTGGCCAAGTGCATGGTCGCTCTGCAAGGCGGGGACGTCACCACGGACGCGATGCCGGATACGACCCCAGAGCCCATTCAGAGGTTCTTGAGGGAGTGCCTGTCTCCCATGCAGCACCTTCGGCCGAACAGCGCATGGGATCTCGTCGAGGAGTTCAACGCGCTTCTTCGCTCCGTGATCGGCCCGCCGAAATACTTCAAGTTCGAGATGTCCCCCAAGGTGTAATCATGCTGAGTATGCAAAATATCCCGCCCGTCTGTGGGATCGTCATCGTGGTGGTTCTCATCCTCTCCGCTCTGGGGGTGGAAAATCGCTACTTGGGATACTTCATTATCGGAGCGGCGTTGGCCATGATTCTCGATGTGATCATCATGTGGGCACGTAAATAACGTTCTCCCACTCTGGCCGTAGAGGAGTTCCATGTTCAAATTCAACGGAGGCCGGGGCGCAACGATATGTGACTTCTGCCGGACCATGTTGACCAGCGGGTCCCGCCAGATTCGACCTTTTCTCACGGTCAAGATGATGGAAGGGTCCGAAGAGCATCTCGCTTTGGTCCACCTGTGTGACGCACAGTGCTTGGCCAAGAAGATCGACCGCGTGGTCGATCAGACCGAAGCGGGCTGGGGTGACGACCACGACTTCGGAGCTGAGAACCTGCAACTCCTGATCGCCGCCCTCAAAGAGCAAGGCGTCAGGGAGGCTCGCCGTATCACGCAGCCTCGATAAACACAGCACACACCTAAAGTATTGACCTACCTCACGTCATACGTCAATATGTACGTATGGGACGTCCTGCCACAGACCTGACGGATTTCAGGTCTGGTAAACTAACAGCCACACATCGAGAAGGGAGCACTGCTCAAGGAGCTGCTCTCTGGTTCTGCCGTTGCGATTGCGGGGAATTCGTACTCGTTCGAGGCACCAAGCTCAAATCAGGACAGATACAATCCTGTGGGTGCGGGATGCGTGAGTACCAAAACAGCCCAAAAGACTGGGAGATTCACGGTCAGGCGGGCACCCCAAAACGCAAGCCCACATCACTTTACAACACCTGGACCCTGATGCGATCCAGGTGTTGTAAAGTGAGAAACCCTGACTATCCGTCATATGGCGGGCGGGGGGTACAAGTGTGTGAAAGATGGCTAAATAGCTTCACGGCTTTCCAAGAAGATATGGGGCCGAAGCCGGGAGCCTCATACACAATCGATCGTATCGATGTCAACGGGAACTACACCCCCGAAAATTGTAGGTGGGCCACACGTAAAGAACAGGCGAGAAACCGCCGAGATAATGTCTTTGTGTCTTACGAAGGTGAGACGCTGTGCCTCACAAACTGGTCCGAACGTTTCGGGGTTGCAGCTAGAGACATCAAACGAAGGCTGTACTTGGGCTGGTCTATTGAGCGAGCCCTGAGAGAACCTTCTCGTATGCTACCCAAGAGGCGACATGGTGACTCCGAAAGAAGTGGGCTGGGGATCGTATAAATCCTATGAAGGACCGATTTGGCTCGGTCGCGATACCCCCTACAAGATGCCCGACGCCCCTACAAGTGCGGAGAAAGTGATGACTGTCATCACAAGTACGGAAGGGGGGTCCTTCTCAGCGATCAACATGTACGACCGCATGGTTATTTCATGCGGCATTTTGCAGTGGGGCGAGGCAGGCCAGTACAGCGTCTCCGATATGATCGGGGCCATCGTTGACCAGGCAGGGGGCTTCCCGAAGCCTTTCCAAACCCAGCTCTCCAACGTCGACATCAACTTCGAGAAGAACGCCAAGGGGCGCTGGAGGTTCTTCTTCCGGGACTTCCGAGGTGAGGTCGACCGTCTCGGAGAGCAGAAGCAGCTCTTCTTGCTCCGCTCGAATGGCCTGAAGGGGACATGGGACGAGGGCTCCAAGGAGTACGCCAAGAGCTGGGCAGCGGCTATCGCGAGCACCCTGGCACTCCCCGAGGCGCAGAAGGTCCAGGTTGCCTTCACGGTCCCGAAACTCTTGAGCTTCATCACGCCCGAGGCCCATGCGATCCTTTGGGAAGGGTCTCTCACGACGGACGCATCCGCCATGTCTTCTGGCTGGATCGGGGCTCTCCGTTCGGCCTACCTTTCCTTCGCCGCCAATCTCCCCATGGTCGCAAGCAACCAGCTCAAGATCGCGGTCGCGAAGTCAAAGGCTCCGAAGTGGTCCTCGGACTGGTGCATCGACATCTTGAAGCAGCTCACCTTTGGGCCGCAGATCACGATCTACCCGGTCCGCTACAACGGGATCCGGCCGGTCATTGAGCGGATCTACGGTGTGGACCTACCTGACTTCGCTGCGGATCTCCAGGCATGGAGCGCGAAGCTGGGGATCGACCCGACGGATTCGATGCCTCCTTTCCTGACCCCGAAAGAGATTCAGATGGAGCTGATCGCAGAGGGTTATGACCTCGGGCCGGCGGGAGCTGATGGGCGGATTGGGGTCAAGACCACGGATGCCTTGTTTGCATTCCAGGCAATACACGGGCTCAAGGTCGACGGAATCATCGGACCCATGACCCGCAAGGCTCTTCTGGCCGAGTGGCAGCGGCGGAACTAGAGGAGGCGCCAAGTCGGAAGATGTAGGAGCTTGGGCGCATCCCACATCTTCACACCGACATCAGATCGTCGGGATGGTCATCGACTCGACCGGCTCATCGACGGCCTCCGGCTTCAAGATGTCCGCGGTCGTGAAGCTCGGGATGTGCGTGCCGAACCAGCGAACAGCAACCCCCATGCGGAGCTGGCTCTCCTTGGAGCCGCCCTCGCATGTGCCGCTCGCATAGGCCCGGAGACCCTCCAGCGTGCCAAGACGTGAGCACGAAGCCACCGACGACTTCATCAAGTGATGCGCCGCTCGAAAGCACTTCTTCCGATCCGCTAGCAGCTCGTCAGCCGTCCACCCAATCTGGACATCGGCTGCATCATCGTAGGGAGAAGCCCAGCGACTCAGGGTCTTGTTCCAGTCCCTCGTTCGCCCCTTACCCACGTTGATCTGCATCAAGCAGACGCTCTTCCCACCGTCGCCTCGAAGGAGGCCATTGTCCACCTTCGAGGCGAAACGACCCGACTCAAAGTAGGCCCCTCCGAGCATTGCCGCAGCCGTGCGAACAAGCCCATGGTCTGGACCTTTTGCCGGGGTGCTGTAGAAAGAAGGCTCGCTCATGACCACTTCAGCAAGGTCTTGGGCAGTCTGCTCATACCGTGCCTGGGTTTGCTCGGGAGTTTCGAGACCTCCCCCATATTGGGTGTGACCCGGCGGAGACTTAGTCACCAAGAACGTCAGGATCCAAGAAACAAGCAACTTCACAATCAACCTCCTGAAAGCCTGACCCAAAAAGGGTAGGGCTGGCCTTTCTACACCAGATAAAGTCTAAATCAAGAGAAATCGACGTAATTATGAGCCTTTTGGGGATCCACACCCCCAAAAGGCTCATAATTTCTAGAACGCCTACACTTCTGGTGTAGACGCCCTTGTGACCATCGACGCAAAGAAGCTCCGGGCGATTCACGAGATGTTCCTGTGCAAGTCTCCGGACTCGACTCAAGAACTCCTCTACACAGCATACCCCAAAGCACGAGGTTTCTCCCACAATGAACGGAATCTAGCGGTTCTCGACGCGACCATCATTTTGGGGCTAGCTCAGACGTGGCCGGAAAACGAAGAGGAACCGAACCAGGTGTTTTTCTTGGTCCGGTCCGCAGACGAGCTGGTCTGGTGTCTGAAAAGGCTCAAGGAGATCGCCAGAGGCTTCTTCGAGCGCCTCAAGCAGATGCCCAGTCAGAAGGAGGCCAAGGTGCAAGCGGCAAAGCTCATTGCCTCTTTCTTCAACAACCTTCGTATCGGGATCTCCACTCAGTTTGACGAGCCCCCGGCAAACTGGGTGTCCTTTAGCTACCTCGCATCCGACCCGGTCCCGACCTGGATGCGAGACAAGCTTATCCCTGTGCCTGTGCAACAGGACATGTTCGCCGGAGTCGAGGAGCAGTGAGTATGTCCAGAGAGTAGACTTTCACGTTTTCCGTCTAGTACGTGATCCAACATACTAGACGATACCCGTCGAAGTCGGTGTAACCTCTCCCCATGTATGACGATGCCTCGCTGGACGATTACTGGGCCATGTTGCGGCCCCCCGAGCCCATGCCGTCCCCTGTGATCTCCCTTGAGACCGCTACCGAATGGCTGAAAACCATTGGGGCTCCGAGACATTCTCCCCTCTTGGTAGTCCCTGGTACATCTGTGGAGCGTTGCAGCGTTTTTCGGGCTCTGGGGAAAGTCGTGGACAGCACCTACTTCGAGTGCGACCTGGAAAACGCCTCCTGGTTAGAGGTGGGTCTCGACACGACCATCGCAGCTCTCGTCTCCTGTCAGGACCTCGATCTGGAGGGCACCATTCGAACGATGGCTGACACGTCCCATTACCTGGAGCATGACGTGTACCGGATTCTCTGGGAAATTCGGTTCTTGCGTCGTGAAGATCGGCATCAAGCGGACGAGCTGTTCGATATCTTCCGGCGATTGGTCCGTGACACACAACTTCGAGAACATGAGGTTCGGAGGCTCCGGGACCTTGGCATCTCGAAGTTCATCTTCTCTTTCCGGGAGAAAGTGGAAGTGCTGTGCTTCCTCCGCACCCTCGCCTCTCAGAACGAAATCCCGAGTCGCCTGGTTCTTTCTTTCGACGGGTTGGACCAGGCCATACAAGCTGAGAACAAGGGGGTTCTTCGCCAGCTCGTGATGCTCATCTCTGAAGTCCGACGTTGGACGCTAATCACCAGTTGCCCGATTGGCATCCTCCTGGGTTTTTCAGCGGCCCGAAGTAATACCGCAAAACTCCGCAAGCTCAATCAGAATCTCACCGCCGAAATGGAGGCCGGGCTCGCCTGGACCAAGTCATGATCCGGATCAATTTCACTTGCGATGTTGTCGAACTCGAACCGCTCAACACTGACGAGTACGACGGCCTGCTCATGGTGATCTCCACAGCCACCACCCCGATTGGAGGGAATGACCAGGTGAAACATCAGGATACGGCGACGGGGGAATGGGACGACATCCCTGTTTCTGCGGGGGCCCGCTCAACAGGGGGGTTGGTCTTCCGGGAGCGGCAAGTCACTCTGCCGGGGAAGTACCTGATCCGCTCCGCGATCCGCAATGGGAAAGAGCCCTTCAGGACTTTCGACCTCTTCCTCGAACATCTGGGAGACCGAAATGCCCGCCTCACGGTCGAGCCTGGAAGCACCCTTGCGTTCTGGATCATGGGCAACTTCGACCCGATCTTGATCGGTGCAGAGCGTACGATCATTCACATCGAGAATGGGCAAATCACGTTGATCGACACAGGGAAGCCGAGCGATCAGCGCCGTCCGACCGCCTGGGAGAAAATGGACGACGACGACATCTAGCTCTTGGTGTCCATAGAAGGGATGCCCCCTCGTCACCATCAACTAGACCCCCAAAGTGGAATGGGTATGAGCCCTCCGCACTGCCTCGTCTGTCGGGCCAGCTTCAACCCCAACGAGCCGCTCACCTCATGCGACCATATCTCGATCGACGACCTGAAGATCCAGACAGTCTACGACATCGACATGGACGAGAAGCCCATCGGCATGGGGCTCTCGGGGGAGTGCTTCAACCTGAAGTGCCCCGACTGCAAGCAGACCTTCATGCAGCTCCGCAAGTCCATGCACGGGCTCTTCTATGGGTGCCCTTCCTACCCCGCGTGCAAGGGCACTCACGGGGCCAATGCGGACGGCGCTCCGAAGGGCATCCCTGGAGACTTCGCGACCCGTCAGGCCCGTATAGCGGTTCACCTGGTCTTCGATCGTATATGGAATCAACCTGGCTCCAACCTGACCCGAATCCAGGCCTATACCTGGATGGCTTGGGAAATGAGGCTGGGAATCATGGAAGCCCATATCGCACGCTTCGACATTGAAATGTGCGAGAAGCTCGTCTCCCTGGTGAAAAAACACTTCGGGGTCACGAACGCGTGGGAAGCCATCCTCGACGACTCCATCTGGGATTGACGTCGTAAGACGCTACCCCGAAGGATGGGTCCCCCAACAGCGTTTGCCGGGGGTTCATTTTGCGCCCGCGGACCCATGCGTCTTATCGACGGACCCTACGGCCGGTTCTACGGCTGCAAGCACTGGCCTGACTGTGTGTCTCGAATTCCGGCCGAGTATGACGGTACGCCGAAGTACCCGAAAAAGAAGCTGCCCCGAAGTCATTCGCGGGGCAGCTTCTTTCGGACGACTTCGACTAGTCGTTGGTGACGGTCTCGACCGTCCAGTAAGGCGGGAGGGGCTCGGCGATCCGAGCGGCCATGGCCTGGACGACGTCCAGGGGAGTTCCGTGCAGGTTCCGAGCTGCCGCCTTCTCGACAGAGCACTCGATGCGCAGGATGGCCGCCTCGTACCCGAAGGCCGAAGCCGCGAGCATGTAAGGCGCGATCTCGGCAACCGACGTGTTCGTGTTGTCGACGACGATGAGACTCCAGTCGGCCTCCAACGCAATGAGGAATCTCTTGAAGCACCTTCCGTGCGCTTCCCCGATCTTGGTGGGATCGAACTCATACTCCCCCGCCTCGTTGACCATGAATTGGTCGGTGGAGACGATGACCGCCTGGTTGACACCCTCGACCAGCTTTTTTGCAATCGTGGACTTCCCCGATCCCGACAGACCTTGCAAAACGATAACCTTCGGCATGTGTACATCTACACAGGAAGAGGGAGGGGGATCAACCATATTTTCCCTGGTTGATCCCCCTCCCGGTGTTTTTGTAAGACGACCACATGACGGCCACCCAAATGCACTTTCGGATCGATGGGGACGACTTCACTCGCATCGCCAGGGATTTCTTTCTGGAGGAGCGCCCTGATGCTGCGTGGCGCTTCATCACGGAAGGCCTGATGGGTGGTGAGCCAGGACAAGCCGAGCACTACGCCAAGCTCATCCTCAACGGAAAGACCAAGCTCATCGGCAACGAGACCGTGGGGCTGGAGCCGGTCGACGATGACGCGGCTGACTTTCAAAAGCAGGCCCGGTACATCTACGCCGGGCGCATCCGTAAAGAGGGCCGATGGTGGCGGCCGAGAGCCAAGGTCACGAACTTCGGCCCCGAGGATTGGCCGAAGGGAGCTGTGGCAGGTGATCAAGCCACCACGGCAGGCAAGGCGCATCTCCACGAGATCGGACGTCAGCGCGTCGCCCACTACGAGCTCAAGGACGAGCGCGTCTTCGATGTCGAAGGGGATTCCCTCATCTTCGAGCCGTGTGGAGAGCCACCGCATTGGTGGCCGGTTAACCGCACGACCGATGCCGCCCTCAAGGATTTCTTGGCCGCCGGGCGCAAGCTGGAGCTGGATGGCTGGTCGCGTCGCTACCAGGTCCGTACCAAGAAGATCACCCCGCCGCCCCTCACGGACGACGAAAAGAGGGCCATTGCTGCCAAGCGGGCCAAGGAAGACGAGGAAGATCGGAAGAAGATTGCAGCCTTCTCGATGAAGTGCACCATCATCGGGGCTCAGGTGGTGCTCCAAGCCGGCGAGGACACGTTCGACATGCCCTTGGAGGACGGGACGACGATCAAGGTCCCGCGGGCTCCGTTCGAAAACTGGGCCCTCCGGAACACGTCGCTGAGCCACCTCGCCCCGGCGTGGCAACCAATATCCACGCCGGGGATGAAGATGCCGGGGGACGATGTCTTCCACACGGACTGGGTTCTCGGGGCCCAGCAGACGCTCAAGTCGGCCTATGAGGGCCCGGTCAAGGATGCCTCCTGGACTGCACGGTTCGATCTGCAACGGAAGCTGGGCAACTGGGAGTGTGGTGTCGTCGTCTCGGGGGAAGATGTGACGGGTGTGGTCGGCAAGGGCATCCTTGTGCTGTCCGACCTCGACCCCAAGAACCTCGAAGCCGTGATGAAGTCGAAAGCCGTCATCACGCAAGCGGGAGGGAGGCTCGCGCACCTGGCTCTGGTGGCCATGGAGCACTGCGTCCCGATCCTGCTTGTCCCCGACGCTCTGACCCGATACCCCAAGGGGGCGAAGTTGACCCTCTCGCCGAAAGACGGGAAGATCCACACGAGGGAGATCGGGGCCATCTACGACTGCGGTTGATCCCGGTCGCCCACTTGCTGTAGGTGAAACATGGACCGTCGAACCAACTACGAAGATCGCACCATCCGTCGTCTGACCCGCATCATGTACCCCAAGTACGTGGAGGTCATGAAGAAGGGGGTGGCGCAGGGTGACATCTGGACCCTGAACGTCTCTGGGAAGAATGTCCTCGCCATCATCGGCGACGGAAACATCACCGTGATGGCGGATGGCGGGGGCTTCCGCCAGGTGGGCACCCCCAAGCGCAGCAAGTACACCCCCATCTTCTGACCCCATGTCGACCCCTCAGCACCCTTCCCTGGAAGAACGCCTCAGTCTCTCTTGGGCCTCGTGGCTGCACTCGCATGAGGACGCAACACAGAAGTGCCCGGTGGTCCACTGCGAGCATAACCGCCCGCTTGGGACTATGCCGGGCTCCTCGTGTTGTTGCTCGTGGTGTCAAGGCCCGCCTTGGCCGATAAAAGAGCCGAATCCTAGTCCGAAGGTGTAATCTATGGCGATGAACCCCGACGCCGTAGCCGTGTGGCAAGACTTGAAGACATGGGCGATCCCTATCTTCGAGTGGTGCAAGGTGCATCCCTGGGGTGTTCTTACGTTCAACTTGTTCTTCGTCCTCGGGTGTTTCGACTCCTACCGCAGAGGGGCTCGCAAATACCGGCGTCTGGCAGAAGCTCAACAACTTCGAGACAGCAAACTGATCCGGGGCCTGGAGCAAAATGTGGAAAGTCGCATCCGGCGCCTGGACCAAGTGCAGCAAGCGCTTGCGGATCTTCGAGCGCAAGTCGCGTTGATTCGACCTGGGGGTGAGACAACGCCTGAACTCTTCCCCGAGATCCCGTCGCCACCCAAGAAGGCTCCGCGAAAGTCTCGGGCAAAGAAGGTCCCGCCGGAGCCGACCACATGGCACTCAAAGCTCCTCGACGACGGGGATGACATTGGGACGGCCGAGAAGAAGTAGACGATGCCTACCCCTGACGACGACATCCTCAAAGAGTACTGGGAAGACCTACAGGTTGGGCCGGTCCCGGACCCCACCCTCCCGAGCTTCTACGGGAAGCATCCTGGAGACCTGGTCATCGGGACATCCAAGGATCGGATCCTTGTTCGGATCCACCCCGACGGCACTCTGACCTATGGCCCGGACTACACGCCGGATGAAGCTGCGGTCGAGTTCTGGACGCAAATGTGCGTTCGTCGTATGGAGTCTGAAGAGCGGGTGATGCACCTCGGAGTCGTCGAGTCGATGCTCATTCGCATGGGGAACGCCGACCTCAACTACGAGGGCCGACAGAGGCAAGCTCAAGCCGAGGGCGCGACAGACCACGATCGCTTCCAAGCGGAGATGGCCCGACGCAACCTCGAAGCCATCGTTCACCAGACGATCGAATTCGGACGTGGCCTGGTCGCTCGTCCGGATGCTCCGGCTCCCATCGTGCCTGAACCTGCCCCCTCGGACGTGGACGGTCCTCCGGTCGATTACGAGCAGTATTCGTCCCCCATCGCGGATCCCCCTCCGACTCCGCGACCCTCGGCGAACCTTCAAGATGCGTGGAACATGATGAGCAACAGGCTCGAAGAGGCCGCAGCTCGTCGCCCCGTGGAGCACAGGCGAGCCCCTGGGTTTGGCAATGGCGTCGGGCCTTGTGTGTGTGGCGCTGCCTGGGATTTCAGGCAGCGTCGATGTTCGACCAGGAATTCTGGTTGAGCGGATCAATCGAGTCGAAGATCATGGAATTCGCGAGCATCGTCACTGAGTACCTCGAACTCGTTGGCTCGTATGCACTGGTCGACGAGTTCGAGGTAAGCCTAGTCACGGTCGAACGTTGGGCGACCGGCATTGCGACCCCACACCCGAAGATCCAGGAGCTTGTCACGGCTTGGGTCCTCAAGCAGAAGCCGCTTGCAATTCTCGCTGTCTTGCTGTAGGCTGGTTTCTCTGGATCGGTCGTGGTGAGTGGGCATGGAAGCCCGGGAAGTTTTGACTTCCCGGGCTTTTTTCATTGGCCAACGCCAGGCAGACGCACAAGTTTCAGGGCCCCGTTGTGGCTAACGAGAGGCGCCAGCTCGGGACTCCGGAACACGTCGAACAGGTGCATATCCTGACCGTCGACCGTGCAGCCCAACGAGACAAGGGTGACCGTCTGGCTGTAGTCCGTGTGCGCCATGTTGTGTCGCCACCCACAACCCTGAATGACGCGGACGAAGCGCCCCTTGGAGTCCTTCGAAAGAGAGACATTGGCTTCCCCTCGGATGCCCTTGTACCCCACGCCCTCGAAGTGCCAGCCGTAGTTCTCGACGAAGCCCGGGTGCGAGAGAATGGCGTTGTCGAGGACCCAGTGCTTGCCGACGTTGCACACGAGGCCCTCAGGGTTCCCTTGCGCAGCGAGAGCCGTGTCAATCCGGCCGCTATGGGCGAGCATTGCAGCCGTTGAAGAATTGAACGGCTGAATCGAAGGCCCGAGAGTAACAACTTTCTGCGTCCAGATGAGATCCGCCAGCTTCGGGGTGAGTAGAGAACAGCCAAGAAGATCCGCGAGGTGCTGCTCCGTTTCGGCGGAAGCGTTGATCCGCACGCCCTCGATTTTGAGCGCATCCGAGAAGACCTGGAACTCGGCGTGGTGATCGCCATGGTCGGAGGTGACCGTGGACCACAAGATAGGGTCAAAGGTCCCTTCTGCGACGAGTGCTCGGATTGCTTGTTCGCGAGCAGGGCCAGCGGACGGGGGAAGGTTCAGGCTCATACTGAGGATCTTCCTAAAAAAACCCTATACACGATGGCCATGATCGGACTCCGGGTGCCTCCCGAAACTGCTCAACTCCTGAAGCAGATCGACCTCAAGGGATTTGGGGTCCCCGAGCCTATGGATCAAGCGCACATCACGCTGCTCCATTTGGGGGATGATGTTCCGATTGAGTCTCTGACCGAGGCAATTCGGGTGTTGTACACAGTGGCCTCGAAGACCAGACCATTTGCTGTGCAGACGAGCCGAGCGACAACCTTCCCGCCCCAAGATGGGAAGAAGACTCCCATGATTGCTCAGGTGGACTCCAATGCCCTCCACGACTTCCACCGAGCCCTACAAGAAGCCTTCGAGGCTGCCGGGATCGACTTCTCGAAGAAGTGGCCCGAGTTCAAGCCTCATGTGACTTTGGGGTATTCTAAAGACCCTTTGGTCGATGCAGACCACGTATTCGATGAGACTTTCCCTACGGTCGAGTGGGGCGCCCATGAAGCTGTGCTTTTTGGGGGTGACAAAGGAAAACAGACCATGATGGTAACAACCCCCTTCTCTCTGAGCCCCTTTCGCCAGGCTGTCCGACAGGCCATGTTCCGAGCTGCCAACCGGCCCTACGAACACGACCAGGAGGCTCAAAGCGAGAAGAAGGAGCTTCTTAAGAAGCTCGAATTGCTTTCCCAAGCAGCCTATGCTTCGGGAGACAACGCAATGGCGTCCTTCGCAGAAAGTCTGGGGATGCAACTCGAACGAGCGGACACAGCCTGGAACTTCAGTCTCCCCCAAGAACGGAAACTCCGGGAAGGCCTACAACAGTACCATCACCTGATGTCTCACCCGGCTGAGCTTGATCGACTGTTTGAAGAGAAGAACCGAGCCCCTCAAGTCAGCCCCGCGGAGCAGACGAGAAACCTTCGGATCCGAATCAACCAGCTCCTCGATGCCGCGAAGCAAGATGGGGACAACTGGGTGATCAGTTTCGCAACCAATATCGGGAACATGGTGCGAAACAACCGACAGCTATCTCCCGCTCAAAGCAACGCGCTGGAGAAAGCATTCAAGAAGTACCGTCTTTGAGATTCGAGCCCCAGTAAATGACGTCATTCTGAGAGTACGACCTCGCGTGCCCCATTTCTTCGAGCCACGCGAGACCGTGCCGTAGAAGGGCAGAGGAGACCCCCGACGTCTTCCGCCACGCTTCGAGTTGGGGCCACGTCCGAGGCTCCGACAAGTACTTGGAGATGGGGGCAGTCCACCCCACCCAACAGGGGTCCGTGAGAGTTGGAGCCCGCACATCCGAGAGCCGATGGTCGAACTTGTTCCTGGGAACCCCAGGAACAAGTTCGGGTTTTTTGGTGCGGGAGGGTCTCTTCACAGACGGGACTTTTGCTGCGGGGGCCACGTTGGAAACAGGGAACCCCAAGTCGTCTTCTGTCTCTTGCCACATCCCCGTCCCTACACCGACATTTTTATCGTTGCAGGATTACCCAAAGAATCGTAGGAAATAGGTATGGCCACCGTAATCGCCCAATGCAAGAGCTGTCATCAGATGATCTATTGGGAGGACCACATCGCCGGAGCGTGTTCCTGCCCTGAAGGCTCCTTGCGTCAGCTTCTCGCGCAGAAGCAACGTCGGCCGGCAACAATGGCTCGAACCGCGAGCCAAGCTCCAGTTCGTCAACAACTTCCGGACCTTACCCCCGAGATGCTCCTATCGAGCAGTGCCCTCCGAGAAATGCGAGCGGCCGAGGGCCACACGCATCGGATGCCTGCTCCTCGGCCTCCCCGAAATGAGGACAGGAACGCCTATCGGCGTGAGTATGCCGCCTCCTTCGACTCCGAGGATGAGCCCGCTGAAGACCCGGCGGCGTCCCTGGGGAGCCTGGAGGACATCTGGGGAGGGGCTGTGGCGAGGGATACCGGACGGCGAGGGAGCCTCGACATCGACTTCTCGACCGGGGAGCTGGATTACGAACCGCCTGTGCAGCAAGCACGGCCTTCGGGCATGGGAGCCGCCAGCCTTCCTCGCTTCAATGTCACCCGTCCTCCGGTGGATCAGACCGCGTTCCGCCGAGAGCTGGTCGGGGCCAACATGCGTGAGATCGGCCGGACCCGAAACGGGCAGGTGATCTTCTCCGATCGGAGCACCCGCTCGGTTGATGAGCCCGCGCCTCGCCCCAGCTTCATCGAGCACACCTCCAGGACGGTGCCTGCCTCGCAAGCAAACGCCAGAACGGCCGCGATTCGAGCCGCGGAGCATGCGAAGCTCCCGACGGCGTTCGAGGTTCTACAGAGGCCCTTCCTCGAAGACGACGACTGATTTGGGGTCGTCTTGGGAGTCCCTTGGTGTACTCTCAAGGAATGGACCTCGAAGCATTCTCAAGCCCGCAATGAGGACGAGCGCCTGGAAATGCAAGTCATCCTCGTGGGGCAAAAGGGGTCTGTCCCCGAGACGGTCAAAGACATCATTCAGGTTGTCCCGGACTTGTTCGAGATGACCATCGAACAAGTCCGTGATCATCTGGCTCATGTCCAGCCTCAGATCCCCACGTTCATCATCTTGCCCGAAGTGGCAGAGGAGCTGCTGGGGTTGAATCTGACGCAGATATACGCCTGTGTGACACAGGCGGTTCTGGACCTCAAGCTCACCCCGAACGAGCCCAACGAGCCCAACGAGCTGGTCCGTGGCGTCAGGGACATGTCCGCGGAGCTGGTCCGCCTGCATCGCAATCGTCTCTTCCCGGCCAAATAGGCTCAGGACAGCCATGGGGCGGTGTAGTCCCGCCTCCATGCTAGACATTTCTTCTCCCGAGTCCTTCATCAAGGGTCTCGAAGTCCTCAACACCCTCCGAGACCTCGTCGTCGACAATTCCACGAAGAAGGGCTTTCGAGCCCAGCTCATGTTGGGCTTGACGGCAGCTCAGATCGCGGGCCCGATCGGCACCCTCATCCGAGCTGCCGTGATGACGATGAACGAAGTCGGCGAGCTGGCCGAGTTCTGGGAGTCGTTCCGGGATGGAACTCTCTTCTCGGAATGCGATAAGGCCGAGAAGATGCGCTTGATGGGGCTACCCGTTCTCACGAGTGCCGAAGAAGAAGTCGCGGACTCCTTCATTCGGAATCTCGATCGGGCAGAAGCCTTCAACGTTGATGTGGCGAAGGCGGTCGCCGTGAAGATGCTGATGAACGCAGGGCGCGCGCATCTTCACGGCGGAAAATTGGCATAGTTGGAGGAAGTGCTTGTAAAGCGTCTCAGGTATGACACTGAGCGACGAAGCACGACAACAAAAAATTAGAGCCAAAGCTGAAGGACGAGCTTGGAGGGAAGCCAACCCCAAGCTCGTCCTTCAGGGTATCCGGCGGTGTGCCCGATGTGGTTATATCGGGCAGCAAGAAACAGATTTCATTGCTGATGCTCGGTGTCAAGGGGGCTACCGAAATGTGCCGAAAGTGTATTCGGGAATCTTCAGTCAAGTATCGTGAGACAAATCACGACGAGCTTCGCGAACGATTCAAGAAGTGGCACCAAGCGAACATGGAAACATACCGAGCTAGCAAAAGAGCGTCTAACAAGAAACATGCGGTAAAGATCGCAGTGCAGAAGCGATCCGCTCGTCTCAAGCGGAATTATGGCCTCACGCTTGAGGATTACGAACACATGCTAGCGGAACAGGGGGGTGCATGTGCGATCTGTCACGACACTCCAAACGGGCGTTGGACGAAATTGAATATCGACCATTGCCACATAACCGGAAAAGTCCGGGGCCTTCTTTGCGTCAACTGTAACCGGGCTCTGGGGTATCTCAAGGATGACCCCTCTAGGGCGATCCGTTGTGCAGAGTATCTTCAAATTAGCAAAGAAGGGAAGCTTCCCTGATGGACACTATTCCCCCGCGGATCCCGATCCCAAGCCGTACTAGTACGGCTTGGGATCGGGATCCGCGGGAAGCGGGCCTAGAAGCAGGTCCCCTCGCTGAACCATCCGCCGGCTTTGTTCTGGGCCGTGCAGATGCTTCCGTGCTTGCAGTAGCCGAGATCCGCCGGGTTACCCGAGCAGAGAAGCTTCCTCATCGGGTCATCCCACTTCCCCTGGAAGAGATTGTACCCGTTGGGAGAAGTATTCCCCGACCCGTCGCACCCAAGCACCGTGATGTACCCACCCTCAGGAGCCGGCACAGCACAGACGACAGGGACATGGGGCAAGCAGACTCCATCGAGACAGACTCCGTCGGGGCACAGATCCCCATCTGTCGCACAGAACCCGCCCCCCGAAGACGAAGACGAAGACGAAGACGCCGAAACGGATGTTGACGAGCTGGTCTCGCCCGTCCCTCCGGCCGTACCCATCTCACCCCCAGCTCCGCCGAGTCCAGGCATCCCCCCCATGCCGCCCATGCCGCCCGTACCCGAAGAGCCGGCGTTCGTTGCGGTCGTGCTGCCGCCAGATCCCGAAGGGTCAGGGGTGGAAGCACAGCCAGTCAAAACCAAGATTCCCAAGAGAACGATGTTCTTCATGTTTTTGGGGTACACCGAAGCCAGGGTCTTACTTCCCTGGTTTCGATGTACGGGGGATCCTTAGTTCGTCGAGTTGGCGAGGTAACAGGTCCCGCGCATCATGAAGAACGGCCCCCCATTGGGGTACACGACCGTCACCGCGCAGGAGTCGCCGTTGTCGCAGAACCCGATCTCCTCGACCTTGCCCGTGCAGAGCTGAAGAGCCGCCGCCCAGTCCTCGTTGGTGGGCACATCGGGCAGCGGACCATCCGTCTTGTAGATGGTGACCCCGTGCGGGGGAAAGCCGACTGCGTCGATCCCATCCTTGCCGTCGCAGCCCTTCACGAAGAGGGAGGGCTTGGCCGGGTCCTTGTCCACGATCTGACAGGTGACCGGGATGCGCTCGACGCACTCACCCTGGAAGCAGATGCCCGTGGTGGGTCCGCCGCCTTCCAAGGGGCAGACGGTTCCGTTTTCCCCACAGAGGTTCGGTTTGCCGCCCGTACCGGAGCTGGATGAAGTCGTCGTCGTCGAGCTGGATGCGTCGGACCACGGAGCAGTATCGTCCGTGCCGCAGCCGCAGCCGAAGATGAAACCAGAGAAAATGATCAAAATGGTGTGCTTCATGTCGCCTCTATAGTCCGACCTGGATTCGGATCAACTGGTGTAAGTAAAAAAAGATATGCCTAAGCTCGACAAGAAACTCCGCCTGGAAGTCGCACAGACCGTGCTCGATGGGGGGTCCGTCCTCTTCCTCACTCCGAACTCAGAAATGAATGACCGGGTTGCGGACCTCTTCAGGAAGGCATTCGTGGAGAACGCCATGGATGTCACAGGCTGCGCGGAACTCACCGCCCGCAAGCTCATGAAGCCCGAAGGCGCAAATCCGAGCTATGTCCAGCTCGCGAAAGGCCCCGGGCATGCCTTCTTCCACCCGAACCAGGACATGACCGCCGACGAAGAGATCGGGAACCCCACCTTCGTCTACTGGCCGACCGAGGGCGGGGACTACCAGAAGGTGCCCTATAACACATGGAAGCGAGAGCGTCGGGCTCACCTCTGGCGGCCGGTTCACCTGAAGGGACAGCTCCTTTGGGAAGACACGCCGGCTGTGATTGCGGGCCCGTCGAATGCGTGGGCCAAGATCCTGGAGGATGACCTGTGACCCCAAGCGAGATGAAGCTGGCGGGCATTCTCCTGGAGATGGCGGCCGACGAGTTCGGCAATCACAGCTGCAACGACTTCAAGTTGCCACCGATGCCGGAGACAGCCGTGCTCACCCTCCTCACGGAGTACTACGCCCCGGATCCGATCCCTGAGCTTCAGAGCCCCATCCTCAACGACGCCATCCTCATGTCGATGATGGCCAAGAAGCTCCTGGTGGATGCCGGGCCATGAGCACGACGGCATGGGACCTGATCCTGAACGATTTCGATGAAATCGAAGACCGGATCACGGCGGCCTGCCTCGCCTGCAAAGCCCGAGGGATTGTTGTCCAGTCTGGCGACTGGGGCGTCACCTATGACGAAGACACCCACAAGTGGGTCCAGGGTACACCTTGGCGGGAGAGCACCTCTCTCCCTGTGAATCTCCTCGGCGCCTTGTTGCTCATCGAGAACCCTTTCCCCGAGATGTACGTGTACGAGAACCGCACATGTTACGCGCCCACCGACACGGTGAGTAGACTTTTGGGCGTTGGGATCGCCTGGACTCTCTCATTCTTCGCGGGGTGGGATGCAGCTCGGTTCCCCTCTTCGGGAGTCAGGACCGCCTATGACTTCGGGCAGCGGTTGGCAACAGAGATTTCATGTCCTCTGTGAAATCTCTGAATGTCCGGGATAATTTCTGGTGTACTACGAGAATATGACCGACCCCACTTCGATTCCGACCGCAACCGCAACTGCAACTGCAACCCCGAAGCGCATCAAGCGCCCGACCAAGAAGACCTCGGCGAAGAAAACCGCCAAGAAGGTGGCCAAGAAGACCGTGGACACCACCATCAACGCCGTGGCTGCGTGGGCGACCACCAAGGCCAAGGCCAAGAAGGGTGACCGTGCCATGTTCGAGGCTGCCGCTGGCTTCCTCAACCAGCTCGCCAGCGCTCAGGCGGCGCTCCTCGCGAACCTCAGCCCCAGCGTGCTGAAGGCCGTCAAGGATCGCCTCGCTGCACTCCCGTACGGAAAGTGAACGCAAAAAAGCCCCCGGAGCAGCACGCTGCTCCGGGGGCTTTTTTCATTTCAGCCCGCCTTCTTCCAGCCGTCTTCCGTCAACGTGACCCTGAACGTCCCCTTCGGGTTGTCCTTCGAGGTCCCGTTGTCACGCTCGTTCAGCCAGAACCGGATGCCCAGCCCCGGCTTCTGGTGAAGAAGCCACACGAAGCAGACCCCGCCGCCATTCTCCAGCTCGCGAGAGACGACCATCGGACGACCGTCGCGGTGGACCAGGATGCGCTCATCCGCGTCCTTGATGCGACGGAGGTTGTTGACCGTGCAGTTCGAGTTACGCGTGCAACCCGCCCGCTTCGCCGAGTGAATGACCGCCGTGCCGACGATCGTGTAGTACTTGCCAGCGATCTGGCAGGGAACCGTCTCGATGAAGGGGTGCTTCAACCCCTTCGAGAAACGATCCGCCGCCTCCTCCAGAGCCACCTGAAGGCCATCCTTCGGGGGAGCCGGAGCAGGCTCGTTCAGGTCCTCCAGAAGGAGGTCCATGTCCGCCGGATCGAGCGCGAGATTCACACCCGGGTTCGAGGGAGGAGTCTTGTCCTCCTCCTTCTTCCCCTGGAGGAAGTTCTGGAGAGCCTCTTCCGTCTTGGACTGGACAGGACGGAAGAGATTCCGGAGTGCCTCTTCCATCTTGTCCACGACAGGAGGAAGCTGCATCGCCATCGGAGGCTGCGGGAAGAGCCTGGATAGAATCGTCCAGGCGTGGCGGTTCGTCTCCGCCGGGTACTGCTTGCCCATCGGCTCCAACATCAGCAGCTCCAGGAACTTGGTCCGCACAGCGTCCGCCTTGTCGGGCCGGAGAGCACCCTCCGAGACGAGAACCGTCGTGAGGGTCTGGAGTAGAAACGAGTTCGAGCCTTCCTTGATCTTCGCCATGACACACCTCTGTGTGAGTGTTTCGACCCTCGATCCCCCACTGAGGACTTCGAGGGAGGCCGAGACTCCTCTGAGCCCCGGTCGTATACCCACTCTACACCAGAGATATCGTGTCTCAGACGGAAATCAGAAGTCTTCGTCTTCTTTTAGCAACCGCTCATGCCACGTCCGAATTTTTTGAGCCCGAAGTCTGGCGAGGGGGCTAGGAAACAGAACATCATACCCACGCAACTCACTCCGGAATGGCCCTCTGTAGCCTTCTTTGAAGATGACACGAATTCTAAATGAGTCCCTCGTAAAAATGGACTCCAACACGGCTTCAACCATCGAATCAGAACGGAAAAGAGAGACAATATGACGGAAACGAGTTTTCTCCTCAATCGTGAAGGTAGGGAACTCCAAGTCCCAAACGACTTGATTAGACATATCAGTCCTCCAGGATGGCATCCCAAACCGTGGGACCCTTCAAAGAATGAAACTGGTTGATAAAGTTTACCCATGAAGTAATTCGGAATTGTCTTGAATCATCGTGACTATAAGACAGCCAGCCATTTTTGATGGTCATAACGGAGACCATGTTTTTAAAATGTGTGGGATCCTTGTCTACAAAAACGGCGTCATGGTGTACCCAATGAGGAACGGGGGTGCCTTCATATTTCGGATGGAAAGGCGACCAAAAACGCTCAACTCTCTCAAGAGAAGTACATCCTGGTCGACTCTCCCCCACGGCCAAAAGCCAGAGCCCATTGTCCGAGAAAGCCACGACCTCCGCCCAATACCCGGGCCCCTCAAGTTCCAACCAATCCCCAATTTCGTAGGCCATACAAGAGATTACACCATGAAGTGGAACGTCGACAAAGCCCTGACCGACTTGGCGAAGTGGGCGAGCGATCGGGACACCTTGGCGGGCATCTCGCAGGTCTACGTGGACGCTTCGAGGGCGACAGAGGTTGGGGTGCATCCGACCCCGCCCGAGACGAAGAAGGGGGTCGTCTACGTCTGGAAGGTGTACCTGCTCGCCGGGATGAACATCCACAGTTTCTACGGCCGGACGATTCAGGAGGCCTACCACAAGGCTCGCCGGATGCTTCGGCCCCCGGTCGGCAAGTCGACCAAGAAGAAGGTTGATCGGTTCAAACGTCGGCGTGTAGGACACGAGCAATGAGCACAGTAGAATCCAAAGAGCCTGCCTGCTTCGCCATTTCGTTGGCAGTCAGTTCCTACATCGTTACCACGGCGGTCCGATCAGGAGGGACCGTGGTGTATGTCACAAAAAGTGTGGGAACTCACGCTCATCACAAGTACATCGGGACCTTCGGAGCTGAGGATGAAACTCCGGAGATGGAGCATCTCCGAGGCTACCGAGATTTACTGCTCGACACTGTCAAGAGGATGTTCGTGAAATGAAAGAAAAAAAGCCCCCCATCTCTCTGAAGGCTGTCCGCAAGGTGTGCAGCTTGCCGGGGAACAAGGCAAGCGTCGCCTGGTGGGATGACACGCTTCACGTCTGGTGGTACAAGCCTTTGAGCATCGAAGCCGCACAGGGGCGCCTGAACAAGCTTCTGGACGACAAGGATGTGCATGACGGGCGTTGCCCCTACGCCCTGAGCCCCAAGCCGGGGGCTCGTCCCGCCCTCACGGTCGACGACGTGTACACGCCTCCGAAGCACATCCTGGAGTAAGAATTTTGGGTACGCGAGCCTGAATCCCTATATGGTCAAGACTCGCGTACGTCGTCCGGTGGACCTTCCCAGTAATGGGTGAGCTACGATGCTCTTGAGCCATTCGACCGCGGAATCAACAGCGGGCAAACCCGGCGGGCGTGGTGGAAAGCCACGCCATTTTCTCTAGAACTCCTCGTCGAGCCTCTCCCACCCCGTGAGATACGGGAGTTTCGGTGGGGTGAGTGGCGGGGTTCAGGATTGGAGCAAGGCTCCACAAGAATCGAACCTACCCCGATTGGGAAGTAGGTTGCTATCTCCTTCGAACAACGCGTGCAGATGTAGAAGTGCTTTGCCCAAAGCCCAATCGCACCGGACTCAACCTGAGTCCGGTGCGATTGGGGGCAAAAGAGGTGCCCAGCGTTATACGTCGTCGCCATCAAGATGCTCCCAAACCGTGGGGTTGGTCTCTGGCAGCTTCGGTTGAGCTTGCGCCATCGGGGGCAGAGTTGTTCTCAGAACGAGGCTCAGAAGCTCTGAATCACCCCGCGGTCGAGCTTGTGCCTGAAGCTGGGCTCGTAGCTCCCTGCGTTCTCGGATGATCCTCTCCAGGACCTCGACGGAGTTCTCGTCGCTGTCTTCCGCGTACCTTTGCAGACGTTCCGTGAGCTGCTTGAGGAGGACTGCATCTTCAGACTCCGTGTGAACGTAGGCAAGGAGCTTGCCTACGCCAATTGCTATCGCAATGAGCAGCACCGCGAGACCAAGGGTAACAATGAAAGCGATCATCCGATCTCCTCTTCATCCGAGAGCAAGGCCGCAGCTCCCGCCGGTTGCGGGGGAGGAGTAGGTTCTTCAAACACATCTCCTCCCGCCCAGACCACTTCACCCCCACGAGTACAAATATAGCCAAAGCAAGAGGCCTTAAGCCCCCTCACGATTTCCCGAGTGTCATCGAGAACCTGACTGTGAGGTGGCGTCTCGTTGCCATCCTTGAAGGTTGTCCCTGTCCCCCCCACAGTCAGAGACAGGAGAGCAGAGTACTTGGTGTTCTGCGAGAGCTTCTTGGTTGATGCGAGGGCGCCCACTGTATACCCTTTGGCCACCAATCCCGCAATAATGCGAGGGATGTGCATCTCGGATATGAGGGTCACCCAAAGTCGACACGTAGCTTCCATGACGTCTCCAAAAAAAGGAAGGTCTGTCCCGCTTTCGGGACAGACCTTCCTTACACCTCAACCAGAGCGAACCTGCTTACCAGTCGGAGCCGCCGCCGCTGGAGTCCGAGCTGGACGATGAGTCCGAGCTGGACGATGAGTCCGAGCTGCTTCCTCCGCGGTCCGAGGGCGGAGAAGTCGAGGAGACCCAGTTCGAGGACCCGCCACCCGCATCGTAGCTCGAAGAACCTCCCGAGCTGGGCTCGTAGCTCGGCGTGGGCGTGTAGCTGTGACGTTGGATCGGAACCTCACGCTCGATGTACACGTCCCGCTCGACGACGCGACCCCGATCCCGATGCAAGGCATCTCCGATGAGCATGCCCGTGAGCAGGTCGTTGCCATTCGAGCCGTAGTGGCCACCGTACCCGCCGTTGTTGTTGATGACCGTCGTGGAACTCGATGCAGCGGCAGCCGCGGGAGCCGGCTGGATGTAGGTGGGAGCCGCGACCCGGCGAGGAATGGGGGTGCTCGCCACGTTGTAGTCACCTCGGCCGATGCCACCCGTCCTCGCCCTGGCGGCCCCTGCTGAGGCGCTGGCTGTCGCCGTGGACTTCCGGATACCCTCGGCCCACGCACCTTCCTCGATGTTCCGCGAGCGCATTTCCTGAGCTTCCTCGCGGGTTTCGTTCAACACGGCCTGGTAGCGGGCCTGATCCGCCTGCGACTTGCGGTACAGGTAGATGGCGAACCAGACGAGCGAGCCGACACCGAGGAGGATGAGAGCCCAGCCACCGACACCGAGGCCTTCATGCACGACGATCGGGGGCGGGGGAGCGAGAGTCCCGCTGGTCGTCCTGGTCGACACATCGGCACGGGCTCCGATGGCCGTGAGTCCGCCCACCCAGTTCTTCTCGCGAAAGGCCGGATTGCCCGCGGCGAAGATGGAGTCCTGATCGAGGGCCTTCACCGGGACGCCGACCCCGAACCGAACGATCGTCGAGTGATGGTCCGGATCGAGCGCGATGACGATGACGTTGGGCGAGTCCACCCAGGCTTTGGCCGCGCTGACGAGCGCTTCCTTGGCGGGCGAAACCCGGATGAGGACATGGGTCTCGAAGGACCAGCTCGACCCTCTGGCCTGGAGGTTCGCGACATCAGCCGACGAAAGCAGATGCGCCTCATCGTTGACGACGACATGTCCAGCCATGGCGGACAAGGTCCAGAAGAAGACGGCGAATGCGAGGGAAATGCTGTGTTTTTTCATGTCTTCTCTTCAATCTACACCAGCTTGAGATCAACCGAAGCGCGTTCAAGAGAGTCGAACGATGCCCTCAAATCCCCGACACCACCACGGTAGGCGAGAGCGTAAGGGGTAGGGTTGTCCCCAGCGGCATCCGTCAGTTTTTTGGAAACGGCGTGCCCGATCAGACCTTCCAAGATGATCATGGCACCCACACCCCCATTTCGGATCTTATGCGCGAGGTTGGATGATATCTTGTGCCCGCCGTTGTCGGTGGGATACCATTCGGCCTCGATGTTGAAGCGCTCCCGAATCGTCCGGAGCTTCTCGTCTTTGACGATGCCCCCGATGATGACGAGCGGCTTGTTTTGAAGCCGGGCCCTGAGCGTGGGCCATTCCCCAGGGGTGACTGTCTTCGCGAGGATCACATCTTCTTCCCCCTCGAAGGCGGCGAGCTTCTCCCTGGATTCGCGGGCGATCCTATCCCAGTCGTCGTTATGATCCTTCGCGAGTCCTCGTACGTAGTTGTGGGGGCAGTTGTCCCCACGGACCTTGGAGAGCAGGGGGATCGAGCGTTCGACCTGCCAGAACAGGTGATGGGTTGAGGGCAGCCGCGTCAACATCTGGCGCACCTCAGCCGTGAGAGCCTGCACGTAGGTTTGGATCTGAGCAGGGGGTTTCTTCCGAAGATCTGACGTGGCGAAATCCTCGATCTCATCGAGGATCCTCTGTGCACTATGTGCGAGAGGATCTTCCTCGACTGCCGGGTCTTCGTGCGGGGGTGCCTGGGGTGGGAGGACCACCTTGACAGGAGGCACCTCTACCACCTTGACAGGGACAGGCGAGGCTTTCAGCTCTTGCGGGGGAGCTTGAAACGGAACCGCACCGATCAACTCCAGAAGGCTTGTCAACGCATCGCATAGTTTGAGACGCTCTGCATCGATGATTGAAGGCGCTGGAGTGGACGCTTCCTGTTTGATGGCCGCGAGCATGGCGGCGATCGTTCGTTGTTCCGCATCCTCTCTGTGCGCGACCTCGAAGGAGGTGAGTCGTTCGCGGAGACATGCGACCATGTCAGATATCGGCCGCACCTCGGCTTCGACGCTGAGAGCACAGGCATTGTATAGTAAATTGGGCAGTTCCATTGTTTCCCGAGTTACCTTTGAAAGGTGTACAATGTAGGCAAAAATGGCCTCGTTGAGGTTCTCCCTTCTATACACCGGGGAGCCCTGGGGGTAAAACAGGGCTCCCCGCACGTCGACCTAGAATACAAATTGCCGGTGTATAGGCCAACATGTCCGACGACGACTTGGAAGAATACTGGGAGGTCAGTGTCCTCCCTCCCCGCCCTCCTGGTCTTCTCCAACCTTTGGGCCCTCCGGAAGGATCTGGAGGGCCTCTCTATATTTTTGGAAAGGCCTCTGTGCTCTATTTGGAGGTAGGGGCCGCAAATTGCGAGCGCTTTGGAGACCGGCAACCCATTACGATGACCCCCGTATCTGACACAGGGGGCACGCAATGGCGACTCAGCCCGGAATTCCGATTTACACGATCAGCACTCATCTCAAGGTTCGATCTTTGGGATAATCCAAGCGGCGGGCGCAAGCTATACACCTCTGACTTCGAGCCTCTCAACGTTGGCCCTGAGTATACATTCACCTTCCACCTGAATATTAAAATTTGACATGCCTACCGATCGCCAAACCCTCGTCGCTGTTCTATCGCTCCCTCCGGGCAAGCTATCCCCGCGAGAGAAGACCATCTTCACGCAGTGGCTCGATACTCTCGACGCTGGAGTCATCGCCCTGACCAAGGGGCAGCGAAAGTGGGTGGATGATGTCTTCGTGAAAAATGAGCTAGACAAGGGGGAGCGGCCTCCCCCCAAGCCGCTGAAGGGGCGCATCAAGAATGAGCAGCCCCTCGACAAGATGCCCCGACCTCTGCGTCCCCCGGGGCGATCGAAATGAGCGGTACCCATGAAAATCTCATGGGGCAGGTCTTCGGTCGCCTCACGGTAATCGCGGGCCCGACCCATAAACGTGGGCGCACAGCCTGGATGTGTCTGTGCTCATGCAGCAAACGAAACTCTTTTATCGTTTGCTCGAAAGAGTTGAAGATGGGGCAGTCCACCTCATGCGGTTGCATCAAGGATGAGCTTCATCGCGTCCGCCTCGCAACACATGGGATGTCCGAAACCCCTGAATACCGTGCCTGGCAGCTCATCAAGAACAGATGTGGAAACCCCAAGGCAAGAGAGTACCTCTACTACGGGGGACGGGGAATCAAGCTATACGACGCCTGGCAGACCTCCTTTGTGCTATTCCACACACATCTTGGGCCAAGACCCTCACCCCTACATTCTGTGGATCGGCATCCCGACATGAATGGGGACTATGCACCTGGTAACGTTCGATGGGCAACCTCCAAAGAGCAGAACAGAAATCGTAGAAACAACGTACTAATCGTAGTTGGCGGGCGCACAATAACGTTGGCACAGGCTGCCGAAGAAGCTGGCCTCCCTTACGGTCTGGTGTATCGAAGATTCGTCAGAGATAAATTTACACCTGAATTGACTCTCAAACCTCCTGGACGAAAATGAAACGCTGGGATCCTGACATCGAGGATTACATCGACGAGACGAATGGCGAGGAGCCGGATATCGAAGACGATATCCGCTTCAAGCTCGATATGGTCGAGATGATCCGTACCGAGTTGGGAGACAAGAAAGCAGCTTTGGCTCAAACCACGCTGAAGATCCCCGAGCTGGACTATTCTATGTCCTTCCACGTCGGGATGTGGCTGCGCCATGCTGAAGACGAAGTAACCAGAGTTCGTCTCGAAATATTGGAGGTTCGAGACGAAACCTGTCTCGTCTACTGCGTCGGGTGGGAGGAGCCGACTGAGAAAACAAAGAAGATACTCTGTTGGTATAGAATATCTGAACCCCCCTCGACGGCTCTGCCATCTTGGGTGAAGCCGGGTGCGTACTTCGGCAGCAATTCTCGCAACAGATGGTGCATTCTTACCATCAAAGAGGGCATGTTCACAGCGAAGCGTACACGCGATCAGTACTTCGCCACCTGGACATCAGAGGACCTGTTCGACGAGTGCCGTCCCATCCTCACGGCATGGGAACAGCTCGACGACTTGGGATAGCTATGGCTCGTTTCTGTACACACTTTTCCGATATCGACTGCTGTGATGTCCCTTGTTCAAGGCAAGGCTGTGGACACGAATGCTCGTACCACGAAGAGAAGTTGTGCATTGGCGTGGGTTGTACCTGCACAGCCTTCGACAACACCCCCGTTGTCCGAGATCACCATGCTGAGGACCTCAGCTTCATCCTGGAGCTGAGGACTGCGACCCCCGAGAAGCTCCGCGAGCTTGAGATCAACCTGCACTTTGGGGGTCCACAGTGGCAGCGCATCGCAGTTGAACGAGAAGTCTCAAAAAGATCGGTGTAGTCGCTCGGGATGTTGACGAAGAAGATCCTGACGGCGACGAAGCATTACCTGAGCAAGACCCCCGAAGAGAACCGCGCCTATGGCCTGGTTACGGATGGGAAGATCAACCCCGGCACCTTCCGCTTCATGCCGGTGCTGGCGTGGCTTCGCAAGAAGCCCGAGAGGAGCAGGATTGTCCTCTCGGGCTTCTTGCTGCGCATGACGGAAGGTGCTTTCGTGGGAGGCCTCGACTGGTCCATCCCGCTGAACCCGGAAACCGAGAACGACGCCGCGAACCTTCTCTCGTCCTTCGGGTGGGACAATCGAGTGTGGCCTTCAGACCCGGGCTGGCCCGACGATCTGCCGGATGAGGAACACACGCTGCACGGGATGCTCAAGAAGAAGGGCATCTTGGAGACGCTCACGTTCCCGCCGAAGGAATCGGGCAACAGGGTGATGACGCTTCATGTGCTGAAGGTGTCGAACCCCTTCCCGCTGCCGATCCTGGTTGCTGATGAAGACCGTCAGGAGGTGGCCCCCGAGATGCTCTCGAAACTTCGAGAGCTGGTCGCCGACCCGAGCTGCTTCTCGCTGTCCTCCTAGTCGTCCGCGAGAAGGTGCCCCCACGCGTTGTCAGGTCTACCTTTGGGCCCTCTCGTCCGAAGCAACCTGACAATGGGGAGATCGGCTGCCGCAGCCAGGGAATCATCCAGCTCCCTGGTTGCGATGGAGCACTGGTCGATGTGGTGCGCGGGATTTGAGATGTCCCGCACCGTGATGAGCCACACCCCCTTCTTCTTCTGAATGTAGACCCCAGCCCGCCAGGTGTTCATGACCTTCGTGTTGGGGTCTTGGGCTCCCGTGGCGACATCGAATGGCTCTGGGATCAAAGCCATCGTGTTCTCCGTCTCACGGTAGAGATGTTTCCCGAAGGGCCGTCGCGTGTACTCCGTGCTGATCTGGTTCAGCGGAATTTGAGTCTCATGGCAGACAGTATCCCACCGCGTAAGAATTCCCCCAGGCACGAGAGTGGTGATTGGCCCTGTAGTTCTTGACCCGTGGGGGGTCGTCAGGTCAGGCCGCCAGGTCACGATCCCATCAACCTCGGAGGTCTTCAGCGATCGAATCACAACATGACCGGGGCACATGTCCCCCAAAATCATGACAGGCTTCTGCATCAGGACAAGGATCATCTTGAGGATCTACACCGCGGTGTACTCTAGCGACATGGGATCGACCCCCAAAAAGACCCCTGTGAAGTACCACTCCTGGTGGACCGAGAAAGCCGTACCTCATCGGAACATGTTGATGGTGAGGTACGACTACGGGCACTCCAGGGTCGATAGATCCTTGTACGGATGTCTGGTCGTCGGAGACGACCAGACGCTCCTCTGGCTCAGCAGTGAGGAGATCCGGGAAAAGTGGAAGCCCTTCCGCGTACCCTTCTCGGCAGTTATTCCTCTGGGGGTGTGGCCCCAGTGGGTGACTCGACGAGATGTCCAATGGCACACAGCGCCAGACCATCCTCGGCGAATGACCATCGTCTCGTACAAGCCCAAGAGCTTCTGGCTTGCAACCACCACCGTGGTCGAGCCCTTCGAGGGCCCAAGATTCCAAGTCTACAGAGCAACGCAGAGTTTCAAGGTTGATCACGAGATGGTGCAATACGGGGACCATCTCACCCTCGATAGAGACTACAACGTGTGGACCGTGCGTAAGAAGAGCATCGCTCGGTTCTGCAACCGGGAGATCACAGCCTTCCTTGCTATGCAATACCTCATCCCCGTGATTCAACCGAGCGGGATGCCCTTCGATTGGAGCATTCAGAAGTTCACCACACGCTTCTGGAGTCTCCACACTTTCGCTCAGAACCATCGGCCTCTGATGCCCTCAAAACCGACCGCTTGGGACGTTGTGATGGCCGACGAATTCGAGGAAATGGTGTAGGTATAGCCCATGGGAATCCTCGATCGTGTTGTGCGTCGCGTCTGTGAAAAAGTCTCCAAGTGGGCCCCTTCGTGGCGCATGATCACCCGAGGTGACAACGAGCCCTACCTGAAGAGGTACTACTTCTTCAGGCGTGAATGGGTTCTGGAATGGTTCGAGACTCAGGGTTGGGAGACCCCGAGGTTCGTGGCCAAGATCCCCTCGCTCTACCTTCACCATTTCGTGGCGGGGGATGATGAGGTCGAGCTGCACAACCATCCCTTCAAGAAGAGCCTCGCCCTCGTTCTGACGGGCGGGTATCACGAGGAACGTAAGGTGGGGAACGAGGTCCACAGCCGGATCGTCCCGCCCTGGTCCTTCAACCTCATCGACGCCAATACCTTCCACAAGGTGGAACTCCTCGACAAGGAGAAGGGCGCCTGGACCATCTTCCTTTCGGGAGAGCGTACCCAGCGCTGGGGTTTTTGGCATCCGGAGACGTTCGAGTACGTCGACTGGGAAAACCATGTGGACGCCCGCCCCAACCCCGAGGCAAGGCTTCACCATGCCCCCTAGAATGTGGGCTGGGGGGCCCCTCTACCCTGACTGGTTGGTCATCAACCAACTCGTTGAGACGACGGCAAGACACCCAGGGATACGACAACAATCAGTCATTACCAGGATCACTGACGGGTTGGTGTACGTCCGATCAAATACCGGCATCGGAGATATTTGGTATCGAGCAGAGCACTTCGTGGACGAATGGCGGGTGCTTCATACCCCCCTGAAGAACGATCTCGCTCCCGAGGACTACAGGTGGGAGCCCAAGCCTGTCGAGCCCCCCAAGCCCGCTCCGACGTGGCATGAGCTCCTCATTGACGATGACTTCGACATCTAGTCGAAGTCATCGTCAATGAGGAGCTGCTCCCAGGCAGTGGGCCAGAAGATGTGGACCCTGGGGGTGGCCGGAGGGGGAGGGGGCTGCGTCGGCACCCCGGGAAGGTACCTCCCCATCAGAGAGGGGGTCTCGGTCGGATCGAACTCCGGGACTTCAACTCGACGTCGCATGTTTTCCAAAGCCCGCGTGTTGAAGACCATGTCCCCAACGTGTTCGTGAGCCGTTAACCCCTCGCCGGAAATCCGATCCATGGCGTCGAAGACCCGCTGGTCCTCTTCCTCTCGAAGACGCTCTTGCGCGAACATCTCTCGTGTCCTCACAACATCCTGCCACACAGTATTAGGGGCAACCTGCACGAAGGAGGGCGTAAACTCCTCTCGGAAAACCGAGTACCTGGGGTCAGGAGAGGGTTCTCCAATCCCGTAGACGTTGCGGAACGTTTCTTGGGAGACGCACAGATCCACGTGGACCATACGCTCCATGATCTCCATTTCCTCCGATAGGTTGAGGGATGAGGGCAGCAAAGGAAGCAACTGTATGGGGGGTGCCGGTAGGATGGGGAGCGCCGGTAGGACCGGTAGGATGGGGAGCGCCGGTAGGACCGGTAGGAGCCCCATCCTCCTGATCACTTCATTCGCACGCTCACGTATGTCTTGGAGCACCAGATGCTCCAGAACTCGCCGGATGAGAGGGACACCATCACGAGGGGGCATGGAGAGCCCTACACCACCTTTCCGCGGTGTAGGGCAGGAAGATGGCTGACGAAGATCCGGATGATTTGAGCGCGGACTGGAAACTGATCGGAGGACCTCCGCCTCCTCCCGAAGAACCCCCTCCGATCAGTGCAACCGAAGCCATCGAGCGCATGGTGATGGCTTCGGTTCAGTACTTGGCCATCCTATCGGCAAGGGTGGAAAAGTCCCCATCCATCACCATACAGGTGCATCACAAGAAGGACGCAGAGGGGCAAATCGTCACGACCTGGTCTGCCCAATACCGCTCCGAGTCGAACCCAGCCATCAGCCTGGTCCCCAGTACGCAGTTCCCCACCATCGACGAAGCCGTTGAGAGCTTGCATAGCAACATGGCTACCATGCTCTCGAATCAGTTGAGAGCATGGCAAAAAGAGGCGGCCTCGCACCAACAGCAGATGGAGGAGAAGTTCAAGATCGCTTCCTCCATCGCTACGATCTTGGGGAATTTAGGGGTTCCGCAGACGAAAGTCTAGCCTTACAGGCTACGTCTGTGTTACCCTCGCCTCGAAACCCTGCCAGATCAGCGCGATCTAGGGCAAAGCCGGTGTATAGGAGTACTCATGAGCGAAGACCTGTATGATTTGGACAGCTATTGGGAGTTGAGGGTTCTACCTCCTCGGCCTCCCGAACCTGAGATCGAAGCAGCGCCAGAACCCATTCAAGAACTCACTTTCACTCCGAGGGGAGTGTACTTGGGCCTATTCACAGCCCTACCCCAAGACACCAATGAGGGTGTGGAGCTTACCGATACCAGATACGCTCGCGCATCTGTGAATCCCAGATTCACATCAAACAGTAGGGGGGAATCGGTAGCTGAGATCACACACCGATTCCCCCCTATGAGCACTCCCGTGGTTGTGATGGGTGGGGGTCTTTGGGATGCCCCTGTGGGGGGCAATCTCCTCTACTTTTCAAGCCTAGCCGTGAATCTCCGCGTCGACCTCGGAATGAACGCGGAGATTCACCTCACCGTCTCTGCTGACTAGAGCTGTACCTTCACCTGAGCGTAAGCGAGCGCATCGGCCCAGCCCTCTTCGGAGGCGGGAAAGCGAGCGGAAGGACCCGGGGCCTCCGTGGCGTCACGAGAAGCCTTCTTAGGGTCTCGGAAGTGCGGGTCGATGGTCCGCCAGCGCATCGCATTCAGAGACGAGACGCCCAGATAGACGAGGACCTTCACCCCCTCGTAACTGCATGTCTTGCAGTTGGGGTAGGACACCTTGATGACGAGGTGCCGTCCAACCGCAACTGCGTCCACGATTGTGTAGTTCTTGGCGTCGGGTGTCTTGGGCACGGAGGAGTAGCTTTCGTAGGGGTCTCTGTAGTCCTTGTGGCTGCTACAGCTCGGGTCATTGGCGCTGTGTCGACAGGTCATGGGCTCTCTTCAAGGGTAAGACGTTTAGACGTAACGTGGATCCCGCAAGTACGGAAACAGCTCTTGCATCGAACCAGGCTTGGCCGGAGGGAACCCTTCACCATCCGGCACCCCCAGCATCTTGCTGAAGTTCGGCTCGCCCGTTTCAGCCGCCATATCATTCAGGGTATCGGCGAAAGACGCTGCCAGATCCTCCGGAAGATCGGGGTTGGCGTCGATGGCCTTTTGTTCTGCGGGCGTCCAGTTCGTCGTCTTCATCGTCACTTCGCCGTGTTGCGCAGCTCGGTCGAGCTGATGTCCCAGCGGCCCGGGACGTCCTTGAACAGAAAGACAAGGATGTCGACGACATCCTTGTGGGCGTAGATGATGTCACTGCCCGTCTTGTACTCACCCTTGACGAGCCGACCGAGCACGTAAAAGCGCGTGCAGTGGGCCGAGAACTCCTCCAGCAAGGGCGCGACTTCGATGCCCCACTTGGGGTCGAGCATCGTCGCCAGGGTGTCCGCCCCGAGCACGAAGGCAGCACCCGGGAAGGCCTTCGCCTTGTCGAGGAAGAGCGGGTCGTTCTCCGACAAGAGGTAGTTACGCCCTCGCATCCCAGCCACCCGTTGCAACAGCTCCGGGACCGTGACAGGCGTCTTGTGGACCGGGTTGATGGTGGTCATGTGGACCAACGTCTGGTAGAACCTGTAGGCGAGAAGATGCGCTTCCCGGCCCCCCTTCTCGTGCCCATCATGGAAGGGATTGAAGCTCCCCGGGTAGATAAGGGTCGTCAGGGGGTTGATGTCCGCAGCCGTTCCGCGCGTCCCATCCGCCTTGAAGTAGGGGTGAGCGAAGAGACGAGCCCGCGCTTTGTCCATGGCCTCGATGGGCTCGAACTTCACCCCGAGGATGTCGGGGTCGACCGGGAGGCCCATCGCTCGCGAGAGGATGTTCAACCCCATCGAATCGGCGATCATCCCGTCCACCGTGCGCTGCTCCCAGCCCACTCCTTTGGGGATGACAGCGGAGGCGATGTAGCAGCCCCCATCACCGAAGGCCGCGACGAAGATCCGGTGATCTCCCCGGTGCTCCCGAGTCGAAGCGACCGAAGCAGCGAGGCCAATCCCGATTGCCTTCGAGCCAGGCTTCACGGCCCGGAGGTACGCGGTCATGGCGAGGTCGAGCGCGATGTTCTCGTCGCAGTACTTCTCGGGGATGAATCCGAGATGGCGCGCGGTGGCCTCGGGCTCGTACGGGAAGCACGCTTCGATGAAGAAGTTAGAAATGCCCGGAGGAGCCCAGAGGCGGGACTGGACCCCTGCTCCGGCCCCCGTGGCGATGACGACGACCCGTGGAGCGTCAGCCCCAAGGTCGCGGAGGATTTCGATGTTGCGTGTGGTGTTGGTGCTCATGTTGTCGGCTCTACAAGACGAGAAAGCCACGGATCAACCAGGATTCTCTTCGGGGTTGTGGGTCCCCACAGAGATCGGACCAGTGGCGTCGATGTAGCATAGCCTAACCTTCCAGGGCTTCCTTCTCCCGAAGGACATGGTGCTTTGGGGCACCTTAAAAATCGTCGTCTTCCAAGAGGAAGGCCACATGTGGGGGAGGCAGAAGCCGTAACCGACTCACGAGCACGCCTGCATGTGTCGTCTCCCCATACTGAAGATCCAGGGGGCATACAGTGACCCACCCCTTCTGGAAATGATACCCGGGAGTGGAGTTGTCGCGCACTCCCGAAATCAATCGAACTTTTCTCCCCTGCCAACTATAACCCAAGCGACCTTCGACGATGTATATCTCGGGAGAAAAGTTGGCACGTGGTTGAGGACAGTCTTCGCTCATTTGCGGTGGAAGACCTTGATCTCCCCCTCGGTCTCTTCGACGGAAGCCAGCATTTGCAGGGCTTCTTGGGCGGTTCGGACCTTCTCCCGAGTGCTGTAGGTGAAGGCCCAAGATCGTACGTCAACCCATCCGTCGGTATCCCCCGCCCACCAATACCTCCGAGCCCAGCGATTGGCGGCAGAGGTATCAACACGCACATCTCGACGGATGATGTAGAGCATGGACTACTTCGCAGCCGGCTCGTCGCGCACAGCCCAGCCGATGGCCGGACGCACGATGAGGCTCTCCTCGTTCTGTGATACGCCAACGAAGCCCCCGAGGAACTCCATCTCGAACTTCGCGTCGTAGTAGAGCCAGGTGAACGGGACCTTCGAGAGACCGAGCGAGAAATCGGAGGGGTTGGGCCCTCCGCACATGTCCCCGATGCCCCGGGACCACTTGTCGAGCGCGCGGTTCTTCCCGCGCGTGAGGTACGGGAAGAGCACGTTGATCCAACCCGTCACGTACGGCCCGCCGCTACCCCCGCCCTCATGGTAGAAGCTCTCCCAGAACTTGGGGTCGGCCTTACCTTCGGCCGACTCGATGACCTTGTCCAACACGGGGAGCAGCGCGTCAATCCACCACCCAAGGTCGTACTCCGCGAGGACCGCTGCCCGCGCCTTGACCCGACGCCAGTCTTCCACGGTGCCGAGCAGGGTGATCTCCGGGATGCCGCATGCCGTCCGCATGCCGTATGTGAAGTAGGCGCTCATGGCGTCCATGAGGACAATCTCGGAGGCCGCCTTCTCGATCAGGCCGGTCGTCGAGAAGTCCGCAACGATGAGGTCACGGGTCTTGCCGATGTGCTGGGCGAGCTGGTCAGAGAACTCACCGAAGGCTCCCGGCCAATCATTATCGGCGGAGCCCTTCACGAAGAAGTCCCGCACGACCTCGATGTGCTCCTTCCCCTCGTGCTTGACGAAGCGGCTCCGGAGCTTCTCCGCATTCTCATTGACATGGGCCGCGAAGCCCTGCGCGATGCAGAGCCAGAAGTCGTCCGGGCTCAGGGCGAACGGGTAGTGGTGATCGAAGGCGATGTGGACAGCCGAGATGAAGGGGTTGATGCTGACGGTGTCCCCTTTTCTCTCCGACTTGCGGGTTCCGATGAGGGTCTCCGAGCTGGAGGCCGCTGCTTCGGGGGGAGCACCCCCAACGAGCCGGTGAATGGCTTCACCAACGGCAATACCGGCATCATAGGGCCGGTATTTGTTTTTGATCTGGGTGTACGGAGCTTCCGCGAGGGCGATCTTTTTGATCGTGGCTTTGAAGGTCTGCATGAGGACCTCTTACACCAAGACGACCCTCAAGAGAGGAAGAAAAAGTCCACCCTTTTGCCCTCGAACTCCCAAACCTCGACGATCTTCTCATCCTGAGACCCCAAGCTCCGCCACCTCGCCTGGACGATGTCCTTGTCGTAGAGCTTCTTCAGCCCAGCGCCTCGAAGGATCTGTTCCACCCAGAGCTTGTCCTGATCAGCGGACGACGCCGGGTAGACGATCAGATCCATGTCTTTGGTGCTCGACCCCTTGATCAAAACACTCCCCGTCAAGCCGAGATAGTACCTCGGCTTGAGAAGCTCGGAAAGCGTGAGAATGAAGGTCAGGCCGGAATCTCGATCCCAGGTGATAGGCATCCCCAGGGGCTACACCAACCAGGTCAGAGCGATTCCGTCTCAAGCCACCAAAAATGAGGCAAGTACTCTGCGGGTACGAATGGAGATTGACGTCCAGCCACTCGCATAGGTTGGAAATTCACCAGAAGGCGAAGCAAGGTTTCGAACTCCCAAGGTTCTGGTGTTTTGGGGTCCTTGAGCCATTCTTCAATGAAACCGCGCTGCTCGTATCGAAATCTGGACAGAAAAACTCTTGTCTCAAGAAGTTTGTGCGCCGCGACCATCTGATCATAGGCAAGAGCATCCAGTCGAGCCTGCATCTCTACAGAGATGCAGGCTTCCGGCACTCGAAGTCGGAAGCGTTCGGGAACAACAGTTTGAGGGTTCCAGTCTTCAAGACCCAAGGATGCTCGAAGTTCATTGATATAGGACAGCAGAGAAGAAGACAGACGAAACAATTCTCGTGTCCCCTCCACATAGATCCAGTCCGACGAAAACCGACTGTGGAGGAGTTTTTCGTCCTCCATGTCTCCTGTTACCCATGCCAGAAGCTCAATCTTGCGCGTCGATGACGACTGTATATTGTTCAGTCGTTGATGTATGTTGGTGGCAAATCCAATCTTTACCACGTCCGCATCAAGTCGAACAATGTATACCCCTGTAGCTTTTGGCCGAGGGTAAATAGGCGCGTCCAACTGTGCGGGCATCAATGTGTGCATGGCCCTGCGCCAATAAAAAAGACATGCTGCACATGTGAAGGATACCCAATATCCGTGCCCCTCATGCACCTCAACGGTCGTTGAGGTGCATGAGGGGCACGGAGGGGTAAGCGCGGGCGGGAAGAAAACAAGAACCACGAGGACACCTACACCAAGGCTGCCCTCAAATATCCGGTGGCAGTCTCCAGACGCTCCAAAGTGTCCCCCAGCAAACCAAGCGCCAGATTGCAGCTATGACAGAGAAGACCCCGGACCTTGCCCGTTGTGTGGCAGTGGTCGACGGCCCAAGAGGAGTTGTCCTTCTGTCCAGGTTTGTCTGCTCGGCAAATGGCACAACGTCCGCCTTGAGCTTCAAGCATCCTGGCGTAGTCGTCAGGGGTCAAGCCCTTCTTCTTGAGTCGTGAAACCCACGACTTGTAAGTGTTTTCGTTGCGATGCCCCTTCCGATACTCTTGGGCCTCAACGAGGTGCTCAGAATGGTACTTGCGCATCCGAGCCCGACGAGCATCAGAATTCTCGTGGTATCTGCGGTTGTTGTCCGAGATGCGCTTCTCGTGGTGCTTCCTGAAGTCGGCCTTCGATTGGAGGCGACGACAAGGCGGGCACCTCGATTGCGGCTTCATCACGCCGCGTTTCTTGATGAGACCGAAGACTTCCAACGGGAATGGGAGGGTACAGCCGGGGCAGATTTTCTCTTCCATTCTGACAAGCGGCTCGTATTAATGAGAAACCACGCCAGAATGATGAGAAACCTAAAGCCAGGTCAACGCGATGCCATTACAAATCAAATGGCAAGTATTATCACAAATGATGAGGAGCCAGACGGAGAGCCACATCGGCCGGTCCTTGTGGTAGCCCGTCCCGACGCAGTCCGACCACATATAGTTGCGGACCATGGGCTTCTCGCTGGGGATATCCGAAGGGTCCATGTGCGTGCAAGTGCCGCATTTACGACAGGCTTTGATACCGCTGGGAGGAGCATCATGCTCTGTGAGGCTCACGCAGACCGCACAGAAGGTATCCCGTCGGTAGGTCGGAGCAAGCCACTTCGGAGCGAGGAAGTTTTTCGCCCAACAGACGTAGCGGGCGAGCCGGAAGCGGTCGATGAGGAAGTGGGTGAGGATGATGAACGCGAGCGCAGGGAGCGAACGCGTGATGAAGAGGAACGGTAGGCTGTAGCTCAGCGCATGAGCCGCAGCCGGAACCGAACTCTTCGTTTTTTCTTGAGCTTGCCAATCACTTTGTAAAAGGTAGTCCCCCACCAAGTGACAAAGAAGCGCATCAGCAGTTAGAAACATTTTCTATCCTTTGATGGGGGCAAGTACCCCCAAATCGAGTCGACCAATTGCAGTTCATGCAGAGCACCGTATACCCTTCCTGGGGCCATCCCTTGTTTCGTAGGTCCCGGTAGGTATTCGATCCCCCTCCCACCTGTTTGCGATGGGAGGCCCCGTCCCTATTCAAATGCTCCAGGGTCAAAAACTCTTCGCACTCCTCACCGCAGCACTTACAGGAGCCCCCATAAGCAGCAATCATCTCTCGCTTCAAACGGAGAAATGACGCGTGACTGCTCTGTCGAGCTTCCTCTGGGTGCTCTTTTCTGAAGCGCAGTTGGGCTGCGTTATTTCTTTCGCGTTTTTTGGGGTCTGACAGGTATGTCTGCCTATAGACAGCCTGCTTTGTCTTGAAACAGGCTTTACACCAAGGTTGACGGCCATCCTTGGACCCCTTACGAGGCGGGAAAGTATCCGTGGGGAAGGGATCTCCACAGGTGCGGCAGTTTTTGAGAGGCATGTCTACAAACAGACAGCCGTATAATTGGAGTACCGCAATCTCCGATGAGTTGAGCGGCAGTAAAAATCATACCGCTCAACTACACCAGCTACGAGACAATCAGAGGGAAGCCCCGTTCAGTCCTCCCAGAGAGAATTGTCCCAGAGCTTCACATTCATCTCCCAGATCATGTCGTGACCCTCCAGCCCGGTCAGGTACTTCTCGGGGATGCCCTTGTAGCGGTAGAAAGCCCCCGCGAAGGATCCGGCGATGGCCGCTGTCGTATCCGTGTCTCCGCCCGCCCGAATGGCCGAGACAATCGCTTCCTCGTAGGTGTCCGTGAGCAGGAAGCAGGCGAACGCAGCCGGCACCGTCTGGAGAACATGGCCCTTGGTGCCAATCTCCAGAAGGAGAGTGGGCAGATTCACCCTCGGCTCCGTCACCGCTTCCACAGCCAGCCGGTTCAGCAGATCCTTGATCTGCGAAGACCGCAGCTTGGAAATGACCTCCGTGAAGGCATTCAGCTTGCTGTAGGTACAGTCCCGACGGCACAGGAGAGCAACCATCCCGGCGACGGCAGCGGAGCCTTCCTCGGCCTCCAGGGAGCGATGGGTGAGCTGGGCATCCCGACGAGCCACAGCCATCCCCTCATCGAGGGGCCGATGGCAGTAGTACATCCCAATCGGGGTCGCCCTCATCGCGGTCCCGTTGCCCTCGGACCCAACGACTCCGCACGTCTCGGGGTTTCCTTCGCGAGCGAAGGTCTCCAGGGCCTTCTTCGTCGTCCCACCAATGCCCCGGCAATCCACAGACTGGAACCAGGCGAGGTAAAACTGAGCCACGGTGACAGGGTCAAACCCCCGACGCTTCACCAGAGCCCCTGCGAGCGCGAGCGACATCTGAGTGTCGTCCGTCCACTCCCCAGCTTCTTGGTCGTGGAAGCCCCCGCGGGAATCGCGGTACTCCCCCTTCCAGGTGAGAAGGTCCTGGTCGACGATGTGGGACTTGCTGAAGGGCTTCTCGAACGGCGCCCCGAGAGCATCCCCAATGGCGAGCCCGACGAGCGGGGCGGGGTAATGCTGCATGATATCCGCCAATGCTTCCTTCGAAAGAGTCATTACAATCCGCTCTCCTGGGGGGTCTTGCGCACACGGGCCTTGGTCATGCTGAGCGCAGCATGACTCACGGTATCCTTGCCCAAGACCTTGAACTCGTGATCCACGATGAGCAACCCCACCCGGTTGTCCCAGCCGATGGAAAAACGGTAGAGCCAGGCGTCATCGACCTTGAGGATGGTCTTCAGATGAGTCCAGGCTTGAGCGCTTTTGGCCAGATCGAAAGCCCACAGGACAGCGCCCAGAGCGGTACATCGAACGGGGACATTCTTGTCCAACCCCGTCCAATCGAACATCGCTCCACGGTCGAGCTGGATCCCTTGAGCTTCGGCCGTGTCGCACGCTTCCCCGATGATCTGGAGGGCCGGCTTCCGAGGCGGGACATAGAGAACGTTCAGTTCAATCACCTTTTGGGTTTACACCGAATTCGGGGGAATCGAGCTGGTCCCAAGATGTTGGACGTCGATTGTACTCCGCCTCAGCCCGACGGCGCTTTTTCTCTTCTCGACGCCGGACCTGGTCATCGGTGAGAGACGGAGTATTTGCAGCTTGAAGCTCGACGCCATCAACCCAAGGGGGGCGTTGGGGCGTATATTCCTCAAGAACCACGTCAACCGCAAAAGACAGCGTTGCAACCTGTACTTCTCTTGGGGTTCTTTCGGCGGAACCAGCGAAGTTCACCTCGAAGGGACCATCTTGCCGTTCTTGCAGGATGGTAAAGGCATCCTGAAATAAAGTGATATCTCTTTCGATGATGGTGTGTGTACCCCCCAAAATGTGTACTCCAAACCTGTCAATGGAAGAGACCATTGACAGGTTACATACAAGTCCAGCTTGTCGGAGCTGTCGGCTGGCTTCAAAAGGAGAAATAGGCACTACTACTTCCGACACTGGAGCAGGCTGCGGCGGAGGAGACCAACCATGGGGCTTGCGAATCACCCGCGTGAGCACCCCGTTCTGCTCTGAGAAGGCCTGGCTGCTTTGAATCGCCTCGTGCTCATGCACAGAAGCGAGAGACGGAAGGTCAACCCACCCGGCACGGGCCGCACGAGACTGGACGCAGTAGAAGCGAGAAGGCATACCCCGCTTCTACACCGCGGGGTATGTCGACCTTTTGGGTATCTCGACCCCCACCCGGGCCGTGGAGATCAAAACAGCAACAAGAGCCTCCCGTTGATTCGGTGTGAGGCTCGTGGGGTCGATCTCGACGGGCCCCGATTCAATGCTTCGTTCCGCCAGCGTCAGAATGTCGAGCGTCGGAAGAGCCTTGATCAGCTTCCCCCATCGAGACACAGCAAGCCGGCGACGGTCGTGCTCCACTTCCCACAAGTAAGGAGCTGAAAGACCCATAATCTTCCCAAGCCCCCTGAGACTCAATCCCACAGCTTGACGTTGCTCACGAATGAGGCTTCCGACTGTTTGCATACGCGCTAACTACTACACCGAAGGTTTGGGCAGCTTCGTCTTGGGGGTGCCGACCATCTTGACGCCCCTCGCCGGGCTCGTCTTCCCCGCGCAAGAGGAGCAAAGAGGGACCGTGGTGCCCCCTTTGGTGGTGTATGCGGGGGCTCCGCAGTTGAGGCACTTGTCACCCTGAGTCGTGGTAGTCATGTCGAGAGGTCTACCACAAATTCTTCAGGGGATGCTCAGATCAACGCCCGCGGCCAGAGCCAGGCGTCGGAGGGTCTCCCGTACCTGCTTGCGATACTTCGGGTTGAAGCTCCTACGCATGGCGTCCGTGTAGACTTGCCGGAGGTAGACAGGGTTCCCCACCACCGCATTGGAAGCCTGGAAATCCGCGATTCCAGCCGACATGAGGAGGTCATAGTCGGGGTTGTCTTCGTAGACGGGCGTGACCTCGGGGAATGCTTTCAGCAGTTCCGTGTACATGCTCTCCAAGGTCAACCCCCAGGTGAGCTGGTACACCTTCCCCGTGGGAGGCACCACCAACAGGAAGTTGTGCTCCCTGTTGTAGGGAGGGCAAACCCCCTCCCAGCAATACCAATCCGATTCGCCTCCCCACTCGTGCCAGGCTTCCCGGGTATCCCATCGAGCGATCCACCCATAGCGACACTTGCGAAGATCTCCAATCACCCGATACTTGGCGTCGAAGCCCTCGACGTGTTTGAGCCACTCCTCTGCCGCAATATGCGCTTCGCGGCCCCCGAAGATATCGACCTCTTTCAAGTCCTTGATGTTCTGAGGCGGACCATGATCGCGCCCTTGGCGGTCGGCCTGGATCACTCTCCCGAGCATGTGTTGAAACGACAGAGCGTATTCCTTCGCCTCCTCGAAGGAGGCGAAGGGGAGCTGGGTGTTGAGCGGGATCATGCCGAACCCGACGTCATAGCCGCCAGGCTCAGCATGCGGGTGACAACGAGCATCATTCCCAGAGGCCGTTCGCCCCTTGCACCGCCAAATGTGTACGTGACAGGACGCTTCTTCTTCGGCGGTCAAGGGGGTTGCCATTGGGAGACCTACTGCGCTTCGACGGCCCAGCTCGTTCCGGGGACGACGCGCTCGAACAGGTTGGTGTTCTGCCCCTCGTAGCCGAGACGAGCGAAGTTCCGGATGGGGAAGTACCAGTCCCCATTGCGCATGGTCCGCATGGTCTTCACCCCTGCCACGCGAGCCGCGAGATAGGGCTGGACGCTGCGGTCCATGCTCCGGTCCGTATAGTAGACCGGGCTCGCTTGAGACATCGCGCGAAGCCCCGTCCCGACGATGAGGGAGTGGTCCGTGGCCACGTCGGCATTGAGATTCGGGGGACGACCGTCGTGCCCATCCAGACCCGGGAGGAAGAGATTCGCGGTGTCAGTCGGCGTGTACCACCAGAGGAGGGGCTCCGCGCTCACATGCCCGCTCCAGCAACACAGAGCGAACTGCGAGTAGGGGTAGAGCCTGGCGTAGGCGTCGAAGATGGCCTGGTTGATCTTCGGCCGCTTGGCCATGGGCACGAACCCGAGCGCGGACGGGATGGCGCTCGCATCTTCCGCGAGGACGACCGTGTAGGACCCGCTGTCGAAGACCTGGATCCCCTTGAGACCATCGGACCCCAGCGAGCGCGTGTCGCTCCGCGTCTTGGGGGTGATGGCTTCCACCATATCCTTGAGGCAGTTCGGAGCCGAGCGCGTGTCGATGATGTTCTCTGGGCCCATCGGGGTCTTCGAGGGGATCGGCAAAAGCATCGCATTCGGCCCGACGCTCACAGCCATGTTGCTGTAGCCGAGCGTGTGCATCACCCCGCCCTTGGGGTCAGGCAGCTCGGCAGTGTAGAGGATGGTCTTTGAGAGGGTGGCGGGAGCGAGGGTGCAACACATGGAGATTCGATACTTTCGAGGGTTCAGATCAGACGAAGAGAGGGAATCGTCCGCTCTTCCTGAGAGACGATGTTTTCTTCTTGGGCCTTCTTGAGGAAGCTCAGAGTCGGAGTGAAGGTCTTCTCCAGCTCCCGACGAGAGTTGTTGAGTGAGGTGATCTTGGACAGGAGGTCGCTCTGGGTCGTGATGGTCACCGCGTCGACCTTGTACCCCTTCTGCGCTTCTTGAGCGAGGAGCCGAAAGCTTGCAGAGATCGCCCGACAGTCCCCGAGGTCTCGCCGAATCGCCTTGAAGTAGAAGTCGTTGCTGATGGCCGTGGTGACGAACGCGACGATCATGCTGACGATCACGATCCAGAGGCGGTAGTTTTCGGGGCCCCATCCGTGATGGGCAAGGATGCCGATGACGGGGACGAAGCTCACGAGCAACCCGTAGAAGATCCACATGCGGGTCTGCTTCTCCGAATCGTGTTTCGTGAGCTGGTCGTCGTGCATCATCATCGACGCGGTCGCCTTGATCCCGCAGTCTGTCTCCATCTCGAAACAGAACTGTTGGAAGGCCTCGCGGTCCTTCAGCTCAGGCGGAACGTTCGCCGCCACACGAGCCGCCTCTTTGGCTCGTGCGGCCTCTTCCTGCTTCTGGACTGCGGACTGTGAGGCGACCAGCTCCGCGTACCGATCGTCGGCCTCCTGCTTGACGTTGAGGACAAGATTCACGTCGAGATCCTGGAGCAGCTTGTGGAAGCTGCTCCGCGCCTCTTGGACGAGAGAGGCGCAGCGGTCTTCGAGGCTCTTGGGTGTGGGCATGGGGGACCTTTACACCACAAAGCCACGATACTCGATCGCGTCCAGCTTGGGGGTGCCTTCTCCGCGAAGGATGAGCCCTACCTCATCCTTCGGTCTCGGGTAGCGGGGGAAGTCGATGCCGACGAGCTGCCAGGACCGATCCCCTTGATGCAAGAAATCTCCCACTCTGATGGGGGTCTCGGGCAACCCCTTGATGAGAGCGATCATCCGGTCCTTGGTGTGGAAAATCGCGAAGATGTTCAAAATTCATCCTCCCCCAAAAGCGCGCGGCCCAACGTCGAGAGATGGGGGCCGAAGGGCTTCGCCGGGGCCAGCTCATTTCTGGATTCGACCCTGGAGTCCAGAGTTCTCGAAAAGACGTAGCAGAGCCGGGGGTGGCTGAGTTGTCGAAGAGCCTGTTGCAAGTCTTTGGCTGCTCGGGGCGCAAGGTGCATGTCCTCGAACGCGAAGACGAACAGGGGGTTCTCGTTTCGCAAACCACCCGCGATGAACTCCGTAGCCTCATTGACGTATTCGTACCAGACCGAGTGTCTATCCGTGGCGGCCCACCTCGGCGGTTCGAGTTCAAACAGTACGCTCACGTACTGCCGCCAGGCGTTCTGCACTCGCTCCGAGCTGTTCTCGTTCCACCCCATAGTCCGAAATCGACTCAAAACGACAGCATTCAACGCCGACATCAGGTAGAAAGGCAGGGAGGTGGTGTTTCGAGTAACTTCGTTGATCTCGAAGTTATCCCAGACTCGCACAGGGATGATGTTGTGGTACAGGCACTCGTTCAACAGCTCGCCGATAGTACAGGCGCCATGGAGATCCAGGGTGATCGGTTGTCCCCGTCCCCTCAGATCCACGAAGTCTTGTCGTCTGTGGGACTCGTTGCGCCAAGGACGGTCGAGCTGACGAAGAGCATCATGAAGTTGCTGGGGTCTGATTTCCACAAGGGGGGCTTACACCGGGTCGTTGATCCCCAACGCGGCCCTCTCTGCCGAATCGAGCTTGGCGAGTGCTCTCTGACGCACCTGCTCCACGGACATGATGCGAGGCAGCACAATGACCGGCTCCCCGATCTTGATGATGTGCCCGACCATTCCCTCATCCAACAAAACGCGGACCGAACGGACAAATCCCGTACCCCCAGCCACACCTCTGCCCCGCGCAAATTCCAGCGCCGTGCTCTCATCTTCGGTGACGCAAATGTGGTAGGTCCCCTGGGTTGCGGGGGTACGGCATCCACGTACCTCGAAGGCGTCGATGATACGCACAAGATGTGGGAGCGGAGGAGGGGGGGGCAGAATGGTCATGGAGGATGGGGGGGAGACCTCTGTCTCTCGGTCTGAATAATCTTCGTCCAACATAAATCCTCCCTGTACCCTACACCCAAGACAGAAAATCCTGGACGTCGAATTTCTAACACAGCCAAAAAGTCTGGCATGGTGTAAAATAAACCCATGAGCGTCAACGACATTTACAGGGACTACCTTCGAGCGGCTTCCAGGACCAACGAAACCGTCTACCTCCGCAAGGTATATGCGTGGTTGACTGTGGGCCTGATGCTCACATCCGGCGCGGCTTGGTACTCCTTGACGGGCTTTGGTGAGAGGCTCCTGGTTCAGGGCGACAAGCAGGCGATGGTCCCGAACCTCGTCGCCGACATGGAGGCGCATCCCTTCATGGCCATCGGGATGTTCTTCGCCCTCGGCCTCGGAGCCATGATCTTCAGCCGTACGAAGGGGCTGAACGCGGTGCTCTTCTTCAGCTTCTCGGCGTTCTCGGGGGCCTTTATCGGGCCGTCACTCTTCATCGCCCAGCTCTCCGCGAGCCACGGCCACACGCTCAGCCCGAATCCCATCCTCCATGCTGGGGTGCTCACCGTGAGTGCCTTCGTCGGGCTCACCACCTACGTCTTGACGACGCGGAAGGACTTCTCCGCCTGGGGGGGCTTCTTGATGTCTGGGCTCTTCGTTCTCATCGCGGCTGGCATCCTTGGGCTCTTCGTCCAGGCTGAGGTCTTCCACCTGGCCGTTGCAAGCGCGGGTGTCTTCATCTTCCTCGGGTACATCCTCTATGACACGTCGAAGATTCTCCTGAAGTCGGACTACAGCGATCCGATCGGGGACGCGTTGAACCTCTACCTGGACGTCCTCAACCTCTTCCTGAACTTGCTGCGGATCTTCGCCTCGTCCAAGGACTGAGTCATGGAAGACGTCGACCTGGACTCCGATTGGGCCGTTTTGAAGGGAGAGCCGGACAGGCTCTCCCTTCGTGGCGACAGGCGATTGGGACAAGCCCAGCGCGATCTGGCTCGTCGAGTGTACAGGCAGTACTAAAGAGTGCTGGCACATCGCGAACCCCAAGCTGGTATGGGTCGAGTCCAGCCCTCTCTTGGACACGCCCAAAAACGCGGAGTACATTCGCCGATACCATCTCGGGGGTGTGCAAACCACAACAGGGCGTTGTAGCAAGGATTCAGCTACGTTCACTATGGCAGAGGCGCACACCCTGATTCGCCGGAGTCGAGTCGGGCATCTGAATCGTATCAAAGAAGAGATCAAGACGGTTGAGATCGAGCAGGAAAGAGCGCTGCTCTTTCTGGAGTGGGCTCGCAATCGAGCCCGCGAGATCGTCGATGACCTCGAAGGTAACCCGTACCGCTCTTCCCCACCTCCCTAATCGTACGACTGTCGAGACTTCACCCGCATACTGGCTTCCCAGGCCAGATGAAGCGCCAAGAGGCTAATGTTCAACGCGAACATAAGGCCCATAGCCGCGGGCCAATTCGCAAAGTAATACCCCCCAAGCACCGCGGTTTCCGCTGACAGGTATGCCATAATGGCCTGTTCGGTGAGCCCCAACCAGCACTTCCCTCTCCAGAGTGCCCGGCCGATATAGAACCAGCCCACGCCTATGCTGACGGCCTGGACCACTGCATATACCCAGAAGCTCGCTGAGTAGGGATATCCGAGAGCGATTGCCAGAGTGACCCATAGGCACACTTCTGGTGTAATCCAACTCCACTTCTTTCGGATCGTGCGTATGACAGTCACGCAGAGCCCGACTGGGAGCGAGAGGAACGAGACCTCGTCGAGAATGAACATCAGGCCTCGATGGGGTCTCGTCATTTCGAGAGGGACCCTACCAAAATCAACGAGGGCCACCCAGAGGGCGTAGTACGCGAGAGGTTTATGGAAAGGCGCCTTCTTGGCGTGACTGAACGCCAAGAAGGCGACCCCCCCTTGCATGGCATACCCCACCCAAGCGAGCCACGTAAGGGGCATGAAAGTATCAGGTCTTGGGAACGGGAGCACCCAGAACGGCGGGGTCGATCAGCTCGATCGCCTTCGTAGCGACCGCTCGCCACGCGTTCTTGGTGCTAACGTCGAGCTTTTCCCACGTGATGTACGTGGTTTCTCCACGTGTGGCAAGCGACGTCTTCCAGAGTTCTTCAGCGACACGATCGGGCGGCGGGGGCGGGGATGTAAAACCCATGGTTGATCTCCTCCTAGAGATGACTCTCAGGAATAATAAGAGAAACCCCACAGGAAAACCCTTACGCTCTGGGGACAGCACGATTATTACCGTGTCGGTGGAATACACGCGGCGGTTGATCGGGAGCAGTTGGGGGTGTACTAGGAACCATGCCCAACCATTTCGAAACCTGCATGTCCGACGCCATCGCTTCCCTGCGGAATCTCAGCCGAGACGCGAAGGAGACCAAACCCATCCTCGCCTGTCAGGCAGGGCTGATCTCCTACATGCTGATGGCCGCCGACTACCCGTTCTGCATCGCGGCGGCCATTCACTCCGGGCTGGACACCCTGGCGCCGTACGAGGAGTTCATGGTGGAAGGCGACCCGATGATCGAACGAGAGCGCCCGACCGAGCTGACCAACATCGCGTGCCACGCTGTCACCGCGCTCCTCCGCCTCGCAGACACCCTCACCAAGATCGATTGATAGGAGACCCCATGCTTCACCTGCACACCGAAAAAGCTCTTGCTGTTGCACGCACGGAGCTGGGCAAGCTCTTCGCTTCGACGAAGAACTACGGAGCTTCTGTCTTCGCACGACGGGTTGGGCTCCTTGCGACCGACCTGGAACGGGCGGGGAGCTTCGGGCACGTCAACGAACTTCCGTTACTCGTCGATCGTGGGCTCGATCTCATGACCGGATTCATGGGTAAGTCGTTCATGACGGAGAACACTCTCGGGCTCTCCAAAGAAGAGTTCGACATCTTGTTTGGAGGATGGCATTGATGGGCAGACCTACCAGGCTGCTCGTGCCCTCATGCTCCTTGCCGACGAACTCATCACGCTCTGAGGTTGATCCCGGCTTCGGCGTACCTGTAGTACCCCCATGAAGCACTACTGGAAGTTCCCCGCCGACCTACCCGAAGACGCTGCGGAAGGTATCGCAACGTGCCAACACTGTGGCGCTCTAATGAAGGTCGACGTTGGGCCTCAAGGCGGATCACGGTCGCACTACAGGTGGTCCCTCGACGCTGATTGGGGAGCGAAGAAGCTGGGGAACTGCCCCGGATCGGCGAAGATCAAGATTTCCCTCGTTCGTATCGGTCAAGCCTACATTAGGGGGATCGTGGAGACCAAGGGGGAGCGCTACGGCTACGAGATGAACAACGTGGCTCGCTGCGATGTGATCATCACCCCGTGGGACATTCGAGCCAAGTGGGAGAAGTACCCCACAAATTTCACCAAGCTGTGAGAGATGATGGGACGCTTCAGCACCATCCTGGAGGCCCAAGTTCTGGGTCATACCCTATGGTGCACCCACTGGGAGCTTGGCCTGGTTGACGTCGCGGTCTTCAAGAAGGGGCACATCCTCTGGCGACCCTTCGGAGACGTCAAACCACGCACAGCGTGGTTTGTGCTCGACAACGACGACTTCTAACGACGAAAGCGATCCCCCAAAGAAAACGTCAGGGGGATCGCTTTCGTCGTTTTGCCTCGGTCCCCACGCGGGGGTTTCGCCGTGTACCCCGGAACGAGCTTCGCCCGCTCTTGCCCCAGAATGCTCAAGAGGTTCCTGCGAACGTGCTCCTCGGAGTCCTCGGGGTGAACCACAAGCACAGGGATGTTGGGATGCTTCTTCTTGAACTCTTGGGCCCGCTTCCAGCTCGACTTGACTTGAACCTTCAGGATGCCGGCGTCGAGGACCACCACGAGGTCAATTCCTTGGTGGTCCTCTTCTTGTGTTGCACGCCGTACTGAATGCACCCATGATGGCATCCTGTTGGGACACACCTCAAAACAGAGCGACGCGAGAAGCTCTGCCGTCTCGCCCATGACCTGTCCCGCACGTCCTGTCATCCTCTTGCCACTACACCAGTTGATCCGCGGCCCCCCAACCTTGTAGAAAAGCCATGCCTTCCGATGAAGAGTACAGCCGTGAAGATTGGATGCGAGGCGTACCCCCACCTGGAACGGCCCCCGTTGTGCCTCCTGTGACCACGTACACATACGGAGTTGGCCTTGGGGATGAGAACCAGCTCATTCCGTTCCTGGTTCGTACTGGAAGACCCACACCCGGTGACGTGGTCGAGGTCCTCGAACAGCACGATATGGAAGGGAAGGCCTCGGAAGCTGCCGCCCAAAGGAACGCGCTCCTCAAGAAGTACCGATGGGCTCTCGCCGAAGTCCGACAAGACCAAACCGACAAGCACAAGTCCCGGGCAAGCCTGGCTCTGGAGCAACAGCGGTCTGAGGAGGCCCGGCGTCTGGAGGAAGAACGCTGGCAGAAGCAACAAGCCGAACGACAGATCCAGCTCAGAGCGGCTCGGAAGCTGGAGATTGGCCGTGTGGCTGCTCACTCGGATGGGCAGTCGATCCACATGGCCATCTTGCTGGACGTTGAAGACGAGTGCCTTGCGCTCTTCTTGACCTCTAGGCCGGGCTGGGCTCGTCAGTATCGGGAGATGACGGCAGATGAGCGGGCTCTCTGTGGGATGAGCGCCCGGAACAGGACCACCTATCTGGCCCCGGTCATTCGTCCTTGGGACACGTTCTCGATGACCCCCAAGCAGTTTCCAGAGTCGCGAGTCATCGAGCTGCGCGAGGAATTCAAGCGAGAATATGCCGACTGATCAGCGGCACTCAGGAGATCCGAACGACCCGTCCGAGTTGCAGCACGATGTACAGGTCATGCCCTCGGGGCAGAAGATCTGATCGTCGTCCGCGCAGTAGGACCCGCCCTGGCACGTCGTGCTGTAGTAGTCCGAGCAGACCGCGGGAGGGGGCTGGCCGTCGTCCACGCAGGCGTAGAAATCGTCAAAGCAGGCGATGATCATCGCCACCTTGCAGTCCGTGTCGGGGACTTGTTGGGGGCTCTGGCAGAAGTTCGAGCCGCACTCCGGCTGGGCACAGATGCAGGACAGAGCAGCATCGAAGACACCCTGCGAGGCCTCACAAAGCACCCGCGGAGGCCCAAAGTCCTCGCCAATGGTGCCGAGCACGCCCGCGCAGAAGTCGCACTCGACAGGGGCTCCCCCTGTCCCTCCCGTACCGCCCATGCCTCCCGAGCAGAGAGCCTGGGAGTGCTCTGCTACAGGTTCGATCGAGCTACAAGAGGCGAGGATACCGACGAGAATTGAGATGGAAATGAGCTTGTTCATACCCCAAGTCCTGTATAAAAAGAACTGCGGCCCCCAGTAGGGCTCTTATGATCCTCTCTGAGTGATGTACTCCTACGACCGACGGGCTAACGTGAAGATGTCTCCCTGGATCTGGAAGCTGTTCGACAAGATCGCCCAAGTACGCAAATCGAAGATCGACGAGTGGGTGAAAGAGGCGGCCGAGAGCGTCTACACGGGCGAAGACCTCGTTCGAGACAACCCGAACGACTCGGATGAGGAGCTGGCGAAACGGGCCATGTCGTCCCTGGAAATCAATTGGGACGACATCATCAAGGACGAGACCCCTCGCATCGCCAAGTGGGTCAACCACGTCCTCTCGCAGGTCAGTGGCTCTCTTGCCCTCGACGATGACTCCTACGCGGACATCAACGTTGACGGTAAAACGTTGACGGTCGAGACGCAGGCTACTGGGGCCATGTACGAATACGACCCCAACGACTACCTCTCTCGAACCGAAGTGCCTGCCCTGAGCGACATGCACAACAAGGAAATCGAAGCGAAGTTTGAATCTACAGGGGCCGATGTCGATGTTCGGTGGTCCCTGGAGAAGCACGCCACCTACGACGCAGACGAAGTGATCTACAAGATCAAGCTCAAATGGGCATACGACTCGAAAGAGCTGAGCCTGAAGTATGGGGCAGCGACGTTCGAGCACGCGTTCAAGGCCAAGCTGCCGGAGTTCCGGGCGGAGGTCGCGGCGAACCCGCGATCGCCTACTCCGGTGGGACCCGCTGTGAAGACACGCCGTCGTGGTCGTTAGGCCATCCCCTGGATCCCATGAGCGTCCAAGTAGTCGAGACGCTCAACAGCTCGTGTAGCCGTTCGCTTGACGATTTCGGCCGAGCTAGGGTCCGAGAGAATCTCTTGAAATATGACTCGAAGCCTCGCTCGTCCCTTCGGCGAGGCCTGAGCTTCATAAACGAGCCGACTGATATCCTCCAAGACAGTCATCAGAACTTCTCCGGATGGGGGTCCCAAGATGGCCATTCGCTATCGTAGGGGCGAGAGGGTGCTTCGTAGCCAGTCTCCCATCGAGTCATGGCCTCTCGGAAGACTTCTTCGTCAACGCCCTCCTCAGGGATCCAGAGCATCCATATGCGAAGACGTTCTTGAGCTTTGTGGGACATCGTTTTCCACTTCGCGGGAGTCCCCGCACAACCGTTGGGGGGCAAGCGGTCGATTGGCTTCGGGGTGAAGGGTCCTTGAATGACTCCCGCGACCCAAACGATATGCCGTCGACAATTGAGGCAAACGAAGAGGTGCTTGGTTGTCCACTGATAGGTCTTCTCTCGCAAGAATTGCCACTTGTGGGGGTCGCCAATCAGCTCCTCGGGCTTGTGCTCGGGCAATTGATCATCGTCCAAATCGTCAGTCATAGAGTTGGCACGTAGATGAATCGTTTGAACTGCACGCACCACTTGCAGACCCAGAGAGCGCCGCTCTTGACCCAACCCTCTTTCGGTTGATGTCCTGGAGCCGTGCTAGCCCCTGTGGGGGCAAAGCGACGCTTCTTCTTGCAGACAGGGCACTTCTTGCTGAAGGAACCCATGGGATCAATCTCTATGTACCTTGATCCACGTGAGATGAATTTTGATCCACGTGTGTTGAATTTTAACCCACCTTTTACACATGCTAACCTCAGCTTCTTCTCGGCAAGCCCATAGACTCCAGGACCTTAAACGCAGACTCTTTGCTCGGATCCTTCCGAAGAAGGAAGCGGGGACGATACTTCCCGTCGGGCCATTTCACGAGTTCGGTCCAGACGTCGACATGCCTGGCGAACATCTCGCTCTTCAAGTTCGTGTAGAGGACCACCTGTCTACCTTCATCTCCCGTCCACGTGTGCAGAGGAAGCATCACGAAGTAGACACCACCCTTGAAGTGGTCGTAGACCCCCGCGACCACTTGCTGCGACCGAAGACTGTGGGCCCATCCCTCAGCACAACAGATGAGGAGGAGACGAATTTCCTCTTCATTTTTGACAGGCGGGGGAGGCACGAACGTTTCCCAGTTGGGGTTCAGCCATCCTGCGAAAGTAGCTCCCTGCGGAGGGAGCCCGCGATTCTCACCATGAGCAGCGGACCACTGATTGAACATGAGACCCACAGCCATTTCGATGCCGTTGTGACCCATGCACTGGGTGTTCCCCTCATACCAGAGATCGACGATGCGTTTCCAGACGTTACGGATGCCGGGGGTTGCCATGAGTAAGTAATACACCGGAGGGCATTTTTAGTCTCCTTGTATCGAACGTCTAACTAGAAGGTACACCTTCAACTTCGTCCCACAGGAGACTACATGAAAGGTTATGTATACCCTTCAAATGCAACACCCCTCACTGATTCGCAATTAGCAGTAGTTGCTCTTGCATCTGACCGGTCACTCAAAGTGACCGTTGTAAGTGGGGGTGGAGGATCAACAGCAGCCACCACGGTTACCACGAGCGAAGTTACAGTGGATACCAGCTCGGCAGCCCTGAGCGGAGTCTACCCTCTTGGCGTTCAGTTGTACGCTGACGATACAAACACCGTGACCATCTTTCTTGGAGGAGAAGCGGTTACTACTTCTGGGGCTACCCGAGGGATGCCTTTGGCCCCTGGTAGTTTCTACACACCTCCTGACAGTATACAAGATCTCAGCAAACTCTTTGCTGTAGCTGCCTCAAATTCACAAAAACTTGTCATCCTGGGAGTCGTCTGATGAGCAACGGAACTCTCAACCGAATCGTCCCCACCCTCCTCATCGCTGACCGTGCCGCACTGGCGGCACTCGTCGGCTATTCCAACGGCGAGATCGTCAGTACGATCTCGCCGCCTGCAACATGGCGGTTCCGCGTCACCCTGGCTTCGTCTCCTGATCCTCGGCGTGAGGTACGGGCCGGGGACGACTCTGGTACCTGGTTCAGGCATCTCGCTATCGGCGAGCCCGGAGGGAACACAATCCCCGAATGGTACATCAATGCCGACCTTGGCTCTGACGACAACCCAAGCGGCTCGGACGACAACCCACTCGCGAGCATTCAGGAAATGCTCTACCGTCTGGGGCAGCAACCGATCGACGGCTACAGTCCGTTCTTGTCTGACGTGGGTGGAATCGTCTACGTCTACCTGAACGGCACCTTCTTCGATCCGCTTACGATAGACGTGAGTTTCGTGAACGATGGTGGGCTCGCCTTCGTCGGTAATCGTACTGTCCTCACGTCCCATACCATCTCGGCGGTCACCCCTTGGAACTCGGCAACAGGTGTCATCGGGTCCTACACGGTCTCTGGGACGGCACTGTCAACGAACGCCGCTGGGAAGTTCATGCGGATTAGCGGAGGCGCCAGGCAGGGCAACAAGGCGCCCATCGCCAAGGTCATCACTGGGGGCGTCGGGGGTAGCTTCAGGGCCAACTGGGCCGATCAAGCCACCAATGGCGGTGTCATTGAACCTCAAGTTGGAGACCCCGTCGACATCATCTATTGTACGGTCATTGCAGCGGATATCAGAATTCGTAGTGGTGTGGCCGGTACTAATGGTGGGACGGTATACTTCGAGGCGTGTGAGCTGGGTATCGTGGGCCAAAACCACAGCGTCGTGGTCGAGTCTGGACAGGCCAGTTTCACCGCGTGCGTGGTCCACGGGCTCGACTTCTACGAGGGAGTGGTGAGCGGCTTGCTCAATACCTGCCTCGTGAACGAGTGCAGGTCGTACAGCTTTGTTGACGCTGCTGGAACCACATTCAAGTCCATCGGCGGCACTCCACTCTCGGCTCGTGGAGGAGGCATCATCAGAGTGTCAACACGATGTCTCGTGCAAGGTGGCGGTATATCGGTCGGGCACGTGCAAGAGGGACCGGGGCACATCCGCTGCTTGAGTCCCATCGCCTGTGCCGACTACACCCCAAGCGCGGCCCTTGTCATGGCCGGGTCGTCCATCGTCCTCGATGACGTGCTGACAGCCCGAGACGCAGCTCCCGCGCCACTCGCGGTGCAAGTCATGTCGGGGGGTCAGTTTTTTTACGCTTCCACCAAGGCTCCGGTCATCGTCGGAACCAACCCGACGAATGACTACAAGATTGGGGGCACATTCAAGGCAAAAGGTGCCATCCCCTACTTTGAAGTTCTCAACGGTGCTGTTGTCGCGGTCAACCAGTAGAGGGGCGGGAGAGGCACGAACGTTTCCCAGTTGGGGGTTACCATATGTCGGATAGGTCCTTGTCAAGGCGCTCCCAGGCTGTAGAACCACGCAGCTCTTGGTGTATAGTTTCTTTCGGTTGATCCCGAGCGTGTATTCCCCTGTAGGACCCCCATGGCTCCCCCCGAAACCAGGAAATGGTGCGCCACTCGCGACCCCCACCCGAACGTGGCGGGCTGCCACGAGATGCACGGCTACTATACGGGAGATCAGTGCCCCGTGTGCTTCGAGGATGCCTACGAAGCACAGCTCGCGGGCAACGATGACTACCGAAGGCGGCTCGCTCTGGACGGCTTCAGCTTCCGGCCGACCACCGACTACTGGTACCCCTGTTTCGATCGGGGCCTGGTTGGAATCTACATCACGGAACCCACCTCGAAAAGTCTCGCCGAACGATCCTCGAAATATGTGACCTATGTGGAAGGGGCCTGCATGATCGTCGTCATGGGTGGGGACGACGACTCCTACACCCTCCAAGCGGCCTCCTACGAGGAGGCCGTCGCTATCGTCCGGGGGCTCCCGTTCATCATCTCGAAGGATGATCTCAAAGCCCGAGGCTTTCGGCCGTGATTCTGGACAGAGGGACCTTCGCAAAGAGATCGACGAGCCGGAGTTCCGCTCGGTCCCTGCCGGCTGAAGTCGGTGTAGAAACGCGGGATGCCCCATCCCAAAGCTATTCATTCCGAAAACATCCTCGAATCCGCCTACTTCAACATCAGTGATGGAGGGTTGAAGATCAGCCTCATCGAGGACAACTGGACGCGGGAAGCTTTGATCTTCGCCGAGCGAAAGCCGGACTGATCGGCTTCGAGTACAAGCAGGTCGGCTCGGAGACCAGGTACAACCGGAGCTGGATCTTCGAGGTGAAGATGTCCAACTCCGGGGAGACGACCACCTTCCGCTTCCCGATTGCCAGCCCTGTGGTCGTCTCCTGGACCATCGACGCGCTGAAGCGCGTCCTCGCCCGGATGCTGGTCCCTGAAATCAGGCCCACCGATGGTGTGGAGTTACCCTTCCGGGATCTGCGGTATGCGGATGTTTCCCGTATCGACGGACAAGACGCTCCCCCCCGCCCTCTTCCGGAAAAGGAAGCGTACACCCCCGGCTCCGAGGACATCAAGCAATAAACCTCTCGGGTGCGGCCTTGGTTATGGATGATCTACGCCCGACGGGAACTGTCGAGGTCAAGTGCTCGCACTCTGGCTGCAATACCTATTGGTGGATCGATTGCCTCGATCCCAGGCTGCCTGACGGCCCATTCCTGTGTGGGTCAACCCACGAGGATGACCGCCAGAAACAAATCGACAGCCTTCAACCGCTCTTCGGGATTCGTTGGGGTCAACGGGTCTATCGTGGAGAACGCTCAGACGGTCTACCCAGCGTGGGTGGCTATGGGGGCGAACCCGCGGGTTCTGTGCTCTTCAACGACAAGTGGGGCGTCAAGAAGGGGAGCCTGGATTACGAAGACGTCACGAGCCTCGACAACCCCCTGACGATTCCCGAGCACATCAACTGGGATGACCTCGGCCCCTATCTCAAGGACATGAATCAGGATCTTGAGACGTTCCCGCACATGGGAGGCAAGGTATACATCGGCCAAGCAGACGGCTCCCTCAAGGCCACGAATCTCGTCCTACATCAATGCACAAAGTGTGGGAGGGTCGCACATCTCAACGAAGCTCACCCTCGGGCTCTGACGGGGCCTGCCACTTGCGATGATGAGTATTCGTGGGACGAGACGAGCCCGTGTCCGACCAAGGATGGCATTGCGCTGGCTCTCGATGACTTGTTGACGGCGTACCATGGCAAAGAGACCATCTGGACCATGTGGACGGGATGCGACACGAGCGCCCGGAATGCCGTCAACCACTACGATCAGGGTATCATCCTCATCAGAAAGCTCGTCGAGCCCTTCCCTGTCTTCGCGCTTCTCCGCTACTCCAGCCCCTACGAGATCCTCAGCCTCGTCAAGAGCCTGAAGTTCACCCGGCTTGTCGAGATCCCCATGCTTGCATCCACGCCCCCCGAGTTCTCCAGCCGGGCCTTGACGGCGCTCGACTTCGTTTGAGCTTTTGGGGGTCCGTGGTGTAAGGTTGGGGGTCATGTCTGAAACGACCCCCACGAGCTGCACACACGACTGGAAGATCCAGCCGGACGCCTCCGACCGTAGGGTGACCCGCTACCAGTGCGCGACATGCCAGCGCTGGGGCTACCGGATGTGGACCGCGAAAGAGAACGGGCGAATACAGCTCTACACATCGCCGACCCCCGTCGCCTCCTGGTACAAGCTCCCCGAGTCGCCTCCTCGCCCCGCCAAGAAGAGGATCAACCCTGAGGAAGTCGTCGAGACTTTCGTGCCAGATTTCGAACGTTGGCGAAATCCGAGTTGATCCGCTTCGTCCTCGCCTTGTAGGATACTCATGCCTTCCAAGACAACCAAGACCGTCTCTGTTTTATCTGACGTCAAGATCAAAAGCAGAGGTCGGTTCGAGTACGTGTCCAAGCACGGGACCAGAACTAGCGCGCGCTTCGATCTTTTTCTCATCCGTGAGGCGTGGGACCAGGACTGCGACTTCGAGGACCTCGCCGATGGTTATGGTGTGGGTAAGGGCACACAGGGCGACTGGAGCGCGATCCGTGACTCGTCGCCCGCAGCCATCGACCGGATGTTGCAGAAGGCCATCAATTTTCTCTTTCCGAACGCGTAGTTGATCGGCTGTGTCTTATGGCTGTAGGAGGTTCATGAAAGAACCCCTCAGCAACATCGGCCACGTCTGCGAAGCCCACGCCGCCAAGGGCGGACGGTTCAGCTCGCATGCCCCCGAAAGCTTCGTCGGCAAGTACATCAAGATGAACTTCGTCGGTAAGACCGACGAAGGCGTCTCCAGGAACGAGCACATGTGGGTGCTTGTTGCGAGCGTGGAGAACGGCCTCTTGAAGGGCACGCTCAACAACGACCCCGTCTACGATCACGGCGGCCTGGTGTATGGCTCGATCGTCCAGGGGATCACGCTCGCCCAGATCGAGGAAGTCTGTGATTGAGCATCAGTGGGTTCTGGTCGACTACCGGGAAATCTGGAGAAAGCAACTCGATCAGGCCCGAGTAATCGAACTAGCCCAAAGCGCACTACCAGATCCACGTCTCCTGGCGCGATCTGGAGAATCAGATCAGCAAGGACTCGGGTCTACCGATCAACATGGAGCCCGACTATCAGCGCGACCACGTCTGGACGCCGGAGCAGAAAACGGCCTTCGTCGAGTACGCCCTCATGGGTGGTGAGTCCTCGATGGACATCACCACCAACTGTCCCGGATGGATGACCGGTTACGAAGGCCCCTACGAGCTGGTGGACGGCCTTCAGCGCGTGTCTGCGGCCCTTGGCTTCATGCGGAACGAAGTCCCGGCGTTCGGGAAGCTTTACTCGGAGTTCGATGGCAAGCTCAGCTACGCCTCGGGGCCATCGTTCAACTGGCGCGTGATGAACCTTGCGACCCGCGCCGAAGTTCTCAAGCTGTACCTCCTCATCAATGCGGGCGGGGTGGTCCACTCGGCGGAAGAGATCGCCCGCGTCAAAAAGATCCTGGAGACGGCCTAGTTGGTTGATCCGTGAAGCGCTTGACCTGTATGAAGGGGACTATGTATATCGCAATCGAAGCTGGTTGGCTGGTCATCGAGTTCGGCGAATCCTCGATGGGGACGTTCGCTCTCGACGACGTGGAAGGAGCGGCAACGTTCCTGGCTGCACACAAGGACCGCAACGACGGGGGCGCACTCTACTCGTCGTCGTGTGATGCTCCCGAGCTGTTCGGGGCCTCCCAGGGATGGAAGTTCGAGCCCCACATGGATCGCGTGATCGCGCGGGCCATGGTCCTCATCGAGGGTTGATCCGTATGCCCCTCAACATCGCCCCGCTGTGGAGGTTGAATTGACGGAAGAAGTATCGCGGTTGATCCGTACGACCCTCGCGCTGTAGTCCCATCATGAATACCGCCTACCGAAACACCCTCCTCGCGGAATGCCTCGAAGGAGCCCGCAAGCACATCGCCGAGTTCAACGCAGGCGGAGGGCACATCTCCTTCTCGGGTCTACGCGGAGCTGTGTCCTCCTGGGGTGGCGGCCTGAACGAAGAAGACCGTGCCGTCATCACCAACACGCTCGCCAGCGAACTCGTCACCTCTGGCTTTGATCTTCGCGTGAGCGTCATGAACCCCAAGGTCTGGACCCCCAAGAGCTGAACCATGCTTCGAGGAACCGTGAAGCTTCGTACCTGGCACTTCGAGAACGCCGTCGTTGCGGCCATTCTGCTCTGTGTGTGGGTCGTGACCGGCATGAAGCCCATCGAGCTGTTCGGCTCTGTGGCCGTCTTCTGCGGCCACGTCTGCACGTCGATGGGCGACCGGATGACCGAGAAGGACGCCGCTCGGGAGAAGCCCTCGGTCCCCTGCGCCCGGCACTTCTGGTACTTCTTCGTGGTGAAGGAGCTGTGCTGGCTCACGTACTTCGCTCTGAAGGGCGCCTGGAGTGCTCTCGCTGGAGTGGGGATCGCGCTGGGGTACATCGCCTGGAGGAAGTTCTGGCGGCGCTACCACCCCATGAGCATGGAGTCCTGAAACTATGAAACAAAGCGAAGTCACTCAACAACAATTTGCTGAATGGTCGTTCGAACGAGACCAAAGCATCGGGATCTACCCCGGGCGCACCTCTTTGGCCGACCTTCCCGAGGACGAGCAGAATCAGTACCAAGAGGAAGCTGCCTACTACCTCAACGAGCACCCGAAAGATGATTGGCCAAAGGACATCATGGTGAGGTTGGAGCCCTGATTCACCTGTGGCAGGTCTTGTGTATGAAAGTCCAAGACCTTCTCAACCTGCTCTCGGGTGTGGACCCCTCCCTGGACATCTGCATCAGCACAGGTCCTGGGGGAGGGGACACGTACACCATTGCCTACTTCTCAGCAGTCAAGATTCAGACACCCGTCAAGGACGTCCAAGCCGATGCCACTTGGCGTAGGGTCGACTGCTTCATCCTCGCGGCGACCCAAGGCGAGCTGCTCCCGGTCTACGTACCCGCACCTCTAATACAATCGAACCCCTGCGACTGTTGACATGCTGATCCAGAGCGAAGGCACCATCGAAATCAGCATTTCGCTCGACGGGATGTTCCGCTTGGTGTTGCTTGTTGACCCCGAGATCACCGCCCTTGCGAGGGCTCTGGTGCCTCCCAGCGTTCGGCTCAACAAGCAGAAGTTCGCACCCCATATCACGGTCGTGCGAAGTACACAAGGGATCCTCTCCTTCCGATCCATGTCCCTGGCAGGGAAGACCGTCCCCTTCGAGTACGACCCCGAGGTGCATGTCGGAGAGGTCTACTACTGGCTCAATGTCTACTCCCCCCAGCTCCAAGAAATCCGAGTAAGGCTGGGGCTGAGTCCCTCGGACTGGTACACGAGGCCGTCATGTGGGGCGCTCTAAGGGTTCAATACCCCCTTTGGACGTGCCCCTATCACGCTGGGAACCAGCCGCTGGATGCTCTCAGCGCCTTCCGTCATGGCTTCTGTACGCCCATGGAAAAGGGCCTTTGCCGCAAGATCCAGGATTGACCATGCAAGACAAAGCCGCTCTCCTCGCCCGCGCTGCTCAAGTTCGCGAAATGCTCATCGAAGAGCTGGCTCATTTCGGAAGCACCTTGGTGGAATGCTCCAACCGAGAGTACGTCGTGGCGCACTACAAAATCTTGAACCGAGAAATGGGCGTGCTGCACTTCGGGGCCACTCGCGATGATGCGGAGGCCGCTCTCTGCGAGCTGGGATGGACAACCCTGGTCCACAGGTATCAAGGCAGCTATCGCACCTGGTACGTCTGCCCTGACGACGGAAAGCCCCTTCTCCTCAACGAGGCCATGGAGCGCATCCTGTTGGGATCGATCCACATCGACATCCCGGTGTAAGGGTTGATATGCCCACCGACCTCGTTCTTGCTCAGAAAATCCTCGATTTCGTGAATGCCGAGTGCGGCAACTCGTTCCTGACACTGAAGGACATTCAGAGCATCGCCAAAGACGAGCCTGTCTTAGCCGCGTGTAAGTACTGGCAGTTCTTGCGGCTGATCCTCGAAGAGGGCGCCGTCAACTTCGGCTTCCTCAACCAGCACATCTTCATGCGTCGCCAGTACAAAGCCCTTCTGGCGAAGATCGAGCGATGGGACGCCTGGGGAGATGAGAACCTCCCCGGCTACGATGGTGCTCACACCTACTTCCTCGGTTTCTAACCATGAGCCCGTACCGCGCTTCCCCACCTCTCCCCACTCAAGACCCCAAGCCTTTCAAGAGAAGCTGGAGAGCCAGGCTTCGACGCTTTTTGCGCCACTTCGCGGGGGCCTACAAGGGGAGCTTCCTCGCTCGCTACCCGGTGCGCTGCCCCGAGTGTGGGAAGCGAAGCTGGGACCCCCACGAGGAGCGTAAGACCCCCTACAAGCACCAAATGCGATGGGCTCGGGTTGTGATGAACGCCTACCGCTGCGGGCACCGTGGGACCCTCTCGTGTACGGTCAACTTCAGCTAGCGGTGTAAAAAGGGCCATGCCGAAAGAAATCGGAGTATATCGAGCATCCCCTATGAAGGCGCACGTCTGGGACACTGAGTACGTGGACGGCGGAGCCGTCGGGGATGGGTACTTTTACCGCTGTCAGGGCTGTGGAGCTTCAGGCGGCCCTGTGTGGGACGAATCCAAGCCCAAACCCACCAACTGGACGTTTCTCGCAGGAACGGGACTTCAGCTCGATCCTCATGATTGTGAGGCGGCAAGAGCACAGATCAAAAACTATCGGGCAGACGTTGAAAAGGAATGGGCTCGCTGATACGGCCCCCTCCGACGTTGAACCCCGATAGAGACGTCGAAGACGACCTATGAGTCAGGTGCCACGGAATGGCACCTGACTCATAGGTCGTCTTCGAGAAGAACCACCCAGCACGGTTTCCCCTCAGAAGTGCTTCTGAGGGGTTCCTTCCCGAGGATCTGCCGCACCTCTTCGAGATAGCTTTTGATCGCTGGTTTATGATCCGTGAAGTGAGGGGTGTTGTAATGAGACCTGAAGGCGCCCACCGTCCATGCCAGGACGACATCCCCTCGATACGCTCCATTGAGCAACTGTCGAGGGTCTTTCCACGGCAGCCATTCTCCAGGGTGTAGTTGCACACCAGCTCGAAGTGCGTCGAACCACGCTTGAAGCGACGTG